CAAACATTAGCTACTAATATAACAGGTACAAACAATACTGCAATGGGTGTTAGTGCATTGTTTAACAATACTGCAAGTAGTTTAACTGCTATAGGTTATAATGCGCTTTATTCAAACACAACCGGTACAGCAAATACTAGTGTGGGTAGTAGTTCATTAGTATCTAATACCACTGGATCTAATAATACAGCTTATGGTAATCAATCTTTACAAAACAATACGACTGGTTCTGTTAATACTGCCATCGGCGTAAATGCATTAATGTCAAATACTACAGGTAATAATAATACTGCTTTAGGTTATTTAGCACTGCAGTATACTAGTACAGGTAGCTATAATACTGCTGTAGGATACCAGAGTGGCGAACTTAATACTACTGCTTCAAATGGTTCTTTCTTTGGCTATAATAGTGGATATTCTAACACAACTGCTGTAGCTACCTTAGGTACAATAGTAGGCGGTAGTTCTTATACTAATGGTACTTACACTAACGTACAGCTTACCTATTCTTCTGGTTCTACAGCCATTACTTACCCTAGAGCTAATATAGTAGTTTCAGGCGGGGCTATAACGTCTGTTACATTATTAACTTATGGTACTGGTTTTAAGGATACCACTACCGTTATGTCCTGTGCTGCTTCCTCTATCGGTGGTACTGGTAGTGGGTTTACAGTGGCAACATCTACTTTGAATGGTGCTGGAAGTAATGTAAATATAGGGTCACAAAGTGGTTATAATACATCTATTGGTTATAATACCACCGCTGTAGGTTATCAAAGTCTGTATTACAATACTACTGGAAACAACTCAGTTGCAGTTGGTTATCAAGCTTTATATAGTAATACGACTGGTAGTGGTAATACAGCGGTAGGGTATTCAGCTTTAAAGAGTGCTACTAGTGTTTCAGCTACATTTAATATAATTGTAGCCGGTACTGGATATTCTAATGGAGCTGCTACATTAACTGCATCTGCTGGTGGTACTCAGCCTACCAGTACATGTAGCGTTACTTTAACTACTTCATCAGGTGCTATTACTGCTGTAACTTATGTATCCGGTGGTTTAGGCGTAGATTTAACTACTTCTTTTACTGTAACACAAGCTGGTGGCAGTAACGGGTTTGTAACAATAGCTACTGTTAATGCCGGTAACTTAAATACAGCTGTTGGTTATAATGCATTGACCAATAGTACAACTGGATCCTATAACACTGCCATTGGATTTAATAGTTTAAGTTTTTTAACAACTGGTGTGCAAAACACCGCATTGGGATATCAAAGTTTGTATAGTAGTACGACTGGTACAAGCAATACAGCAGTGGGATGGAATTCAATGCAAAGTAATACCACTGGTGGTTCTAACACTAGTTTAGGTATGTACAGTTTAAACGCTAATACCATAGGTTCTAATAATGTTGCTATTGGATATGGCAGCCTTCAGTATAATACTTTTGGTGGAGCTAATACCTCAGTAGGTATGCAAGCTATGCAGTATACCACAACTGGTAGCCCCAATACTGCCGTTGGATACTCATCATTAAGATATAATACTATCGGCTTTAATAATACTGCTATAGGTTATCAGGCTTTAACTAATGCTACCAGTCAAGCTGGTACTGTTGGCACAATAGTCGGCGGTTCTAGCTATACTAATGGTACTTACACTAACGTACAGCTTACCTATTCTTCTGGTTCTACAGCACTAACCTATCCTACAGCTAATATTACTGTATCTGGAGGTAGCGTAACATCTGTTACTTTAGTGACATATGGTACTGGATTTGTAGATACCACTACCGTTATGTCCTGTGCTAATACGAGTATTGGTGGAACAGGTAGTGGGTTTACCGTAGCCATTACAACATTGCAAACTGCTACAGGCAATACAGCTCTAGGGTATCAGTCAGGTGCGGTAGTGACTACAGGCTCTAACAATACTTATATAGGTACTAATGTTGGTGCATCAGGTGCTGCTGTAACCAATGAAACAGCTATTGGTTATAACTTGAATGGCTCAGGCTCTAATACAGTAGCTATTGGTAACTCATCAGTTACTAACAATATTTTTAATGGTACTATTACGACTAATGGTAACAAAATGAATATTGCTACTGCTAAAACACCTGCAACCTCTTCTGATACAGGTACACAAGGAGATCATTGCTGGGATAGTAACTATCTTTATATCTGTACGGCTACTAATACGTGGAAACGTATTGCTTTAACTACTTTCTAAAACTCTTCATAACTGAGATACTAGAGTGGATGTCCACTCTAGTATCTCTATCTATGTTTTATTTTTTACAAAATTCTATGTATGGAACTTACTATAGGAAATCCAATATGTCTGATAATATCGACAATGATCTAATAGCTTTATCGGCTAAAACAGATCGACTGCTTGCTCTTTTTAATCAACAACACAGTACGTTTGGATCAGCAATTGCCAATTTAAATGCTAATCTAAATAGTCTGCAATTACCTGTTATACAATCTATTGAAGCTACATTAACTAACTCTATTAATACCAGAGAAGTATTAGCTAACAAAACCGATACCATTGCTAACAATGGCAATGGCACTAATTATCCATCAACAGCGGGTGTAATTAACTATGTTACATCACAGCTAGCTAGTTATGTAACTTCTAGTTCTTTAACAACTACATTATCTAGTTATGCGTCTTCTAGTGCTATTGGTAATTTAGCTAATCTACCTAACAGTACCACTAATTTAGTAGCAGCTATTCAATATGTTAATAGCATCATTGGTAGTGGAGGCGGTAGCTTAGGTTATACTGCAGAAAATATTGCTCATAAAAATGCTAGTGATGGATATGCCGGATTAACCGGTTATAATTTAAACTTAGTTAATACAGCTAATACTTTTACCAATCAATTAACTAATAATGCCACTGCAGCTAGAACGTTTACACTCCAGGATAAATCATACACATTAGCTGGTCTTGATGACTTAGCCAATTATCTACCACTATCTGGTGGTACTATTTCTTCTACATGGAATAGTGGGTCGACTACCTTTACTGGATTAACACTTAACTTTACAGATACTGCTAGTCAGGGTAATAGCTTAATACAAGATTGGAGACTTAATAACTCCAGTAAAGTATCTATTAAAAAGACAGGTGATATGTTGATTAATGGCATTACTATTGGGTTAGGTAATAACCAATTATCTGGCTGCACTGCCATAGGTTATCAAAGTCTGAATTCAAATACAGGTGGTACTAATAACACAGCTATTGGCTATTCAGCTTTATCAGGCATTACCACAGGTGTGGGTAACTTAGGCGTTGGATACACAGCAGGAGCTGGTATTACCACGGGTAACTATAATGTTGTTATCGGCACTTATAATGCTACTTTAGCAGCTAGTAATACTGTATTAATTGCTGATGGTAATAATAATGAAAAACTAAGAGTTAAAGCATCTGGGGATCTTTTATTCAATGGTATTACATTAGGTCTAGGGTTAGGTAGTGTAGCTAGTAACTTAGCTTATGGTGCCAATGCTTTAGCAGGTTATACTACAGCTACTTATAACATTGCATTTGGCAACAATGCTTTAAATGCTAATACTACAGGTGCTGGAAACTTAGCAATCGGCTATAATAGTTTAGCGGTTAATACAACCACTAACTATAACTTAGGTATTGGTGGTTATACATTAACTTCTAACACTAATGGTACTTATAACTTAGGGATTGGTTATAATGCCTTATATACCAATAATACAGGTAACTACAATATAGCCTTAGGTTATAATAGCCTTTATGCGAATACTGCGGGCTCTAGTAATATTCATTTAGGTTATTTATCAGGCGCTGCTAATTTAACGGGTAACTACAATATAGCTATTGGATATAATAGCTTAAATGCTAATACTGCCAATAGTGGATTAGTAGCTATTGGGCATAATGCTTTAGCAGTTAGTACAACCAGTGCAGTAGCTAATACTGCTATTGGTTATCAGTCTATGCAAGCTATTACTTCAGGCTATAACAATACGGCAGTAGGTTATAATACACTAAAAACAAGTACTTCTGGCTATAATAATTCAGGCTTTGGTTATCAGGCTTTAACACTTTTAACTACTGGTACTAATAATGCTGCTTTTGGTTATAATAGTTTATCTACCGTAACATCAGGCTCTAATAACTCAGCCTTTGGTTATAACTCACTGGCTAAAGTCACTACCGCAGGTGGTAACACAGCGTGTGGGAATAGTGCACTGTATACTCTATCTGGCGGGTCTCAAAATAATGCCTTCGGTATGAATGCATTAAACTTAGCTACATCAGGTGCTTATAACTGTGCATTTGGTTATAATAGTTTTCCTGCATTAACCACTGCTCAGTATAATACGGGTTATGGTAATAATACAGGTTTATTAGTAACTAGTGGCAATAACAATACGTTTATTGGTTATAATAGTGGATCGACCGTAACCACAGGTACTAACAACATTATTGTGGGTTATAACTCAAATACATTAGCTGCTACCGATACCAATGAAATTATTATTGGTGTAGGATTAACTGGAGCAGGTTCTAATACAGTGACTATTGGTGGTAGTGCAATTACGGCTACTTACCTTTATGGTTTAATTTATCCAACCAGTTATACTACATTAGCTGCACCAGCTTATGCACTGGGCTCATTATATTTTGATAGCACCTTAAATAAACTAGTATTAGGCGGTGCCACTGCTAAAGAAACAATAGCTACATATGCTGATTTAAGCAATTATGTAACCTCTAGTTCTTTAACGACCACTCTAGGTGGTTATACCACTACAGCAGCCACCGCCGCCATTAGTAATAGAGTAGCTGTATTTGAATCAAGTGGTGCATCAGCAGTTGGCGCATTATCTAGTTTAAATAGTGCAGTCACAGGCACCTCAATAGTAGCGGCTATTAATAACTTAAATGCAATCGTTGGATCATTAGGTAGTTTAGCGACTTCCGCAACCTCTATTGTAGCTGCTATTAATAGTGTAGCTGTTGGTGGTGGTGGTACAGTAAACTTATCTAACTATGCGCTACAGGCTGATTTAACAACTGAGGTTTCTAATCGTTCTAGTGCAATATCGGCAGTTAATACTACTATTGGGTCTTTAGGTGCTTTAACAGCAGGCATTACTAATACCTCTATTGTTAATGCTATCAATAGTAACTATTCAGCCATAAATAGTAATGCTTCGGCTATTAGTGCGGAATCTAGTACTAGAACATCTGCTATTAATTCAGTTAATACAACTATTGGTGCATTAACTAGTTTAAATACATCAGCAACCTCTTCCATTGTATCAGCTATTAATAGTTTAGTATCGGCAGGTGCTGGTGGTAGTTATTTACCGCTATCTGGCGGTACATTAACTGGTAATCTACTGTTTAATGAAACCACTGCCTTAATAGATGTTACTACAGCTACCGATACGGTTAGTTTATTTCCAACGGCTACAGGTACATTAGGTTTAGGTGTTGCAGCAACCACTATTAACATGGGTGTATCAGGTGGTACATTAAATCTAAATAGTACTAACTTAACGATGGCGAATGGATCAGCTATTAATTTAAATGGTACAACACCTAGTATTAATACAAATCAAACCAGTATTTCATTATTCCCCAATGTTGCAACATACACTATTGCTGGTGCTAATTTAACCACATTAACGGCTGGAACAAATACGACCGCTGCATTAACCGCTACCTTTGGCGGTGCAATTACTGGTAATACTTTTAATTTTAATGGCACTGCTGCGGGTACTGTAACTCTAGCATCACCTACCACTACGGGTATATTAAACTTATTTACTGGTTTAACCAGTGGTACTGTAAATCTATTCACTAGCATGATTGCCAGCAGTGTTATAAACTTAGGCGCATCAGCCTCTACTATTAATACAGGTGGTACTATTTCTACTACTGCCACTACAGGTAGTTTATTTAATAGTGCTGTGACCACTCTAAACATTGGTAGTGCAGCCACTACTATTAAAATAGGTAATGCGACCAGTACAACTACTTTAACAGCTTTTGGTTATAATAGTTTAACTGGAAATACTGGTACTAACTGTACGGCATTTGGTGTAGGTACATTAAACGTTAATACAGCAACTGGCGCTACAGCCTTTGGTTATAATGCATTAAATGTTAATACGAGTGGTGTTAATACTGCATTTGGTTATAGCGCATTAGCTTTAGCAACCACTGCTGCTGCCAGTGTTGCCGTAGGCTATAATAGTTTAACTAAGTCAACCACAGGTAGTAATAATACTGCTGTAGGGTATAGTACATTAACTACAATGACTACTGCAAGTTCAAACACAGCGGTGGGTTTTAGTGCTTTAAACTTAACAACGGGTTCCAACAATACAGCAGTTGGTGCCAGTGCACTGCAGAAAACTGCTGGCGGTGGATCAAACACTGCTGTGGGTTCTAGTACTTTATTTAACAATACTTCAGGTAACTATAACTGCGGCTTTGGCACAAATACATTAAATGCTAGTACCACTGCTGCTAATAATGCGGGGTTTGGTTATCAATCAATGTATGTATCTACCACTGCGTATAATAACGTAGCGGTAGGATATGAAACATTATTTGCTTTAACGACTGGTTATGCAAACGTAGCTATTGGTTATAATACTGGTTTAGTCTTAACAACGGGTAATAACAATATTTATATTGGCGCTAGTAACTCAGCCTCTGCTATTGGTGCAGTCAATGAAATAGTCATTGGTACGAGTTTAACTGGAGCAGGTTCTAATACAGTGACTATTGGTGGCTCTGGTATTACTGCTAATTACTTTACAGGCACTTTAAATATTGCTGGTAATCAGTTAAGTATTAGTACCACTCAGACACCTGCTAGTTTATCTGCTACTGGTACCGCAGGTACTTTCTGTTGGGATAGTAACTATCTTTATATCTGTACCGCTACTAATACGTGGGTTAAAAATGATATTAATGCAATGGCTTATGCTAGTGTTGCAGTTAATACCACTTTAACTGTTGCTAATGGACATGTAGAAGTAACAGCATCAGGTGTTACCATTACGCTACCTACAGCAGTCAATAATACAGGTAAGAAGTTTACCATTGACAATAGTAGTTCTGGAAATATTACTGTTAATACGACTTCTAGCCAAACTATCAATGGTAGTACGACTAATACAGTAGCTACAAATACTGCTATTAGAGTCATTAGCAATGGCAGTAACTGGCGTTTAATATAAAAGCTTTATAAATAGAGCATAGAGAGGATTAATCCTCTCTATGCTCATTATGTTTACAAAATTCTATGTATGGAACTCTTATAAGGAACTCTAATCATGAGTACAACCGATATACTCTATCAGAAATTTGAAGACCTATTAAATCTATTTAATGTACAAAATACTACATTTAATAGTACGATTGCTGGTTTGCAAACAACCATTAATTCAATACAAGTACCCAATATTCAATCTTTACAAAATGCTATTACTACTAAAGAGAGTCTATCTAATAAGGTAGATGCTATTTTATCTAATGTTAATAGCAATGATTATCCATCCACTCTAGGCTTGGTAAACTATGTTAGTAGTCTAACAGGTAATTTAAATAATTTACCTAATGGCACATCAACTATTGTTTCAGCTATTAGTTACATTAATTCTCAATTAACTAGTGTATTAGCAGCCTATAATGTTTCTACGTCAATGGTTACCTCCATTGATAACATTAACACTACTTTAAATACCTACTTTGCTAATGGTGGTGGAAGCAACGTAAACACGAGTAATTTAGTCTCTAATACATCTTTAGCAACTACATTAGCAGGTTATGTAACTTCTAGTGGGTTAACTTCTACACTTTCTAGTTATGCATTAGCTTCTTCGTTATCTAGTGAGATTACTAACCGCAGCTCTGCGATTACTACATTAAGTAATAGACTAGCTGTGTTTGAATCTGGCAGCAGCGCAATAGGTTCTTTATCTACATTGACTAATAGCGCATCCAGTATTGTTGCTGCAATAAATAGCATTACTGCTAGTTCAGCCAATTATGTTACCTCTAGTAGCTTATCAACAACTTTAGCTAATTATGCTAGCACTAGTTCTTTAGGTAGCTTAGCTTCTGCCTCCACACTGTCTGCAGAAACGGCTAGTCGAACGAATGCGGATACAGCTCTCAGTAATAGGATTGCTATTTTTGAAACAAGTGGAAATAGTGCTATTGGTTTATTAAGTAATCTAACTGTCAGTGCAACGAGTATTATTTCAGCTATTAATTCAGTTAACACTTCTTTAACTTCTGTTAATACAAAGATTGGTACAATGGCTAATTTGCCAGGCGCTACAACCGATTTAGTGAGTGCAATTAACTATGTATCCTCTCATGCTTCTGCTAATTTAACCTTTACTAATGGACTAATAAATACCAGTGGTACCGTTACACCTACGTATGGTACAACGGCTGGTACTTTTTGTCAAGGGAATGATTCTAGATTAAACTATATGAACAGTAGAGTCTTTGTAACCAGTACTCAGCCTAGCACGCCTGTCTTTGGTGATGTATGGATTAATCCAACTGATCCGAGTACTTTAGTGACTGGACCTGCTGGACCCTCTACTCAAGTATATATTACAGGGGGTTATACTACCTTTACTTATAACCCAAATAATGGTACTAAATATCCAAGCTCTGTAGCTCCTTATACCTTTGTATTTACAAAAAATGGGGTAGCGGTAAGTTCTTCACTTTATTCAATAGCTTGGGCATTGTCAGATCCTACGAATAGTTTATTTACAGTGAGTGGATCAACTACAGGCACTAGCTTTGCACCTACTTTAAATAGTACTTTTGATGCGACTAAATGTAATAATGCTATTACACTAACTATTACAATGAATGATGGTTCTGGTACTTATGTGGTCACTCAGCCTATTTCCATTACTCAATTAGGAACTAATGGTGCAAATGGCACTAATGGATCAATAGGTAGTAATGGTGCAGCAGGTCCTACTACTCAGTTATTTATTACTAGTAACACGACTAGCTTTTTATATAATGCAGCAGGCACTAGCTTTGCACCTGCCATACAAGCATTTAGTTTTACCTTTACGCAAAATGGAGCTACTGTTAATTCTAGCAATTATACAATAGCTTGGAGTATTCCTAATAGTGCTAATAGTTTATTATCGGGTACAAGCACTGCCGCTACGTTTACACCTACATTAGCCAGTAACTTTAACTCAGCTTTAGCAAGTAATGCAGTTAAGCTAGTTATTACCATGTCAGATAGTATTACCATTTATCAAGCTATACAACCAATCTCTATTACTCAGGTAGGTGCTACCGGTGCTACAGGACCAGCAGGTGCTTCAGGTGGTTTTACTAGAACATCCACCACTTTAATGTGTGATTTCATTAGTTCGGTAAATACTACTTTTGCACCCTTTTCTTTGATTAATCAATACGGCAATTACTGGCAAGGAGCTAGTACAGCTTATATAGACCCTAATCATCCTGGTGTAGTGACTTTAAACTCTGGAACGAGTGGTAATGGAAATGGTATTTGGGCAGATAAGGAAATAATGATATTTCCTACAGCTAATACCACTAACCCAACAGTTTATACCTATGAAAATCAAGTGATGTTCCCAACTCTACCATCATCTAATGAGATATTTATTTTTGGTATTTATGATGGTAATACCAGTGGATCTTCTACTAATGGTATTTACTTTAAAAATACAGGCGCTGTATTTACCGGTTATTGTAATCACTCTGGTAGTCCTTATTTGCCAAACTATAATACAAATGTTCACACATCTACTACTTTTACAGTATCAGCTAATGTCTGGTATACATTCCAGATAGTAATAACGACTACTTATCCTAGCGGTGGTGACATGGATATTAGCATTGCCTATAACATTTTAAACAGTAGTGATACTGTAGTATTTACTAATACATTAACACTAGTAGGTGTGCAAAGTGCTAATGGTGGGGGTAGTACAGTTGCTGCCATTAGAACAGCTAATGGAACAACAGCTGCTGCTTTAGCTCAGTATATACCCAGCACTAATGCGATGCCAATGAGAGTTTATTTATCAGCTTACAGTACTTCAACTACCAGCATTGATTACATTGCTTTAGATTATTTATTATATTCAGTTACTAACTTAGTGAGATAAACATTATGAATTCAAAATATGATTCTGCTAGAATTGCCTTTGGTACTAAACAAATAGATTGGTTAAATGATAATATTAAATGCGCTGCACTATCACCTAGCTATCCAGGCGGTACTATTGCTCTAACTACTCATTCTACCTTTAATGATATTGCTAGTTATGTATTAACGGGCAGTCAGCCTATTATCACACTCACTAATAAAGTAACCAGTGTTGGATCATTAGCCGGTGCTTTTTCGTCAGGTCAATTTAACTTTGTAGCGTTATCTGGAAACCAAACCATTGGATTTTTAGCTATCTTTAAAGATTATAACTTAGCTAATATTAATGGTGCACCACTACAAGGCTCTTATGGCTCTCAAATATTAGCTAACCAAGCTTGCCCATTAATCGCTTTAATGGATTCAGGGGAAGGTATTGGTGCAGGCACTAATGGGTTTGACATACAGGTAATATGGGATACCACAAAGGGTATTTTTAGATTATAATTAATTTTATTTTTTGGTAGGATTTATGAATTTACTCTTAAACCCAACATCGTTTAATCTGTGGTCTTTTAATAAAACGACAGGTGGTGTACCATGCTTTACTATTTATAAGGACATTGCTCAAAATCCATTTGGAACAGATAATTTAGCTGATTTAATAGTACCCGATATTAATGCCTATGGTGGGTTATATGAGGATATCATTCTCCAGCCAAACACTACTTATTGGTTTTCTTTTTACACGTATACGCCGATTGGTAAATATGTTAGTTTTAGTTTAAATCTAACTCAAGGTGTTAATAGCATTTACTGGGATTCTAATACAGGCACTACAACAACAGCAACCACCAAGTATCTATCTTCACCCACTACTTTTACTCAAGGTAGTGGCTATACACCTTCTTATCAAGAAGCTACTTATAACAATGTAACCTTAACTTTAGTCTCTGGTACGCCACCTTCCGTTTATCCCGTTGCCAATATTAAAGTCATTAATGGTAGTGTTAGTACAGTTACCATTGTAACACCAGTTACCGGCGGTGATAACACAACTATTTATACAGCTACTAGCAATCTATTAGGTGGGACTGGATCTGGATTTACTTATAGCGCTAGTACCTCCACTATAATAGGTGGAGGCGGTTATACACCTTTATGTACAACTGTTTATCCTAATGTTACTTTAACTTATGTTTCAGGTACTATTGTTACTACCCTACCTACGGCTAACATTACAGTGACTGCAGGTAAAGTGGTTAATGTAGCCTTGGTAAATAATCCAGTCGGTGGGGATATTACTACACTATATTCAGTAGCGCCTTCTTCTATTGGTGGAACAGGTAGTGGGTTTAGTATTAGTCATTCTGCATTAACTGGATTAACACCTTATACCAGAATAGTTTGGAATTTGACTACGCCTAGTACTTTTGTTAATACATCCACTACTCGTGTTACTATTAATATTAGTGCGCCTTACCCGCAAATAGCTAATGCCTCTCAAGTCGTTATTTGGGGCGGGGTACTGGATACTAGTAATACTGGCTATGTTGAAACCAATATGTCTTATGGCATGTTAGGTATGGATGATGATACTGTACTGAGTAATACGGTCTCTATTGATTTAAAGGATAGCTCAGGTAATCTGATTACTACACCATTTGATCCAGCTAGGTATAGGGTACATAATTACAATTTATTGCCCTTTCCAGACTCTTATGATTTAACTAAATGGACTTATACTAAATCTACTCTAAATACAGTCACTGCATTAAATAATTTAGTAGCAGGTAGTGGTTATGCGGACGGTGTTTATAATAACGTACAATTAGTTTATAACTCAGGTACAGCTGTTACAACATGTCCTGTTGTAAATATTACTGTTTATAATGGATCAGTATCTTCTGTTACTCTAGTCACTAATGGTTCTGGCATTACGAGCACTACCACTACCTTTACATGCAGTAATACACTGCTTGGAAATAAAGGATCTGGGTTTAGCATAGCAGTAGGCACGATTGGTTCTCAAGCTGGATTAACTATTACTAATAGTCTATATGAGAATCCTGGTAATACCTCTAAATTAACTAGCCTAGTCGTATCAGATACAGGTAGTTATGGCGGTGTTAGTAAAGCTATTACAGTGTCTGCTGGAGCTACCTATACATTAACCTTTAGTGCTAACAGAATAAATCCTAATGGTAGTAGCTTTGCACTGCGCTTAAGGGTAAGTATTAATAACTTAAGTACTAATCTTTATTTAAATAATACAGCTACCAGTGGATATCAAACCAATTATGATAACTTTGTAACCGCAGCAACGGCTTGGACTACTTACACTTATACCTATACTGTGCCTGCTAATATTAGCAGTAATGCAGCTACCTTAGTTGTCTATATGACAGGTGCTACTAGCATTGTGTTTTATGGGTTTAATAATGTCTTAGGTAATGTACCTATTTCTTATTTAGAGCCTTATTTATTTTCATATAACTTTAATGGTTATGGAATAGATGATGACTCAGCTAGTGATACCCGCTTCCCATCTATTGATTTATACAACTCTAATCATGAGCTAACAACAGTACCTTTTGACCCTTATAGATTAGCACAGACTACTTACTTAGGGAAAAACTATTTTCCATGGGGAAATACTATCGGTAAGTTAGTTAACAATGCTTTCTTATATACTGTTAATACAAGTGTTGGAACACAGATCATTAATGACGTAGCGACGCCGCCTGCCGATATTGTTAATAACCCAGCTTACTTAGGCAATGCTGCTGATCTAATACAAGCGCCTAATGATCCTACGTTAATTGGTAGTTATTTTAGCACACCTTTATCTTGGAATCTATTGCCTGCTTTAACTATAGGAAAACAATATGTTATTTCCTGTTGGGTAATGTCTAAGTACTTACCGTTAACAGGAACTATGTCAGTAAGTCCAGGTGGTAATTGGAATACAGGTTTACAGGTTCAAGGCTCTGAAGGTAATTTAGCTGATCCATCATGGAAAACATTAAATGGTAGTTATTCTATCATTTTACAAAATGATAGTAATAATGCAGGTTTATACAATGACATGGGTATTCCTAATGTAATACCTACTAATGAGTTATTGTTTACTAAACGAGCTGACCAAATTAGAGCCATTAGTAATAATGGCTCTACTAGTCTGTTAGTACAAGGCTGGACTAATAGTACCGTTTATGATATCTCTACAGCAACGAGTCTACCTACTGAAATTGCTAATATTAAATCATCTGTTTTAATCTATCAAGAATTAGCGTATGATCCCAATACCAGTAGCTACAATTATGATCTATGGGCTAAATATGCTGCCGATTACTCGTATGTAAATGGCAATGGAAATACAATTGTTGCATTAGATTCTACTAAACTAGCTTCTATTACAGCATGGGCTGTTATTTACCCAATGAAAGATGGTACTAAGGTGGTTAAGATATTCCAGTTCTATGGTACCCTATTTGGGGATACCTGGAGATATCAATCTACTCAGGCTTATAGCCTTTATGACTCTGTTAATCAAGATTTAACTAAGCCCGTAGGCTATGGTTTCTTTTTTACCGGTTATTTATCTATTTATGGTGGTATTAGGATTTATGATAATAGTAGTAAGACTACACCTACTAATATCAGTATCCTACCCAATGTCTGGACTAGGGTATCTTTACCATTTACAGCTACTCTACCTATGAATAACTTAACTCATTTTCTAGATAGACCTGGGAATAATGCAGGACCTTTATTTACTCAGAATACTAATTCCTGGACTATTACAGCTTTTATGCCTACTAATCCAAATGATGGTATTCATACGCCATGGTCACCTTTATACAGTAGTTATTACATCTATGGAATAATGATTAATGAAGGGACTGTGCCTTCAGTATATTTTCCTGATCCTTATCAGTTATATGCCTATAGCTTTCCAGGTATTGACTCAGAAGTTTATAATAGCTCACATACACTGCAACATGTTAATGGCCCTAGCAAGATAACCTCAGGTGGAATATTAGCTGAAGATGAATATCCTCATCATCACATTGGTATAGATGTAGCAGGTTGTAGTTATTATGGAACTGCTAAAATATTTCTTAATTTAATGAAGTTAAGTAATGCAAGTCCTGTACTCACTGTAAATGATCCAACTGGCACATGGCCTGCTCAGTCGACTACACTCTGGAGACTCTATAGATCTTTATCGGTTAATAACATTGATACTTCTAGTAATGTATTAGGTACTCGTCTAATATTAAATGGTGTAGTCTTTACTACGGGTTCAACGACGATGACTTCCCCTAGTAATAATGGTGATAGTTGGTGGAGTTTTGATCCCACTAATTTAGTTAGATTATTAATTGGCACTAATGTGGCCAACAATACTAAAGTAGTTTCTTTTACTGTTAATAACACGACTAACTTGGTTACTTGGGTAGTTGATACTCCCTTTACAGGAAACAGTAGTGGTCAATATGGTATTAAGGCAGAGCTTATAGATGATTATACTATTTTGAATTTAGATTCAGATGGTTATCCTAGAAACTTACCGGTTGGTTATTATCTATATTCTTTAGTCTATAGAACAACACCAATATCATTTTTATTATTTTTAAATCCAGTAGCACAGCTGAATCATCCTATTTTACCAACAGGTTATTATACAGTTACTTGGGATGGCGAGGGCATTGTTGCCTTAGAGACCGATGTAGCTATTTTACCTAAACAGTATCCTGCCACTTTAATATCTTCTACTTCAAATAGTGCCTTATATTACGTCGATACCAGTGGTAGTGCTGCCTTTACTACCTATACTAATATTACCTTAAGTTATAGTAGTGGCACACGGCCTTCTGTAATGCCCGTGGCAACACTTTGTGTGGATTACTATGCAAAGTATGTATCAGCAGTTTTTGTGACTACAGCGCCTACTGGAGGCGATGCAAATACTGTTTATACAGTAGATAATACTTTAATGGGTGGTACTGGAAATGGCTTTATCTGTAAGATAGATACTAGCAATCATAATAAGGTAACTATCCCTTGGGGTGGTCAAAACTATACGGCTAACACCAAGACATCCGCTAGTTTTAAATACTATAGAGGCTATGATACTAATGGTAATTTAACACTGCAAGGTTATACTGCTTTAAACTCTGAGACAGGTATTTTTACTATCATTAAAAGTAGTAATCCTAATAACAATGGAAACTATGTTAGAAATATTAAAGTCTTTGAAACTCAATATGCTGATTTAGTTAATGCTGGTGATATTTTTTATCCAGATTTTATTAATAGATTAGCTGATTTTAAATGCTTAAGATTTCTAGACTGGATGGCAGGTAATAGCTATCAGTACTTAACATCTATTAATAGTTTAACTACTGAGTCTCATGTATCATGGGCTAATGGTAATATGGTGCCCTTATCTGTTATTATTGGCTTGTGTAATTTAGTTAAGAAAGATTGCTGGATTAACATACCCGTTTATTCCTCGGATGGGGATGCTTATTATTGGTATATTGCTAATCTATTTCAAAGTACTTTAGATCCCTCATTAAGACTTTATATTGAATATGGCAATGAGCAGTGGAATGGTGGACTAGGACCTGGTTATTGGATTACTCAAGCGGCTACCTTTTATGGGTATGATAGCACTAAGGTATATTCAAATCCACCTAATTTGCTATGGTATAATCACATGTTTGCATATGCTATTTTATCTCAAAAAGTATTTAATATCTTTGCTAATGTATTTATCGGCTGTAGGAATAAACTCAATCCTCCAAGACTATGGGATAATCCTAAGAATCAAAAAAGACGATTATTTAGATGTTTAAGTACCATGCAGGGTAGTCAATCCATTACTTCTCAAATATGGTCCTTTGCATTGCCTTACTGTACTGCGGACTTTAATATTCCGTATGATGTTATTACACCTGCAGGCTATTATGACATTATAGGTGATGCAACAGTTAATGCTAATACGTTAGCAGCATCTCCCAATGAGTGGCCTTGGACTAAAGAAGAATTAGAGCCTATCTTTGCAACCTCTTTAAATAATCAGACTAGTCAAGAAACAGCAGCAGCAATAGGTATTTTATCCAGTACTATTAGCACTGGCAGTAATGGCGTATTAGGTAGAGACAGTACAGGCGATCTATACAGTCCACTTATTTGTATGTATGAAGGAGGATTCGGTAGTGCCGGACCTAGCCCTTTAATGCTACAAGCTATTATGCAGTTATGCTTTGAAGAAGATGCACCCACTAACACTGTTTATAATCTATCATTACAGCAATTTAATTGGTGGACTAATACCATGTTGCCTATGATGAGTAACTGTGATCTAGATGCCGCTGTTTATAACCAATGGGAAAGTAGTGTACAGTGGGCATCCAGTGGACAATGGGGTTTATCTGATAAGAGCAATTATACTGATACTCAGTATTATCAATTTCCAAGGCCTAGACTCTATAGTCAAACGGCTGGTAGAATGGGAATGCCTACTATTACTATACCTATTTCACCTAGTAATACATATACGAGTAAACCCATGGTCTATGTTAATAATAGCTGGGTTTATATGAGTAATTTTTATATGTATAACAATAGCTATTTTGCTAAAGTAGGTGCGCCTTCTTTAAGTTATTGGAATACATTAGTTTGGAAGTAATTTGTTTTAACCTTTAATTACCTGGATATTGAAAAATATGAAAAAATTTATTAAGCTTATGATTATTGCTAATTTTGTTAATTTTTTAGCAAGTTGTTCAGTAACAGATTCTCTAATTAAAAAAGAAGAAGCTTTAATTATCCCAACCATTACAGCTATTAATAAAGTAGCTATTGAAACTATCTGTAGTCAACCAGAAGATACTAGAGTAGTTGCTTTAGTAAATATGGTTAATTCTGAAATTAAACCTAATACCTTAAGTATAAGTTGTCCACAACAAGTTATTAGTACAGTTAACTTACCTACTTTAAAACCTTTTTCTAAACTACAGTTAACCGCTATTAAAGGTAGTGTATTAACTTACTGTACTGACCCACTATTAGCTGGGGGCATTTTAACAGAAGTCAATACTGTACTCAGCCCAATTAGTGTATCTATTACCTGTAATTAAAATTTATGAGGTGAGTTAATACTGTGCCAAAAGGCAGTCTTTAACTCACTAAATGGGAATTAATAAATGTCAGAATATAAACAATACATCGGTGTTAAATTAGTAGAAGCTTTTGAAAGAGCAGCGACTGAAGAAGATAGACGCGGTGTACATCCAGTGGGTGCTCTAGGTTATCAGGTTAAATACCCAGATGGTTATTTATCTTGGTGCCCAAAGGTCGAGTTTGAAAAATACAATCGTCAAGTAAGTGGCTTAACCTACGGCATGGCTAATACAGTTACTAAAGAGCATATTGATAGTATTATCATTGACGAGCAATATAGTCGCGTTATAGGTACTACTATCACTCATTGTGCCTTAACATTGCTAAACGGGTTTGTGGTAACAGGTGAATCGTCTTGTGTTGATGCTACCATTTTTAATAAAGCAATGGGTGAGAAATACGCCAGAGAAAAAGCTTATGAGAAAATATGGGAATTAGAAGGCTATCTTTTAAAACAAAAAATGTATGAGCAAAACCAAACTTATACCTTTGAAGAAGCGATTAAATTATTAGATAGTGGAAAAACAATATCTCCTGTATCTTTTCCTAGCGTATCTTTCTTTAAAGGTATTGCTGGTCCTATCTATGGAACAGCTGCTGGCGAGGAGGCCTACTTCATTAACAGAAATAATAAAATAGCTTTATTTAAGCTAGAAGAGTTTGTCAAAGAAGATAAGTATATCGTAGTATAAAAACGTTCTAACAATGTATCAGATGCGTTAGATACTCAAAAGGTATCTAACGCATCTGATATGTTCCTAATTTAAGAGACTTGATTATGAAAAAGTTAATCGGATTATTAATCCTACTGTTTAGTAGTGCTGTCTTTTCAGCACCTATACAGAAATCAATAACAACGAAGAAACAACATAGTAGTCACGTCGTATCTTTTATAAAGAATGAAAGCAAAGTGACAGAAGTACTTTCGATCTTTAATGCCAATAAACAATACGATGATTCATTTAAACAGTCGAGTAACCAATATTCACTTGACTATCGGCTACTCAAAGTAGTCTGCACTGTAGAATCAAAACTAAAGTATGATGCAGTATCTAAAGAAGGTGCAATTGGACTTTGTCAACTTATGCCAAAGACTTGGAATAACATAAAGAAAATCAGTAAGAAGAAATTAAATAAAATAAAAGATCCTCATCAATCTATTCATGCAGCTGCCACTTATTTTAATTATTTAGATAATTTTTGGAGAAATATAGATAATAAAGAAAACCGCATTAAATTAGTTCTGGCGAGTTATAATGCTGGGGAAGGTAATATATCCAGATCTAAGAAAAAATGTCGTAGTGGCGATTACAGAGCGATTATGGGGTGTTTAAAGAGCTTTACTAGTAAGAAATCTGAAGAAACTAAAAATTATGTAGATTTAGTAATGAGTAGTTATTATAGGGTGATTTAAAACAAAAAAAAAACGAGCATAATCCATACAGTGATCCTAGGATCACTGTATGGTACTATGTTTACTTTAAGTTATAATTAAAATCTCTAGCAATCATATTTTCTGACTCCATTAGTTCCTCTGAACTATGGGGCAATTTAAGTAAGTTACAATCTTCTGTAATCCACACTTCATTCTGCCCAATAGATAAATCACGATATACTGTGGTAACCCAATATCTAACATTGATGGTATTAAGACCCACTTCCAAAACAGGTTCAGCAATACGAACTAGCTGGCGTTCATTTTCTTCATATGCTAATTCACTGTTTTTAAATCTAATGTATTTATTAGTATCAATAGTTATTATACCTTTAGTTTCAATATTAACTTCAGGTTCAGCGCTAACTGTCTTTGGCCCATTTGTTAATTTAGCCTTTAAAGTAGATTTCAATTTTTCATATAAATCTTTTTGTTCCTTATCAGTGATGAGCTCTAGCGCATCTTCATGGACTATCAGTTCCAAAGAAAACATTTCTTCATTTGTACAAGAATGTCCATGGGTTAATGTAATCGTGGTATGCACTCTGCATGACTTATCAGCTTTTTCTTCAACTAATCCTGGAATAATACCATAAACACAATGGTAATATTTAACCTTTGATAATTCTTTAATTATTTTTGCCATTTTCTTTCTCCTTTAAATTTTAAACGGTTTTAATTCAATTTCATACTGCCTTACACTATCTAACTTTAATAATTTCTTGATTATTATCATTTTATCTTCTTGATTAAATTCTTCCAGTTATCTGTTTTCACAGGTTCCTTAACCGGCTTAGTTTTATTATACAGTCTTGGAAAAGAATTTCTACTAACTGAAACTTGATAACCATCCCAGGTTGTGATAACCTCTTTATATCCAGCGTTAATAGATGAGCCTTGAGAATAGCTACTGTAGGAGTCTATTGTGACAATAACTGGTTGATAATAATTGGCATATAAACTAAGAGTATTCATCACTCCTTTTACTCTATTTAATTCAAGAGGATTAGCAAGGTAATACATTGCTTTAACAAACCCTAATGCTTTAAAGGGATCATTAATTATATACTCTTCAGAATCAGATTTTTTAAAAAAAGAATACTGCTTTAACCTAAAGTACCTATTGGATAATAGGTTATTTGCAAACCCAATATACAGCTCAGCAAATCTTTCTGCGTCAATATCATCTTCAACAAAATAGAAATCCGGAGGCGGCATATCTTTAACAGTCTGTCTTGTTTTGAGTCTATGAATATTTAATAGACCATTTTCAACATCGTGTTTGTTTAACGATATCATAAAGGGCAACAGTTTTGTTTCATAAAGAGAATTCGGATAATCTTCTTTGCTGATAAATAGAGTTTTATTGGTTAGTGTAGCAGGCTCTTCCAACATTAACTTTGTTATTCGACTACTCATTGTGCTGAGTTCACTGGCTGTCGGCATGAGTATCTAGCTCCAATCTTCTACCACTTGCTTTAATTCGTTTAGCAGCATTTACTAAATCTTGAATACCGTTGGAGTGTTCAAAGGCATTATCAAACATCCCAACATTTCCACTTTCAATCATACAGTTTGTCATAATCTTAATTAAATCTTCTTTATGACTTTCAAAGGGTTTACAAAATGTTATTTCTACTTCCAATGATGCATTACTTACCCTATCAAAGGTTGTGACTAGATAGGTATTCTTTCTAACCTTTTTATTAAAGTCTACTTTAAAGGTAAACAATTGCATTCCATTGTCTATACTATCAAAGGATAAAACCTTTATTATATAGACATTGGGTTCAATATACTCTCTATCAGTAATATACCCAACCCACTCAGACTGATATACTCCACCACCTGCCATTACAAATACTGTTCTAGAATGGTCCTGGTTTGGCAATATAGAATGTATCCATTTAAATAATTTATTATATAGTTTAATTCTTAATTCATTAATTTTTTCTTTCATCTTTATTTCCACTTAAGTTTTGTTTAATAGTTTCTTCAAGAACATCATTTAAACATTCATTGCAATAAAGTCGTTTACCTTTCTTTTTACCCACTGGAGTATGTTCATTTAATACTCTACCAGCTTTTCTACATTTTTGACATTCTCCTATTATATATCCTCCATTAAGATATAGTATTTTCTTTGCCATAAATTTACTCCAATATACTAACATCTATTAGATAATGTATAGATAAAAAATACTAGAGTATCCTAGGATACTCTAGTATTAATAGTCTCTTTATTTCTTTTTCATTTCTTCTTCATATACTTTCAAAGGTGCTGGATGCAAAGTAAATGAACTAAACCATTTACTAAGTGGTCTAGACCAATAGGTATTATCCTTTAATCGTCTATAGACTACAGTGGCTGGATATTCTTCCTGTCTTTCTGCCTCTAAGTTAGTTACTACAATAACCTGATAAATGTTATTAGTCTTTAAATGTATCCAATAACTCTCTTTATTAGGAATGATTTTAAAACTTACCATAATAGCCTTCTTTTAAAGCATCAAATAAATTAGCAGCAGAATGCAATTCATTATCATATTCTATTTCTTCATTACCCTTTACCTCTACTATGCTACCATCTTCCAATGTAAACTGATAAATAGTATTTTCTAAATCAGATTCTTTTACTAAAACGCCTTGAAAAACTTCAGGGTTAAATCTAAAAGTAGCAGTTCCTTTAAGCCCACTATCATAGCCGTATATATAAACCTTTTTAAAGTCTTCAAAGGGATAATCAGTAGGTACATTCACTGTTTTAGATATAGATGAGTCAATCCATTTTTGTGCAGCAGCTTGAATATTAACATGCTGCTCTATAGTAATAGTTTCAGATGAGATAAAATAATCTGGCAATTTCTCTTCTTCTTTTTCACTGTAGGGTATTGCATTAGGATTAATCAATTCTCTATAAGCTAATAACTCATAAGAGAATACATCTACTTTCTCTTTAGTCTTCTTACCCTCTCTAATAATGTTTCTAGAATAGTGATGTGCAAAGCTAGGCTCAATACCATTGGATACATTATTGGCTAATGATAAGGATATAGTGCCAGTAGGTGCAATTGAGCTATGATGGGTAAAACGACAACCATATCTTTCTATTTCTCTTCTAAAGACTGGTCCTAATTCATCAAATATTTTTGCCATATAAACACTTTTACTGAATAAATATTTTCCAGGAACTTGTTTACCGACTTTAGACCCATTTAAAATAGAAGGATTCTTATTAGCCATGCCCTCTGTAATGGTAAACATTTTATCCATTATAGGCGCTGCACCTTTCTCTTTAGCTAATTCTAACCCTACTTCAAATCCAGTTACTGCCATGATTTTAGTTACCTGTTCAGTAAAGTAAATAGATTCATCACTGCCGTAGACTTTACCTAACATAGCTATTGTGGAGCCTAATCCTAAATAACCCATACCATGTCTTCTCTTTTGTTCTAATTCATAACGTTGTTGTGCTAACGGCAATCCATTAATCTCAACGACATTATCAATCATTCGTGTGAATATTCTAACTACTTCAGTATACTTATCAAAGTCAAATCTTGCATTTTCAGTAAAAGGATTAGTAATAAACTTAGTTAAATTAATAGATCCAAGCAAACAAGAACCATATGGCGGAAGCGGCTGTTCATTGCAGGGATTAGTGGATCTAATGTTTTCACAAAACCAATTGTTATTCATTTCATTGACTCTATCTATTAAGATAAAGCCAGGCTCTGCATAGTCATAGGTAGATGACATAATGACATCCCATAATCTTTTAGCAGAAATTGTTTTATAGATTCTACAAGCTACAAAACCTTTATCATTAGTAATATAGTTTTCAGTAACTGGGAATTCTCTATATTTAATAATGGTTGGATCAGTTAAGTCAAATTGATTGAGCTCTTGTTCCTTTAGAGTAATAGGGAAAGATAATGGCCAGTCTTTATCTTCTTTAACAGCATTAATGAATTCATTAGTAATTAGAATAGAAAGATTAAATTGTCTTAATCTACCATCTTCTTTTTTAGCTTTAACAAATTCTAAGATATCTGGATGGTGTATATCAAAAGTACCCATTTGAGCACCGCGTCTACCACCGGCTGATGATACTGTAAAACACATTTTATCGTAGATGTCCATAAAGGATAATGGACCAGAGGTATAAGCACCAGCACCAGCAACGAATGAATCTCTGGGTCTAAGTGTAGAAAACTCATAACCAATACCGCAGCCAGCCTTTAGTGTTAAACCGGCCTCATGGAGCTTAGCAAGAATACTATCCATAGAGTCATTAATAGTATCCGATACTGTACAGTTAATTAAAGAAGTAGCAGGTTTATATTGCTCTGCTCCAGCATTGGACATAATACGACCAGCTGGGATTGCACCGTTTTGTAGAGCCCATAGAAACTTATTATAGCAGTGTTCTCTTAACGATTCATGTTCTACATTAGCGAGTGCTCTAGCGACCCTTTTAAAAGAGTCTTCCATAGTCTCATCAATGATATTTCCATTGTTATCTTTTAATCTATATTTTTTATCCCAGATATCATAAGAGGCAGGTTGTACTGGAATAATAGTTTCGTTATTAATAGATTGAGTCATTATTAATATTTCCTTTTGTGTTATTAGTGAAGACAAATGATAGGAATTAGGACTATAAATTTATTGAAAAAAAAAAGAATAATAAAGATAGGTAGATAGACTCCCTTAGGGAGTCTATCTAGAAGAATGGTTACTTAATGCACTGCTAAAATATTGATCGACGTTTAAGATGATAAGTTTTTGTTTTTGTTCTTCAGTAAGAACCAACTGTGATGGCTCTAATGGGTGTCGGCAGAACCGATAAAATCTACTCGCTTCAATAATTTTGGCTTGAGGAATTCTAGCCATTCCTGTCTCCTAAAAAAAAATATAAAGTGGGAGGTTTTACCCTCCCACCAACACGATGGACTATTTTAGTCCGATATAATCATCGTGTTTAAATACAGCGGTTTTGGTTACAACACCTGTAACAGGGTCGGTTGTTTCCACACTTTGGCGAACTGAAAAGGCGTGCACCACGGTGAAGCCGGCTTTCTCAAGCATAGGGATTAAGTGATGTAATAACCCTCCATGGCCCCCTACCATTACAGTGGTGGCAATTGAGAGGATGTGGCGTGCATCCTCTCTATCAGGTTGAGGGAAGTTCCCGTTCCCGTCGGTCCACACATTTTTGAGGTACTCATGTACCTCCCCATAGCGCCATTCTTGCGCTAAAGCGGTAATCAGGGTTGCCCTTTCGAGCAACTCCGCTTTGGTTAAAGCTGAGCCAAGGGTCAGCGCAGTTTTCAGGACTTCTAGTTGTTGACCTTGAAGGTCAACAACTTCAACTTGATCAGCCGTTCTTTGGTGTTGCGTGGCGTTTAAAATTTTCATATCAAATCTCCTGCCTCTATGAGGACTTTAAAAGTTATGGTAAGTTGGATTACTTATATAAGTTAATCCATTAAAATAATATATACATGAAATTTTTTTTGAATCCATTTTAAACAAAAAAAAACATAGAATAGATAGAGTAGGGTATATACCCTACTCTATCTAATTAGTTAACTTTTGCCAGATTGTCGATAAGCTATTTTTAGCTTTCTAATATCTTCTTGATCTTTAGGCCTATTAAGGGACTTCTTTTGCAGCAGCAATTTAAAGATTGAATAACAGGTAATGCCTTCAATAAATTTATGAAATACTTCTGGCGGTACTGTAGCATCTGTGAGTAGGTGCGGTAAAGAATTTACCACTAATGTTCATGGATTAATCCAATGTAGTTAAGTGTCCATGTATTGGATCCATAAAATAGCTTTGTGGATTACTGGTCCTTGAAAGCACAGTTCTGTCAGGATTGCAGGAAGCCTTTAAAATATCTGCCATACGCTGACTGCTTTCATTTCTTTCTGCAGCCGCTTGGAATGCAAATTGACGAGAATAATCGTCTTGAATATCTAATACGATAGACACTCTAGTATTCTCTTTCCTTCGCAGGGTATACCCTTTATATGCCCATGCATTTTCTTCATCGGACCAATTAATGTCTGAAAAGTTACATGTATAGACTACGTTATGGACGGAATAAAGCAGATAAATCAATTTCTCATCCAATTGATATATCTGGATTATGGAAAAGTTTTCACAACCTTTCCATGGTGTAACAATGCTACCTAAGTTACCTGGCAAATGATCAACATCTGTTTTTTGCAATTGAGCTTTATTTACGGATTGGTAAATGTTTTCCATTCCGATAAAGTAAACACCACACACCTTTTCACCAGCAGAGTGTATTTCAGCCAATAATATATTATTGCCAAAACGAAACAATCTTTCGTCAGAGTTTTTATCTAATTGAATTAATACATACTCACCTTCTTTAAATTCATTTTCTTGCATTTTAGTTTCTCCTAAAGATTATTAATATCCTATAAATAATATATTTATCTAATTAATTAGAATAGTGAGTATAGTAGCCTAGGCTACTATACTCACTCAATTAATTACTTTTTAGTATCATCTGGTTCTTCTTCTTCTTCATCGACTGTAGGTAAGTCTTTATCACCTACTCCAAAATCATCTTCATCATCAGTAGGTTCTGTAGAGCCATCATCAGCTCCCTCAGTATCTTCTCCCTCACCATTATCCATATCGCCCATTCCATCATCTGTTTCTTCTGGAGGTGGTGGATTGAGTTTATCTACTTCAGCTTGAATTTCTTTTTCTTCTTTATTTTCTACCTTCTTAACATGTTTAATAGTGTCGGCTATTAGTTTCATAACAGTGTCATTATGTTTACTCAATTGCTCTTCTACGTTGTTTTCAGGGTTAATTAAGATAGCATCTATTTCTGGCATAATGTTTTTAGATCTTAAGAACTGTCTCTTTAATAGATTTAAATAACACGCTTTAACATCTTCAATACCTAAACCTATATACTCACCTGTTAGCATATCTTTAATCATACCTTCAGAGATATAGTTATCTATTACTTTCTCAGCTAGACTACAGAAATCATCATACTCTTGAGATTGTGCTTTAATAACAGCATCGTCAGGCTGTGGTAATACGACTTTAATACTAGCAATTAACTCAGGCATGGTTAATTTAGATTTTTTACCGAGTTCTTCAAATTTCTTTTTTATTTCTGAAAATAAAGAACCACCATGACTAATATACTTTTGCACAAAGTCTGTTAAATGACCTGTATAGTCTTTTTGTACTAGAGCATATTTTTTAGCTTTAATTAAGTTATTAGATATTACAGTGGCTGCAAAATCAGCTTCTCCTGTTTTATCAACGTCCTCTCTAGATACCCAAAGTCCTGCATAGTGAATATCTTTTAGCATATCCATAATACCAGTATCGGGTGGAGTAATTTCTTTTTTAGTTTCTACTACATCTATTTCCGTGCCAGGAAATCTACTCCCGCCATTAATCTTAACTTGAATACCACTTTTTTGCAGTGAGTCAATAATATCTAATGGGTTTAATCGACCTATTGGAACGCCAGATGCCTGTAGTGCTACATATTCATTTAGGATTTGCTCTACAGTTGATTGAGGATCAATGTCATCTTCATCTAGCGTAATCTCTAATCTTCTTAAATTAACAGAAGATTTAATAGCTGTCATGACCATAGCAAAGGTAAGAATAGCTCTAAATGAAGCATAGAGTTTAGTCTTCTCTAATAGAGAAATACCATGTCCTGTTTCTGAATAATTAAAAGCAATGTAAGTGATCATTTCAGCAGGTACATAGAGAATTCTAGTCTTTTGCTTTTCTAACTGTCTATAGAGCATGATTCTATAAAACTCTCCAAGGTCTGCCACTTGTATTTTCTTTCCAGTAACGCCTTTACCAATAGCAGCCGTTAGTTTAGCTTCAAACTGTTCTTGATAGGCACTGTTAATAGTCTTATTAAATTCTGTACTATGATCTTGCTTTAAGTTATTATTAACATAGGAAACACCTAAACCAATATGATTCATTAGTGTTTGGTTTTCCATTTGGTTTTCTAAGCGTTGATTTAACTGCTTCCATTTATTACTATTTTTAGCATAATGAATCGGCACACCATCTTCGTCTATAAAGATTAAATAGCCTACATGTTCTTTAGGCTCAGATGGTTTATGGACAGGTACTACCGATTCAGGCGGTAGAGTAATGACTAATGGATCATAATCCTCATCGACATCTTTTTCTTGTACACCATCGACTAATTCTGTTTTTAATCCAATAAAGGGTTTATAAGCTACACTCCTGTTCTTATAAATGTTATTTGTCTTTTTATCAATAATAGCTTCTAGGCCATAAGCATGCATAAGGACATCTTTTACTTTAGCAGAACTAATACCATCGGCTATAGCAGGTTGTGCTAGATATAAAAGATTATCAGTAATTTCAACATAAGACTCTTTAAATAGGTCATCAGGATCTAATGGTTTATTATCAGGACCCACATCATTAATAGCTTCAAAGGCATAGGTGTAATCTTTATTTCGGTCATTATAAATAATGCCTATATTACCTAATCTTTGATTAGTAATTTTACTGGAATCTAATTCACTAATAGACTCTAAGCCGTGAGTATTTTCTTTAATTAAATTAGAAACTGCAGAAGGTGGTATAACCATAATGGGATAACTGCCTTTACTAAAGAGAGCTTTCCCTAAGATATCAGCCTTTTCACCATTTAAATCATAGACTGTCGAAAAATGTTCTTTAATGAGTTCAGCAATTTCTGGCGGAGCATCTTTATCCACAGTGATATTAAGATTAGTATCTTTCATATCAGTAGGCGATAGTATCGTTGATACTAGGATCTCTCTAACTTGTTCTAGGTCTGGGAGTAATTCCATAATACCTTCATTATCATCTAGTTTTTCTGCGTGTTCAATAACGATAGCACGAAGCTTATTATAATCTAGATGTCTGTCTATCCGAGTCTTCTTTTCTACTGATTGTTCTACTGCATCTAAAATAGGTACTTTCCATTGTTTTTGTATTTCAGACTTTAATTGTAATTTGTCTTTTTTATCTTTCATATATTTCTCTTAGAAATCATTTAAATATAATTATTATTGTTTTCGTATGTACAATAATAAAGGAATCATTATGTTAATTTCTGACGATTACTCTAACTATGTTAGGGATACTATTAATTTAGTACGAGGTCTTGTTATAAAGTCTCAACAAACGATAGACTCGATAAATTCTTATTTATCAGTAATAGGTTATACTGTTTCATCAGATCCTACTACCTGGAAATACTATTTAAACTTAGTAGGGCAATATCATCCATCTGATATTCCTATGCAAATTTATTCTTTAGATACTAAATCTTTAGTTAGTTTTGATAGTACAACAATGCTAAATCACCCAATGACAATGGCTAATTTAAGGACTTATCAAACAACATATGATAATTTGGTAGCTCAATATGAATTAGTTTGTGATAATGCAGGTAAGCTACATCAGACTGATTTAATTAGAGGTATTATCTCTCCTATACCGAGTATAACTGATGCTATAGCGGCTGATAATTATACCATTTTACACTATAATAAAACAATGACTGGGCAAGGTAATATTAATTTAATTGGATTGGGGGAATATAATCTAATTAATGATATTCAGCAATACATCAACAATGTGACTACTCGTTGGGAAGTCCCTGCCTTTGCAATATCTGATCCATTATACCCTGCTGCTTTTTTAGGTATTTTATACGTCAATCTAGTACCCGCTATTATCGCTATTCGCTTAGAAAATTGTAAAACTGATCAAGTCCATGAATATCATATTTGGAATTACTTATCTGGTTATTTTAATATTAGCCAGTTTAAGGATATACTTCCTTATGAACAAGCTTTCTTTTTGTATAGAAACATAGATTGGATTACTCATAATGCGGGTAAGAAATCGACTCTAAACTTTTTAAACAGTAATTTTGCTTATCCCTTTGGTATTCAGTTATATAGTTTTGATATCAGGATAGCAATGGGTACAGCACTGGATAATTTAAATCTAGGTAATTTAAAAGAGTTAAATAGAGAGACTAGAATTAGTAGGTATCCTTATAATCAAATAGATACTATTAATAGTACCACTCGATTAGATACCCCAGATTACTTAGTTAATAAGTTAGTTAATAGCGCACCTTTAAATTTGGTTAATTTACAAGCAGATACTGATTACTTAAACAATCTTTATAATGTTACACCGAGCATTGAGATGCCTACAGGCGTTATTGATGCAGAGATTATTGTTACCAGTACAGTAGCTTTAGTTTATAACTATAAGGAGAGAATAAATTATTGGCTCTATTTAACGACTAATGGAAAAATGGATGTTAATCTATCTATTGATATTCCAGGTTTAGCAATTAGTGGTTTAAGTATTAATGCTCAAGATGCTGCTATTTTATTAATTTATGCATCGAGTCAGTACTTTTTAGCTAACAACAAAACTACATTTACCCCTGCTCCTAATTTATTAGTTAATATACCCACTATTAATGTAATGGATATCATGCAGCCCATTACATTAATTACTGAATATCAGGCTAGAGGATTAATTGATAATTATATTTCTAGTCAAATAGATTACTACTCAGTCATTGCAAATCATATTACCTTTCCAAATACTATTCTTTATTCATTGGATGAATTTAATAACTTTATTAACTCAGTCATTAATAATAAAGTTTTTCACATTTTATTAAAGTATTCAGAACCCAGCTCTATGGGACAATCTGAAATACAAACCATTTTAGATTTGTATTATCAAAATAGTGTTTGCGCCATAGCGACCGCTGAAACAAAATATGCAGACTTCTTTAATAGAATAGGATTTGACCCATCTACATTAGATTCTGGACAAACATTAGATTTAATTAATACAATACTACAAACTTTTGTGGGTATACTGCCAGAGACTTATACACTACAACAGCCTTATGAGGCATTAATTGAAATCTTAAGAACTGTTTGTAGCTATACTATTCAGTTTGTTGAAGGCAATGCCACTAATGATATCGAACCTATTGATTTAAGTTTCTCTAATATATCGTGGTATCAAAAAGGATTAATTGATCCCGGTGTAGGAATAGACTTTACAGACAGTTATACCATTATATCTAATGGACTCGATGTGCAATCTATTATGCCTTTACTGCATGAAATTGATGTATCTGGAGATATTGAATTAGATTATGGATTAGATACTGCTAATGTGGTAGAAATATCAGCCACTATAGAGGCTGGACTTGGGTTAAATTGTACTACTTTCATTGATTCCTATGATAGAGTACACATAGGCGTTAACGTAAACACACACTAAACATTTAGGATTAATATGTCAAACTCAGTTAAAACAAGAAACTTTACTAACTTAGATATTCTAAGAGCTTTAAACTTACCCTTTGCAGTAGATCAATACACTACATTAAATGAAAAGTTTAATGTAGGCAATGTATCGCCTCCTTCATCTGGCTATCCAGTTATTCAGTATTTAGCAATTGGCCGCGGTGGACATCAAAATGTGGTAGGCTCTGGAAATAACACTTTAACACAACCTTTATTTCATGGTTGTACAGATTCTGCTTTATTTGAACAAATACCTTTTGTATTAGCACCTGTGGGCAATGATCTTACTACATTACAAAGAGCTAATTATAGACTGAGAGTGCCTGTTACTATTGGTGGAAACGCATATTTTGCATATTACTTAAAAGTCATTAGCATTAGTGGCATTACACCCAGTTCAAACATTGTTACTTTATCTAATGGTATAGTAACTACCGATACTCCTTTTTCTACATCTATTGCCAATTTAAGTCCTAGTCCTGTTAATGTATCTAATACCACTATCAATATTTCAACAGGTCAGCACTTAGTAACACAAGCAGTATTGCCTATTACTTTAAACAGTACTGATATTACTAACATTAATAATGCAGTTAATATCATTTATGGTGATCCTCGCTATGCGACTATCTCTGAAGTAGGTATTGTTGGTGGTTTTGATATTAGTGTAACATCGAGTGCAGGTGGCTCTACTGTAACCTATACTGATATTCAAACAGCTCAGATTATGGCTTTTGTAAGTACTCAGTTAGAACTACAACAAAATCCATCCTCCATAACATTGCAGTATGCAATATCTAACTCAGCGCCTTACCCACCAGTCATTACTTCTTAAAGATGAATACATATAGAGTGATGGGAATAGATCCTGGTTCTTCCCATTGCGGTATATGTATAATGGATATGGATATAAAAGGTCAGTGTAGAGTATGTCATATAGAGACTATTCATGCTGATCTTTTATTAAAGCATTATCAGGATGTTATTTATATTCATGGAGAAAGATTTGCTAAAGAATTAGCTATTGGTGATAAATTCAAATTAATAATTAATCTTTATAGACCTAACTTAGTTATCTCTGAAGCACCTTATTTTAATCCAGGCAGACCTCAAGTTTATTCCGTATTAGTAGAATTACTCACCATGTTTAGACACTTTGTATTTCAAGTTAGCAATACTTTGCAGTTTGAAACGATTGATCCTAGTTCAGTAAAAAAGTGCTTAAAGGTATCTGGAACATCAGGTGATAAAAACTTGATGTTAGAAGGTTTATTAAAACAACCAATATTATATGACGAACATGTAACTATTACTGCATTAGACGAACATAGCGTCGATGCAGTAGCTGTTGCGTACTATAAATGTGTTGAATTAAATAAGCTATAAGAGGAGTAGCCACAAATGGGTTTATTTAAACATCTACTGGAAATAGATAGTTCAGATTTAGATTCATTTGTAGAAAGACTATTGCTCTACATTCAACTCTATCTGGAATTAAATTCTAATGACAATGCTGCGGAAATAAACACAACTCATGAATTAGGTGGTTACGCAATATTAGGTATTGTATTTACATATGCTATTAAAGTAATGCCAGTATTGGTTGTGGTTATATATAAAGGAATACGGTTTTATAAAGATTCTATTAGATTTATGCAGAGAAGAAAACGAAGACAAAATGTAGATGATGCTTTTGAACGTTTATCCAAAATGTCAAATGCGGATAGAAAGAAAAAAGAAGAAGAGAATAAATAACAGATAGTGCATGGCCAATTGGCCATGCACTATCTAATTATGTTCTTTTTTTTTTACATCAGTTCAACTGAGTACTTATACTCACAAGGTGACATAATAGGTTTACCTAAACGCCACACTTTATATCGGGTATAAGTTTGATCCAACATTTCGACACAGACTGCCGCAGGGGGTAACAAAGCAAAAGCCTGATCAAATAGATCATTGATAATTTCCTCATTAACACCAGGCTCTAAGCACTTTAATGCTTTGCTATTTTTAAGATACTTAAACAGATAAGGCATGAATATAACTTCAGTATACTTAGAAATCATAATAGCAGGGATTTCTTTATCAGAATAACTCCTGATAGTAATTGGTACTATACTGTCAACTAGTTTATCAATATAGTGTTCAATAATGGCAGACATATCTTCCAAAGCACCGACATTGCTTAAATACTGACAAACTGATACTGGATTACCGATGAAGGGTAAAAACTCAGCATCATTAATGCCATAGCGTTTATCCATGGTATTAATAATAAAGTCACTGATATTGTTTGCAAACCAAACAATTGTTTTGTAGGACTCAGGAACATTTTTAGAGACTTCTTTAAAGATAGCTGACATCTCAACTAAACTATCGGCTGAGATAACACTGTCTAATGCATTTTTAAATGCATCTTCTTCTTGCTCATCAAAACCTGGAATAATGGTTTCAGAAAAGTATCCAGTTAATGTTGGCATAGTAATGTCACTTAACCCCACTAGATCATCGTTAAATGTCTTTTCATCACTCTTGTAAGAAAGAATATGATGTTCTTTTGCTTCGGGTGTTAAGAGCTTGTTCTTGATAGGAACAATATGCTCTTTCTTTGCAGCCAATGGATTATTTTGAGTAACTGTTCTTTCATTAAACTCAAAAGCATCCGGTGTTGGATTGGGTATTGCAGTGCTGCTTACATGGTTTTCTCGTTGCATTGTTTCTCCTATTGCCGCTGCCAGCGGACTTTGACTAATTAAATTATCCCCATTTGCTAGACTATTTGCATAGGGGTTAATAGGCGCTGTATATACGCTAGATTGCAGTGGTGCATTGTTAACTGCATTAGTCTGCATATAAGGCTGCTGTTGCCCCGAATACTGATACCCACTACCATAGGGTTGCTGAGCAGGATTCATCGCCTGTGGTTGAGTACGGAACGCTCTAGCGTATTCTAACACACCAGCATGGTAACTTTTGATCCAATTAGCTGAATTATCAAACTCAACTATTTGAATGCCATGTTTGAAAATCTCCTCATGCGCTATTCTCTCAATTGCTTTAATAATAATATCATTGGCTTGTTGAATATTCCACTGCGTACTATTAAAGAAGGTTAAAAGAAAGTCATCAACTAATCCTCTACCATCACTTAATATGATAGCTTCAATGGCTGGAAGATTATTAATAACCGCATCTTTTACATGAGGTGGAATATCAGGTCTATGAGTAACAATCTTAGCTGCATTAGTTAAGACAGCCTTAGTATTGTTATAAACCATGTTATGGATATCAGCCCTATAAATATTAGGGATATCTATTACTGCCATTTTAATCTTCTCCTTTTATTTTCAAATCTCTCAGTTCCTCTACCTCATCCAATTCATGTTCAATTAGATTAGAAATCTTATGTTTTCCTAGTAACTGTCTTATCGAGTTAATTTCCTCTTCTAATTCAGGTCTAGGTGTAATATAAGTTCTTTCACCAAAGTTTACAAATGGATTCATCTTTTCCCTACCCAATGGATCTTTATTACCAATCCACTGATAAGTACCTACCTCTGCCTGTGATGCATGTAATAATAATCCAGGATCATTAGTTACTTTCTTAGCCCGTTTATTACCACCGACTACAGTTGCTTTACCATGAGAAATGGTATTACAAGTTGCTGCAAACATTTTACAATCGGTTGCAATACTAATAGGTGTTAACTCACCATGTCCCATGGTTGTAAAGATAGCATCTTTAGTTAGCTTTTTCATCATGATATTATTAATCTTTTCTACTGTCTGCAAATTCTCCGGTAGTTTTTGCAACATATACATTGCCATATGTATGTTATATACAACATGGTATAGTAAATGCTTGACAGTTGATAGCTCTTTATAATACATGCTACCGACATCATGATGGATAACTATATCTTGAAAGTTAACACAAATATAATGGAATAACTCAAAGATATCATTGCAATGTATGTTATCACTGGCTAACACTCTACGAGTAATCGGATCCATATTAGACTTAGTAGACTGTAAATGGGTTTCCATTTTCTCATATTGCTTTCTTTCTGTACCACTGATACGATAGATAAATCTATCCAGTAGTATTAACCATAAATCAGGAATAGCTAAATCTTCAACTTCAGCTAAATTATCACTACAATTATCTATGATATAAAAGATAGTCGCAATAATGCCATCGAGTAAAGGATAGTACTCTCCTTTATTAATAGCAATCCTAATTTCAGTGGGGGTATAATCGCCCTTATTTACAACAGGTGGAAGCTGCCTACTCCGATAGACCATCCACTCATTTAGATCTAATTGATCTAACTCTTGTTTACCTATCTTTGCATTGACTTTAAATAAGCGTCTAAGCATTTCTGGCAAACCATATTCAGCCAACATATAGTGCACTAATGTTGGATTTAACTGAGCTCTCTCTTTTTCTTTCATACCATTCATGAGATAGCTGGTAACGCAACTTGAATTTATTACCCTATTGTTAAGATAACATGACACGTCCTTCTGATGAAAACCCATCCTAATTTTAGGCGTGGGCATATAAATACTATTTTTCTCAATGTTGAAAACTTTGCCTCCCACTACTGGTGTCAACAGATATTGGGTACCCTTTAAATAATAAATCCCGCCATCACTTATGAATGGTAAAAAACTGTAGTGGGGGCGAACTTCTGTACCTTTAAACTTGAATTGGTACTTCATCAGGTATACATCGGATCTTAATAGGTCAAAAGATCTCGTTGGTTTTAACTGCCGAGTAATTTCTCTAAATTGCTCAACAGGTGTGCATCTTTTACCACCAGTATAAATTAAACCTGGCGGGAAGGATTCAGATGCGCAACGAATAGTATCGTGTATCCAAGCTTCTGCTTCTTCATTAACTTGATTAACGGCAATATTATTTATAATCTTTTTATTCATTCGAGGCTGTTGGGCATCAACTAGACCTAATAGATTTAAATCTATTGGCATGTATATCTCCTAATTGTGGTTGGGATATACAATACAACTGCATTGTATATTTTTACCCAGCAGCCGCTGTCTTCATAATCTTAAATACAGCGAATGCTGTGGTAATCGCTGTGACTACTACTTTCGCTAAATCGGTAAAAAATTGCATTCGTGACTTTGTCTTAGCTTTTTCTCTTTCTTCCTTAGCTGTTCTTTCTTCTGACTTCATTCTTTCTTGTTCATATTTTATCTTTTCTTTTGCAAACGCCTCCTCAACTCTAGCCTGTTCTCTTTTTCTTTCCAAATCTTCTTTATCTGCCGCTAACTTTTCTCTTTCTATTTTATCTTTCTCTCGTGCCATTTCGGCTTTAAGCTTTAACATTTCTTCTTCATGCGCCCTTTTTATTTTATCGAGTCTAGCTTCTTCTTCTTTATTCTTGGCATCTAAAATAGCTTGCGCTTCATCACGTCTTGCTTTTGCATTTTCTAAATCAATTTTTAGTTGACTCAGTTCAAGCTGCTGAGCTGCAATATCTTTTTTAGTTCTTTCTATTTCAAGCTCATACTGTTTTAAACTATAAGCTTGTTGGTTATTTCCCTTCCTAATCCAATCCACTGCTTCAGCATGAGTTCTAAAGCATGGAACTGGACCTTGATGATTCAATACCTGTTCTAAAGTAAAATTTATCATCATGTTAGAATCAACACCTTCCTCTTCTTTAGAAAAGCCTGCAAATTTTACACCAGGTGCTACTTTAACATTGGGTCGTTTTGGTTTAACTTCAGCGATTATGTTATTCCATACAGCATAAATTGGCTGATGCTGAATTTCTGGATTTTCGGGCATATACATTACTGCTGCCATAAAGTCTGTCTCCGGGTTAAATCTGTCATGATGATTAAGATAGTTAGTCATGACAGCTTCTTTGTTAAAAGGGTGGTCGTATATGGTTTTTCCATTACAACCTAAAGTAATCATTACATCAGAGCGAGCTAAATAGACTCCTCTAGTTTTTTTCTTTAGCAATTTAAATGGAATTGTTTCAATCCATTCAATGCATCTATTTTGGTTTTCATTAGCAATAGCTGTTAGCTGCTCAGTTAATGGATCATTTCCATTAATCGGTCTAACAAATATTTTAAAGTCTGGATTTCCTGAAACTCTTTTTCTGTGGACTACAATGAATTCTTTAGGTAAGTCTGGATTACAAACTGGTGGTAATAAACTAACACTACCATCTCTAAAACTAATATAAATTTTAGACGGTGTATTGTTGATATATTCCAATGTAGAATGCATTATATTGCCATAACCTAATGCATTTAATTTAGTGATCATATCCCTATTATCTTTCTGAAATGTTCCTTCTACCACAGTCGCATCTATTGTTTCACGAAATCTACTTTTAGTTTTTTCCATTTTATATTCCTTTAAAGTGGCATATGTAATTAGATAATGTATATATTTAATTTTTTTAAGAATAAAAAAGAAGACATAGCTATAGTAGGATACCCAAGTTGTTTGCTTTAACTAAATCCTTGTGCGACACTAATGAAATATAGACTGTAAAAATAGATACACAGAGCCTAGGCTCTGTGTATCTAACATGTTTTTACTTTTATTTAATTATTTTACTAAACAATCTTAGTAATGCATGATACCATTAGTTGGATTGTTTACTGGAGCTTGTGAGTTGTAAGAAGGTACATTGTTGGTAGCTGTTAAACCAGCATTAGTAACTAATGTTGGGTACAGAGTATTCAAGTTCAATACGTCCAAACGACCTAAGATAGGCAGAGTAACATAAGAATTACAACGTGGAACAGTATGGATTTCTTGTACTGTACGACCATTTCTGTTAATAGCCACATCATAGGTAATAGGTGGAGTAATTAACATTCTACCAAAATCTAATGGATGGATTTCTTCACCACCACCAGCTCTACGGAAAGAGATGTAGAGTTTAGACAATGAGTTAGTAGCATCATGAAAGAAATTGTTATTTGATTTAGTAATGAAATAACGACGACCATCACCGAATGTACGAGTATCGCCTGATTCCATGAAATGTGGAGCCAGTTTAGGATCAGTTGCTAAAATGATATCAAATGCATCAATGTCACCTAGTGTCATTTCCAGAGCAGCTAAGTAATGAGATTGAGTCAACATTTGGTTTACCATGTTAGTAACCGTTGCAATCAATTGACCTCTTAAGTTATCCAACGCATCTTTAGAGTTCATTGTAGTAACTGCCTGTGCAACATCTAATTGGTTATAGATGTAAGTAGGTGTTACAAACTCTGCACCCATGAAAGGTGAATTGTAGTTCATTGTAGAAAGTGTAGTACCATTAATTTGTGATAATACAATTTCAGCATTTGCCAATGCTTGAACAGCACGACCATTGTTTCTGATCTTAGCACCATAGCCTAAACCTTCCAGTGTAACATTGTTAGGTGCGCCAATTGGAGCTTGAGAAATAATAGGTGCTTGCAAGTTTACAGGGAAACGATACATGATCATTGTGTTAGAATCAATGATAGTACCATTTTGACGTAAGTTGCTGTTAGTACGACGAGCGAGGGGTTGATAGCCTAATGGCGTTACAGTAAATGCACTGCCTGTTGCAGCTAATAATGGGTTAGATGCAGATAGAGCTGGAACATTAACGTCATAAACCAAAGTACCGGTTGGATCAAAGATTTGCGCAATACTTGCACCTGCCGCATCGACACGAACATTACCACGTTCAATGTTAGCACGAGCTGATAAGTTAACATTCAATACAATTTGGAAATTGCTAGAACCAGAAATATTTAATGCTGCTAAAATATCAGTGACCATGTTAGTTGGACTAACAGTAAGCGCGCCTGAAGCAACTGGAGTCAATGCATAAGTGCTTAAGTTTTGGTCAAAGCTAAGAGCGGCTACCATGGTAGTTTGATACTCTTGACCTAAGCCTTGGTTCACTTGTGATAATACAGCGCCCAATTGACCAGAAATATCAGTTGCAATAATAGCATTGGTTGTTCTAGTACCATTATTAAATGTTAACTGAGTATAAACAGTACCGATATTGATAATGTTATCCAGAGAGTCAGTTTCATCCAATACGCCTGCTGCAAATAAAGAAGAGGCATATGAAAGAACTAATACGTCGGCTGAAGTACCAAACAAAATTGGTAAAGTATTAATAGAGTTGCCATTAATGTTTCTTGACATAACTGGAACTTTAGTAGCAGGTACTAAAGCAGTTAAGTTAGTAGAAACATCAGAGTTAGGAACAATAGAAGTCGCTTCAGATTCCAAAATAGATGGATCTAACAATGCTTGGATCAAACTAGTTTTAGTCAATCTGTAAGCAGAAGGACTTGACAAGTTGTGCGCTGTAGTACTAAAGATTTTAGGAATAGTAATTTGTACATCCACACCGTTTTGACCGGCTGGTACAATTTGTTGTGGAAACCAAACTTCTTCAAAACTACCAGAGATTGCTGCTTGAGCATTTGCAATAGCAGTTGCTGGCAGGTATTTTTGCACTGAAATAGGATCAAATGATTCTAAACCAATACCGGTTTGATCACCGTCTGCAGGCGATACAGTAACACCTTTACCACCTTCCAATGGAACGATAGAACGATTAGCTTCAGTGTAAGCCCTAGCTGCTTCTTTAGAATAAAGAATAGAGTAAGCTGCTGATTCCAATGCTGCATTTAAACGCATAGGATTCATATCTTTGTATTTAGCGCCACCTAACAGTTTGCATAATGAATCACAACCTTTTAATTCATTAACCAGCATGTCTTTTTTAGACATTGCCATGCCGTATTCAGAGTCATTTAAAGTTTCTAGTCCGATAAACTGATTAGCGGTCTCAGCATTAACGTAGTTACTTCCACCCTGTGCAATAACTGCTGCTACTTCATTTACTGCAGCAGTGTGTAATTCTCTCTCTGGAGAACCACCATTAGCCTGTATTCTTCTGATCATGTGTTTTTCCTTTTATAAATAATTGAGATAACAGATTTCGAACTGTTTAGTTTGTTTTAAGTCTTCAAATAGCAGTACTGCCGACATAGCGTTGAGTATATTCAACATACTCTGTCTGAACATATTATCAGTATTATAGGATTCATTATATTCTTCCCACATGATAATAGTATTTTTGTTTGGACACACTGCATTTAATAAAGTGTTTCTATCTACAACAGCATGTAATGGTTTTAAATAAGTATTATCAATAACATCGACTACTTTTTTAAAACCACATTCATATAAAAGCTTACCCTTTTCTTGTAGGTAATCGGTCATAGCAACAACAGATCTATAATCAGCTGCTGATAGTATCTCATACAATTTTTCAATCGTTAATGTTCTTATGCCAATACCAGCTTCATCGAGTATCTTTTTTTGTTGTAAATTTAAAAAGATAACTGAATTCAATTATATATCTCCTGTAAGAGGTTGTAGTTACTAGTCATAATAATTACACTCAAACTATCTAACATTCACTACCGGTAATATTAAACTATGGAAAACTGTATATTACAATTAACTAAAATGATTACTGCACTGTATTATAATGATTTAGCTGAAGATAATAATCCTCAGTTATTTGAAGAAATACAGAGTATGGTATCTGAGATAAAAATAGATACTAGAGCCAGCAGTGGCCTAGGTGGTGAAGAATTAGTAATAGAAGCTTTAAGATATACATTAGAGCGAATGCTGGCTAATAAAGAAGGTCATTATGATAGACAAGATTTAATAACCACTCTATCTATTAACTTACAAGGCAATAACGAATATATCTTAATTGCTAAAAATGCATTAGAAGAAAATGTTACTAGCATTGATGCTAGAAAACGTGTGACTTCAATTATGCAAGAATTAAGATATGAGAAGAAAAAGAATAAACTAAGACAAGTCGTAACTAAGATGAATGCTAAAGTTAATTTTAGTGGTGAGTTTTTTGAACTCTCTCCTTTAGTTAACACTATCATGATGGAATTACAAGAAATACAATTTAATAAAAGCAGTGAAGAGATTACAGGCTTTGTGGGTAGAGTTAATTTTACCGATGAAGAAAGTATTGAAGAAGCTTTAACTAAAGGTGTGGAATTAAATAGTGCAGAAGGATTATGGAATACAGGATTAAGAGGATTAAATGCGGCAGCAGGTGGTGGTCCTAGTAGAGGTGCATTAGTAAACTTTGGTGCATTAACTCACAATTATAAATCAGGTATATTAAATGATCTATTTCTTAATTTACCTGTATTTAATCAACCTTGGATGTGGGATAGTACCAAAAAGCCATTAATTTTAAATATCTCCTTTGAGCAAACCATAGATCAAAACATTATTTTGCTCTATGAAAAGTTCTATGAAGTGAAGTATAATAAACCTTGTAATATAAAAGATATTAATTATGGGGATGCTAAAAAGGAATTAAAAGAGTATTTAGAACAAAATGGCTATACTGTTTTAATGGAGCATTATGAGCCGAGTAATTTTTGCATCTATGATTTATTTGATATACTTAATAGATACATAGATGAAGGTTATGAAATCCATGCAGTTATTTGTGATTACTTATCTCAGATTGCAAAAAATACAGCTGGAGATAAAGACGAAATGAAAATACAAAAGACTTTTGAGATGACAAGGAACTTTTGTTATCCAAGAGGAATAACCTTCTTTACAGGCCATCAGTTAAGCACAGAGGCGCAGCAATTATCCAGAGAGAATACTACTACCTTTACTAGAAAAGTGTGCACAGGTGGCTGGTATATGCATTGTAAGGCGCTGCATACTAAACTAGACTTAGAATTTGTAATGCACATTCATGAACATCAAGATGGTAATAAGTATTTGATGTTTAGTAAGGGTAAACATAGAATTGGCGGCAGTAAAGTACCTTTAAAGTATAATCATTTTATATATAAATTTGAACAAGTAGGTGGTATAGTACCTGATGTATTAGAGGAAAATAGTAGAGTGTTGTATGAATTGCCACGAAGTATTAGTATGGATGATGTGGTAGAGAGCTGGGACTAGAAAAAAAAATAATTAGATAATGAGTAGAGATAGAGCCTAGGCTCTATCTCTACTCTATGTTACTTTTTATAGTTAGTTAAATCTTCTTTAAAAGATTCTAATAAAACTTTACTGATGCCCACCTACTCCTCTTCTGAAAGCTTAATAGCTTTATCAAAGAATTCATCTAGAAATTCTTTAGGCACACACTGTCAACTGCTCATTTCCCATAAAAGGAATTTCGGTAATAAAGTAACCAAGCCGATTCACGTAATGAAGGTCTGAGATAATATAAAAATTATCTTCTTCCTCAATCATGGTCCAAACGGTATATTGGTCTGCATGAAAGGCTGCAGCTACATACAACATGTCGTTTGGATCTGTATCATAAAGATACTCCCTACCATCACTGGCTTCATTATTAGGATTTTTAACTGGCTTATAAGCTTCAAACCAATTTTCAAAACTAATCGTTCCAATGTCTTTAGGAACAAGTACTTCTAATTCACTCATTTTAATCTCCTGTAGTTAGTAATGCCTAAACCAACACGGTCTAAGCATATGTCAATTCTTTCAAGCATGGATGGTTTAGTATCATAGTTAGCTTCTACGATTCTTTTTCTTAAAGACTTTAAGTATTTAACTTGCTCATTTAAAGTCCTGTAATCAGAATCTAGTTCTTCTCTAGTAAGAACATTAGGATCTAACACATTCCTTAAAACCAGTATTATTTTAGAATCATTAATTTTAGCTATTCTAGCTACCATTAATGTCGCTAAATTCTTTTCTTCAGCATTCATTGTTTCTCCTATAAATGATATTGATATCATTTAGATAATGTATACTTAATATAATTTTGAGAAAAAAAAATATTAGCATGTTTATTGTAGACTAGCCTAAGCTAGTCTACAAATACATTTACAGATAATCGTCCTCTTTGGGTAAAGGGTTCTTCATCCTTGCCATAAATGTGGATGCCAACATCATAGTAGCTGACGTTGACCTTACAGTTTTTACGCCATTGCCACTCATGGCTTTTACCTCCACCTCATAATGAACTGATGTTATTTCTTTTTTGGAATTCACTGTTTTTAAACAGTCTTTGATTTCGCCGACCATAAATGTAGTCATAGCATCTGCTGTTAACACTACCAGATCGCCGACCTTATAATCTCTTTTTGTACTCATTTTTTTTTTCTCCTAAATAAAAAACATAATTCAGATAGAGTGGGGCATATGCCCTACTCTATCTACTGTATTAGCCCTTTAATACTGATTGGAATTTCTTGGCCATGGCTGGATCAATGGCCTCCATGGCAGTAATTGCATCATTAAGACGCTTTACAGACCAAGCCTCCTTCACATCGTTTAACGACTGACCATAAATGCCAACTTGGCCCAACCATTGCAATGCTTCTTGCTTCCATTCAGGATGGTCTTTAAATAGAGGAAAAAGATTTTTCTGCCAAGGTGTAGCATCACGCTTACGTGCATCATGATACTCTAGCACCTTCATTGGTCTAATATCTGCCAGAGCTGCAAACCAATCTGGAATGGTGTCACGATTTCCTTCACGAACATAATAGAAACTTTTTCCATCGGGAAACTCCTGAATCAGTTCTTTATCTCCATTTTCTGACCACCAGCCGATTTCTCGACCTTTAAGGGATTTAACCCAATCCCATGTAGGCTCAAATTTCTCAACCTGAGTTTCAATCTCCAAGTTTTTAGGATTGATTACTTCTAGTTGATGGCCAACTAATTTGCCCTTCATCTTGATGGGTACCGTTTTTAACAGCCCAGTTCCAAACTGAGGATTCTCTAAAGGATACTGATTATCGGCTGCAACCATCTTTGCAATTGCAGCCAACACTAAAGGCCGGGTAAGGCCACTTACTTTAAATTCAGAACGATATTTCATTGTAAATCTCCAAAAGGGTTTGAATAAGTTAATTGGAATAATCACTAGTGATTATTCCAATTAGATAATATAAATGTTAATTAATTTTGAATCTATAGTTTTACCAATTAATAGCTGACTTTACTACAGATTTAGACTTAATATAGCATTTTGGCATATCAGCACCTTCAATGCATGAATCTACTATCTCTTGAGATAATAGAGCATAATCTATTAGATGTTCCATACCTGCCATTTCTTCTATTTCGTCAGTTTTTACTGACTTAGCTCTAATAGTAGAATGTTCTCTACCTAAGATCTTATCAACTTGTTCTTGAGACCATTCTTGTATCTCTTGCATTCTAGTGGATAGATTAGGTATTTCTCCAGTATCTAATACAATGTCATAGATATAGACCTGAGCTGTTTGTCCTATTCTGTAAACACGGGCTGAAGCTTGTGTTCTATCTAGACTTCTAAAAGGTGGATTTAAGAAGATACAAACATTAGCCATGATTAATGTTACACCTGTTGATAAAGACTTAATAGTAGCTATTAATGGATTAACTTTTGCATTCTCTTTAAACTTCTTTAAGATGTTTGTTAAGTCCCAGTTATTATCAGCATAGACTGCAATAGGCTCAAATCCTTTAGATTTAAAATAATCCATAGCAGAGTTAGCTGTATCTACATAGTCAGTAAAACAAATTGTTTTCTTTTCTGCATCTTCTACTATCTTATCAATGTCGGAATGCCATACTAGCTCAGAATGTAACTCAGCTCTTCTTCTACCTAATACACCACCTAAGTATTCGCCCATAACAACTAATATAACGTATTTATAAACACCTTTACTTTTCTTAAATTTATTCTTTAAGTCTTTATCCAATAAAGGCATTATTTTTTTCTTTTCAAAGTCATTACAATACATGCTCATATGACCCATAGTGGTAGGATCAAAGTACTTTCTAATTTCTTTTACATATTCCTTATATAGATTATAAGCAGTAACATCTTCTTTATGGACTAAATGTTTTTCATAGACTTCAATACCCGCTTTATATATCTTTTCATGCTCAGGCATTTCCTTTACATACTTTTCTAATCTTTCTTTAAGAAACTTAGTAAATTCTTCTTTTAGATAAGGACCCGTATAGCGAGTAGCATCAGGTAATTTAATCTTTAATTCTACACTAATAGGTTTAGTATCTCCCATAACAACTGATTGTGGGATTTTGTGCGCTAACATTCCTAATCTATGCTGTAATATTTCTAAAGCCCTATTGGCAGAACGATTATAGATACATTTAAAGCGTTCTTCAACATTAGGTGTAAACATAGGGTCAATAGCTTTTAGCAAAGGCACCAGCTCGTTACCAATGCACCTTACTGAAGTCCCTGACTCATGTATTATGTTTTTAGATCCAGATAATTTACACATTTCTAAATAGAGTTCAGTCCTTAAAGATTTTACATCATTTAAATTATGACTCTCATCTAAGATAATACAAGGGTTTTTAAATCTAGTTTCTTTTCTACTAAAAAACTCTACAGCCTTAGATAAAGCTTCATAATGAAATATATAAAAGTCCATTCCTGGAGGAGGCGATGTTTCCATATCTGACTTCCATATTGTTTTAGTTCCTTTATACTGTACGTTAATAGCATCTGCCCAGACGGAATTAATAATGTATTTAGGACAAACTATAACTGTAGTATCTGCATGTAGGCATAATGCAATTGCTAGACCCATAATTGAGTTATGAGTAACTATATAGTCATCTGTTATATAGAGCTGGTCTGGATGATCTATGGAAATACATTTAACTAGTTGTTTACCCTTATACTCAACAGATTTAATGCCTATTTTGTTAAATGAAGAAATAGAATACTTTACACCATTACTAAAATCATCTGCTATATAGCCTATTGATCTAAATAACTCTATGATAAGTCTTCTAATATCATGATTAACAATAATTAGAAAACCTGAAGTACTATAAGATTTAAACTTTTCTATTAGTAAACTAGCTAATTGAAATCTTTGTTTATGAGATCCATTTAAAGCATTATTGACTTCAGTAATATTAATATTAGGAATATCTAAATCTGGAATATCTTTAGAGATTACATCAGGTAGTGGTAAGTCTAGAAAAACATAGTCTATTGTTTTATCTTCTAATAAATCTTTAAGTACTAGAGTGGTTGCTAAATAACCATCTGGGCATTTATTGGTATATACTTTCCATAAATGATCATCAGCAGCTTCTGTAGATCTATCATCAGCTAATGTTATTTTAAAGGTAGGTTTATAAACAGGCTCAGTAGTGTTAATAACTACTGAGGATACACCAGACTGAGTAATTACTGTATCACCTACTTTAATATCACCCATAGTGGTCCAACCATTAGGCACTCTAATTTTACAATGTAAAGGCTGAGCTTTTCCTGTACCCACATCTGCTGCTAATAAATATCCGTTTAAATGAGAGGATACTACCTTTTGATCATAGGCATTTAAAGCTTCCAGCTGAGCCGGTAATAGAGTATAGGTCATTTTAGATAACTGACTATAATCTAGCGTATGTTCTTTATTTTCCTTTAAGTAATCTGCATACCATGTTTGACTCTTTAAACATTGCAGTATCTTAACAATATCACTGTCTCTACTATCTCTATTTTTATATTCTAAAATCTTAGCAATAGAGTAATAAACATCAGGTACAAAAAAAGAATGGAAAGTAACTGATCTAGCACTCTCTGTATTAAACATATACTTTCTAATAACACTCGTGCACCAGACTTTATCAATGTCTCTTAATAGATCTCTAGTTCTAATATTGTTAATGGTAACAATACCTCGATTAGATTCCTCTACATGTATTTTGAATAAATTAAACATTATAATATCCTAATTAATAATGGGTTTATATAGGGTCATAAAATGAAAGCAAAAAAAAAAGATTTGGGGAGGGTATAGAATTATTCTATACCCTCTTTACTTAGTCTATATCTGCATCACCATGGACAATTTCATACATCTCATCATCATCTAATTCATTCTGCCATGCTATATACTCTCAATCAGTTTATTAAAAATAGTCATTGCATGGTTGTTAATGGTAGAGCCTGTATTAATAGACACAGGTATACATTTACCCACATGCTGATAGGTTTCATATTCAATAATAGGCAGCGGTATAGTAGGCACTACATCTTCAGTGTTAAAGAACCTGCAAGTATCAATTGGCAATGCTTCAAAGTTTTTAGCAAAGTCAATATTACCTACTCTAGGGGATGAAAATGTATAAAGAGTAGGATTTAAATAAGCGAGTTCATCTGCCATTAATGTGGCAATAGCAGCCCCCAGACTATGACCTGCAATAAATAATGGATTCTTAGGGCGCCAGGCTTTAATGTCTTGAATCATTTGCTCATGGAGCTTATAGAAGCCTTTATGGACCTTACCACCCCTAGGGAAATCTATTAACTCACAGTCTGCATTACTAATCCAATCAGCTACACTATCAGTACCTCTAAAGATAATGAAATCAGCATCCCCAATGGTGCCAATAAAACCAAAGTATTCAAGATCTTTACAAAAGCCCATAGGTCTTGCAAAAAGAGCCATTTGTTTTTGACCTTTAATAAAGTCAGGTTCAATAATATTCTCTTTATTCTTTACTAACTCTGCTTTGTCATACGCATATTGAATATACTGAGTGATTTCCGATAGATAGTTCATGCAGCTTTCTCCGATAAGTTTAATACCATACGAGACTTATTAGCCCCTTGTTTTGTATAGAATTTAAAGCCCATTAATTCATACAGTTTCTTAGCTATTAAATTCCCATTATCCACTGTAAGATACAGGTATTTAGCTACCTGATCTTTTCTCAATAAAGCAATTAATGTATTAATCATTAATCGTCCATATCCTTTCCTTTGATACTCTTTTAAAATACCAATTCCAAATTCCCCAGAAATAACGTCAGTAGAAGATTTATATCTTAATACACCTACTAATATATCATTGACTTGTAGTACTAGATAGTAGTTAGGTAAATCAATATACTTATTGAGTCTATTGATCTCAAACCGTGCTTTATCGTTGGGATTAACATTATTTGATCTTAGGAAGATAGATTCTTTAACTAATTGCTTTTGCAATTCAATTAAATTATCTTTATCTTCCATAACTGCTTTTCTTACATGAACTTCTACTTGATCAGGTTTATCATAGAAGTCACTTACTTTTAATGTTGGTCGCATAGAGACCTTCTCCAAATGTAGCCAAAGTCTTTAACTTCGGTATTAGATTTTATAAAGTTCTTTTTGGTAAAGAAGTTAATAGAAGGTTTATTTTCTTCCTGTATTGTACAAAACAAACTATCATAACCTAAACTAATAGCTTCTTTTATAGCCAGGTCCAATAAATTAGATGCAAATCCTCTTCCTTTATAATCTTCCTTAATACCTAAACTAATTAATCCAGTTAGATTATAGAAATTAATGTTTGGTAGTTCATTACTGTTTTGAAGCATTAAATAGCCGATAGGAATATTATCATTAATATTCTCATAAGCCAATAATATAAACTCCTTAGTCTTTTTACCCTTCTTTAAAATACGACTATCTGCCAGCCAATGGGAGTTATTATAAGGTAAGTAAGGTGTTTCATCCTTTAACCAATATCTTAAATTAACTAGACTTTCTAAATCTGCCAGTGTGGCTGTTTTAATTAATGATAACATTTTGTTTTCTCCTAAGTAAAGTAATGTCCTATAGATAATGTATCTATTAAAAGATTTCTATTATCGAGTAGCTCTTTCTATACTTAAGGTTAAATTAGTGCTAGATACATAGTTAGTATCAGTAACATTAGGTTTATAAGTCATCACTGTGGTTTCTGTGAAAGATAGAATACCAAATAGACTATAAGGAACATCTCTGTATTTATAGATGAACTTAACAGGCATGCCAGGATAGAGTAAATAAGGGTTAGAGTGTTCCCAAGTTACTTTAACGATATTAATTAAACTAGCAATTGCCTGACTAGCTGCTTCCCATGGATTAGAAGATAATAATCCCGGCACAGCTTTAATGTTATCTAATTCACCTTCTCTTTGCTCAAAGCTTACATTAACAAAGTTTCTTCCCTTCGGCGTATTAGCTTGACCACCTTTAACATCATGAAAATGATCGAGTAAATTACCTGTTTTAGCGAGTTTAAAACCCTGACCTGATCTATCTATTTGACTATCAGCAAAGTCAATGTGTTTAGTATCTCCAGTTGCAAAGATATAGATTTCATTACCATCTTGATAATAGCTATTGGTGATACCCATCATTTCATTTTTAGGTACATTAACAATAGTTAAGCGTGTACTGGAATTACTATACCGTGTAAAGTCAAAGAGTGGATAAATATACCATATTCCTTGAGTAAGATAGTAGCCTAATGAAGCTGAGTATACTCCCCATTTCTTTTGTAGCCAAGCTGGCAAATCTGCTAATCTAACCCCATTAGGTATTAGTCGTTGATAATACCTTTCAGTATTATTAGGCTCATAAACCGATACACTAAATCCTTTTGTCATATCCTCAGATAAAGCCTTTAAGGGCTGACTCATTAATCCTTGCAGTAATTCTTTCATTGTACAATTTCTATAGACTCCACCTACATCCCAGAGTCTAAATTCAGATAATCCTTTTTCCACCATTTGTACATGGATAGTAATTAACTCTCCTAAGTCATCTGTATAATTACCAGATAATTTACCTGATCTAGTTTCAATAGCCTCTGAAGTATTATCGGTTAGAAATGCATTATAGTTTTCTGTCACTACATTTCCTATCACTGATTTCTTTCCAGTAATGCCAGTGAGTGTTCTAATTAACTGACATTTTAATAGTCTTCTATCAAGCGCTATAAGCTGCATATAGATAGATTTATAAACCTGCATACTCACATATAACTGATCTGATATTTCTGTCATATACGACGATATACGATGAATTGAGACCACATTATGGACGGGTATTTCATCGTTTGTGCTACCATCAATAAAAGTGGCTGTATAATCCCAATTAACTGGATTTTGTTGATTGTTATTTATGTTATTAAATAACTGTTTATAGACTGCATCATCAATAATCATAGTGATCTCTTATCTAGGACTAAACTTATAAGGATTGGTTTCATCGGTATAATCTGGACCAAAAGTAGCTGTTCTGCTAAAGCCATCAAGAAATACTTTGTTAGGATTAGTGGTTAAGTTTCCAGTGGCCGTATTGCCACCTAATAATTGTTGCAACTTAACCATAGCAGAATCACCTTGATTATTAACCGTATAACCATTAGCTAAATCCTCTAATAAAGATTGTAAGTTTTTTAAAGCTTCAATATCTTCAGCAGGTGGTCCTTCATAAAACGGCTCTAGTAAGCCTTTATATTTAATCTCTTCTAGATAAGTACAAAGATCAGAATATATTTCTACTGAATTAATAGGGTTTAATAGCCCTACAGTACCTTTCTTATAAATCATACTAGCCAGCGTTGCTGTATTTAAACTCACTAACTCAGCAGCAGTTTTTCCAATGCTCTCATTGTATTCCTCACCAATAGAGAATCTAGAAGTGCCATAAAGCATATCAAGCACACCTTGTTCATTAGAACAAGTTTCTATTCTAGACATTTCTCTATTGACTATTCCAAACCCTGCACCCATTGGTTTAGGATTAAAGACTTCATGTTCTTTAGGAACATTATGAATAACTGATAAAGAAACTTTAGTAGTTTCACAGAGCCAATATTTATCAAATAAAGCAGCACCGGCATCATAGGGCATATTAGTGTTTACCTAGCAATGGTTAAAAGAGCAATAATAATAGGAATTTGATAAAACCTATCCATTGGATTTAAACTATCTAAAGAAGTAGCAATAGGTAGTATATCACTTAATAAAATAGGTAATTTATTTATTACATTAGATACATTAAATTCAATTGGCGATTGACCTGATAATCCATTATAAAAGTTACTACTAAAGATGTAACTTACTGTACTAGTATCGACTAATTGGGATACATTAGTTAATGGAGTACTTGTTGGAACTTGATAGTTATTAACTAGGTTTTTAATGTTATCTAAAGTAGTATTTAAAGTTACTGTATCATTAGTTAAATAAGCCTGATAGGCTGCCATAATTTGCATTGAAATAGTTAACGCATCTATCTTGGCGGCAGTAATGGCTGCATTCTGAAAAGCAGTATTTAACTGATCATTTAAAATAGAGTCAGACAGCATAGACTGAATAGCACTGACTTCTTCTACCAGAGCTTCAGATACTGTTAAATCAGGATAGGTATTATCAGCTATACCACCTGATACATTTGGATAAATAACATAATCAATAGGAGATACCTGTAGATTATGTCTTTGAAATGGAGCTGAAAATGAGTTAGATGAAAGAGTCGTCATCTGTTTAACAGCATGTTTTAATACCGCATTAGATTGTTTAGTAATGGCATCAAAAACAGTAGAAAAAGGCTGATAAAGAAATGAACATTTTAAATCATATTCAATTGGAAAATTAAGTCCTTGTAACCACTCTGTTTTAACAAAGCTGTTAAAAAACTTTACGATAAAAGGATCATACGTTAATGCAGGACTCTTGATATTTTCAGGTAATATAAATGTGGATGAATAGTAATCAAAAAACTGTAAATAATACTCTTGTATTAGATCTAAGATTATTTGATTCTTAGTCGTATACTGATTATATTCAGATTCAGTCTTTAGAGGATTAGTATTATAATCTAATAGACTAACATCAAAAATAAGTCTATTAACCACATACTGTTCATAGTAAGCCTGCTTATCAGGATTTAAATAACTAATTTGATTATAGGTAATAGACCAAACAGATTCTTTAAATTGAGAAGCTCTAGAGACTGCAGTAACCTCAAATACACCATAAGTGTTACCTTGGATAATGGCAAAGAATATATCACCCGCTTGAGGAGTAATAACTGGATAAACATTAGATTCACCAGTCACTACAGATATGCCTAAACTAGTATCTAGATTGGATTCTAAAGATGAAGTAGCTCTGAGTTCAAAATTCTCTATCTTAAGATATTGTTTTAGAGTAGGGTCTTGAACATCATTGCTATTAATAATGGGATCATCTTTACCTAAGTACTGATTAAAGTAAGTACATTGCCAAGGTGTACCATCAAGCTGTGTTATTAAAGCACCCTGATATTGAAAACTAGAATAAGAAGATGCTGTATCAATGATAGGTATAGGTGTTTCAGAAGGTAAGGTAGGCGGTAGTGGAATAACAGGTGAGTTATCATTATAAATAGGCATTTAACTAATCCTAATCTAAGTTTTTAACACAGGCATTCAGATAATAATAAGCTGATCTAATAGTATTATAAAATTGTTCTGATAAATGATCATCAAAAATATAAGCATATAAGTGCTCAGATTCTAATTTGCCCATCTCATGAGTTATTAATTTACTCGCATCTTCAAACTCTTGTTTATCATAAGCACCGGTGCCCGACGGCATGGCTATTTTCTTATTATGACAATGCTCTATCAATTCTACTTTATTTATTAAACTATCTAAATGGTCATTAAACTCATAGATGGTTTTATAAGGATCTGGTGTAGCTATGCTATAAAACTTATCTATTAAAGAAATCATTGACTTTATTAAACTTTTAATTTCAATGCCAGAAAGAACTTTTACTTTAATGTTAGAAGTAGATGGTGGATGATTATCGCTGCAAATGGCTGCATAATCATAAAGGGAAGTTATTACACAACCTTCATCATCTTTTTCCATAGCATCCCAAAGATAACATTGTCCAATAAAACTTTCTTTACTTCTATAAAAAATATCTCCACTAGTAGTTTCTTTTGCATCTTCTGGGAAATCATTTTTAGGGACTTCTGCCATAGATATATTGGCATTAGTTAAGTAGAGTTTACTTATTTTACCAAAGTCTAATACTTTAGATTCTCTAACTTCCTTATAGCTTTTAGCTAGTCCGGATAATGTTTCACCATTTTTGCTAATAATAACTTTTAATTTTGGATAGCATTCATCAATAATAAAGGCATTAACTGGTTTTGGATGTTTTTCATAAGCCGCTAATAAACCTTCCAAACCTTTAATTATTTCTAATTCATGAGAATCAATTAAAGCTAAATCAGGTATGTGCATATTCTTAGTAGGTATTTCTTTTTCCTTAGGTAGCTCATGTCCATGTACTTTATTATCTAATTCTTCTAAATGCTCTTTAAAGGCTTTAATTGTTTTTGTTTCCCATATTTTCTTTTCTTTCTTTTTCTCTGCATTTTTAGCAAATGATTCTTTTATCTTTTTGATAAAATCACCAATACCTTCCATGCCTACTTCCCTTTCTTGCTTAATTGCTTGATCTTCTAATTCTTTATATTCTTTTCTTGCTAATAATGCTTCTTGTTTTTTTACTTCCATTTCTTCAAATAGTTCTTCTAAACTAGGTTTAACTTCTTCTTCCACGTTAAATTCTTTTAAAAAGTCTTTTACTTTAGTATATTTCATTGTTGGTTCCTATAAGCAATTAAGTTAGCATTTAAAACAGCGAGTCCATTAACAATTTTGTAATCTGTATTTCCTATTTCATTAATAGCGTCGGTTAAACTATTAGTATTAACACGAGTACCATTTCCAATAGTGGCGATAGAAACACAAGGGTCTATAAATTGTAGTAGGTTAGTTAAACTAGTTGGATCATTGAGTAGATTTCCCCAATCTACCTTAGATAAGTCAGTTAAAACAGATATTCTTACATAATTTCTTTTTCTTAAATCTAGATTAACATGACTCATTAATCTAAAGTTATTATCAATATAAAGAGCTACTGAGTTTTCAAAATCGTCGACTTCAAAGCAGTCTATATAGATAGGCCATCTAAATAAAGTACAAAGATTACTACTATATGTTTTCATTAGCGAAATAAGCCACTCAGGAACGCCATAGCTAATCAATAAATTTAAATCTAATAGATAGGTTAGGTTATCTACTTCTAGCTGTACAGGGATAATAGCGAGCGTATAAACAGAGGGTAAATTTATCTTAGGCATCCAGCCATCTGATACAATAGGGTCTGGTATTTTCATACAAGTATGACCATGTAAGTTACTAGTTACTTTCTGTACAGATTGAGTAAAAGTAATAGGCGCATCTCTGTTATTACCATGAAATCTTCTATCATGGTATTTAGAAATATTACTTAAATCAATTACTTGATTATGAATGTACTTTTGATATTCTAATAAAATAGCCCCTGGTCTATCATAGTCTATCTGGAAAGTAAATTCTAATGTGGATATAGGAGGCTCTTTACTGGTTTCTTGAATATCGGGTAAATCGGTAAATTGTCCTAATACACCGACATTTTTTACATTCATGGCTAATGATCGTTGACTATCATCTAAGTTTTGTCTAACGACTAAGCCATTAGTAGAAAAGTTATTTTGTAAAAACTCTTTTAATGTTAAACCATAAGGTGCTACAGCTTCTGATAATTTATAAACTTTATTAATATAGCTAGTAATGTCAGTGGGTATATTAAAGTTATAAAGAATATCAACATAGCAAAAAGGTTGAGCTAATGTTAAACGTCTTCTTAAAGCATTTAACCAAGAAGTTAATACATCATAGCCTTTACTTCTATAAGTAAACTTAATAGTTAATTGCATCCTATTATACATAGGTGTTAAAGCTATGCCTAATTTAGGATGATTAAAAATAGCAGGAAATTCTGTTTGATATTTGTTCATATCAAAGAAAGCTGGATCAGGCGCTTCAGAGTATTCTACTTCAGCATAATTATCCACTGTTAGCTTTAAAGCTTCATCAGGCGTATTAGTTTGTTGCATGGGGGAAATACCTCCTCTTTGAACATAGAGGATATCTTTAATGATGGGCATTTCAGTAGAATATACTAATTGTTCAGTTACTGATTTAACAATAGATCGAGTGACTGTATTATCAATATCATCTATTTTAACGACTACTGTAGTCATAGTTTTAATACCTATTAATAGGGGTTAATCTGTCTATACGATGAGTAGAATGTATTAAATAAAAGGCTGACATAATACCACTCAGGATTAATCCTGAGTGGTATAGATATGTTATTTAACAGTTTCTAAATTATGTAAACTAGCCGTACAATAATTGGCGATTGCTGAAAAAAGACTTAAAGTATGTTTATAAATGTCTAATTGTGGCTGAACAACTGAGGCTGTAGAGTAATGGATATACGTAACAGCCTTTTTAAGTACATAATAAGAATCCGTATGTTTATCACCTTTAGCTAAAGCATCTTCTACACCGGCACATTCCTTTAATAAAGTATTAATGGCTTGTTTACCTTTAATAGCATTATTTTTATCATTAATGACAAAATATAAAGAATTAAGCATCGCTGTTATATATTTGTCAATTTGTCTTTTAGTTAATGCCTCAAAACTTTTAACTAATCTTTTATTACCCACCCCTTCGTTCATTACCTTACAAGTTAAATAATATACCTTTTCTTTATAGGAGAATACGTTAATCATAATAAATGCGCCCCCCAACAGTGGGGATGAGCAGAAAGTATATGTTGTACCCCCATTACCGTCATTAAGAGGTTTTAATGTATTTTCTGATAAATTAGAAATTTTACTTTTTAAAACTCCAATAACATGTTCACTATCTAAAGGATCAAATCTTTTAGCATTATCTAATATATCTGTTATTAATTTTTGTATAATTTCATAATTAATTAATCCATGAATAAATGAATGATAATCTAATAATTGCTTATCAATGCTCGTTCCATCAACTTTTATTATTTCTTCAGCCTTTTCGGATAAGAAAATTAAACGCTCTTTAGGCCTTTTATCATCAGTATAAAATTTCTCATTAATTTTTTGGAGCACTAATAAATGAGCTTTTAATGCTACTGCTTTAATTGATAGTTTTTCAAAGAAAGTACCTATCTTATCCATAAATGCTTTAATGAAAGCTAATATTTTCTTAAACGTTTCTTTAATTGAATCAGATACACTTTCTATAGCATATTCAGTATATTTCTTTCTTCCATCTACCTCATCAATAGACTCTAATGAAGGGAATAGGATTTCTTCATCAGGAGATAATTGCTTAATAATTTTATTAGCAGCTAATGTAGCCATTATGGCTGATTGCTTATCCATTCCATCATGATCTAATGACTTTAACATTATTTCTTTTAAAGCTTCTATTCTGGTAGTGGTATCTACCAGAATAGAAATAGCATCGTTTAAAACATCTTCTTCAGTAAGTGAGGTATATAATTCATGATCTGGTATCATTTTAAGATCATCTAAACTAACATTTTGATTCACAGTATCTCCTTGTGTTTCAGCATTTACTTCTTCCATTAATTCTTCAATACCAGCTCTGTAACCATATATTCTTCTTAACATAATTGTATTCCTGTTTTAATAAAATATTTTCCATTTTATTTTTCCTTTTTAGCTGATACAACATCACTAACCTTTCCTTTTAGATTGCGCACTCTAGCCCAAATAATGTTTCTATAAGACCGAGTAACTGCCAATGCAGTTAATACTACAGCCATGTTTGTTTTAGAAGCAGATGTAGCCGATTCAACAGCATGTTTAGAGATTGCTTTAAGTATTTCTACCTTTGTATTAGCTTCATCAACACTATTAGTGCTGGCCTGTGACATTTCTACCTTTAGCTCAGACATAAATTTCTTATTAGCCTCCAGTGTCTTTGCCATCATGCTATTACTATCGTAAATAAAATCTAATAGCTTTAATAAACTTTCTATTTCTCTAATTATAGTTGATTTATTACTGGCTGGTAATTTCTCTTCAGAAGCATCAGTATGCGCCTTTCCAAGACTGACAGAAATACCTGATATAAACTCGCCTTCTTTAATTGAAGATTCTAGGAGTTTAATAGTTATAAAAATACCACCTAAATATTGTTCAGATTGAAATAATTTTGTCGCAGTATTATAAGTAAATTTAATACCATAGGTGGAAAAGTCACTAGCTTCAACTGAAGCCATATTAACTGAACCTTCTTTTAAATGCTTAAATATTTTTTCTTCAATAACTTTAGAAATTTTAGTATTGAAGTCTGACATACCAGCTAACATTCCAATTAACTTAGTAATTCCATCATCCGGAAAAAATACATGTCCAGCAGTAAGGTTTTTAACATCATTTTTTGAAACAGTGACTTCTTTTTCAGCAGCACCTTTACTCTCATCAATTTTTTTAGCAAATATTAGAACTCCCTTTATTAAGGTTTTATCAAATTTACTTTTAGTAATGATTTTATTAAAAAATTCTTTAGCTTTCTCTATAAATGTATTAATTAATCTAAAAACATTTTTAATAGCATTTTCAATACTTTCACCTAAAGACTCTATAGCATATTCAGTATATTTCTTTCTTCCATCTACCTCATCAATAGACTCTAATGAAGGGAATAGGATTTCTTTATTTTCAGGCAATGTATTACTCATTAGCTTATTAACTGCAAAGGAAGCAAAAATAGCTGATTGTTTATCTAGACCACCTTTGTTCAATGACTGAATCATTAGATCACGAATAGCCTCTAAACCCTCTGAAGTATCCTCTGCCTGAGATAATGCATCGTCAACCACTTCTAAATCGCTGCTAGCAATGAGTTCATCTTCCGGAAAGGTTGGCATTTCTTCATCAACAGCATTTCCAAATTCCTCTTCCTCTTCTGGAGTTACTTTATATAATTCATGCTCGTTTACTTCTTCCATTAATTCTTCAATACCAGCTCTGTAACCATATATTCTTCTTAACATAATTGTATTCCTGTTTTAAATTAAACTTTTTTAAGATTAGCTAAGCATTTTAAACCATAATTATAGCCAGCATGAATTGATCTAATACCTTGCTTATATAAATCTAACTCTGGCTGAGCTAGGGATAAAGATATATGCCCCATATTAGATATCATTGATCTAAATGTATTATAGTTATCTAATTGTTCTGCCGTTAATGAACCTTGTACTTTGCCTGCCATTAATTTTTCAAAGTCTTCAGCTTCTTTTATATAACGCTTTATTAATTCTTCACGTTTATTTAAATCTACTTTTTTACTATATAAAAGTTTAGCTAATTTCTTTAACTCTATAAATAAATCCATTACTTCCTTTTTATTTAGAGCCACTGCATGTAACTCTTTATGAGGTAAGGAGGCAATAATACTTTCTTGTTTAGTCATTATTTGAAAACCAGTAAAGTATCTAAAATTACTTGATTTACAAATATGGCCAGTTAATAAGCAAACGATTATTCTGCTGCCCAAAAGAGTTTCCTCTCCAGCTAATACGACTCTTTCTGTAGAATTATGAATAGTATCCGAAGTTATCTTAAGTTTAGTTGGAAAAGCATTTATTAAAGTTTTACCCACATGAATTAAAGATAGATTATCTTTAAAATCAGTATCTAGCATATCGTGATGAACTGTTAAAATATCTACCACATTGCTTGCTATTTCTATAGCTGGGTGGCGTTCAGTTACTAGGCTATAAGCGGTATAAAATTCTTTAACTCGCTCAGATACTTTATTAACAACAGTATCTGTAGTAGATAGATTAATAAAGTCTGATTCCCTTAATTCAATTTGCTCATCTTCTTTAACATAGCCTTCATAACGTGGTGCCAAAGATTCAATGGTTGATCCTAAATGTACCTCATAAAGTTTAGCCATTGATATATAGTTCTTCATAAAGGCATTAATTCTGTTGTACCATTTAATAACAAAAGCAATTATTTTTTGTAAGTGATGTTTAATTGAATCAGATACACTTTCTATAGCATAATTTGTAGATTCTATAGCATCAATGGATTCTGTAGCAAATCCAGGCAATGGTTTTCCAAACTTTTTATTTAGCTGATTAGCAGTCAATTGAACCACGGCTAATGAATTCTTATCTAATCCATTATACTCTAATGATTCTAACATCATTTCTTTTAAAGTTTCTAACCCCTCAGTAACCTCATAAGCTTCATCAATTGCAGATGAAATTAATTCTGGTTCTGTTCTTAAATCAAGACTCTCATCTGATAAACTAGGCTGTACATCACCAGTTGTTTCTAAGATAGGGCCTAATTCTTCTTCGGTATCAATATCCATTAATATATCCTCTTGTTGGAATAGTAGTCATAGTAATCAGCATAGTGGAGTAATAGGTCTATATAGACCTATTACTCCTAGTATTATTCCGAAGCTTATTCTTCTTTTCCAGCTTTTTCAACTTTTAAATTCTTCAATGATTTAGAAGCATAGTTATAAGCTGCTTTTGCAGAAGCCAATCCTTGTTTATGCAGTGAAAGGTCTGGTTCCATCAAAGAGAAAGATAAATTTTTAGATCCATATAAAACTTCTTTCATGTATTTATAGGGCTCAGATTTAGCTGATGGATCATTATGGCCAATTACGTCCAAACGTTCTTCCATGTTATAAATTTCATTTATAATTGTTTTTCTTTCAGTAATATTTAACTTGCTTTCTTTAATGGCTTTTGCCAATTCGGCAACTTCTCTTGCGATTTCAGCAACTTCGCCCGCATCCAATGCTTTAACTGCTGAAGCAACTTTAGGAAGTGATACACCTTCTGGTGTTCCAGTATAAACTTCTGCGCACCAAAAAACACTATGCCATCCAAGAAATTCAGCTTTTACAACAGTTTCACCCAAGAAGACTTCATTACTTTCTAATTTAACTTCATCTTCACCTGATTTAACTTCTTTCATTTTAATAGGTGATGCTGAGCTATATTTTTTAGCCCAAGCCTCTGGGGAACCAATACCTTTAAGATCTTTAATATCTGGTTCTTTACCAACTTTCATTGCTGCTACTTTACCACAAAACTCTTTAATGATTTTGCAAGAAGCATTTTCAGTACCTAATTTATTAATAACTGTGGTCAAAGCTTTTAAACCAGCTGGTAGTGCAGCCACTGCGCCATTAGAAACTAAGTTACGGAATTCAGTTTTAGAAATTGATAACTCTTCTTTTTGCATTTTACCAACACGGCCAGAAGCTTTACCAGCTAATGCTAAAGCACCAGTTTGCAGGCGAGCAGCTTCAGCTTTATGACCTTCCCAGAATTCACCAATTTTAGTGATCCATGTTTTTACCATGGTAGTAATTTTGGACCAGGCAGATTTAATAGAATCGCTAATGCCTTCAATTGCAATAGAGGTTGCAGCGACATTATCAATATCATCTTCTAAAGACTCAAGGCCTGCCGCAGTAGTATCAACTTTAATGAAATTGCCAGCAGTTGTTTTAATGGCAAAAGCTGCAAAAGTAGCTGCTTGTTTGCTAAGACCACCATCTTCTAATGATTTAATCATTAATTCTTTAATGGATTCTAAACCTTCAGCAACTTCTTCAACGCGTTCTACTGCTTCTTCAACAACATCGGCATCTGAACTTTCTTCAATTTCTTCTTCTTCATACTCAGGAATAGGCTCACCTACTTCTTCAGGACCTTGCCCTTCCATTGCATTTACTTCTTCCATTAATTCTTCTAAACCAGCTCTATAACCATATATTCTTCTTGACATAATTGTATTCCTATTTAAATAGTGTAAATTTTAATTAATTAATTAGTATCTAATAGATACATAGAATTAGAAAGTTATTTTCTTTCTATGCTTTGATAAAACCTTTGCTTCCTAATCCAGAAGTAGCAAGATGAAATGGTCCACCAACTTTCATTTATTCAATAACTGCTGATCCTTTTTTGACCTCATCAATAAACTTAATATAATCTAATCTATTTTTTTATTTCAAACTTATTGTTAAACTTTATATTAAGCTGTAACCAACACATATTACCGTTTTCATCATGAGAAATTTCAGCAGGTTTTTCATTTTGTTACCATACCAAAACCATTCATATTTTTTTTTATTGTCTCATAATCACTCTCATTAAAATTTGTTTTTTCTTTAATTTCTTTAATATAAGTTAATTGACTTTTCCCAAAAATTAAAATTAAAGTCTTATTTAAAGATTCAGGCTTTTCTTCAGTAAGGGCAAATAAAATATAGAGAGATAGTCTATATAGATTATCTCTCTAGTATTAGTTTCTACCATAAAGGAAAAACTGCATTAATATCATTGAGTGCTGTTTCAACAGATGATCCTGCAACCACTACTGGATTAGCCGTCCACCATTGTTGTACAATCCTTTTATTAACCGCTGAAATTTTATAATGACTTAAACTAACCATCACCTTTCTTTTAAAGGCTGCTGTAATTCTACCATTGCTACCACGTTTAATCTGAGTACCACTTGTTTCTAGAGTCGATGTGCTCATAATTTTCTACCTATTAAATATATTAAAGAACTTAAGCCATTTTATCATGTCTACCCATTGGGCGACGCCAGGCATTGGCTGTTACTTCCATCTTAGTACCTCCTTCTAAAGGCCAGATAGACTGGTTAGCACTATCAAATGATGTTCCACCTTTAGTAACATTATTACTAATACCGCTTAATTGCATTTCTGTAAAGAATAGATGGGCTCTAAGTAGAGTATGTGCAATGCCTAATAGATATTGCTCACCCTTTTTCATTCTTACCCAATGTAAAATAACCTCTTTATCATAAGCTTCATTATTAGGTAATCCTAATTCATTTAAAACAGCTTTACGATGAGTTAAATATTTTCTATATTCTGCATCTGCTTGATAGTCCATTAAGGGAGATGCCTTATTGCCCTCAATGCACTCTAACCAGAATCTAGGTAATGTTCTCCATTTACCTGTTTTCATATTTTCTAAGCAATCGTGGAGTAAATCCCAATAAGTAAAACTCTTTCCTAAAATAGGGTCATTGACATTATAAGTATTAAACATACTCATTAATTCCATGATGTTAACTACTTTAGGATCTGGAGCATTCTTTGATTGTTTAAAAATGGTGTGCAGTAAATTAGCTCTCTCTTCATTAAACATTATCATGAGCTTTTTCTTCCATGTCTTCAATCTTAGCAGAAATTTTATTAATCAAATTACTATAATAAGCAATTTGTTTTTCTAAAGATTGTACCTTATTAGGATCTTCAGTAGCTATTGCATCGGCCTGTAAAGCTTTTAGAATTAATTGTATTCTAATTAATTCAGCTTTATTTTTTTCATGGCGTTCAGCTCTCCAACCATTCATAGCTAAGCCACAAATATACCAAGGATTCCATGTAACAAAGGCTGTACAGGCCTTATAAGGATCTAATTTATCAGTCATTGTAGGATGACTAGATTCCCAGTCTTGTTCATTAAAGGTATGGCCTTTAAGATCTTTAATACTATTTAAGAAATGAGTTAATGGCTGCATATGCATATTAACTGCTGCTGCAAAGGCCATTATATTTTCTAGTTCATTAACATATTCAATGTCGCATTTAATGGTCGGACTAAAGAAGACTTCAGGGCTATAACCATCTTTTAAATGCTTAGATAATACGGTCTCACATGCTACTGCAGTTAGCCATGCTTTAGCATAATCACTAATTAAAGTAATTCCTTCGATGTATTTAATGATATTAAGCCTGTAATAGTCCGAAGTAATTTTTAAATTCTCTTCAGTAAATTCTTGCTTAATTAAAGCGATGACATGATCCTCATTATCTTGAATCATTTGCACTACTTTTTTAATTGTTTCATACGCACTTTCATGATAGCCATGAATGTATTTTTTTAATTCAAATTCAGTATTATCGAGTGTTTTACCTACAAAACCTGCAACGCCTGAAATAGAGTACATAGGCTCAATAGTGCCATTAATTTCAGCAAAGGCATGCTGAGCATCAATGGAAATATCTGTTCTTTTAAAGGTAGGAATTAATCGCTTAAAATAATTCCCTAAGTTTGATAATTTAAACATAATTTAATTCCTGATAGTAGTTTATAGTTGAGCTGCATTGCCTAGATTATAAGCTCTCATGATATCATCAATATTAACACCATTAGCCTTTTTAGAATTTTGTTTAATATCATCTAGCGTATACTCACCATAATGATCAATACCTCTTTGATACATGGTGAATCTTTCCATTCTGGTATCAACAACTATTAACATCATAGTAAAGTTATTTTCAAAATACTTATTTCTAACATGAGTATCTTTTAAACTACCTTTTAAAACGAGTTCTAAATCAGAAGCTGTTTGCTTACTGATAATGACCATAGTGGAAATAGAGTTAGGTGATCCATAACCAGAAGCTAATGACGCTAATGCATCATTGATCTTTTTACTACGTGCTTTAGATAATAAACCTGTTTTATCAGCTAAGATAGCTTTTTTATCAGCTTCAATTAAATCCTGGCATAATAAAAAATCTCTAAAGAAAGAAATCTCACCAGAGCGCCACTGGTGATAACGAGTACCAAAGTTTAAATCAGCAGAGTTAGATTTAGCAATGAATAAAAAATCATCAGGTTCAATAGATTTAGGGTTTAAACGACAAACCACAGGAATGCTGACTGTATTATTACCTTCTCTTAATTTTACATCTAATAGCTTGCCGACTGCTAAATTACTCTCTTCCGTGATATTGTGTATAGTCTTATCAAACTCAAAAGACTTCTGTGAAGAAGATTGATCACCTAGTGCTTCGGTGCCATAAGAAGGTAGATAATGAGCCGTATCATCAATGGAATTTAATCCAGTCCATCTCGATAACTCAGCGGCATGCATAACTGTTCTATCAGTAGAAAATTGGTCTAAAACCTGCATAACCCTAACACTATCTACTGACATAGCAATATTTACTGCAGATAAATAATATCCACAATAAATAGATAAAAGAGTTTGCATTAAAGATGAAACTTGTTTTGGATCTAAACCTAAAACTCTTTTGTCGATCAAGACAACTGGATTGAGTTGAGTCGGTTTAGTATATTCAGTTAATGAGCCATTAGACATACTGGCAAACTGATTAGCTGACTGAGCTGCAATAGATAATAAACTAAGGTCAGCACCTGCAATAGCACTTAAAATTTTAGACATACTACTTTTCCTTTTATAAATATTAATTTGGACACGTTATGAGCGATATCGGCAAAATAGACAGCGGACTAATAGATATCTCATCTAGAAGCCAACCCTTTGGGGGCAGTAACATATCCACTTATTCTGTCTTTAGAGGACTGAATGCTTTAGGGGGTATTCCTGCTCTTCTTCCTAACACCGACAACCAAGGCTATGTATTCTTTACAAAACCTTGCCTAAACTTATCATACGATAATGTTATACCTTTTAGAAAATTAGTATATTTGGCGGATACTAGACCTACCTCGATGGGTAATGCTATTCGCTGTATGTTAAGTCCTAGCTTAATGGAAGGTAATGAAAACAATAGATCATTAATAGTAGATGATAAATGCGCTTTTTTACCCATTAGTAATTTACTTAGAAAACTCAGCGCACCACCTGATATTGTTGCTGATGTTTATACCTCTAGTGAAGGCTATAATAAAGAGCAGATTAGCTTTATTGATAGTAAAACAGGTATCTATAATGCCTATGATTTAACAGCTGAATTCCAAAATATGGAGGGTGATCCCATTACTAGCATTTTTGATAGCTGGATCATTTATGCACAACGAGTCCTTGATGGCACTATGCTACCCTTTCCTAGAAATCAAATAGAAAGGCGAGTAGATTATCAAACGAGAATCTATAGATTGATTATGGATAGAAATAAAGAATATGTGCAAAAGATATCAGTCTCTGATGCATGCTTTCCTACCTCAGTTCCAAGAGGTGGCGTGATGGGCTACGATAATACAGTTCATATTACACCAGAGAATGATGTTATACAAGTAAACTTTAGATGTATTGGAGCAGAATATGATGATCCAATATTAATACAGGAATTTAATAACATTGTAGCTACGTTTAATCCTGCTATGTCAGAAAGTAACTATGGTGGTATGGTAAAGATTAAAGGATTAACAGATATTGGATTAAGCAAAAAAGCATTAATGAATTACAGAATGTATCCAAGGATTTCTGCAACAATGGAATTAGAATGGTATGCGGATCCCAACGATTATCAATTGATTATGGAAAATTCTAACAATTTATCACCTGCCCAGCGATCTGATTTTACCGATACTACCAGTACTGAATACATGTATTCACCTTGGACTAATACAATCACTAAAGATAATGGTAATCCTAATGATGTATCTTACCCATCACAACCTACTACACTTATAGTCTAAGGAGAGCTATCAATGACAACCACCACTACTCAGTTTTTACTCAGTCGAATAAATCAATATTACTATAATCCTAGCAGTATAATGCAGGGAATGCTAGATACACTAGAATTAGGATTAAATGGAAATGATATCGTTGATCCAACATCTCCTTTTGTTCAGTTATTAGAATTTGCAGCCACTGCATCTACAGCCAGCATTATTAAATCTGAAGCGGTAACTAGAGCAATGTATCCAGCACTGTGTTTAACTCAATCTGATTTATTTAATCATTTATCAGATACCGATTATGTTGGGTTATTTGCTAGCCCAGCCAGCACTAGCATAACCATGATGATTCCTTATCAGCAATTAATAGCTGCAGCAATTGCACCCGATGCTAGTAATTTAAATATTAAACAAGTCATTATACCTGCCAATAGTCAAATTACTGTTAATGGAATTAATCTAGTTGTTGGTTATCCAGTTAATATTACTATTCAAACGGTAACTAATCTAGGGAGTACTTCAACAACCATATTAACCACTCTAGATACTACAGTTACTAATCCTTTAGTTAAATTAAAAACAAACATCATTAGTAATGCCGTTGTTGCTTACAATGGTAGTCAATACTTACAGTTTAATTTACCTGTACAACAGCTTAGTAATACGAGTACAGTTTATTCTTTAAATAGTGCAACTACGTTTGGACAGACTATTAATTTTAGTGATTCGTTTTGTTATGCTAGAGCCTATATTAATTTAGCTTCCAGTCCTGGTCAATGGACTGAAATACTCACCACACACAGTGTGATTAATTATGATATTAATTCACCCACATTAAAAATGCGTGTTAATAATGGATCATTATCAGTTGCATTACCAGATATTTATAATAGTCTAAATCTAACAGGTAATTCTATTAGGATAGATATCTATACCTGTAAAGGATTAATGGATTTAGATCTATCCCAGTTAAATGCAGGTAGCTTTTCTGGCAAGTGGATGGATTTTAATACTTTTAATTCAAAGAATACAACAGCCGCTATTGGTAAAGTCAGTGATATTATTATCTATTCTAATGATAGCTTAACTAATGGTATTAATGGTTTAACTTTAGAGCAAATAAGAGAGTTAGTGATTTATAGATCAAACTCTAGTAGTACGCCAGTAAGACTCAGTGATCTTACATTAGGTTTAGGTAAGTTAGGTTATGTAGTTCAAAAGATTGTAGACTCCGTTACTGATAGAATATTTGTAGCTAGTAAAAACATTCAATCTAGAGTAGTGGATGGATTAGTCACTAATCCATTAATCGCTAACATTGCAGTTAATCTAAATGAACATTGGGGCGATGTAGGTGCAGCATATACAGACTCTATTATTAACCATAATAGTAATGCAGCTACACTGCTCCCTAATGCATTATTTTTAATGAGTAATGGGAATATAAACCTATTAACTAATGCTGATCTAGATAGCATTAATAACTTAGCTATGGATAGTTTAGCAGTTGCATTAAGCAATAACTTGTACTTCTATACACCTTTTCATTATGTAATAGATTATAGTCTTCCAACGATTAATGTGAGACCTTATTATTTAAGTGGTCCAATTGTTGTTAATAATAACTATATTGCTAATAACCCATACAGGACTTATGGTATTAATACCATTATTTCTACCATTTCATTAACGGGAAATAATTATACATTAAGTCTAACGACTAAGATACCTACCGGATTAACTAACATTTATTGTCAATTAGTCTATACAGATCCTAGTAGCTATAAAAGCTATTATCTAGATAGTACAAGTATTATTAATCAGGCGAGTGCTACTTTTACTTTTGTATTAAATACTGAATTTGATATCAATCAGCAAGATGATATAGAAATGATCAATTTCTACGATGATAATAGAATGGTAGACTTTATCAATGTTAATTTAACTCAGCAATTTAGCGTATACTATTTTGTACAAGCTAATGCTATTGACTTAGAAATAACGCCTTATGGCACTAACTTTGATAGCCAGTATATGCCACCTACCGGCATAACTGTCATTGGTGCTACGCATGAAACCATTACATTAGAATTTGGCAATAGATTAACTTCTTTATATTGTCCTACTAAACAGTTATTAGCAACGACTAATTATGTAACTTACACTCAAGTGGTTAATGCAACTTATGCTGAAAACATTTATAAAGAAGGTCCACTAGGTAAGTTGTATACTGTTAATACGGATGGTACGATTAGTTTTGAATTACTACACGCTAAAGGTGATCCAGTACTCGATGCTAATGGTCATAATGTTATTTTACATAATGTAGGCGATCCAGTGATGGATGCTAATGGTAATTCTATTCCAATAGAGCCTGCTAGTAATCAAATCTTAAGACAGCTTGGTGTTACTTTTGTAGATGCTAAATATAGATTTGCTACCACAGCTAGTACAGCTAGTTATAATTTATCTATACCGACTCAAATTATCAATTATTTAAACTATGATATTGAGCCCTATATAGATACTCTAAATGAAAGAACTGAGCTGTACTTTAAACCAATGGGTGAGGCTAATAGCATTAAGGTAAACTTTGGTAATGGTACTACAGGCACTGTAAATAGTTTACTAAATATTAATATTATCTTTTACTTAAATGTAACTGCAGATAGTATTAAGAAACAGACGGCGGAAACACAGAATCTAATTAATAATACGACTATATTAGTTAGATCATTGATTAGTAAATACTTATCTAAAACAACTATTTCAATGAGTGAATTTACTGCAGAGCTAAACAATAATAAATCCCCTTTGGTAAGTGGTTTTGATATAGTGAGTTTCTTGCCAAATAATGCATCCATATTAACTATATTAGATGTTGGGGTAAGTTTCTCAGTGGCAGAAACATTAACATTATTAAGTGATGGAACATTAGACGTAGTAGATTCAGTAAATTTAGTATTTGAATCACTATTGTAGAAAAAAAAAGTATAGAAAGAGAGTACACAGAGCCCAGGCTCTGTGTACTCCACTGTTAAATTTCCATCAGAAATGCAACGTTTAATTAATTACTCATAACACTTCATTGAACTATGGATATAAGAAGTATATGCTCTACACGCCGCAGAAGCTACTCCCAATAAACCCATGGCAGGCTGTACTGAGCTTATTGCTGTTTGTCCAGCATGTACCGCTATTTTTTTCTTAAGTTCAGTTACGGAGTCCATATTCATAATACCCAAACGCTCATACTCTTCAGTTATTTTTTCAAGTGCTTTTATTTTTGACTCTATTTTAGAAAAACTACTAGTATTTCTTACATAATTAGTTGCATCTTTTAAATCAGCAATAAAAACTTTATTTACCATTTCAATGGCGTTTTCTGCCTCTTCTATCGTTAAAGATTCAACCTTTTCAGCAGTTTTAATTTTTAATGGGGTAACTTTAATAGAAAACCCAGATACTAGTTTAAGTCCATTACCATTAGTGTTAGATATTCCTAAAGCTGAAACATAAACGCCATAACCACCTATAAGTTTAAGTTCCGTATCAAAATTAGTTTTATCATAGCCATCATTCCGGAAATGAGTTCCACCAATACGTGCTACAAGAGTTTTAATATCTAAAAGTCCATAATGATCTGCATGTTTAATAAAGTATTCAACAGCCTCTTCGCCAAATTTATTTTTAACACTAGAATTCAAAATTCTAAAAAGTTCTTTAATTTCGGAATTAATATTCTTAGGTTTTGTTTCCCCTAGCATACATGTTAATGCCTTTAAAGTCTGTGCACTAATTTTAATAGCTTTAACTTCAGGCTTTTTATGTATTTCATGTGTTTGAGATTTAATATTGTTAGCATTATAACTATGTTGATGGTTAACCATTTGAGAATGCTGACTACCTGCATCATGCTCACCTGCAGTAAACATAACTGGTTTACCCTCTTCCACGGGCTGTTCTGTTTTTACTTTTGCACGTTTAGCTTTCTTTCTTTTTACAATTTCTTCGGTACCTTTAGCTACTTGTTCAGTAACTTCAACACTTGTAAATAGTGATTTAATCCAATTATAGATCTTTAATGACCAATGTTTTAAAAAAATCCAAATCTTTTCCCAAATCTTTTTAATCCATTCACCAACTGCTTGAATTTTTTCTTTAGTATCTTCTAGTCCGTAAGACAAAGACTCTAATCCTGCAGTGTCTATTTTATAATTATCACCTACTAAAGTTTTAATGGCTAAAGTAGACATAGCGTTAGCATGCTTATCTAATCCACCTTTCTCCAATGATTTAATCATTAGATCTTTAATAGCTTCTAAGCCTTCAATAGTTTCACCAGCATCTTCGATAATGTCAGATACAGCTTCTACTTCTTCATGCTCTCTATCTACACCGTCTTCAAAACTTTCAGGCAATGTTTCATCAACATCTACTTCTTCATCATACACATCTTCAGCGTTATTAGCGTCTTCTAATAACTCTTCCATAGCTGCTTTATAAATTGATCTACGTTTTCCCATTTTCTTATCCTCTTAATATTTTATCTAAATAAGTTAATACTGCTTCTTTGTTAACAGCACTTAAGTTATTAGTAAAGGTATATAAAGGCATTTCAATGCTTAATAATCCAGGTACTCTTTCTTCAATAGAATTAGCAACCATAGCATTTACACCATTCAATTCTATATCGGCTTTTAATAAGCTTAGATCTAGATTAGGATCTTCTTCTACTTCTTGGTTTTGTACCTGCTCTTCTAACTCACATAGACCCAGTCTTGAATCTTGTCGTCTAATTCTAAGGCGAGCTAATCTTTCTTCAAAATCCATCATTATTTATTCTCCTACTTTGTAGTATAATATTTTCTCAGTTTCATTAAATATTCTCTAGTAAATAATATCTCTGCACTCTTGTATCTAAGAAAGGCTGATTGCATTTCACTGAGTCTTTTACCGATAACCATTAAATCTTTCATGGATTGATAAGTACCTGATAAAGCAGAAAATTGTTTAGATAGAATATTCTTTATAATGAGGTCTTTAATAACGTGTGTTCCATTATAAGTACCTTCTTGCATTTGATAAGGTATTCCGGCACTATGTTCTGGCCACATGACTTCCGTATTCATAATTGAATCAGGTTGTTTTTGTTTAATAAAGGCTTTAGTAATAACAGAAAGTCCGTCTATTTCATGGACTAAATTTCTTCCTTTATTCTCAGCTTTCTTGCACTGACTAATAGCATATTTAATAGAATGTTCTACTTCTTCAGAATGGAAATAAACATTGCTAAATTTATCAGCAAATCCATGAATGGGCTCTAGATTATCTAATCGTTTAAACCATGAGTATGGCATATCATTGGATACAAAAGGAAGATCTCTGTTATTGTGATCTACTGCATAATTAGTCCAAAACGCATTAGCTCTATTAGCAATGACTCTGTAAGGAATAGTACATTTATTTAAAACATCGGAAGGATGTGGTAATTTACCACCGTATTGCTTAACAGAATCGAGTATAGGCAACTTAGTATGGGAAGATAGGTAATAGTCCTTAAATAAATAAGATTGCTCTATGGCAGCTACAGTGCTATTAAACGGTACTTCTGCACCATAGCTATTAGCTGCTTTCTTTAATAACTCGACCGTTTTACCCATTTCGACCATGACTTCTTCAATGACTTTAATATGAGCATCAGCAGTGGCCATTAGATCATTCCATCTATAACCTTCTATCTGATAAACAATCAATTCATCTAACTTTGTTTTAAAGTTTAAAGAGATTTCGATACCTAATCTGTTTAGCGCTAATTGATCCATACCTAACATATTAGGTGTTGCTTTCTTTTTACCACTGAGTCTCCTACCTAATAAATGCATTTCCTCAACTCTTTCTTTTAATTCCTTTAGAGTTTGATTCATGGTTCTATGCGCTTTAGCACTTAATTGCTTGCCTAACATAAAACTTAATATTCCACCAATGATAATAAAGATAAGTGGAATAGCTTTATTTAAACGAGCAATTAATGTTTCAATTACTGATTTAATAGTATCTAAAATACCTTCTAAAGCATAATCTACATTTTCACAATTAATGCCAAAGTCATTAATGGCTTCTAAGCTATAAGTGTTTCCTGATTCAATATCCCTATAAAGAGTAGTAAGCATCTCTAGTCTGCTAAAACTATAGCTGATAGATTCTAGAGATGCTTCAAGCTGTTTTTCTAATGATCTCTCTTCTTGACCGAAATAAACAGCTTCAGTATCAATAATAGAATAAGCACTGGGATCAATAGATTCTAAACAAGGTACAGGTTCTGTCTTTGTGGTCGCTATACCTTCATGCATTATATCTTGTTCAGATAACCATTTAAAGGTGTGATAAATCTCTAATATTGGTTTAAGATTTATATCAGATTTAGCCAGTAAAGGTTCAGGTAGGACTAATGAAAAGAATACATCATCTAAATAACTAGAAACCACTTCATTATCGTCGGAGCAATATTTATTATCTAAAATAGCATTACAGTTATTAATAAAAGAAAAACAAACTTCTCTCCATTTAGACGGAGGTAGAGTTGTTTCGTGTTTTTTTGCAATAGTTTCAATAGCTGATGTAATCCCTTTATGAATTTCTTCACTATTGGAAAGTAATTCACTTATTGAGTTATGCTGATCACAAACCATGCCCATTGTTTCTAAAACCGCACAGTAATTACTGTAATTATCTTTTTCAATATCAATTTTATCTTTATCTATTAAAGATTTAAAAATGACATAATGAAGATGATGTGATCTTAAAGTATTTCTTTTGATATATACATTTTCAGCCATTGAGTTAATAGCCTGTGTGTTAATAGCGATAGCTGTTTTTAGTCTGGCTAAGACTTTCATCATATCAGGTTCAAATTTCATATCCCAAACTTTATTAGCTTCTTCATCACAGCCAGTTTGAGTAACAATTCTAGGGCCAAAACCAAATATTAATGCTAGAGCAGCATTTCTAAAATCTGGTGTCAATGGCCTCAATACTCTAATCAGTTTAGACTCTGCTCTCTCTGGAGCATCATCTAGATCGTCGGACATAAATCTCATAGGTACATTCCTCAAGTAATTTATATTAAGAAAACTTAATCATAAGATTCTCTTTAAGGGCAAAAAAAAAACAATGATATAAATACTCTAGGATAGCTATATAGCTATCCTAGAGACTATGTTAAAGTAAATTCTTTTCTAAAAGCAGTTCGACTGTTTGATCTAACTTACAGAGTTTACTCAAAGCTTTTAATTCAGCAATCGTAAACCATTTCACTGCTTTGTGTTTTAATGGTTCTTTATTGATTATAGTGCCACTAAAATTAACCACCTCAAAGTAGGTATAGTTAGCGATTTTGATTACACGATTTTCATTATAATCAATAGTCTCATTAGTAATAACCTTTAAGTTATTTACAATGATATCTAATTCTTCAAACAGTTCACGAACTATTCCATCATGAAAGGTTTCATTATTTTCTACCTTCCCTCCTGGAAACATCCAGGAATTACATTTGACATGATCTAATAGTAATATTTTACCATGTCTTTTTATAATTCCGGATACTGCTTTTACTTTATTATCATTCATTTTATAGTTTCTCCTTAGGGACAATACAGGCATTGTATTACTCTAGTAAATAATGTATCAAACATTTTCATTTGTTTTTAAAGATAATGCTGCTGCTGCTGAAAACAAATCATTATTGTAGAGTGCTTCAATATCATGATTAAACTTTATAATAGCTTCTGTTTTACTACCAGAGAATGTTAGTATTCCATACATTAACTCTATTAGTGTTTTATTCTCATGCATTTTATCCAGTACTTTTTCAATACCTTTATAATCTAGCAATAGCTTTTCTTTTTGTTCTTTAGCTAGAGTAGTATCCTTTAAAGCATCATTGACTTGTTGTTTTAATTTTAATATTCTTTTATCTAATGGATCATACTCTGGGATATCTGGAGAATGTTTTATTAGCATGACTAATATTACAAAAAAACCAATCCCTAGTGTACTCAATCCTGTTGCTACTGCAAAAAATGCAGAGCCTGCAGTAATACCAAATAGTGGACCTACAACTTCTAGAAAGAAAAAAGTTTTAGGAGATACATATTCTCTAGCGCCTTGAGTTCTATATAGCTTATCAAAGCGAGTAGCTAAATGTCTACCATAACCAAATCTAGCACAAAATTGATCGGCTAATACTTCCCATGTTCTAGCATCATAAATATCTAAATCTAATTCTCTCTTACTTTCTTCAACGGCAGCATTAAATAATAAGACTCTATAAGAAGTTTCATTTAGATTTTGATTAGCCAGTAATTGTTTATCATCAAAAGTAATATCATATTCTTTTTCTAAAGAATGTAGGATAATTACTTTCTGTTCTACCTTAGTGGCATTGGCTAATCTTTTTACACCTTCATTGAGTAACAGATTAGTCTTTAATATTTTCCCAATAATTACAAAGTAGTAAAACCAGTGGCCTATTTCATGGAGTAATACAGCAACCACTTCCTTTACAGTATACATACTGCTATTAGATAGAAATAAATTACCTACTTCACAATATGTTTTAATCTTAGAATAATCACCTGTTACTTTAACAGTTTGTAAATTAATAGTTCCTTCAAAGTATTTCTTTTCATTTAAAATATTTAAAAAGGTTGGATTACGCACCTCATAGTTTTCAGAAATGGTGTGATTATTTACTAATGAAGGCATGTATATACCGGCACCCAGTAAGTTAGGTCTATTAAAAAACACAATAGATAGTCCAGTATGTTCAGATACTATTTTAGATAATGCTGATTTCTCTAATGTATCTTTTTCTATAATTAGACTATTTCTAACCTTAGTAATTTCTGCTTCTAAATCAGGTCCTAGAGTAGAGTTAAATTGATGTACAATACTCTCTATGGCATAAAAGTCTTTAATGCTTAGTTTAGGTCTCATAGCTTTTATATCCAAAAAAAAATGGTTGGGTAAGTTCTATAAGATAATAAAGATAAAAAAAAAAGAAGGGCCGAAGCCCCTCTTAATTATTACATGCCAGAAATAACTTCTGACACGCAGTTAAAATAATCAAGCATATTCACCTTTAATTCTTCTGCCGTTTTGGCAGATAGAACATAATTAAGCAAGGTAATCATACATGAAAATAATTTGAATTAACATAAATAGATAGACTAGGGCTATATAGCCCTAGTCTATCTAAATTAATGCAATAAATTATTGGCTATTAATACATCCATTAATTCACCTAATAGTTCTAATCTACTTAGGTTTAATAACTCTTGATAACTCACCCATCTCATCTGTGGATGTTTATGGGGTTCTTTATTAGTTACTTCATTGTCATAATCAGTAACCTTTATTACTACAAAGTTAGTATCTGGTTTATAGACTACTGCTTTTCCACTATAGATTAATTCCATTTCTTTAATTACTATTCCTAATTCTTCCCACATCTCTCTAGTAACTGCTTGTCTAAAAGTTTCTTCAGCATCTACTTTCCCCGCAGGAAAAACAAACTTATTCATTTTTAAATGTTCTACAATTAAAAACTTTCCATCCTTTTTAATCATACAACTAATGACATTCTTACCAATAGCCTGTTCATCTAGATTGATAATCCTTTCATCAATGTCTTCGGTACCATGAGAGTTCTTTTCTTTCTTTTTAGTACTTTGCCAAAGACCTTCTTTTTTATCAGCATCTAGAAATTCTTTAGCTGTTTTTCTTTCTTCATCGGTAGAGTCTTTATCATGTAATTTATAAAGCCAGTAATTATGCTGGGCTTGAGATTTTGAAGGCATTTATAATACTCCTGAAAAGGGTTTTTAACTATATGATAAATAAAGGCAAAAAAAAAAGAGGATAACATTAAGTTATCCTCCCTGACTACAATGAGTCAAGATTCCCCAGGAGATCCCTAGGATGTTTCACCATCTCCTTCAGTAGGAGATTCAGTGCCATCCGAGGATGAAGACTGGTTGTCAGCAGATGCTACTGGAGCATCTGCAATAATGTACTGAATAAAGGCATTGGCCGCGCCAGCGACCATGGCAGCTGCACCTGCAGCTACCATAATTGTTCTATAATTCATTATTTATTCTCCGGGCTGGTTTTGTGGTTTAGTTATTACTTCAATTATGGTGGTTAGGATAACCATATAGATGGTTAATCTCCCTACCACTTTAAAGAACTCAAACATGATATCCTCCTTATTAGGTTATACATGTAAATCCATTAAAATAATATATATATATGAAAAAAATTTGAATCCATTATTTATTATCTAAATTCAATATCTTTTGTCTAAACCTTTCAGGGACTCTATATAATGAATGAAAATAAATCTAGTATTAAAAGGGAATTTGTATTTGGTACTTACTGCCCTAATAGAGTAGATAGAAATAAAGATGCTGTTTTTGTTAAAGAGATTTTACATAAAGATGGTATGATAAAAAGAAACTTAAGGATGATAGAAAACTATCAAAGACCTTTTTATATTACTAAACCAAATTACAGAGATCATCAGCAAAAGAAAGAATTTGAACATTTAGCTAAATTAGATACTTACTATACGAATCAAGCTAATTTATCTAAAAGTATCTTTAAAGTACTCAACGGCTATAGACCTAATAATTATATTTCTATTCAGGATATGAATGAATCACCTTATGTCTATGGCACTGATGTAGCTACACCAGTACTGATAGCTAATGATTATAAAACTAAATATCCAGATTTATTAACACCTTCAACACTGGCTGTGCTGGACTATGAAACTGATGTAGTCATGGGAAAAGAATATATCATTTCTGGTGTATTAGCTATGAAAGATAAACTACATATTGCTGTATCTAAAGAGTTTTTAGGTTACTTAGCTAAAGATGCTAAAGAACTGATTAAGCAAGCTTTAAATAAGTATCTATCTGAGTACATGGAAAAAAATAAGATAGAGCCTATTATTACTATAGTGGATAAGCCCTCTGACGTAGTATTAGCTTTAATTAAATCAGCTCATACTTGGCAACCTGACTTTGTAGCTTGCTGGAATATTAAGTTTGATATGAATAAAATGCTAGAAGCTTTAGCGATGGATGATATAGACCCTGCTTTTGCTTTTAGTGATCCATCAGTACCTCCTGAATATAGATTTTTTAGATGGCGAGAAGATAAGGATAAAAAATCAACAGCCAGTGGTAAAGTAACCCCTAAACATATAGCTGATAAATGGCATACAGCAACCTGCCCTGCTAGTTTTTATTTTATTTGCTTAATGGCAGTCCATAGAACAGTAAGGGCCAGAGATCCTTATAGATCTAGTTATAAATTAGATGCTGTATTAAAAGACTTTGGTGTGGGTGGGAAATTAAAGTTTGAAAATCTACAAGAAGGTTTAACAGAGTTAGATTGGCATAAGGAAATGCAAAGGATGTATAAGATAGAATACATGGTCTATATGGCATGGGATGGTGGGTCAGCGATAGAGCTAGATCAAAAAACTAAGGATGCTAGTAACTCTGTTAGAGGAATGATTGGATTATCTGAATTAAGTAATATGAAAAGTAATCCAAAAAGACTATCAGATGACATGTACTTTGAACTATTAAAAGAAGATAAAGTATTAACGGGTACTAGCAACTGTATGCGTGATGAACTCGATGCTCTTACACCATCCCTTGTAAATTGGATAATAACTTTACCTTCTGAGTTAGAACATCACATGGGTAGAGCATTAATCAATGAATATCCAAAGATGCATACTAACATTACTACCCATGCCTTTGACATTGACGTAGTATCGGCCTATCCTAAAACAGAAATAGCTTTAAATGTTTCTAAAACGACTAGAGCATTAGAATTATGTAAGATTAGCGGATTAAGTGATAAACAGCAAAAGTCATTGGGCATTAATATGACTAATGTTAAAGTCAATGCCTTATCATTAGCTGAAAAAGCTTATAAGTTTCCTGATGTAGATGTTTTACTACAAGCTTTTATAAATCAAATGTAAAAAAAAAGACATAGTATTCCATACAGTAGCATTATGTTACTGTATGGAAATATGTTTATTCTTATTCTTCTTTTTTAAACAAAGGGTCTAGTAACTCTACACAAGCTATTTGTAGAATTTCTTCAGTTGCTTCATAAGCATCCACTAATGATATCCTAGATAGAATGATATTGGCTATTAAGCTAAAGCATTCTCTAACACATTCAAACCATTCTTTATTAATACCGTTTAAACTGTACATATAAGCTACTACACCCTCTTTGTTAAAGAGATATTGTATTAGCCCTACCATTACATCGGTATTCATTTTATTGTCTTTAACAGCATTGTAGAGGTTTGTAATGTAATTAGTAATTAGATCATCACTAAAGCATTTATCAATAACTGTAGAGTTTTCTTTAGTTAATTGCAATAGTCTTTGAAATAACTCTTTTAAGTTAGTTTCTTCAATAGGCATTCTGCAATTATAATCAGCTTTACTATTGGTATAGAAGACTGAAACAACGTAGTTTATTTTGTCAATTGCTAGTTCATTTAGTTTCATAACTCATTAATTCCTGATAGTCTTCTAATGTTAATGTTGTTATTGAAAAGCATTTCTACTTCTTCATTGCTCGTACATCTATACCAATATAAATCATTCATTCCGGCATCACCGGTTACCGGATCATGCGTTATTCTTAAACCTTCCCACAAGACATGAGCTGTTGTACCATAGTCAGCTTTATCTTTTTCCCACTGTAATTTGTTCATATTTCCTCTAAATAAATAGTCATGTCTATGAAAGACATCCATTGGATAATGTAGTTATCAACATTTTTTGAATCTGTCCATACTATTTAAGTAATTAGGTACAAAAAAAAACTGAACATAAGTAGTACTACACTACCCAAACGAGTAGTGTAGTACTGATAGGCTAAGTGCTGATCACCGACGCCGCTGAGCCACTAATAATTACATAGGTTATGAACCCCAGCTACTTTACTATAAAAGCGCTGGTGAATATATTGATTGCTGTTCGACATCAATGATTGAGGTTAATTTCATCGCCGAAATATTTTGTTTAATGTCTCGTACTAGGAGAAAGAAATACTAACATTAAAACAAAGAATCAATATACTCATTTTTACTGGAGATTTCCACTATGGGTTAGACCGTAAACCATACAAAACGGAACATCATAATCTACTTTCTCAACAAACCATTTTCGCCAAATGTTCGCCAATAAAATGGTAGGCTAACTAAGAATGTTTCACTGGGATTCATATCCCATGCAACTACTAGTAGGTACTGCAATAAGATAATGTATATTTCAAATTATCTTGAATTCACTCAAATAATAAACTTACTGAATATTAAAAAATTTCTTTACTCGATTTAAAATAATTTCTGAAGTAGAAGAGACTAATGTACCTCTAATAGTTTCCCAGCTAATACTCTTAGCAGTAGCAAACCGAGACCCTTCATGTGCACAATCAACAAAGATCTTTACTAAAGAGAAAAACTCTCTTTGTTGTTCATTAGTGAGCATAGGCATTTTATCAACCGATGCAAACATGTTTTCTGTCGTAAAGTGAGTGTTGAAGTTAGCATTAATGTATTTCAATAAATTTTGCATAAACTCAATAGCTTCTTCTTCTGAACCTTTAGATAAGATTCTAGAGATACAGTTATAGAAAGTAGTTTGAGCTGCACCTACATCAGCAGGTGATCCTTGAGTAATACCTCTAAGCAGTGCAAAGGCTGATTCAAGGCGAGATGAGTTTAGAGCATCATTAGGGCACATATCTTTACCCAAAGTAGCAGGATGCACTGCATCTTCTACAACAGGGGCTACTTCTTTAGCGAGTGTATCAAAGACATTAACTACAGGTTCAGGTTGAGCAGGTACATTAGTTTCTGGCATAGCAGGGGCTATATCAGCAACCGCTGTAGTTTGTTCAGTAATAGTTTCTGTACTATCGGACATGGGATTTTCCTCTTAATAGGATATTAAAGTGATAGAGTAAATTCTCTATATGATAAATATTTATTTTGGTTTAATAGTGTAAAGTTTTAATTTCATAATTAATACATCGAGTACATTATGAAATTCTTGAATACCTCTGTTATTGTTAATAACAATATTGCAATCTGCCTGAGTAATGGTCATAGACTCTACATCTTCAGGTGGTAATCTTTCAGAAGCATCTACCCAGATAACTGTATCGACTAAACCAATCTTACGCATTTCTTTGAGCTCTTCAATGTTTCTTAAGCCACAGTAGATATTAGATTGACTAAAGATCAATTTACCCATTTTAGCTTTATCTTCTTCGTTATAGTCACAGATTAAATCATACCATTCTTTTCGATGATTAACTCTATCGTTATAACACTCTTCTAAAGTCTGATAACCATATAACTCTTTTAGTTTAGGAAAGATATATTCTTCTGCTACTGCAAAACTAGAATTAGTAAATGTTAATCCAGTCTGTTCTTTAATATAGTCACAAGCAGTATCCTTGCCATGTCGTTTATGACCGGTTATAATTATATTCATAATTTAAATGTCTCTTAATTTAAACAAATAATATTATAATTACTTTATTTAATATTTTAGGTTAATCTATCAAGATAGTTATAACGATGGGTTGTTAAAGCTTGTGTATGAACTAGTGCTAAGAAGATAGAGGTAAAGGTAGAAGTAATAGAGGTCATCTGAGCATTGATACCAACTTCAGACGTTGATACAATATCGCCCATACATTTTTTACAAAAAGAGGTATGCTGAGTAATGCAGTAAGTAGGTGATCTAATGATAACATGTTTGCCAATATAATGCTTTAATTCACCTGGCTTAATAGGCTCTTCTTTACCCAATAGGTATCTGCCGATATAGTTATCATAATTATCTGATTTAATAACTATAATCAAGCCTCTAGGCGTGTGGCAATCTTCATTATTAATATTATAATTTTGAAAGATACGTCCAGTAATCTTTACTTCTACACCTGCTAAAGCGGTTGATTGACCTCTATTAAATGATCCACCTCGAATCATATTAGCAATAGCAGGTATCTCTTTAATACCCCAGCCTTCAGATAAAGAATTAGTCATGACTGATATCTTAGACTCATCAATAAAGTCTTGTTCAGCTCCAACCATAGCGTGCGTTCTTAAACGACTATTTAATGTTTTAGGTGAAATATAAAACCGCTCAGATGGATCACCTTTTAAATACTGTTTATCTAAATCCATTAACTGATTTTGAATATCAGATACAACAGATGGGTCATGTAATTCATCTTTATGTTTTTCTAATAATTCTTTTTTTAGTTTTTCAGCTTCAGGGTTTAGAGTCAATGTTTTACGCGTAGCACAAGGTACCGATACCATAGATAAAACAGTAATCATACAGACGGCGTTTTCAAAACGATGATGCATAGCTGTCGTACATTCATCCTTTTGCAACACATCATACGCTATTTTGTTTAATATCTTAGGTGTCATTTCATCATTAAAATAAGGCACTAATCCCTGATAAGGATACTCTATTAATAGAGCATTCATTAATAGTCTTCCATAGATAGTTTCTATATCTTCCTTAATACACTTTAAGGTATGAGCTTTTATTTGTATTTTTTCATAGCGATCATATAAAGGTTTATCGAACTCATAATCAGTAATGATTTCTTTTTTGCCATTATCTAAATGCACAGTTAGATGATGTCCGTCCGTTACTATACCTGTTTCATGGGATATTTTATCATCATGATTTTTCTCAGGTAAAATACCAAAACAAGACAGTAACCAAGCTCTTTCTAAATACCTTTCTGTTTTTAATGAATAAATCATGTATTCTAATTTAGTCATTTTTATTCTCCCTATAAGCATCTATCAAACCAGTTACTCTGATGATATCAGCTAGATTATCTAGTATATGTTCAGTGACTTCACTCATGGTAATATACAGAACATTGTTAGGCGTAGAGCTACCTAATACCATTAGAATAATTTCATTAGCAATTAACTGCAGACTTTCAATAGTTGATTTACCTGTTAATTCTTCTTCTCTAATATCAGAAATAATTTCTGCATGCGCAACTAAGAAACTATCTAGATTATAGCCAAAATGATTAATAGCTTTAATAGTATCTACAACCACACCTTTCATAGGCAGATTACTATTTTTAAAGCGAGCTTCAGCCATTGCTTGAGTTTCTTTAATAATAGGCATAATAGGTTTATCTTCAGTTAAGTACTGAATGACTTCAGGTATGACTCGCTCTACATGTAATAGACTATCAGTAATTGATAAATCTGATAAAACAGATAAGATATGAGCAAACTGTATTTCCTCTGAATTATTTAAATCTATTGTAGTACTTGCAAATAATTCATGGGGTGGCTGAGTGGCTAGTAATACGACTACACCGAGTATCTTTACTAATGGAAATAGTTTATCTGCAAATGGATTGGTTAAAAATATTCCTTGCATGGATAAAACTGTATTTAAATGTTCTCTATAAATACTATCAATCATATTAGTAATATCTTTACTGGTTAGATCCCCTGTATCTTCAAAAACAAAATCTACATCATCTTGATGAGCTTCATAATTTAAAGCTGCAAAACTATTCTCTATAGAAGTATACATCTCTATAACTTCTTCAGGATAAATACCCACAAAATGATTAAAGTAATTTGGCAAAGTAGCCATTCTAATACCTCTACAAATTAGATATAAATAAATAGCTAATATATATTAGCTGTACCATACGATAAACTCGTATACTTACTATAACATTTTTAGTTGGAATATAATAATGAATTTAGACTCAGACAATCAATCTTTAGAAGAAAATCCTTGGACAGATGCCAGTATCGTTAATTTACCCCCTTCAGATATGGTAGCTACATTAGAAGAACTAAAAAAAGTATCTAACTATATTGAAGATAAAGTAGCGATGCCTCAAGATGGTGGTGAGATTACTGAAGAGCAAATGGCCATTATCATTGCTAATAGCAATCTAGTATCCATTGAGCCCGTTACTGAAGAACAAGCATCTTCTTTAAAAAAGGATGTTGCTAAAAGAAAAGCTAGAAAAAAAGAAAGGGAAAAAGAGATAGAGTTAGAAAATATTGAAAAAGCATTGGAGGAAACTAATGTTAATTGGTCCGAAGCACATGAACTCTATGGACTGCTATTTAGTGGATTAGCTGAATATTCTAATATTGGATTAGCTGCACAAACAGTTATGTCATTGTTAGATGCTGAAAAACAAAAATTAATGACTTCTACTTTAACTAGCTTCTATAGAGATATTACTGCTTTTTCAAACAAACTAACAGCTATCTTTAGAAGAATTAAACCCCATAATCAAAAAACAACGACTGATGATCTAATGGAGTTTTATTCCATCTATGAAGATTTAGATGCTTTAAGAGTAGACTTTACCACTACATTAACTGAACCATCTATTACTTTAACAGAAATCGTAGAAACATTAAGAGCTACTACTGCAGTAGTGGAGGAAGCAAATGCATAATTACACACCTATTGATCCGACTGAAATTATTAATGAAGTTAAAGCTTCATTAGAAGAAGAAATTATTGAAGTTAAAAAGCCAGAACATCAATATACTGCCTACACACCCTTTCTTTCTTTTGAAGAGGAAGATGTAAATCCATTAGATAGTACGCATTATCTTCCTATGGAAATATCTACAGATGAAGATTTAAACACTTGTTTTAAACTCTGTCAAGAAGAAATTAGAAAAACAAAAGATGATGATAAAAGAAGTGATTTAAGGAATTTAGTCGATGCATTTATTAACGTATCGCTGAACACCCATGGTAGTGACTATCTAACATTCTTTAACAAGAATGTGGGTAACTTAGTTCAGTATGTTATTGGGGATAGAAATAGAAAGATCTGTATTAATCATCCAAAGATATCAATCCCTGATGATGTAGATACTTTAACTGGTAATATGGCCGTTCGGTTTATTGGAACCATTGCTAAAACTGGTAAGCCTACTCATGTTCCGTTATTTTCATCTTGTTTTTGGGTCAACATAACCCCATTTACTGAATTAGAAATGGCTAATTTAACAATGTCTTTGCAACAGACTAATGTTAACTTAGGTATTAATACTAGAGGTGCAGGTTTAACAGGTGAAGATATCCACATTGTAGGAAACATCGTGGAATTTATTTTATCACATGTTGAAGACTGTAGCATTAAAGGTTACGAAAGAATAGATTTGCGAAAAATAATTAGTGCGAATGATATTAAAGTTTTAATGGCGGCAGCACTATCGGCTATCTATCCATCAGGTTATCCCATTTGGCATGTTTGCACCAATGTTGCTAAAGGACTTTGTTCCCACAACATCATGCCTCAAAGAAAGGAAAATGGCGACTATAAGCCAGATAGTTTATTAGACTTTACCAAAGTAGTGTGGACTAATAGGGAACATCTTTCTACCGAACAAATAACCCTACTGGATAGTCCATCTAGATCGGTAACTTATGAAGATGTTGTTAAAGCGCAAAAGGCATTGCAAAAAAGAATTATTAGTGATAAAAATAAAGTAAAGATAATTGACTTTGGTGACAAATCAATTAGCATTGGCTTTAAAGTACCTTCTTATGCTGAATACTCAATGACCAGTAATAACTGGGTAAACTCTATTAAGAAAATGGTAGAAGATGCTATTATGCATGATGAAACTGTAACGGCTGAAAATAGAGAAGAAAAAAGAAGTGCATTTCTTAATACCTCTATTGCAGTTAGTAACTTAATTAAACATTTATGCTGGGTAGAGTTTATTGCCATTACTTATTCGTCTGGTAGAGAAATTACTATCAGTGATGATAAAACAATTAAAGCTGTTTTAGAAGATCTAATTAAAGCCAATGGATTTACACCAGCCTTTGAGAGAGCTGCACAAACCTTTAAAGAAATTAGCTTACTTTCTTATACAGGTGTAAACAACTATGTGTGTCCTCAATGTGGTGGCACTCAAGTCCATGAACACAGTCCTACTCCCAGTTTAATCCCAATTAATGTGGTGAGCTATTTTTTGTCTACAATGGTGTGGAGAGGGTCGACCCGTCAGGGGATGGAATAGTTAAAGCACCTAACTTCATAGCAGATTCTGAAGGTATAACAGATCCATTGTGGTCATCATTTCTTACAATGGATTCAACTGATAATAGCATTAGTAATCAAATGCTGCTGTTAGAGAAATATGAAAAAGCCTTTGGAATACAAACTGACTATGATAGTCCCATTGCCCTATGTACAAAGAAGTCTATTACTGATGTTTTTGAGGATAGTTATTTAGAGGCGGTATACTCTAGATTGCTCTATGAGAAAGCACCACAGAAGACAGGGATGTCTTTATCAGAACTAATAAACTTACCTAATTATGAATTGCATATCATTCTTAGAATACTAGGTAAGATGAGAAAGAAAGAAGATAAAATAATTGATAATTTAGATTTGGAGTAAATAATGTTTTCTGATTTATATAACTCAACAAAAGTAAGTAGAGATAATACTTATACTGACTTAAAGGTATTAGATCCATTAGACACTGGGTTAGATTGTACACCTAAGTATGCTACCGATGGATCGGGAGCTTGTGATGCAATAGCCTGTATTAAAGAAGAGATTACTATATTGCCTGGTGAACATGCAATGATTCCATTAGGTTTTGCTTTGCATATTAAAGATCCTAATATTGTCTGTTTATTAACAGGTAGATCAGGTATGTTCCATAAACAAAAATTAAGAGCTGGAAACTGTGTAGGTGTTATTGACTCAGACTATCAAGGTGAAGTCAAAGCTTTAATTCAAAATGATGGTAAGGAAGAACAAGTAATTAAACCAGGTGATCGTATTTGCCAGTTACTATTTATGCCTGTTAAAAGAGCATGGTTTAATGTCGTTGAAGAATTTGAATCTACTACAGAAAGAGGTGCTGGTGGATTTGGACATACTGGCATGACTGCCATCTTAACTGCACCTAATACAACTATGTTATTCCCAACACAAATAAAAGAAGCAGAAGGTGTATTTTAATGGCTAAAGTATTTCTAGGTGGTACATGTTCGCACAGTAAATGGAGAGATCTACTCATTGAAAATAAAGCAATGGGCGCTAAATTAGAAATAGACTATTTTAATCCTGTCATTGATGATTGGAAACCAGAATGTCAGGCTGAAGAAATTAAGCAAAGAGAAGAATGTGATTACTTTCTCTATGTTATTACACCTAGAATGTCTGGCGTATACAGCATTGCTGAGGTAGTAGAAGATAGTATTAAAAGACCTGAAAAAACTATCTTTGCTATTATTAATGCGGATACCTTAGATGATGTATCTCAGCAAATTACTCATTTTAGTGATAGTCAATTAAAATCATTAAAAGCGGTGGCTGGTTTGGTTAAAAGAAATGGTGCTACAGTATTAAATAGTTTAAAACAAATAAGAGATTATTTAAATAGTAAAGCATAAATATGGTATGCTAAATGGGTAAATATTTACCCATTTAGCATTATGACTAATGATTATTAAAACAGAAATAATAAATACTAAAACTACAGATTTAAATAAATTATTTAATATAGCTAATAATGTTTATACCATTCTTTCTAATTTAAAAAAAGATTATCCAAATTTTAAACAATGGTATACGATTAATGTATTTAATGGGTTATTGAGTGGTAATAGAACATTAATCATAAATATTGTAAATGACGAAATAGCTGCTATATCCATAATTAAAAATGAAGTAGAAAAGAAAATATGTACTATTTACGTATTGTCAAAATATAGAAGATTTGGATTAGGAACTGATTTATTTATAAATAGCATGGATATATTAAATGAAGATAAGCCTTTGTTTAGTATATCTAGTAAAAAAATAAATGAATTCAGTAGGATTATAAAATATTTTGGTTATGAATTTACTGAAGAGTATAGTGGGTTATATATTCCTAATAATAAAGAATTATCATTTAATGGATTAATAAAATAAAAAAGAAAGGCATAATGTACCATACGGTAGCCTAGGCTACCGTATGGTACTATGTTAATGTTTTACTATATAAACATACAGTAAAACAACTATCACGTTTATACTCCACATCCAGTCAGGATATGGCATATTCTTTCTTATGTTACCAATATACCATGGTATATTGGCTAAGAATATTAAACCTAAGATTGGCAAGGCTGTTCCTATTATCATTTTATTACTCCATTGATTAAAGGATATATCTAATCAATGATGTATATATTCAAGTTATTTGAATTTATTGAGATTCTTTTATTTTCCCCTATGCCTTATTTACCCGTCTTTCCATTCTAGCACAAAAGCCTCTTATGTCTAAAGTTTGCTGAATCAAAAACTCTGCAATGTCTACTATTCTAGACGGCAATGGGTCACCTTTAGATTCAAGTATTTTAATTAACTCTAACGCTAATGGACGACTAAAGCTAACATTAGCAATATTTTTATTCTTCAATACTTTTAATGTATGGCTAATAACGATACTAATTAACTCCAATGCATCCTTATCATTATTACCTTCATAGTAACCTTCAAACAATTCAACAATGATATCATTTAACTCTAGCCTAGATAGGAAATTGGTAACACCTTCTAACTGTGGAAAATAACTAACAAAAACTTGGCAAATAGCTTGACGCCGTTTTTCATTAAGCTCATCAATTTCTTCACAGGTTAAAGCAATAGACTCATTGTAATTGGCATCGTTATCATCACCCACCAAACCTGTTGCACAAATAGCTTTTTCTAATTTATTTAATCCATCTATGCTTTTAAAAACTGCTTTATTAACAATGCCTTCTACAACATCACCAACTCCATTGTTGATAATGTCATTCATTAAGTCTTTTGAGTTTCCATAATTAATGACTAAAGGATAACTAGATCCTTCATAGTTGTTAGCAGTTATATCTTTAAAGAACTTTTCCTTTTCTTTAATTTCTTTCTTAGCTCGTTCTTTTTGTAGTAATTGAGTTAACTCATTCATTTTGTCTGCTTTAACAAAACGAATTAAGATATGATTTTTACCTCGTTTATTAACTGAGTAAATTTCATATTCATTTAGTAACTTAACAATAGTTGGGTTACTAGTAAGGTTATTAATACCCTTACCAATAACTCGCATTGCACTTCTTAAATCTAAATCATTGTAATCTACTGAAATACCATTGACTTCTCTTTGAAATCTCAGTTCATCAATGGTGTCATAAAACGTTACAGGATCGCCTGTAGCGATGAATTCTAAATACCCATGTATTCCATCAGTGATATTAGAATAATAGCTGTGAGCTAAATCTAAGCCTTCTAATTCCACTAATACATCTTTCAAGTGATTGTTTGTTTCTAACATTTAACTTTCCTCTACTGTGTTGTAAGGTGTTTGCCAATCATTGTTTTTATACAATGTTAAAATAGTCTGATTACTAATAGCTTTGGCATCGGTTAATATATAGCCGTCTCTATAGAGCCTCTGTAGCATATGTTTAGTATTCATTAATAAATTAGTAAGATTAGATCTTATCATACCTTCTATTATCAGGTATTGAGTGTCCGCATTAGGATCATCTCTTACTAACTCACTGATGCCTAACTCTAATTCAGTTAATGTAAACCAATCATCTATAATAGCCTCTATCATTAACTGCAGGACATTAAACCTGCAGTGTAATAGATGATAATTGAAATTTACAAGGACATTAATGTTCATTTCTTAATATGTTCATTAACTATCCTTGTTCTGCTGAATATAAGGACCGTGTTGCCACGGTAGCACTGAATAGAGTCTAAGGTATACCTCCTCTCTAATTTACTCAGAGAATACAATACAGGCCGCATATGAGCTATTAACACTTTTCGTTTAGCTACATAAATTTCATGTAATCTATTTTGCTCAACCAGTAAGTCATCTTCTCTCTCAAAGAAATCATCAGTGATATCTAATATTTCGTCATAGATAAAATCTTCATCATTTCTAATAATACCTTCCATAATGGACATGATAAAGAAAATATCAAACTCAACATCTCTGGTATCAACTGGTATTTGAAACTTGATTATTTGTTGAATGTCAGAATCCATACACCTCTCCCCTTAATCGTAACATCTTCCAAGTAGTAATGGAATGTATTAATTTTTGCTTTAATGAAATGTAAGTTACAATGAATCCTATTATAAAACTGTTCTATTATTTCGTACAGCTCACTTAGCTCTCTATCTCTACCTTTTTCATCAGTAGGATCTAACATTCCCTCAGTCACATCAAAAATAACAGAATCATCATTTTGCAAAAATGATATAATGATAGCTTCTATTAGATCATCTGGTATAAGGTCTTTCGTCCAAGAAAAGTCTACTACAAACTGTACATCACCAGTTGTTATTGTGCCCATATTTAGGTTGCATCTCCATTATTATACTTGTGCCACGTATTAATACATCGTGCACATAGTGAGTATCTATATACTTCTTAATAAACTTATCTATACCAGCACGCATTAGATGGGCTTCCAGTACATTAGCCATCCCACCATAATAGTTTTGCATGGCATAAATAACACTTTTATCATCCATGATATTTTTATTAAATAGTAAACTCTCACTGACTAAACAATCAAAAATATAACTATTATTATCAAACTTTAAATGGATAATACCGGCAATCATATACTCAATATCAGAGATTGAATACAGCATGTCGGTATGTCCCAACGGAATAATAATTTTAATAGCTGATAGGGGTATGTCCTCGTCCATAAATATCCTTTAAATTTTATAACTCGTTTTAATACAATTGATTATTTTTACCTTAGGGGTAAAAATAGCTACCTTATCTAAATGATAGTCCACATGCTTTTGTATGCTCATACAGACTAGATAACAAAATAATGGATCTAGATTAGGATATAGGTCACTAATGTCTCTAAGCCTTCCTAGCATTTGAATATTCTTTTCCATCGCATTAATGGCTACAGTCGATATAACAACCACTAATCCTTTAATGTCTTTACCAGTACCTGCTTTATTGGGCGTAGAAACTACAATATCATGAGAGTGTAAAACCTCATCTTCATGCTTGCCATTATAAGCTGTGATTCTAAAGTCTTTGCAGTTATAATCTCTTTTTATATACTTAGCGAGTCTTTCACTAAAATCAATGCTCGATACATAAATAAGAAGTTTCTGCTTAGGTAAGTAATTAGTTACGAATAGCTTAACGACTAAATTAGTGATCATATTCATGTAGTTTTCTAATAAGACTTTTTTAGCCATAATAGATTGCTCAAATAAGTTATGGCTATAGCCCATAGACCCATTATACTTAATACTCTCTGGATCTATTAGATTATACCCAATAGCTTTAACTGCAATATATTTATGCCAATCTAAACCTTCATACCTAAGATGCCTAGGGAATATAATCTCATACATTCTGTTAGTAAAGCTATCATTAGACTGAATAGTAGCTGATAGATAGAGTACTTTAGAGATATTAGTTTCTATCGAATGCCTAAAATTAAAGTGTAAGTTTTCGTGAGCTTCATCAACAACTCTAAAGCCAATGCCTAATACTTTATAAAGATCTTTAGGTAAACACCCATAAGTAGACTTTCCAGTTTTCTCATGATCTGTTAAATAATCCCTAATAGTGCCTGTAGTAAAGATTAATATAGAGGCATCTAGATCCCCAGATCTACCCAAAGATATTGCATTCTTTAATTCTTTTTTACCACGAATAACAACGACTTCTTTTCCCGCATTAGTAAATATCCAGTTAGCATCCTTTAACCATGTTTCTACATGAGATGCACCCAGCGTTATAGCTGCTCGTTTTTTATTCTTGTAAATAGAGTATAAAGCACAAAAGGTTTTTCCTTTACCTGTTTGTAGTGGTAATACTCTAGTATCATCTGCCTTATTAATAAAATCAATAATGGGGGGCTGATAGTCTCTAGGCTCTACACCTTCAGCTAAGATTAATTTATTATCTTCACCTTTACAAGATCTATGATGAATGGTTTCTATTTCAGATTCAGATACATGAGATTTCTTTAAATGATCTAAAAAAGAAGGCATAAGGTTTTTATGCAATCCATAGGTCATTGTCCTAGGGATATAAATGCTATAGCTGAGTTTAAATTTTCTAATGGATCGTTTTGCTCGCCAATCAAATCTAGATTCATAAACATTTAAGTTCTCAGTGAAACTAGACATAATCTTCTTATCTTGCTGAAAATTTACACTGATGGTAAAACCATGGGTGTAAACATTTAGTTTAAATCGGGTCATTTCTATTCACCTATTAAGTGCTTATCAATATAGATAATATAGGTATAGTGATTAAATGAATAATCACTATACCTTATTTAAGATTATTTCCAAACAAATAATCTTAAATCTTTATAGCCGTTGAGTAAAGCCCTGCCATTATAGTCCCAAATTCTATCCGCACCAACAGTATCAATGTAAAAGGCTTCCGGATAACCAGCAGGCGTACACACTGTACCTAGGGCAATTAAGTAACCTTCGGAATCAGTAATGACACCAGGTCTATGACCTTCTAATATTTCACTGGCTGTAAAGAAATCAAAACTTACTTGGTTAAGCGTTTTTATCACGTAATCAAAAGAACCGTCATATAGCCCAGCACCTGATTTATCAGCCATCACTGTGCCTGTAGGTATAGCTATGTCTGATCCAACACCAGAAATAAAGGCTGGCTCTTCAGTAAACATTGTCACACCTTTTTGTTTTTTAGGCGCACTTCTATTAAATGAAGCATTCTCAAGATCTACCCTATAATCACCGTGCGGGTATCTTTCCACAAATTCCTTTTGTTTAGCAGCAATAGCTTGTTCAGCTTCTGTATAGACAATTTCTACCTTTTCTAGTACTTCTTCCACTGTTTTATTAATCTGTTTAATCCCTTCATGAAACCTGCATGGTATTTGTTTTTCTTCGAATACATTAATTACTTTTTCCATTGCATTGTCAAACATTTCTTTAATACACATACTCTCAATCTCCTGATTACATTTAAAAATATAGACTATGGGATATCCCATAGTCTATAGTATTGGTTACTTTACTTTCAAAATATCATCTAGCATATGTTTGGTCTTTAACTTACCAGTACGCCAGTGTATACTTAATAAAGATTTATACTGTTCTTGATGGGCTAACATTGAAGTCAATGTCCTGTTATTAATAACCCAGGGTAATACTTTAAAGTTAAAATCATCACCAGGTCTTGGTAATTCATTTAACCTTTCTGGATTATTAGCTACTACCATTAGTGATCTAACAAATATTTCAGCTTGAGTGATATTAAACTCTTGACCATTATCTTTATTTAATCGTCTTCTTAGAACAGTAATTAATCCTTCAATAGCACCTGTTACTGTTTTAAAGTCTGTTATCTTTTCATTAGATTTTCCTTGTGGTTCAATATAGGATTTAACATCATTAAAGAATGACATGATGTTATCACCTTTTCTTGGAATAATAAATACAGGTGTATTTACATTCCAGTTCTTTAAAGTAAATTCTACATAGTTCTTACCAGAACCCCAACCATGTTCTTTAAGATAAGTTAGTACTTGGGTAGACAGTGAAATGCCCATGCCCGATACTTCTAATTTCTTTAAGATATCAAAAGATCCAGACATCATACCTGACTTATCAGTTAAACTAATACCAAGCTCTGGTATTCGAGTAATTCGGCTAGGCGATAGTTCGGTCGCATCAATGTGTAGAATTTGAGATAGATACTTTACATAATCAGAATCTATTCTAATCAATACATTTCCCTTACTAGCAAATTCAGTTAAGAATAACCTATCAGGCTGTTTTGGACTAATCCTAAACCATCGACTAGAATTTGAATCCAGTGTTAGTTTCTTGGATATGGAAGATCCCTCATAATGTTTAGTAGACATGATGATTTGGGATATCATAGCACACAGTGGTGTGGATAAAGAAAAGCCTAGATTACTCTTAGGTGGAATAATTAAACTAATCCAACCTAAACAGACTTGACAGACTTCTTGAGCATCATGACATCCGCAGCCAGTAATTGTTCTATACTCAATGACTTTACCAATCAGATGATCAATGCTGTCCCAGATTAATACAGGCTTATCAGTTTGCTCGTCCATATAGTACTTACCCTTTAATAGAGTAAGATCATCTTTACTGACTAATCTTTTAGCGGTAATATAATTACTACATCCTCCTTCTATATAGACCTGTCTAAGAATAACAGAAGCTGCTAACTGCACCTTTCTATTAAACCATTCAGACTGTTGCAATGGATCAGTATTCATGATAGAAGCTCTAGAGGCTGATCTAGATTCAATCATAGAGTCATATAAGTTATCTAATCCTTCACCATAGCCTACATCAATTGGATAAGGGAATACTGAACCATCAATGTCATGTACATAGCCACGAGGTCCTACCATTTGAATAACCTGACCTTTATTAACTAATCCAGCCATCGTCAGCTTCTTAATACCATTATGTTTTAGGTATTCTCTATCGGTATATAAAACCTTACTAACAACAGAATGTACTTTAGCAATTTCTTCTGCACAGACATGTTCTGCGTAATCTGATTCTTCTGCTAATTTTCTATAATTATCTTTAGCTTCAACAATAGTAAATTCTTCCATTATCTCTATTAGATCAAACAAAGAAACTGTTGTTACATATTCAGATAGTTTTAAACAGCTAACATTATAGATCTCATTAGTAACTTCGTAAAAAGCTTTACTAAGATCCCATACATCAGCTCTAATACCTTTACTATTTAAATCATTAAATATGTGCCAGAATATTCTAGAGCCTATTTTTCTATGGGTAGATGCTCCAAAATCACCCACTAAACCAGTCTCTGAGATTAGTTCAGCACCTGGAAAACAACGATAGAGTTCCCAATATATCCAGCTAAGAATAATATTGGGTCTAGTCATTACTATCTCTTTATCAGAGAATCTAATTAAATGTTCATGATCTGGTAAATTCCATACATCATTAAAACTATATTTATAAACTAGATCATTAGCTTCAATACTCATTTATTCCTCTATTAAGCATTTTTAATCTCTAAGCCGAATGAAAACAAAACATGGTTGATAAACATAAGGGGTCTAGAAGTACCCATCTTCATATCCATAATAGGCTCAAGTCTAGAGGGTGTACGAGAGGCTAATAAATTAGCCACTACATTTTTATGGGATTCTGGGCTATTAGACATGGTTAATAATTCTGCGATAATTTCTCCTCCCATATACGCGCCATACATTCTTACTTCAGTTTCAGAAAATACTTTAACAGCTTGTACCTTACTAGGACTGCCCCATCTAGATATTTTATTAGGGCCAGCTAAAACCCCATGATGTTGTAGTTTACCAGAAGATACCGACATTGGATGCTGGTCAGTCTTTTCTAGAATGATGATTTGCTCAACGCCAATAAAGACATTATCCTTAGTGGTAACCATATTCCCTGCTAAATCTCTATAGGATACAGGTCCATAGCAAGGTTTAAATACTTTGAGTATTCTATTTAATATACCTATATCTACGTGTTCACTGTCTACAGGAATATATAAATAAATCCCATCTTGAATAACAGTATCTAAATGTACCTTTCTTTGCTCAAATGTTCTGTAATTAGAATTAATGGTATTAAATGTTAAAGGTGATGCTACTTCATAAAACTCCATTAATTTACCAAATACAGTATCGAAGGGTAAAGATTGATAATTGTTTCTAATCCACGTTGTTAAGTCTCTAGAAACTCCACCGATAAAGCCTTCATAGAGCTGACCATAATTCATCCTAGACACTGTCGATTTAGAAAACTTAATTAAATCTGCTCTATTACCGTAGGCGTCAACGGGCATATCTTCATCTTTAAAGATATAGCAAATGACTCCCTTATTTCCGCAATTTCCGGTCATCTTTGATCCAAGACTGATAGGCTGTTCTCTATAACAGAATATTTCTACTCTATATTCATCTAATGGTATCCTTTTTCGAGTACGTCTTATGATACCGCCTTGAGGTACTTTATACTTAGTTAAATTAGGTTTATCTGCAATCGCTCTAGTTATTAGCTGAGTTAATCTAGGTGATATATTTAAATTCTTGTCTGATCGTACCAGACTCTCATAGATGTTTACTATACCGGCATAATACTCACTGGCATGAGCTATATACCTTTCTGGCTGTACCGCCATGGCAGGTGGTGTTAATGGCTTAGCTTTAGTTTCACCAATACCAGATTCTACGATAATATCATAGACTGTAGCACCTGGTACACCATAGATTCTAATATCATGCACCATGTCAATTTCCATGAGTGCTTTATTACTCATTTCTATTGCATCAAATGCATCATCATATTCAGCAAAGGCAAAGACTAATCCATCTTCTCTAATTTTATCACCGACTTCAGGATAGGGCTTAAAATGATTCTCATCCCCATATGTGTTTTTAGGGTACATTTTCTTACCCCATTCACCGACTACTGAAGGCAATTCTAATAGACTTGCTCTTTCGCAAAATGATTCAGATGCACCATAGCCGTCTTCAATAGAGGCGGGTACTGATAGATTAACTACATTACAACTTAAACCATTACTATAAATACCACCGTCTTTAACATTAGGTGATTTAGCCAATATAGTATCCTTTGCTATATGAGAGCCTGCTCTTAATTGCTTGACAATAGGATTTAATACCATTCGATTACCATATGTTCGATGTCTGGTATCGTATGTGTTAATGTCTAGACAATCATATTTGCCCGTTATCTGGCATTGATAGATAATTGTAATAGATGGGTTTTCTTTTATCTGATATTCATCTAATGTCTTTTTAAACTTTTGATGAACAGAAATAACAATACCATCTGTTGGCATCGTTACATTAAAGGCTTCTAGTTGAGTTTCTAAGCCTGTTAATATTCTGGGTATATCAGATTTCTTAGGCGTTACAGCTTGTGCTAAATGATGAGATAGCATAGCTAGTCGACTACTACTATTAAACCTAATAAAAGGATTAACAGCAGCCATAGCACCATAGGTGACCAACGTATTTCTTCTTTTTAGCATACTCTAGTTATTCTCCTTATTTTTAGTGTTTGCTATTAGATAATGTATTTATTAAAACTTTTTTAAATATGGAGCAAAAATGACACTTTCAGTTAGTCGTTTTCAATTACCAATGGGTCAGGTTAATGTAAACAGTTCTGGGTTTAGAAACCTAATAGAGAACCATGTCCTATACTTACAAACAAGTGTTAATACTAAAATATTAATTTTAGATCCTGCCGATGAATATAAATGGCAGGGTGATTTTTATGGATTACTTAATAAGTTGGGTATTACCCAAGATATGTGGTGGATTACAATGAGGGTAAATAATCTATACTCTCCTGTTGATTATTCAGGTGATCTAGGACAAATTTATAGTCCAGGCATTGTAGACATTACTACACTATTGTCTAGATACCTAGCCACAGCTACTGTTAAATAGAAAAAAATAAAGGTGAGTAGATGCAACTGCATCTACTCGCTTTATGCCGTTATATCCGATAAGGATTATAAGGATATGGTTGCTGAGGTATGCCATTGTGCATAGGCGTTTGTTGATACCCAGTTTGATAAACTGGTAGCTGCTGCATAGGTGCACTACCAAAGGCTGCAGGTCTAGCAGAGGGTATACCTTGCTGCTGCATAACACCATATTGTGGTGGTTGCTGACTTCTTAGATAAGCATTGATAGCTTGTTCAGGTGTCATATTGACGGGTGGTGCAGCATACTGCTGCTGTGGTACTTGCATAGGTGGATATTGATTATAAGGATTTTGATAAACTGGTTGCTGAGGGGGAGCAGCATAATACGGTGTATTATTTACCATATTGCTAACCTGTGGGGCAGGGGCTGGATATTGCTCTACAGGTCTTTGCTGAGTTACATTGCTGCCAATAGGGACGGTTTTTACTAAACCAGAACTCAATACTACTTTCTTATAAGCACCTTCATTAGATAGCTCTTCATAAGCTTCAGAAACATCTTCAGCAGGTTTATTAATGTTGCCCTTAATACCTACATTGCCAGGCAATGACTGAGATAAATGACGCTTTGCCAATGCTGCTAAATCAGATAAGTTTTCATACCAGCTCACAGGAATATCAGACATCACTGAATATTTACCTAGGATATTTCTAATCTTATTTAAGTGAACAGCTGTATGGTAATAACACTCTAATAATGCTTCAAGATATGGATAAGTATTGCTATTACTCCCATATGTATTTTCAGCCGGAATAACATACTCATATAAACTCCTTACTACTCTTTTAGCTTTTTCAGAAGAATTTTTAATACCACAAAAACTATCTTTACTGTTTAGAATATGAGGAATTAAAGTAGCTGTTCTGCTAAAGACTTCATCATTTACTTTACCACCACGCTCTAAGCGAATAGAGATAATAGGATATCTTCCAGAAATACCTGTATTCTTTTTCTGTATTTCCATAAAGAGCTTTTCAGCACCGCCTTCAACGGCATCAAATCGTCCAATCAATTCTAATTGTTTTTGATTTAATTTACTGTGAGCTTCTTTATTTAGTTTTAAAGCTATAATGCTACCCACAGCTCTTTGGATACTGTCATGAATTTTACAGCTAATTAAAGTTTGATATACATTGAGTACTTCAGATTGACCTGATACAATGCTTTCACAAGCTGGATGAAAAGCTACAATCTCATTCCAGTTACCATCTTTTAATATTCTTCTAGTAGGCAATACTAATCGCTTAACTTTACCTTCTAGCTTTACTGTAACGATCTCTGGATCTTTGTTAATGTCATGAGAATAAATGACATTATCATCATTATCAATTTTACAATCTACTGCCCTTAGCAGTTCTTTATAATATTCGGTGACTGGATTCATTTTTTATCCTATAGAAAATGGATTTTTGGCAATAGGTGTTTGAGTAAACGGCTGCTGAGGCTGCTGTGTAGTAAATGGATTATTTAATGCAGGTGTAGTAACTGTATTGGGCTGAATTGGCTGAATGTTAAATGGATTACTGCCTCTAAACCCAGTATGCATTCCCGGCGTTGCTATTCCAGATACGAAGCTATTAGCTAATGATTCAATATCATGGCTAATATTAACAATAGAATCTGCTGTTAATCCAATCATTGGGTTATAGCGATTGTGGCAGAACATTGGTGCTGAATAAGGAATCTGATGATTACCATTAATAGAGATTACAAAATGGCTATTAGTTGTTAAATCCATAGATAATAATACACTAAAGCTATAAGCCTTTTGTGCCAATAGACCACGAACAACATCTAATTCTAATCTACCAATCAATCCATGCATAGAGACTTCATCCATAGTCTCATCAAACATTTCATGATAACTCATAACCTGTATTTGCAATTGTCCACCAATAGTTTCATTGGTAATACTCACAACCATTTTTGCAAGCATGTAACGGGACATAATAGCTGGCATGATATGGGTTAAACTAAAAGCGATATTAGTTTCAGCAGTGGCGCCGCCCCAGTGCTCGTTATTATCCATGATAGATAATACTCTCGTTTTATCAGGTCTTAATACTGTCCAAAAACCAGCATCTCTAGGCCAACAGCGATTTAATTCCTCAAATGTAAAAGTATAACTAGTCGTTGGATTATTGCTAGACAAGCTATTGAACAAAAAGGATGTATTCATAGACTTTGCTCTAACATGTTCAACTACAGTCTCATACCCATCATAAACGTCATCGCTATAGCCTTGATCATTGCTAAATGGATTTAATGACCTTACATAGGCTTTAGAGATATCTGACAAATACTGCGCTGGAACATTATGATCTGTATTAGCTGTTTTTGCAATACCCATTAACATTGAGTCTGTGATATAGACTGGAATATCATTAGATCTAACTAATTCAGTTTGTTTATATCTAACAGCATCTTCAGGACGAAGAGCAACGGCTTCTTGATACTGAGGAATTTCAGTTAAAACAGCATTCGATTGCTCGATTCTATTATTAATGATCTGGCCACGATGACCAACCGTTTTAGTGCCACGTACAGTAATTCTACTATTAACATAAAAGCGCATATTAGGATCAATATGACCATTGGCTGATACACCTTCATAGTCAGTATACCCAGAAATAATTTCTCGCTCGTTACCTAATGGAGTAGTCGTTGTGATTTCTAGATAAAATGCATAACGCCAGTTTTCCAGACCATTAGTAATGATTACTCTATCTCTAGGCGTACTAGCCGGCGCTAATATAGTAGAGGCTACATCAACCATAGAGGCTGAAGATAAATTTCTACCACCGCCTGTGGATTCCATTATTTGGTTTAATGTCTCACCATTTAGATTAGATTCAAAAGGTCTATAAAAGACATCGTGAGTAGGTGGTAATGGTAATAAAATAGCTTTGGTTAGTTCAATTCTTGGAACCATATTTCTCTCTCCTTTGTTAATAAAACTATTGTGCAATTAAGATGAGTAACTGTGCAATTTCTATTGCAATGTTTTCAAACTCACCTATTTGAAATTGATAATCAAAACCACTCACCTCTTTGATAATGGTTTCAATTAATTTTAAGCCAGGATTTTGATTACCCGCATATCTGTAGATAGAATGCAACTGAGCATTAATTTGACTCATCAGAATATTCTGATTTTTGTTATTATTAACGCTCATGGTATTAAAATTCTTTTGTTTTGGATTGGATATTATTAGTTCTGCCAGTGCTAATAAATTCCATCTTATTAATTTAATATGGGCTATTGTAATTAAATCAATCAATGGCTCATACCGAATCAATCGAATATTTCTACCACCTATTTCTTTGCCACAGACTGCGGCTAGAATTGGTGTATGATATTCTTTAATATCAAAGCTGGGTGGTAAAAGAGATCTTACTCTATTAAACTCATCAGGGCTAATGTTTTCATACCTAGCATAATTGTTTTGAATAAAATAAGAGGTAATTACCTCAACTGAGGGTGGAATTCTTTGGACTATTTTATAAGTATCAACAATGCTGCGCTCAGCTTCTTTTTCATCATTGATATTCTTTTGATTAGGCCCACCGCCATTAATTCTATCACATCTATCTTTAAGTAATGCATGGATGTTTCTAATGATTGAATCATTATAAACTCTAGGATCAAAAATACACACTTTCTTCCATAAAGCAAAGGCTAACAGATAATCAGGTATCTCTTCACTACCGATATCATTGGTAATACTAAAGCCAGTAATTTTAATCTTTTCACTAGCAATCGTATTAACATATTGCTCTAGTTTAGTAAAGGCTGGATTACTATCAGTATAATCATTTCTGATTAACTCCAATGCTGATAATAATACATATTCTTTACCTACTAATCTATTGAGGTTGTTATAATACATTCCCCAAATAGGCATAATAGCTTTCATTATAATGCTAAAGAAAACTAAATCTTCATAGTCTTTAGTAAAATAAGTAAACTCTATTGAGTCTTTCTCACCGAGTTCATCTTTAATTCCGACCGTTAGATTAAAGTCCCCATGAATAATGCACCAAAGCTTAAATCTATTCCAATCAAATAAACTCATTAGATTAAATATGATTCTATTAAGCTCTATGTTTAATTCATTTAATTCCAATTCAGAATCTAATGTATTATAAGCTTCTATATAAAGAGCTTCAAACTTTAACAATTCTTGCTGTGTTTGCATCCCCCAGTATTTATTAATACAATTATAAAGATCTGGATTAACTTCTTCATCTAAACTATCATGAAGAATAATCTTATCTTTTATTTTAGATCTACTCCATATCTTACAATTAAACTCCAGTACAGTTCCATCAAGTAGAAATGCTCTGGTAGCAGATAGGGTTGGTATCCACTCTAACTTCATTTAAGCTCCTTTAAATAATGAGATCTACTAGATAATGTATATACTAATATTATTTAAACTAAAACACTCCTATAGAGCTCAATAGCTCTATAGGAGTAATATTTAGTCTATTAGAAACTTACATCATCATCCCAGCCTGCATCGGCTGGTTTGGTTTTAGAATAGCTAGAATTTGAAGATCCTGCATTAGATTGTTTCTCCTTTCCGGCTTCTGGATCTTTAGTTTGTGTAACTAAGAAAATTGCAAACATATTTTCCATTAATCTAGCCCATCCTTTAGCCATTAAGCTAGAACATAGACTAACATTTAATGACTCGCCTGTGGCATCTTGTAGTGATGCAAAGTAATCATCTTGGAATAAGAAGATTGCAGGGTCTTTTTCGCCTTTAAATGAAAAGGCTAAGTAAACATAACCTTCGGTATCGCGGCCAATCGTTACTCTAGAAGTAACCATAGGTTTATCTAGTTTTTGCCCACCCATGTAACTTTCTTTAATGTCAAAAGTATACTTATCGGTCGCGGTATTTTCAGCTACTAACTTTACAGTTTCTAACATTTGCGAAAAGATAAAAGGCGCTACTGCAACTGTCTTGCTGTTAGTAGAGCCGGGCGTATTGTTCATGTAGAGTCTAAATCTTGGATTACCATTGTGCACCTTTACAGTACAGTTAGGTGCTGCATTATCATCTCTGCTCCAAGGTTTTCCCTTTAGCTTTAATTTTGCTAAATCAAAAATATCCCATGGTGGTTTTGGGAAACTTCTTTTTGGATAATCATTTTGTGCCATTTTATTATTCCTCTGTAGTTTATATAGAATGAATTAGTTAGGTATAATATTATTATATTCAAATTAGCTTAACATGGGACATATTTAAAAGAATAGAAGCTAAATATTTATCATTTAACTTTCTAATATCATATTGTACTTTAGCCATGTTAGTATTCGCATTCCAGTTATGATCAGTTGCTAACTGAACTAAATATTTAGTAAACTTAGTACCCATTGACTGAAACTGGTTATTATTATCCCCTAAAATTTGAATAGATAAGATATTAAAGGGGATGTTTCTATAGATTTCATTTTTATTTAACTTAGTAATCCATTCCGTTTTTAACTTAATAGCTCCGGTATGAGATTCTAGTAATCCTAATTTCCTAAATAAATGACTGCTAATAAGATCTAAGGGTAAATGACTAACCATTAATGAAGATGTATTATTGCCTTTAACTAAACAGTTATAATTTTGTACATTAATATCTTTATTAGCCTTTAATGCTAGAGCAAATACAACTCTTTCTAAGTCGTAATACTCTTTTTGTTTAGGCGTATGAATGACTTTTAATTTAGCATCAGTAATTAATGAAGGAAGGGATGAACAACTGGCTAGATAAAATATGGGTTTTAATCGTCCAGGAATAGTTTCAGTAATTAATGACTGTATTGTTATTAGCTCTTCTAGAAAATCTTTAGCCATTACTTTACTAGTAGGGTATTGATCTCTAGGATAAGCACCATGAAAGTTTCTATACAGCGTTCTTAAATTAAGATAGATGAACTCATAGCCTTTATGAATATTATCAGCTAGCATTAATTCAAGAGGGATTGCTGTGCCAATAGAAACTCCTAATGTTTCCCCGAATTGTCTTTCTATTTTCATAATCTCTTTATTTCATTAAGTAACTCCATTGAACAACCTATTAATTCCTCTTCTATCCCTAATGAATTTAATCTATTTAATATAATTCCATTAATAGTATTTTCATTAATAGGAACTGGTTTATAAACTAAAGATGAAGTTATTGTTTTTTTGTCTTTTGAATCAGCTTCTTCAACTTCTGTAGTCCATTTGATATTAGCAAAACAACGTTTAAAGGCGTTGATAACATCATCATATCCTCCATTTTTCTCTAAGATTAATTTAATATGCATTTCTTCTTCAGTTAAATTAGGTTTTAAATCTAAAATTAACTGGTTTAATATATCCTCTACTTCTTCCTTATCATAGCCTACTAAATTAAGTGTCTTAAAAATAGTAGCTTCTTTATTAACAATAAAGATAATGGTGTCTTGATCAAAAGAATCGTCATAAGAGACAACATTAAAAAATCCTTTATCATGTTCCTCGCCATGACATAATCTATCCGCACTCCCTTGAGCTAATATTCTATCATATCTGGACATGTGATGATGATGTCCAATGAAAATATATTTTCTTGTGATTGATAAATAAAAGTCTGCATCGTGGTAGCTTAAATGTTTTAAATCAGGTAACTGATACTTAAAGCAGCCATGCATAAAGGCATAGTCTACTTTATCTATATTGTTTTCTTTTAATAGCTCAATGACTTCTAATTTAGTCTGGTTAGTATCCCCTCTCCACTCGTCTGGAACATAGAGAAAATGTTTATCAAATTGTTCATTATATTCAATGGATAAAGTTTCTACATATTTCAGATCTACATTTAACTTAGTTACTCTATTTAAAATATTAAATTGTTTAGATTGCTTCCTATCATGGCTAGGTGTTCCGTATAATACCCTTAGAACAATGTTATAACGCTTACAGAGCGTCAATAATCTAACTATCCATATCTGTATATAGGCAATTGATTTATCGCCTAGACTAAGATCTGCATCGAATACATCGCCTACCAAAACAATTAAATCAACTTCATTCATTGAATCATTAAAAGGGAGTAACTTATTTAACCTTTTAATGATGGTTTCAGCCTTTACCCTGCGATGACCTAAGTGAATATCAGATATAGAAATGATGTTAAGTTTATTACCAACCATCTATATCCTCACTATAAAAGTTTTGATCTTTTATATCAGCACTCGCTTCTTTTTCATAGACTTCTTGATAGCCATATCTATCGAGTATAGCTTGCCATTCTTTAACATGTTCATTATCTCGATCTACTGTAAATTTAATTAATTTTGGCAGAGTCTTCTCAAGCAATGCGTATCCATAAACAGATTTAGCCTGTATCTCTAACTGAATATAGCCTAGTGTTTGACTAACTACACTGTTAGTATCTGCTAATGGAGAATTCCTAATTGGTGGAACACTGAATAAAGCTTTATTTGTTTTACCATCGACCACATAGACTCTAGCATGAGGATTACCAGCAACTTCATTTAGCCATCTATGATTAAATAAACCTGGATCTTCATTAAAGATTAAAGGAAGATAAAATCTAACAAACTTATCTTCAAAGATAGTCGGTGCAGACCCGTGAATGAGTCTTTTACAATCATCTTCAAAGCTCATTTGTTAATAGCCTTAAATAGATTAGTTAATACCCCACCAGCTACAGTAAAGGCTTGATTTAAAGAATAAGGTATTTGATTCCAGGTAACATTAACTGAAACATTTAACTGATACTTACCATCAGTAGGCGTTGTATTGCTAATAGTAACGTCAGCGGTATCAAATCCTCTTAGAAAATAAGTACTCAAAGCTGTTTCTAATTGGTTAGTCATTTCTATTGTATTATTTTGATAGACTCCAATTATGTAAGGTATTGATGTAATACTACCATTGTAGATAGTAGACTGCGAATTGTCTGCCAATAATGCATGAGCAAACATTAAAGTAAGTTTTTTATTAGGATCACTTACCCAAGAATCACTTCCTAGATTTGGAATTACAGATGCCATTTTAACCTCCCAATTGTTGATAACATAAGGTTAGTTTAAGTCCTAAAAAAGAAAGGTTAGAAATAGAGATACTACCAGCTCATATGCTGGTAGTATCTAATAATTTACTTAATTACGACATACCATCGGATAATGGTAGAACTTCACCACGAGCATGTGCTTCTAGCCACGCTTTAACATTTTCTTGAGACATATGTTTAAGCTCTTCTTTAACAGCATTTGATAAGTCATACTGATCTAAGTCAATTTCACCAGGAGCATATTCTTCAAGATGTTCCCAATCTTTAGCTAATTCATCAACTGAATCCTGGCCCACTTCTTCAGTATCTTCATTTACGTCAGTAAACTGAGCATAGGTTTCTTCAGGGTTAATCAATTGCAGCTTGTAGATGGGGATATAACCATTAACATCAATTGCCAGAACTAAACTAGCCAGCTTATCATTTTCAATTACGGTGCCATTTTTGGCAACCAAAACAATATTACTAGCCGCTAATCTTTCTACTACGATATATGGACTAATAATGCCATATTCTGTCCCACTGGCCATTCTGCCAGTATCATCATGACCTGTGGTAATTACAAGATCTAAATCAAAGTTAAAATTACCTAAGGCATCGCTAGTATCGCTATCTAAACCCAACACATCATTAATTTGACTAAATGAATTTATTAGACTCTCCATATTTTCAGGACGAGCCATGATATTGGTAATTTTAATAGTTTCTTGTGTGGTTACCTCACCAATAGCTTGTTCTACTTTAAGCGGAACAACAGGATCTTGCACCCAAACATGGAATGGAATTGCATTTGTTTCAAACTCACCGGACGATGGGTCAGTAACAGTGTAGAGTAGGTCACATACTACACCTGTAATAAAGGAGTCTTTATGTAGCCATACTTTACCTTTATACTCTTCTGGAACTGGCAGGGCCACTGGCCAACCATCTTCAATGGCCGCAGCATTGATAGTAACACCTTCCATATTAAGTGCTGGAATACCTTCATATCCCTTTAAAATGTAAATATTAAGATAACTGTTAGGCGTTTCAATAATTTCGTCATAGTTAATGCAGAAAGGCATATTTAAGCGTCTTTCATATTTGATTTGCTCAATGGATTTACCGGCATCTAATTCTTTTTGCTGGTAAGAATCATTGATTAGCATATTTAACCAACCGTTAATAGTGGCTAACCAATCTTTATAGCTGGCAATGATTTCTTCTTCGGTAGCCATAGAAAGCATTTGAAGAAATAGTTTATTCCAGTCTACAAATTGATTGCCTTTTTCCCAATGTAGATTATTATTAACCCACTCTGATTCATAGGCTAAAGCTAAAGTACCTAGATTACCAAAAATGAAATGCATGATCTCTTCACAGCGTTTATCTAGGATTTCACCAAAACCATTTTGCTCACGCAACGCATAGACCTCACGCTCAACCATAACAGGTTTAACATAGGTCATTAAAACATGTTCCATAGAACGATCTAACTCAAATAGAGTAACACTAGCATCTTCAGCTTGAAGTTTAGTAATAGCTTCATAGTCTGGCACGCCATCTTGTGCGCTCATAATTCTTTTATCTTTAAATACAATATGCATTTGTTGCTCCGAAAAATTAGGGAAAGAAATAACATATACTGAGACTAATTAATTAGTCTCAGTATATTAATTAAATTTTAAGCATTTGCAGGGATTAGCTCACCTTCAATAGCAGGCTCTTGCATAGCGCTGTCTATGTCAGCCGCAGTGGCAATAGGTGCCATAGTAGCATCAGACGGCATTACCGTGGCTTCTTCACCATTAGCAGCGACTTCTTCATCATAAGCCTGTGCATCAGTCAACATTTTGTTTTGTTTAGCGATAATATCAGCATTAACCGATTCACCATTAGCAGCGACTTCTTCATCATTCCAGATTTGCAAGAATCTGACCTGGCGAATGAACCAAACATTAAATTCCTGCATAGCTTCTTCGTTATATTTGCGACCGCTGAATGCCCACAATGTATCAAACAAATAACGCAGCAGTGCTAAGCTATTAATCAAGTTAAACAATGTATTAGCAGTTTCATGCGTAATATTACCTACACCATTTCCAGCACGACCAGAAACAATTGCATCACCTAATACTTTAGGGCGAACTACTTGCTGAATAGTATCTTCAACTGTTCTGCCTTCAATAGTAATAAGCTCAACACCTTCACCGTGTTCTGCAGCTAACGCATCTTGTTGGCCTTCTTCAGGCTGATTATCACCATAAGCGAGTACACGACCACCTTTCATAAATACAAACATATTTTTCCTCTTCTTTTAAACATTTAAGTGAAATTAGAGTTACCTACAATAGATAACTCTAATGGTTTAATTTTAATACTAGACTATAAATCCTTAACTACCATTTCAGAAGACTCTTCTTTGATTAGTAATACTACAGGCTCATTATTACTTCTGTTACCTGGATCTAATAAAAATCTAAATCTCTACTCATCTTAATCTCCCCTGATTAATATAACTCATTCCACTGACTCGTGTGATCATGATTATCACCACTGTCAATATGCCTCTTAATAGTATCCCAAGAACCTAAGATACTCGTTTTATCCACTAAGCTCAGTATATCTTCACTATTGATAATTTCTTCATAGTAAACAGTATACTCACTTACTCCATCATCATTTAATGCAACTACACCATCCATTACCCTACGATAATCATAATGGCTATTACCCACGCCAATACGATCACTAGATGTGTAGCAATTTCCATAACCAGATATAGCTCCATTTAAATACCTCTCTCTAGTGATAGGCTCAGCCATAATCCATCGCCTCATGGTTTCTGATGCATTTTGAATACTCGTTACATCAGACAAGTATCGAATGCTATCTGGCTGCCATATGCTATTAATTCTATTTTTCAAATTATTAACATATTGGATAGCTGCACTATTTTTTATCTCTGCATATTTCTCTCCTACTATTCTAGCAAAATTAGGCGCTACATTTTTAACTGCACTCATGTAGCTGTTTACACCCTGATGGATATACTCCTGCATAGATTGACTCGGTCTATAAAAGATCGAGTCAGTGGCTGCATTTAGATCATCCACCATTATTACATTGGCTTGAGCCATTGTTTTCTCCTGTGAATACTAATAGCCAATAGATAATGTATTGATCTATTTTCATTGATTTATCTGTTAATAAAATTACTCCAGATACTTGTTGTTACATCGGGTAAATTGATAACACTACTTAATTGCCCTAGATTAGTCGAATCATGAATACCATAGTGCGACTCTAGTAATCTACCCGCTTCTTGATGCCTTTTATCCATTAAAAGGAACATATTCATTTCGTCCGTATTGTTCAGATAGAGTCGTTAATTCTATCCCGTAGTGATTAACTACTGCTAATACTCTCGTATTAGACCAGATCATGTCTTTACCGATTAGTATTTCTTTAAAATACTAATGAAGGTACCTCCCATTTCTTCCCACTTGGGTTCTACTCCGCATAACCGGATGATCGTTGAACTTTTTCCATATACAAATACTGTACTTAGGAACTTAGCTGCATAGTTATCTCTATTTACTATATTTTCAAACTGTGGCATTATCTTTCGATAATACAGTAGTATAGTAACTTAACAAGATGTTCTAGCAATTAAAGAGGGTTCTATCTTAATATTTCTATTAAGTAGGGCATTTGCATACCATCATACGTATTGTTCAGATAGAATCGTTAATTCTATCCCGCAGCTTTACCTGCATCGCTAACACTTTCATGTTAGACCAGACTATATCTTCTACTAACTAGATTTAATTAGTAGCCCACCACTTCGAGATTACTTAATCTCTACACCACGCAACCGGTTAGTCGTTGAACTTTACTCATATGCTCAGTAGAGCACTTAGAGTCTTAGCTGCTGATTGCCCAATCTTTATTATTTTTAAACATTCATATTTCTTTTCAAAAATACAGTAGTTAATAAAGCTCTAAGGGGTTTCCAGCAATTCAATGGGATTCTTTATAACCTTACGACTATAAAGGACTCTAATTTCACTTATACTTAATTTAAATACCATCATAAAAAAGATGCTAGATAAAATAGGAATTATATAAGCATTTGATATCTGCATTGCATCCACGCAGCACTAGAGTAGAAAAACTGATTGTTTTATCCTTTAAATCATTTTTTACTTTAGTTATATAAAAACATTGTGCAGATAGTCTTCCAAGACTAGGCATATATCTTTAAATAAGGTCGTTAATCTTATTTCTACTAATGTAGCTCTTACTCTCGTAAGATGTTGAGACTATATCATTACCTTTTACTTACTTTGTAAGTAAGCATTCAGGCACACACCACTTCGAGATTACTTAATCTCTACTCTACTCGATTCAATTTATTCAATCGTCTTTCGATAGTCGTTGAACGTTCTCCTTATCTCGATAATAGACTTAGGAGCTTCGCTGCTGATTGACTCTATTTACTATTTTTCAAACTATGGTATTATCTTTCAATAATACAGTAGTATAGTAACCTAACGAGTGATTCCAGCAATTAGATGTGTTTAATCAACAATATTTCTATTGAGGGGAACCCAATAACTTATGGTTATATGAAATAATAGTTTACAGAAATAAATCTGATGATATTAAACTATAAATTATTTATATAAATTCCGTTGAAATAAAACCATAATCCCTCTGCATGGTAAAGGCGTTATTTCAAATTTTGTAACTCGTTTTATTTCTGGCCCTTCATTAATTAGTTCTTGTATAATTTCGTCTATTAACTTATTATACATATTGCCACTATTTTCAACTAAATCATAGGCTCTTTTAGAACTAAAATTTCGCTGCATTAATTTAGAAACAATATGAACCTTTAACATCTCTAGACCCTGGGCCCAGGGTACATGTATTTCACTATATGAATGAGGTACATTTAAAGATGTGATCACCGCCCGCATACAAAAGTGTGATCTAGAACAATATAACTGTCCTCTAAACCATCCCTTCTTTAAACAGAATGTACCCTTAATCGTTGCAACATGATAAGCTACTAGATTAGCTATAACAGAGACTACTTTAGTTTCTATCTGGTTATCCGTTAATGGCTTAGACCTAGGCATGCTAATGTTAGCGATTGTTCTACAAGCATCAATAGCGCCTGTAATAGATCGTTTATCTGCCCATGCGCCTGTTTGGGTATTTTCTACAATTAACATAGCCTTGGTAGGCACGGGTAAATACTTTGGAAATATTTTATTTCTAATGGCTTTAAGAAAGTAACAATAATCCAAAGCTTTATTCTTAGTTAATATAGGCAATATCTCTAAGAATTTATCAAAGTTTCTAATAAAGTAATTTAATCCTCGCTCCCAACCTATGGATTCTAAATACTTTATTTTCTTTTGTGACTCTTTTGTTAAGTTACTAGGTACTTTAGCTCTGGAGTTTGTTAAATACTCCATGATGGAATAAGAGCCTCCTAGATGAGTATTTAACTGTACCCAGACTTCAGGTACAATAAATCCATCTATTCCATCCGGTACTCTTATCCATGTTCGCATATCTATATTGCCTTCAGCAGGATAAGTAACAGGGGTATTGCAATTATCACAATACTTGTTTTCTTTAAATCCATACTTAGTATGCCCACAAGCGCAAGTAGGTACAGAGCCCAATACATCTGATTCATAAGTCGTTAGAATTAATGAATTAAAGGCAGCTCTATCTTCCTCTGTTTGATAAGGCACATCATTTAATACAACTGGTTTGACTACCTTAGTAAAAACAGTATCAAAGTCCGGTATATCAATGTAGTTTGACAAATTTATAATCTCCTATAATAAATGTTCAAATAGATAATTTCCTATGGCAGAAGCTGTAATAAAAATAACTAATATATAGACTAACTCCCTGATAAAATGATACATTGACTTACTCCTTTCTTTTATAGAAAAGAACTGTTAAACGCTTAGCGATAAAGTTAGCAATAGATTTTTCAGATGTTATCATTACTATTAAGAAAATGATAGCCAATATAAAGGCCAATAAATCTGGATCAATTATCATTAATGTCCTATTTGTAAAATGTTAAGTATAGTAGAAATAGATGAAATAATAACCGTTAATAAAAACCCTACTAATAAAGGAATAGAAACATAAGGCACTTTATTATTAGCATCTAAATCCTTTAATTCTAAACGAATGATGTTTCTAATGAAGTAGGTTAATCCTAGCATCATTATTATTAACATCAAAGAAATAATATACATCATAAAAATTCTCCAAAATTATTGACTAGATTTAAATGGGTTATTGAGTGAGCCCAAATAAAGAAAGTAATTTAGCCGCACTAGATGGATAAAAATTATATATAGTTATAGCTATAATTGTTGTTACTACCAGCACATAGCTGAGTATAAATAGCATTGTTTTCTCCTAAAATGAAAAAATAAAAGGGCATAAGAAAGGGATAGCAGATTTAAATCTGCTATCCCTATTTTACTTAATTATCTTTGGTTCCAAGTAGAAGCCAAAGGTGATGTTGTTCCATAGTGCTGTGGATTATAACCTGGTTGGTTATAATTTCTTTGGTAGTAAGAAGAAACACCATGACCTTGCAGCGGAGTAATGTACTCGCTATTAAATGATTGACGTTGTACCATAGAAGACATATCAGATAGACCTTCAATAGTTACAGCAATGCCGCATTGTGCGTGCATTTCTTCAATAGTATTGATGAAATCATTATTGAAGAAGAACCGTGAAATCAATCCAGTCACTGTAAAGTTAGGCGCCATTTGTTTACGGATATTACGTTTGATATCCATGTCTTCTAAAGAGTTATTGCCTGGATAGAAACCTAAGGCAAATGAATCAAAGAATGTCATGTCGCCTGCTGAATAACTTAAGCAGGTCAGATAATCAATAGTTCGACCATCACGTGCTCTACCATTTGTATCAGTGTAATAACCGGCATGTAAATCCACACGCAGCGTAGAATTAGTAGCACGATCGTATTGCATGATAGGTTTATTCTTTGGCAGCCATAATTTGCTGAATACACCGCCTGAATAAGCATCCAATTCATTAATAATAATAGATTCTTCTTTAGAACCCGGTACAGCACCTGCAAACAAAGTTTGTAACCATTCAGTTGGACTGCCTTTAATGATATCCATAGCGACCAGCACAGTACGAGTGCAATACATAGCTGCCATCGCTTGAGCAGTTACTTTATCTTCACCCACCATAGGGTCAGAGCCGCTAACAACAGTTAGTTCTTTAGGAACAAATTGTTTTTGTGGCATTGGCAATGGATCATGTTCAAGACCTAAGATACCTAAGTTAGGTTTCAACTGATTATCACCTACAAAAGGTTCAAAGATAGTAGCCCATTTATTTTGGGTAGGGTCTAGTAATGGTAATAATGATGGCAGCGCTAATAGCTGAGTCAACAAATTATCATTAGACCGACTAGATGCACCTAAAGATGAAGTGTTTGTAATCACAAACACTGGATCATAGCCTGGAGTAGGTACTGGGTAACCAGTATAAGGTGCTTGCTGAGTAGGTACTCTGCGGTAGAAATCCATATAGCCCGCAATAGCCGTTAATGCAATTTCATCTTGTTGATTACTAATAGCACGAACATCAGTGCTAATTGGTTTACCTGCTTGGCGTGCATAAAGGACCACGTTAACATCGGCGACATAAGGCTGATTAACAGATGATAAATAAATGCCGCCTGGAGTGACATCAAACTTAGATACCAACTGTACAGTATTGTTAGCCAATACATTAACAGTGACTGGCGAGGTTGGTAAGTTTTGTTTGCTGCGCATAGTAGCGCTGATGGCAGCCAAGGCATGGTCATAGAACTTAGCGAGTGAATTAATATTCAACAACTCAACCGTTTTTGGCACCACCATGTTAGATGCACAAACACTGCCATTTGATTTACCCGATACATTGCCAATAACATTTTCAACGATTTCTCGAGTTTGTTTGTTCCAGAATAGAGCTGGAAACATGTCAATTTCAACCGAGCGATTATTTCTACCAATGTTTGCATGCTTATTAGCTAGTGGGCGAGCCATTTCTTCAAACATTAATGTACTATAGTACACTAAGTTTGTTCTGCTACATTTAAACCAAAGTGCAACAATCGCAATTGGAATGCGTGGATCTTCAACTGGAAGGACTTTAACTTGTAGAATGGTTGGATTATTTTCAACCCGTTTTTGCACATCCGCCAATGCTTTCAGCAATTCAGTAGTATTACCTGAACCTACATTGCCAGATGCAGTAACTGAAGATAAACCCATTAAGGCATCAAAACCGACTGTAGCTGCTGAACCTGCATTGCCACTTACATAGGCTGATGCTTGAGATTCAAACGTATCATTAGTTTTGTGCTGTTGCTGATTGCCACGACCTGTGGTTAGAATTACTTCATCTTCCTCAAAGCCTGGGCGATTAGTAGTATTATTCATATATTTTCTTGCTCCTGTTTAAAACGTTTTAAGGGTATTATACCCTAGTCAATAAGACTAGAGTACGAAGACTACTTTATTGTAGCTACATAATATCTACAATAAATACTTTTTTACATCATATCTAGATACTGCTAACAGATAATGTATCTGTTAGATATTTTTGGATTTAGTCAAATAAATTTGGTACTAAAGTGATTAATACTTTAACCTTTTCTTCATCATTCTCATTAGCATGTGTTAAGTACTCAGCTATAAAACTAATAATAGCATGATGCTTTAAAGTTAGTATATAGAAAGTAGTTAAAGGGTTTTTTGAATTAACGACTTCCTCATAGGTCATTAATCCATTATTAATTTGATAAACAGCACTAGGGTCTAGATTAAGGTACTTATTAGCAAAATCTATTAATGACTGCAGAGTTGAAATAAGATTAACTGCTGCTTCATTAATGTCTTTTAATAGATCTTTTACATTAACCATGTAATTAATGTATACATCCTCACCAATACTTAACTGTATGTCATTTAAACAACCTTCCTCTTCCATTAGAGTAATTTCATCATAAGTAGTAATAACTGATCCTAGAAATTCTTTTAATTTCTCTTTCCAGCCAGTCTCCCCAATGTTATCCATCGCACCCATTGCATTTGATAAGAAGTTCCTTTGCAAGATGAGTTTAGTTTTTAATATCTTTGCTCTTTCCTCTAGCATAATAGCCCCTTTAAATTGTCATCAATAACTACAATAGTTATTGTTTTTGTTTCATCATTAAAAATTGTAGTTAAAGAAAGATTAAACTCATCCTTAGTCATAACAGTCTCTTCCTTATCTTTGATAACTAAGTAATCAAAAGGTGTAGAGAGTTCATCTTGCTTTCTAGAAATAATTAAGGTATAAGAAGGGTCATACTTATCAATAAGTAATCTAGTCTTTAACATTAAGGTTAATGCTTTTTCTACATTACTGCTACAGTCAATGAAGTATTCATAATCACTAACATTGATAAACCCTAATCTGTACAGCGCAGCATCTAGCATAGCTGAATTAAAACAATCTTTAATAACGTCTTTAAACCATTTAATAATACTCATTAATACCTCTTTAAATTAATTTATTAAACCATTTGATATATTGATTTTTATATTCAGTAAAAAAGGATTTAAACATTTTTAACGGAACTTTATTATCAATATTAAAAAAGTGCATCATTGCCATTTTAAAATCAGACATGACTTCACCTAGCTCATCTTTATTATCATCAATTTTAATTAGGCGATGATATAAATTATTAAACTGATCTTGTAAAAATATACATTTATTAATATGGTAAAAGATATTTTCATCTTGTTCAATCAATATGAGCTCATTAAAATACCAAATTTTAAATTCCCCTTCATGAGGATCCGTTACCAAATAATAACACAGACCAATGTTTTTATCAGCTTCTACAAATTCTTTTATAGTTAATAACTGTATGCTACTTAACCAATTTCGTGTAATCCAAATAACTTTATGACCATTGGGTATTGGATGCATTATTTACCTCATAATTGTTATTTATACCGAATGTAGACAAAGATCCATTAATTCTTCAATAAATCCTTTTATAATTATATCATTTTCCTCAGTAGTATTTCCTGTAAGCGGATGATAGGCGGTTCGCAGATGACAATCAATACTAAATTTTAAGAGCTTAATATCTGCTTCTTGGTCTGGGCATTCACGTAAAATACAGTTTAATAACTTTTTAGTACGGAATAATCTATCTACCCTTTTCATTGAGCTTTCTGTTTGTTTTAAAGGTATGATATCTTCTGCCTTACATTTTAAACTTACTTCAATTCCGTCATAGACATCAACCAAGATTTCTTCAACGACTTTTGTTTCTGGACAATCTTTAAGATCTTTAAATTCTTGACAGCTTGTAACCAAAGTTAATTTACGTTTTTCTATGCCAAGAATTTCCACCAATACTAGATTATTTTTAAAACCTATTAAGGCTTTATCTTCTTCTTGAAATAACAATTCTTCAATCTTCTTTTTCATCTTTATTCCCATTAATTACATATATTATATTTTCAGTTATTACATTGCCATACTTAGAATCAATTGTAATATTTTCAATATTCATAATAAATTTATCCTTCACGCCAAGCGCCATAGTCTGAAAAATCAACTTCAAAGTAATATCCTTTTTCAGGACCAACGTTCATTTTAATATCACCGAATAGTCTATTACTACTAATTTTACAATAAGTCAGTAAATGGCTAAGTGGGTCAGTAGATGTATTATCATTTAAGTGATGGTAATAATGATGATAGAGCACTATTCCGCCTGGCTTTTTACCCTCTCCTTTAAACTTAAAGGTAATATCATTAGCCTTATACTTACCCAGTATGGGTTGAAGCATATTGTCAGTATGTTTATTAACCAATAAAGGATTGCCGCCCTCACAGTCAATGACATAGTCAGATATCTGCCTATAGACATAGCTATCTTTAAAGAATAAATACTCATCATTAACCAAGGCTGCTCTAATGGGCGATTCCAACCACTTAGTCATGCCCCCGAATAGTCTAACTAAAGCATTATCGTAAAATTCAAACATTATTTTCTCCTATTTAATATTAACATCAGATAGATAATGTAAGTATTAAAATAACTCCAATTTTAAACAAAAAAAAACATAAGTGTGGATACTAGGGAGTACTCCCTAGTATCCACAAAAGCAGTTTAGTCTATAACAGAAATAATGTTTTCTAACTTAATGTTTCTATATGGATTACTATTACTCTCCCGTGTTAAATCATTCTTCACACAAGTAATAGAGTATTCTGTAAATTCATTGCCTTCTGAATCTAGACTAATAGCAGCTGAAACAATCATGCCAACTTTAGCTGAAATTCCTTTTTCATCTTTCCACACAACAATCTGACCTAATCTATAATCAAATTTAACAGTTTCTGCCTGATGTATACGATACAGATAAATAAGAAGCAGTTCATCACTATTGCTAAGGGAGATATAACGTGATAAACATCGCCGCTTTTTCTATCAGAAATTTTAACTTTGACAGTTCTTTCTTTTATTAACTCTACCGAGCCGGAATAGAAAACTCCATTTTCTATAAAACTAACTTCATCACCTCTTCTAAGTTCATTCATTTTATTTCTCCTCTGTTTCAAACAAATCTTTATAGTTTTCAATTCTAGCAATATCATTAACATCTAAATCTGTGGTAATGTGGGAGAAATCTGGTTTTCCGCGATTACCCATTTTAGCTACAGAGTAATGCTCACGTATAGAACCATTACATCGTTTAGAAAGTCCTTGACCTGCAATAAAACCAACTTCCACAAAACCATTAGACGTGTGTCTAAATATAACGGCTTCATCTAACTGATATTTAAAACGAGTAGAGTTAGCGCCAAAGATTAAGCCAAATTCTTCTTTAGTGATAACATCATCTATCAGAATTATCCATGATTTTCCATTAATAATTTTTTCTGGAATACCTTGGTTAAGTAAAGGCTTAACATATACATAATGTCTTCCTTCTTCAGGATTACCACACACTACTTCAGCCGCTATTAAAATACCACAATGTATATAAAATACATTATCTCCTACTTTAATTCCCCTTTCGTTTGGGGCTATAGAGGCTACATCAATATCTTTTTTCTTACTCATTTTTTTCTCCTAAATTAAAACTAACTTATAATACAAAAATTATTTCTTCTGAGGTGATTGTTCTTGCACAGCAGCCAAGATCAGGTGTTCCATCTTGGTTAACATTTAATAAGTAACAATCGAAATTCTTCATTAACTCTTTTGCTAAAATGTTCTATTTCATCTGCAGATGAATAGAGCTTTTTGGGTTCAAATAATGCATTTAATACCTCATCACGAAGAAGTAGTAATTTAGTTATACTTTCCTCAGCATGAATTATCTGCTTCCTTTCAATTGCATATTTTAGTCTAGCTAAAATAAACCGTAAATCCTGCAGTGTCAACATATACCGCATGTTATCATTATTTAATTTAAATATGAATCTATTGCGAAGATAAAAAGTATCAGCAGAATAAATAAAATATTTATGTTTATTAAACCTTTCTTTGTTTCTTTTTAACACGTTTAATTTCTCCTATTAACATCTTTCGTCATCTGGAAACCAAGGCTCTTCAAAAGCCTCTAAAATTGTCTCTGTGGGTATTTCTGCAATTACCATAGGCTTAGTATCACTTTCCAATAATAATTCAATAGAGAGCATTTCAGGATCATTATCAGGTATTTATCTATAAACTTTAACTCTACTTTACATCTTTCTTCTCCCCATTAGTAATAACACTTTAGGATCAAAAACAAACTTTTCATTAACCCAGCCCACAACAGACTTTTCAATCGTATCCAAATCACGATCTACTCGCTGAATATAATACTCAGTTACTTTATTTACCGTATTATCAGACATAATCACTTCACTTAACCGTATCAGTGTTACCCTACCTAAAGACAGATGGTCACCATTAGTTTCTACTAATACAAAATCATTTATCCCAAACTGTGTTTCAAAAATAGCCATCTTTATTTTCCCCTAATATTACTATTGATATTAATACATCTAATAGATAATATATAAATAACTATATATTGATTAATATTAGTATTATTAATATCTACTATAAATACTAGTATTAAAGATTACTAGTATTATTAAATGAATAATAGAAACTATACGTTTCTATTATGCTATATATTTACGTACCTATTATTACCTAAATGAGGATTAATACACTTAAGTGTATTAATCACTATTAGTATACATTAAAGAAGTATTATTTATATACGTTAATGTAGTAGTCTATTATATACGCTAAGGAAGGTTGTTTATATATTGTTTTTACCCCCACTCCAGACCACGATTCCATCAACCCCTCGCAACCAGATTTCTCTAGTCGCGGGTAATGTATTAGTTATTCACTAAGACATACTATACTGGTAATAGTAATATAAAAATAAAGAAAAAAAAAAGAATAAGTAATACAGTGCCAATAACCAAATAAATTAATTCAGTCATTTTAATCTCCTGCCCTTATAGGGACTTAAATGTTATAGTTAAATGGATTACTGGTGTAATTCCAATTAAATGGTATATACATGAAAATAATTTGAATCCATTCTTACCGTATGTATAGCAGTCTACTAATAGAGGATAATCAATGTATAGACTTTTTCCTAACCAACCTTTTGAGTTGAGTAAAACTAATTCTCCATTAATGCCTAGAATTAGAAATTTAATTTTTGATCATTATAAATACCAGCTAGAGTTTTATAATGAATATGGAGCTTACTATAATGACTCCTCTGTGATCCCTAGTAACCATGTTTTACTAAAGTTACTCTATCTATTAGCTGATTATGTTTCATATGGCAAAGACGTTTATAGAGCGGTTAATGAGCATGTTCATCAAATCTGTTCAGTGCTTAGAATTACTAGTGAGTTTACACCAGGCGTTATTCACACCGATGCCCTATATACGGATACCTGTATCATAATGGCTCAGTCTTATGAAACAGAATTGTTTAATAAAACAGACTGGAAGACCATGAGGCCTTTAAGGTGTTTAACTCATCCTTTTACCAGTATGGAACTGCATGTACCTAAAGTTACTAAATCCCAATTAGGTAAAGGAATATCAGCCGTAGGAATAGATCTAGGACTATTAGGTTATATGCTACAACAATGGCTAATTGAAAACAATATAGCCGTAGAGACTATAGCCGATGAAAGAGAATCTATTAATTTATTTCTATCCAGATTTGTAGTACCTGGATTACTGCCTGAGCAAATAGATATTAGTTTAAGAAATAGAATGATGTTTATCTACACTGATTCTAAAGTACCTCTAGAACAGCCTGAGAGGTCTTTTGTAAAGACTTATGAAGAAGCCCTAGTGCATCCTATGAAAATGATTTTTAATGTCATAGATACCAGTAGAGCTCGTTATTTACAGGCTTTAAAAGAAATACCTTTAGTATTCACTGAAACTTATTTTGAAGCTATCCCTAAAGATCTCTATGGATTAAATACCTATACATACTGGGCTATGGCATTAATACTACTCGACTGGATAGAGCCCTGGATAGAAATAGTAAAAGGAGATCAAACCAGTAATACGGATATAATGAAGATATTAATTAGAGCTGATAGATTTATCTATGGAACGGGCTGTATGAGATATTGTCGATCTGATATACGAGGAGATTTCTTTAATAGGTACAAAAGACTAAAAGAAGTATTAATGAGTATGAAAGAATAGAGTATTATTTTATTACTACTAGTATTATAATATGTCTTTCTAGACATCTTCTCTGAGTGGAGGGGATTATAGGGGAGGTATTAGAGGGGTAGTGTGTGAGTGAAACGAACACACTCTCTACTAAAGTAATAATAGTAATATAGAGAGATAATAACAATCTCTTGTATTAATATCAATCAGTCATTATTAGTATTAGTATTTAATATAGTAATAATGATATATTAAAAATTTGTATGAAAAATAAAGTGTAATATTATTAGATTAAAAAATAAAAAAAAATACAATGAATAGAGTAGAGTGCCTAGGCACTCTACTCTATGTATGATTACTCGAAAGGAGGAAAGATTGTTATATAAGAAAGATCGCTTTTATTTCTTTCAAAGTATTCTGCATAAGGATCATCAATAGGCTTACACCGAATGATATCCGATCTATCTAAATCAAAGTTGTAGTCAAAGACGAGTACTAGCTCTGAGGTTACTTTATCCTTTAGTGGTAGTCCAGCCATGTATTCTTTTTTATAACTACAGCTCATGTGCATTAGGAGAAGATTAGCTCTTGTATAGAAATCTAAGCTCTTATCACTAATGTTGAAAAAGTAATGGAGTACAGTACGGTGGAATATGATTCCCATTGTCTCTCTAAGGACTGTAGTTTTTATAGCAATCAGTAGTGTTAAAAGGACACAGGTCTGTTCGACTAACTGTCTACTTCTTACTGTTTCAATATCGAATACTTTAAAGCTATCGGCGTTATAACGTTTTATTAGTTCATTGACTAATAATAGGATGAGTTCTTTCATTTTTGTATATCTCCTAGATATTGTTTAGAAACATAAAGTCTGCTTCAGTAGAGTCAATGACAATTTGCTTTTTGCCATTGGGTGATTTAAGACAAGTGAGCACAGTAGAGCCATCATTGTAATTAATGACTTCTATGACCTTAAGGTAAGAAAAGTCAGTATTATGACGGAGCATTACACCTGGCATGTAGGTGGATGTAAAGAAGCAATGCATTTGAAATAATGCTGCATTAGCTTTTTCAATCGTCTTAAAAAACTTTTTATTAGGTGAAATGAGTTCTTTATGAAATTGGCTCGATAGACGCTTAGAGACATTAGGCTTAGAGCAGATTTCTAATAGCGATACTAATGTTTTGGCTGTTTCTATTTCCTCCAACATATTTTCAATGAAGATTTCACTAACAACTTTAATGTCATCTATTTCATTGTAATTTTTGATGATTTTATTAATGGTGAGTCTTAATAGCTTAGTCATAAAGGTACTCCAGCTCAGGGTAAATAACTTCAGTGGTTGATTTAATAAGGGTAGTTTTACCTCTAGGATAAAGCCTGCACTTTAAGGTAATAGGTACTTGGTTAATGACTTCAATAACAATCATTTCTTTTTGGGTTTTAGAGCATGTTACTAACATGCCTGGTAAATAGGCTCTATTAAGGTAAGCTTCAATAGTCCTTAAGTAAAGATTAGCTTTATTGCAGAATCGAGTAAAGTTTTTAGAAGGACTACTTAACTCTTTGATTAAGTTAGGTGACTTATTGTAAGTATTTTTAAACCTACTTTCAGTGACCACTAGAGCTGTATTGAAATACTGTAATTGGGTGACTAGATAAATGATTTTTTGAGCACTAGTTACCTCTTTTAGTATTTCTTCTACTCTTCCATCAATGTTAGATGAAAGACCGAAAGCGGATTCATAGTCAGTTATTAATGGATTGACCAAAAGTTTAATTGCATTTTTCATTTTTTATTTCTCCTTTAATTCATGAAAGTACTAACCTGTTTTATAGACCTTTAATTGATTAACAGGAATATTTAAAACATACTCATCTTCTACTGCGGTAATTTGGTTAGTGACTATGCTATAAAGAATGGCATTATCAGATTCAGAATATCTATAATACACCACTTTACCAGCATATTGGTGTTTATCATCCGGGCAGTACCAAATTTTATCATCTAAATTAAATGATAAATTAATAGGGGAATTGTTTTCAGATAGCAATTCCCCCTTAAGTCCCCCATAATGCCATAATCTTAATTGATTTTCACAATCCAATAGAGTAAAATTCACATCATAGTAGAAATCAGTCCCTATTCTTTCTATGTTAGTAACAACGCCTTCATAAGTGACATCTTGGGGTAAAACACCACTTCCTTTAAAGGTCGCTAACTGACCTTTAACAAATTTATTAAAGATAGGTTTAAAGCAGTTATCGGTAGCCATGTAAATATCTTCTTGCAATACTTTAAGTTTTATATCACAGGCTGTGATATTGCCATTGAGTCTTACTGCTACTAAATAAATCCATTTATTTAAAAAATCGCTAAAGAAAATTTTTTCTATCTTCCCTCTTAATAATATTCGTTCATTACTATTTTCTTTTTTATTCTCGTAAAAGAGTATTTCATCATTTACTTTATGTTTTGAACTCATTGTTTTCTCCTATTTAATATTAACATCAGATAGATAATATAAATATAAAAAATAATAGAACATAGAGGAGTAGGGATAGCCTAGGCTATCCCTACTCCATTTTAGTCTAAGATTACTGAGGATATCCTCAGTGCTCCAGTTGTTTTACCAATACATTTCTGCCATATAACAGTCTTCACAAACATTTAAAGTTTGTTGTTCATCCTTAATGGGTTTAATGATTGGTTTTAAAAGATAAACTTCTCGATGACATAAATCACATGTTAAAGGGAGTATTATAATTTCCTTCTTAGTTTTTTTAGGCTTTAGTAAGTTCATCTTCGGTGTATCTATAAATACAGCCCATTGGCATGACCATTACATCATACCAGTTTGCATCAATGCCTTTGAACTTTGATGTACCTCTATTGATAATTGTACCTTCCTGCTTACCCTTATTGAGTACTTGAGAATCTATTTCAAAAAGGAAAACATTAGTTTCTCTGTGTCGTTCAGTTAGTGTATTGATACCATCCTCTACTGCATTAAGAATAAGGGTGATATCAGGAACTCTTCTTAATACATTAAAAAGACCTGTTAAGATGTCTATATCTTCTTCTAAGCAACGTTCAGTGATTATCCTTGATAACCCTTCAGGTAGAGTAAAACGTTCAGTAGAACGCCTTGTATCGCGTTTTACAGTATCCTTTGGAACGATGGCTGTTAACTGACCTTCATAAGCAAAATCAGTGAATTGTAAATCGCCGAGCGATGCCGGATAAAGATATTCAAAGGCATATTTAAGACTAGATTTGTCAATATCGGTTATCTTTACTTTTCTTTTACCATACATGACTTCTTTACCGACTCTAGGATCTTTATAGGGAAAGAGTTCTTCTTCTGCAATACCACTGTAACACCAGCCATCCAAAGCCTTGTTATTAAAGACATCTAAAATAGCATAGAAAAATTTATGCTGTAGGGATGAATATTCAATCTTAGTTATTTTTACAGGAAGACCTCTGTACAGTACTATATTGCCTGGAACGTAACGAGATTGTCTAGGATGACATTGAGGAATTGGGGAAAATACAGGATTATAACTGGTCAGCGGCAATGGCCTAAAGGTCGAATTAATTTCATCATTAATCTTTTCGCATTGGGTCGCAGCCCAAGCTATAAAATCTAATGTCATTGGCTCCACTACAGTAAGGCTTTCATAACTTACAAGTAAGGGTGGCACAACCATCATATTGGGTGGACGAGAATGTGGTTTTACCAAAATACCATTGGTTTGATAGATGTCAGTAACCCTTCCTCTAATGGGATGAATCTTAAGTTTGTGTTGAGCTTGTAGATAGGCGAATATGTCTTCTATAACTCTATTCCCAGTGACCGGATCTTCTACTAAAAAGAAGACTACTTCATCGTCTATTTTAATCAAAGAATCTATGTGTTCCATAGGCTTATGACATGAAGCTTTTGCTTCAAGTTTACTCACTACATCCATTACCTCTTCACTTTGTGGGAAAATTAACCAGTCATTAACACTATAGGTGTCACCTAAGAGACTTAATTCTGGTACCTTATCAATGAGTTTAATCATTGATATGGACTTCTTTTCATCCTTACGCAATATTAGACACTTAACCGGATATACTTCCTTCGTTAAAGAAATAGAATCGTTATCTGTTTTGTTTTGCATTTTAATGTCATCCAGCTTTTTTCTGGCTAAATCTAAACTTATTACATCCCATTCAGAAAGGTCAAATGATTCTTTAAAAATGAAGATAAATCCTTTATCTCCAACTTCTAAAGCAGGTTCTTTATCTTCGCTTAATCTATCTATGCTTCCTTGAGCTAATATTTTACCATGAAAGGCATTTTCTTTAGTTTCTTCTTCTTCATTCATAAATTCCTCTGCCAATTGTTTATCTACATCAGTTATCTCTTCATCCACAAAGGCAGCAATGGCTACCCTGGTAATACCTTCATCTTGATATACACTATCAATCCCGCCAGCCCAGATGACAGAATATTTCCATCTGTTAGGTTCAGCACCAATATCGGAGATAGCCTTAATAGTGGCCGGCGTATACCCACTAGGTTTAGCGATATTAACCTCATCCCCAATATTAAAGAGAGGATACTCATCACCATCTAGTGTTAAGCAAACGGCCGATTTGCTATATTCTTCTGCCTTACTATCGGCAAAGTCCAAATAAACTGTATTGGCAACCATATTAGTTACAATCCTTCTTTCTGGCATCCCATTAGTTGGGAATAGCCAAACCGTACAACCCACTTCAATATCGTCCCTAGTAGGCTTTCTTAAAGACTGTTCAGAAATTCTACCATATGTGTTTTTACCTCTTTCTAGTAAATAGACCCACCCTTTGCTTTTATTTGCCATTTCTTCCAGCTTTGTTTTAACAACTGTACAAAGGCCTAGTTTGCTCTTTTTATCATGGTGCAGTACAGTTTCACCTTGAACAAACTTTGGACCAGATGCCTCGGTTAGAGTTTTTAGCAAAACAGGAGACACTTCAACGATATCGTCATCCTTAACAAATCTTTTTTGACCGTTTGGATTGCCATAAGGCTGACAAATATACTCAAAGGAGTAGTGAGATGGGAAGACGTTAACTTTATGCCCAATTACTGTAAGATAGCCAACATTGTTTTCAACCCGAATTACATTGCCAACAATGCACTTCATTTTTACATGGTCAGCCACTGGTCTAGTTATCCTTATTAGTCTATCTATGTTCACCTGTTTGATTGACGTTCTAGGTGTGCCGATATGGTAAATAATCGAGTGGATTATAGCCAGTTTATTAAGTGTGGAATGGATATACCAAGCACCCATTCCATCTTTAAACTGAACGACATCACCTTGGACTAAAGGCGGGTTAAAAGGGTATTCAACTTTACTCATTTTATTTCCCCTATAGTGTTGTACATTTCATCAACTTGTTCTTTTGAAGCAGTTTGAATAGTTTTAACATCATCCTCATACTGGGCCTCCATAGCTGCCAGTATTTCTCCTAATGTTTTCCCATCTCCTGTTAATGGGGTTGAACGTTTTGGCAGTTCTCTACCTTCTTTATTCATCTTTTCCATTCTTTCGATATGGCGTTGTACTCTTAATGAATACATTTTGCTTCTCCTAAGATTAGTTTATTGTATTTACTACATGCAGATAATATATTTATTAAAAATAGTAGAATAGAGCATTAATGCTCTATTCTACTATAAATTTAATTAGTGTTTACCGAAGCCCACGTATCTGTTAACCAAATACTACAATCTTCTTTATTTTTAATGATTAAATAACCATCACTGGTTATTACTTTAACATCATAGCTAAAGTATTTAATTTTCTTATAGCTACCTGCTAGCCAGTAATAATCAGTTTTAACCTTTAAAATAGTGCCTGCTAAGATATCACCACAGACATTAACATAAACAGGTTGACCTACTTTAAATCTCGGAATAAATTTGTTATCTATTAGCCATTGTTTAATTTTACAAATCATGAACATTTACTCCATGAACAACTTAAACAGGTTTTACAACCATCCATCACAACCACTCCATATTCTCCGCAGGAGGGACATAATAATTTATTGGTGCTAGTACTACCTTTTGTTTTTTCTTCAATGATGGCAATTACATGAGGTTCTAGGACAGGTTTAATGATCATGTTTAGTTTAGTTAAATGATCTTCAATACAAAGACCAATTTTAGCCACTAAACTAGGCACAAAAACACCTTTCTCCCAATGCCCACCTTTAGGGTCAAATACATCTTTTAATTCTTTTACTAAGAAACAGATGTCACCACCTTTTCTAAAGACTGCTGAAGCTAGTCGAGTTAATGCGATTACCCACTGGAAATGCTCCATGTTTTTAGAGTTAATAAATATCTCATAGGGATGCTTTTGTTCAAACTCAGTACCTTCATTAAGAATGATATCATTAATGGTTAAATACAGAGCATGTTCAGACTGAGGTGTTTTAATTTTGTAAGTAGAGCCCGTAAGCATTTCAGGACGTTTAATACTTTCGTTCATGGTATCAAACTGAGCTGTTTCAGTAACCCCATCGACTGTTTCTGTATTTTTATTTTTTACTGCAAAGCCTACAATTTTCTTAGTAATTTTAGTGGTCATTAAGCGATCCTTTTAAATATTTTAAATGCATAGTTAAAGTTAACGGTTTTATCATCAAGAATTAGTTTATCATCTATTAATTCCCAATTATCCATTGAGAAATTAGAAAAAAAAGTATCTCCTGGCATAAAGGTATTAATACTGGTTAAATATAGGTGAGTAGCCATGTCTATAAAGTAATTATAGATATCAGCACCGCCAATAATCCATACTTTATCAGCCTCGGTATTCATCGCATAATGCAATGCCATATCTGGATTATTAGTATATTTTACACCCTCTTTTTCACCATATTGAGATCGACTAATAACAATATTAGTTCTATTGGGCAAGGCTCTACCAATAGAGTCAAAAGTATGTCTACCCATAATGACAGGATAGCCTGTGGTGAGTTCTTTAAATCGTTTTAAATCAGCACTGCAGTGCCAGGGTATTTTACCTTCATTACCTATTACATCGCCGTAAGATACGGCTGCAATAATGTTAATTTCTATTTGTCTAGTCGCATTCACTCTAATTATCTCCTGGTAATCCAAATTCTTCTCTATAGGGAATATCATCATGCAGTAGCATCGTACTGTTTTTATTCTTTACATACATACCCGTCATTTCTAGTACTATATAAAAGCCTGCTACTAACTCTGATACAATTGATCTAATGTTAATGGTGTTAACAAAATCTTTAGGTAATCCACCTTCAAATAATTCATAAGGCAATAATAGATTGCCACCTAAACCTGTTTTATTATTGACAGCCATCCACTCTTTTAATGGGGTAGAAATAACCACATCTAAACTATCTACCCAGTTAATAAATTCTCTTTTATTATCAATCTTAGTCGTAATCTTAACGGCTCTGTAAGGGGGCAGTGCAATCTGACCGTATTTATTAGAGAATACTTTCTCCCATAAGTCATAATGCATATACTTGCTACTCATTGGTTTCTTATAGCTACCAATACCTGATATGTTAACGGTTGATAAATACTCTATTTTACCTTCTTCTAAAGATCTAGTAATAACATGCTCTAGATTAGCAATCTTTTGCATAAGAGGATAAATGTCAATGCCTTGCCCACTCATTAAACCATCCATGGCTATTTCAATAGCACCTTCCAACTTATTCATGATATTCTTAGGTATCTTAGAGTCTTTTAACCCCACCCCTTTAATATCAATCTTAGGTTTTTTATAAACAACACCTTCTCGACTAGTAATCATTGTTGCATAATGCTTAGCTCTATTTGCCCTCATGTAGATAGCAAAGGCATATTCATTTTTCATTTGCAACGTAAATAACTCATCCTCAGTAACACCCATTTGCTTACTGGCTAAAGCCATCATGTGGCCAATGACCTGGGCATTAAAATAACATATTAAGTTAGTAATGTTATTAACTTCAAAACCAAAAGATAATTTACCAAAATACCACTCTACCCAGTCTTGTACGGTAAACATGGTACTGTCAGTATCACTACCGACTACATTACGTCTAATGCTAGATGGAAATTCATAAATGGAAGGCGGTGCATTATTAGTAATAAAGAAAGTTCTAAAGAAGTCTTTATATTTAATAATCGTTTTAGTAACATAATCAATAGTTCTAGCATAAGTCTCATAATCCTTATTGCCCCTACCCTTTAAGTCACTAATTTTATCACCTCTAATTAAATCACTGCAGAATATACCCACTAACGCTGCTACCATCTCATCTGCATTTTTAATAACATCATCTGCATCTATTGGATATTCTTCAGGCCTAACAATAATCTCAGCTAATAAGTTTCTAACTAAGCTATCGTTAAATTTAGCGATATGATAAAGATCGCCCGTATAGACAAAGGCAGCTCTTTGATAACCACTTAATTTACTGACTAAATCATAAATATCTTTTTGATGCTCTCGGTTAATCCAATAGAACTTAGTACAGCGATTAATTAAATTAACCACATCAATGACTGTAGGTATAACCATGTCATATTTAGTAATAACTTCATGGAGCTGATCATAATCAGTATTATTGATAATCGAGAGTATGTTTTCAATAACTACTTTCTTAGACCAATAGTGTCTATTACCTGAAATAAAGCACTCACTAGAAGAATTACTATAGCTCACCATAATTCTACAGGTGGAGGTTAAGGTACTATGAGCTGTTTTATTAAATAGTGGATTGTAAGGAGAGCAATGAGCGCCTGAAATACTATTGATGAATAACTTAATAGAGTATTCAGCATTGTTACAAATTGCAAAGATATCATCTAAACCCTGTTGCTGTGCTTCAATTCCTCTTTTCTTAATAACTTTTCTAGCTTTAGTCTTCCCATCAATATAGTTACCTGTAATAGACTTATTGACTTTAGGATTATCATAGACAATTAAGTTAGGACTTAAGATAGATTCTGTTTTAGTTACATTCTCAATTAACTTATCAAAAGTAACTTGACCTTTTACTCTATCTTGATTAGGCTGTCTTTTTAATACATGCATTAATACTGGTTTTAATGCAAATAAACCACCTTCAGACGTTTGTTTTAAAACAAAGTCTTCACAATCTTGCAGAGGTTTTCCTGTCTTTAAATGTAGATAACTCGCTGATAATTTTCTAGCATTACCGACTATATCTAAATCTCTTTTATATTCACTTTTATCTAGTAAAAAAACATCCATAATAGCTCCAACTATCTTACCCTGTACTATAAGTACAAGATAAGATGGCTGAATTTTTTATTAACTTAAAGAGATTGTAATATCGGAATACCCATTAGACATGAGCAAATTTGATAGGCTATTAACTAGACTAGAATCAAAGTTTTTAATGACCACAGTAGCTGTTTGCATTAATAAACGACTAACTGAGTTAGGCTGTATCCATGGAATACCAAATTCTAAAATAGAGTTATCTGGCATTCTAATGACTAAATAATTATACTTAGTATAATCATTAGGCACTGGCATAACATTTTGACTAGGCAGACTAGAGTAGATGTTAGCATGATTAACTGCAGCCAGTGACGGATACTTTAAATTATTTCCAGAGCTAATGCCTTGTAGTATACCATTAACTACATTAGGCACATCATTGAGTCCATAGCAGTTAAAGGTGACAGTATCACCAATATTTAATTTACTTATTTCGACCATTTCTGACATAAGTGCCCTCCATTATTTGTTTGAGTTCTTTTGTTTGTTCAGCAATGCCATGATTTAAATGGCTTAAAAATTTAGCTTCAATTTCAGACATAGCATAACCTGTCTTACTTTTAAACTTAGCAGTTACTCTTTTTAATGCATCTAATGAAGATTGTTTTGTGGTAATTAATTCTTGTCTATTAGCCAAGTTTATTTTCTTCTATGTTATTATTATAAAATTTTAATGCCGGTAGCTACTTCCTCTGCTTTAATTAAATCTGTTGGCTCCAGTACATAGATTAATTTTTTATCTCTATAATAAACATTTTGAACAATGCCAAAGACTTTTTTCGTAATCTCTTTAATGTAGTTGGGTAATTCTTTTATAGCACCATAAGGGTAGGGCACATCTATTTCGGCAACAACACCTAGAGTAGTTCTTGTGGTATAAGTCTTACACGGGGCCATTGAATAATTTGTGTAGGTAAAAAGCTGAGTACCATCATCTAGTTCTTCCACTGCATTAATATAAATGGGTGCTAAAGTGGTATTAAAGACAAAACGACCAATAATAGCAGGCTCTTCTAACAGGTAATGCTTTCCTGCCGAAATCTTTATTTTTTCTTCACTCATCTTTATTTTCTCCTAATAATTATATTTAACAACATTGACCACTAGCTTATAATCTAGTGTGTATGAATAATCTACTATTATCTTACCCTGCATCTGCTGGTTTAAAGAACTCGCTAGATTTAACATAATTTGATTAAATCTAAAAACAAACCAATCCTTTACATCAGTAGGTAGTATAATGTCTTCTACTAAATCAGTAATGGCTGAATACTCTTCAGTTTCATAACCCTCTAATAACCTAAAGAACTCAGCCATAATTACTTTCGGTTTATTTATTACCAAACCATAAGCCCCTATATGAGGCTCTAAGTATTCCTCATATAGGTTTTTTAGATCTAATAAGTCAACGAGATATCTTTCATAGATTGGGTCAGGTGAACTTTGAATTAAATTCTCTAATTCTCCTTTAGGGTACAAACTTTCCATTTCTGATATGCTCCTCTTCCCACATGTTAATCCTAAAGTCACCAAAATTCTCTAATCTATAGATGCCCGTTTTAGTTTTCTTTAAAGACCATACATTAAAGGTATCTCTACCCATACAGTCGCAGATAATGGAATGGAAATGTTGAACACTGTATAAATCCTCTAATGTATCTGTTAATGTTAACTGATCTATATCCTTATAGATTTCAGTAAACCATTCTACTGGATCACTTTTACTAAGAAAAAAATGATCTCTAATACATGTGTTTGTATTACACTCTATTGTGGCTAAGAAATCCTCATATAGCAGTTTTTCTAAATCCTTTATATATGCATTATTATCCATTTCCCGTCGATATGGATTTACATAGGCTATAATGTAAGATAATACTTCCCTAGAAAGACTGGCTATGTCTAACATTACAATGCCTTTATTTTGCATTTAAACTCCTCTGACTGAATAAAAAGTGTGTACCCATAGGTTACTATGGGTACACACGATTTACGTCTTAATTACAAAAATAAATCATTATCTTCGACATCATCAAAAACAGGTTGTGAAACTGCTAATAGATTAGTTTTTGATCTTGCATAATCATCAACTATTTTCTTTAATGAGGCAACACGATCATTTAAGAATTGATTAGTAATGATAAAATGCATTGCGGGCACGGCATGTTTACTGCTATCTTGAGCCGCTTCATCGCAGTAACCAACAGTTGAATAGAGCTGACCTAAGCTAATTTCAGGATCAGCCTTTGAAGTTAATAAACTAGCTACTGAAATAGCAGTTAAACCTTCAATCGTAGTAACCGGCGTATTAGATACTGAGAATACTAGATCAGTTAATTGCACGGGTACAGCAGTTACTCTTTCATAGTTTAACCAGTTGTCAATGTCTTTAGTATCCAAATGGTTATTGGTACCTGACAGTAACATTGAAATGGCTCTAAGATCCCCATTAATAGTTTCATCCACCATAAGCATATGTGTGCTTTCACAGTTGGTGTAAAATGCTACAGTAATTGCTTTGTTTAACTTAGCAGTTAATGTTTGCAAGTTACTTAATGTAGAATAGGCATTATTAGCTTCTTTGGCAGAAGCTGTAGAAATAATACAAAAGCAAATAACTGTTTGATTACGCTTTAATAATTCCTCTACTAATAATGGGGCTAATACGCTACCACTTCCGCCCGATGCACCAAAGACCACTAAGTTAAAAGCTTTAGGTGGATGCTTTAACAAAATATCATCAATGTGTGGTTTAGCTACTTGATGTGCAAAAGCTCTATTTTTACCAGAACCATCAACACCTGGAATAATAAATACATCGCCTTTATTTCCTACTTTATGCAGGTTACTGCGGCTAGTATCAATTAAGCTAAAAAACGTTTCAGGAAACCCTGCGCTATCACTTGGAATGTTAACAGACTGTACTACATTTACACCTGCCCCACCAACTCCATATACTCTTACCGTTGATTGTTTTTTCATTTGTTTAATTCCTCAAATTTTTGACTTTGAATTGGTAGCTGCCCGTCTTAATCTTGAAACTATATTCATTTTACACCTCCTTTAATTCGTTTTCGGGATAAAGAATGTCTTCGAGTTTTGTATATTCACCGTGCTTTTCCACCCTTAACAAATACGCAGGGCCATAAGCTTCATAACGTTGTTCACGTACAGTAAAGATATAATTTTCAGCTGATTGACCATAAAAGGTATCAGGTTTAACTTGTTCATCAATCTTAAATTTAAAGTCCACCTTAGTTAAGTCAGTGGCAAAAATAGATAATATATTATTATCGCTTAATTGCTCGCAAATGTAAATTGGGCCACTGTATGGCATTGCAAACGAAATAACCCTAAAGTGTGCATTACCCTAATTTATTAGAAAGGTATTGGGTTCAAAGACTTTAGTTAAATCTTCTTCATTGGTTACAAAGGGGCCATCTTCAGTAAAGACATGTATGCCTTCAGCCTTTCCTGTTTTTACCACCTTACCAACCTTATAGTGACAATCCTCGGTCAAGAAGAATACACGATCGCCCGGTTTAATGTCTTCACCATTAGAATACTTACTGATTTTTGAATTTGGCTTATAAAGGTTTTTAATGACATCATATTTAACCTGATATGCACGCAACTGATCCAATGGTATGGATACAATAGTTGGATTTCCTTCATTGCCGTTGAGTACAATACATCTATAACAGTATGCCGATCCAGTTGGAGAATAGTCACTTATTACATCATCAATAAGCCATGGATATTTATTTAAGTCATCAAAAGGCTCACTCATCTGAATGACATCGCCAATTGTAAAAAATCCGCCCAATGATTTTATTTCATTTTGATTAAGTGGTCTAATTGCACTTAAATGTTGTGTAATAAAAGAGAGTTTTTCAGTACTAGCATTTAAATCAATCTTCTCTTGCACTTGTATGGCTATTAAATCTAACGAAAAAAGACCACTTTCGCCCTTTCCCGTTATTTTATAAACGTTTATGTTTGTTTGCGCATCAGGACTAGCATTAGTAACAACAGTGTTAATGTCGGGTTCCCACGTATAGATCAATGTGTCTAAATTAATTTCTTCTTGCATGACTTCTTTCTCTTCTTTGTGAATGTTTTTTATGAGTTTAAAGCTATCTTCAATCTTTTTAATAGCTTTAATAGAAATGTAATATCTTCCGAATGAATCCTTATTATTAATTAAAGGGATAAATTCATAAGACACTGTGTCAGTTCTTTCTTGATGAATAATATCATTAACCAATAACGGGTATCGATTAGAAAATAATTTATCATCTAGTTTTCTAACAATATCACCTGGTTTAAAAATCCCACCCAATAACTCCACCTGCTCTTGATTAGGACACACCACCTCCTCGGATAAGTAGTTTCTTATTGGCATTTTATTTTGATCAAAATATTTATTAAAGTATTTAACTTTAGAGTTATCTTTAAGAATTCGCCCAAGTCTTTCTGAAACTATCATTCGCTCCGCTTTAATAGTAGCTACCTTAAAGACAAAATCAATTGCTCGTTCAGGATCATTTGTTATTTCCTTATCAAAGAAAACAGAATTTTGCTGAGGTTTCCATTCATAGTCGAAGTCAATAGTTTCTTCATTAAGATCATTTAAAGACCTTAATTTAAATTCATTGTGCAAATTACTATTAACTAACTTTCTTATTTCTTCTTGGTCATAGACTATTCTGCTCATTTTATTTCTCCTTTTATTTTATGATTAAGCAAATATACAATATCTGCTATTAGATAATGTATATATGTTTAAAATTTAAACTTATTGTTACAATAACATTGTAACTTGACTTATATTTTAATAAGAGGATAATTATAATGCATAGTAGCATGCAGTACTTAATAGGGAATATAATATCTTATATTCCAAAGGAAATATTAGAGTTAGCATTTCAGCCTCAATTAACTTTAAATCAATTAAATAATTCACTAGAGTGGAAAATACAAGAAGAAGTTATCCGCAATCGAGTATTAAAAGATTGTGATATGGTAGCAGGGATTGAAACCACTATTGATATCACTAGCTGTAGAGCCGATTGGGTCAATATGGGTATGGTATACCACATTGGTTTAGGTCCTACTGCAGGCAGGACTATTACTTCAGTATTATCTGTTGGTTATAGTTATAATGCAATGGCAGGTGGTCAGCCTGGTATAGCCAGTGCTTTAACAGAGCCTCTGCAAACATCAGATGCCAGAATACAATTAGTAGGACATAATGTAGTTTATGTAGAAGGATATATTGGTGTTAGATTAACTAATATGAAAGTAGTATTACAGAATGATGAAAACTTTAATAATGTTAATACTAGAAACTTAAGGCTATTAGCGGATATGTGTTTAAATGCCTGTAAAGCTATTATCTTTAATAAATTTAATGTATCGTTAGGCAGTGCTATTGTATTGCGCGGTGTGGATATGCCTAAAATACAATCTATCGTAGATGGCTATTCTGATGCCGAGGAAAAGTATAAAGAATTGTTAGATACGAAATGGTACAAGGCTAATATGTTTGGCGATAGAGTAACGCTGAATAGAATGATTAGAAGAATGGTACCAAGCTAAAAAAAATAACATAGTAGAGTATACAGAGCCTAGGCTCTGTATACTCTTTATGCAATTACTGCATTTGTTTTAGCGAATAAGCCATTTGGTTTAAACCTATAGCATAGTTGTATATAAAGGGTCCAAGGTATTTCATTGTAGCACGACTGATTATAGCACGATTGCCTCTAAACCTTCCAATGTATTTATAATCTCTTTTTAACCAAAGTCTGGAATGCCATTTGTGATATCTATTATCCCTTGGGAATCGTTTATATAACTCTTCACGTTCTTTAAACCGCTTAGATGCAGCACCCAGAACAATAGATCTTTTATAAACGATTACTTTCTTTCTAAACTTCATTCTATTTCTCCTTGATTTTTTAATAAAATTAATTTGTCACGAACCTCTATACATTTTTTATATTTTACCATAAGTTCACCACGTTTCTGATGACTCATAGTAAAACGATTATCAAGAGCTAATCTATTTTTAACATATTCAATATAGTATATTACATTATCAAAGGAATTTATTCCATCAGGATATGCGCCTGCAGTAGCTAGATAAAGACTTTGACAAAATAAACTTTTATCTTTTATAGAAATAACTACAGGAATGTTATCATAGCATATGGTAAAAACTTCTTCATTAGCATTAGCCATTGATTTTCCCCAATATTTCTCTGCATTTATTATCAGACATTTTGTCTATCTCTAGTGCCATCTTTGCAATCAGATATCTTTTTTCATCAGATAAGCTAACTAAATCAATAGTAATAGAATTAGTTGTTTTAGAATAGAGCCCTAATAGATATTCGGCATAGATTGGACTAACAGTAATAGCTACACAAAGATTTTTAAATAATTCATGAGGCATAAGACTAGTACCCCTTAAATACATATTCAATTGTCTAGTAGCGATATCCATCTTTTCTGCCACCCAGGGTAAAGTAAACCCCATGGCTTGACAGTACTTTACTACCTTTTTACCAAAAATAGTCATTGTTTTCATAATCTTCTCCTAATTAATATTTAGACTTTCTAAAACGATGATAATATGGTTTAACATCATGAGCTTTTTCTTCTTCCGCTAAAGATATATTTAACTCCGCACTAGTATCTTTAATTTCAAAAAGTTCATTTATTTTTGGCTCAGGAATCATTCCAGTGGTAACGGAGATACTGGTTACAGTGCCATTTTCATCCCTTGTTAATTTAGTAGTATTAACATTTTCTATTAAAATACCATTTTTATAATACGATCCATCAGGTGCTATACTTGAAATAACGATCACTTCATTATTCTCTTCTAATAGACGTTTAAGTTCTCTTTCCATAGTCAACATTTTTCCACAGTGTCTAACCACCACGAGTATTGGTCTTGTATGACCTATTGTTATTTTATGTTGATTGCCCATTCATTTCTCCTATGTTGGAATAGTATTATGCATACTAAGTTTAAAAATTTAACTGAGGTTTTCTTACATCATGTAGGTGTTCCAGTAGACAGAAATCTATTAGCTGCTGTATTGACTTACACAATGAATTTTGTTAGGAAGGATGAAGATTCTATCTCTTTCTTTGGTAGCCCATTATTGGGCGTTTATCCAGTAAAATTCACTACTGAAGATAAACTATTATGGATTGAAGATGTTTTACAAATTAATGACTTTGATCAATTAAGAGATGATATCTATGATTTACCTGATATTGATAAAACATTTAATGTATCATCTGATGCAGTTAACTTATCCTTTTGCTGGGTAGCTTATCAAGCTTTAATATCCACCACACTAACTCTAAAAGAAAGAGAAGCTTTAGCTAAGACAGCGATTGACATGCTACAGTATAAGTTTATTAGTTCCATTCATACAAGATCATTTCCTCATCGAGCTAATATTGAGATTTCTATGGCAGTTTATGAAAACTTAGATAATAAATCTCAATTAAAAAGAGCAGGTTCTTGGAAGGGATTAGTTGATATTAGAACAGCAGATATCTTAGGTCCTAGTGGACTGCATGCAAATACCATTAGAACACTACAAACAGACTATCAAGTAGTCAAAATGCTTAATGATATTTGGAGTAGAATGAAATCTATCTTTAGAATACTAAATGATAGCTTTTATACTATTAGAGATACGACTGCTAGGATAGCTTCTACTGATAAATTTACTCAAGTAGATGGTGAGGCTATCTTAAAGGATTCAGTTAATAAATACGCACATATAAAAACACATATGCATGATATAGTGCCTGATAGAAACTCTTTTGTTAAAGATGAGTTAATTAAGATAGTTATGCTAAATGTTAATACAGCTTATCAAAACTACTTAAAAGATACACTTTATTTTATTTCTCAAAACTATTCAGCTAAATATAAAGCAGTTAATATATCTGACTTAATAGATGAAATTTTAATGTTTGCTTTTGATGTGATTAGAAAAGATAAAATAGAATTAAATAATCTTCCATCAATTGCTATTAAAATGAGAAACATGCTCAGATCCTCTAGAGTAGTCTCTCCTGAATTTAAAATCATTAAAGAAAAGATGGGTATTATCATTGATGATGCAAACCATCGCATTACTGAAGTCAATAATGCTTCTACTAAAATTGCTGTAGTACTTTATATTGTACTCAGAGCTTTAATGAAAGAATAAAAAAATATTACAACTATTATTATAATATGTTGAAAAACTAGTTTACTTTTACTTTCATGTTTTATCTCTCCTCCTGTGTTGAAGACTAAGCTGTTTACATCATCCTCCTCTGTGATTAAAATAGCCTAGACTAAAAGATGCGCTTAGTCTAGAAATAAAAGCATTGGCATTCCCTACCATCCTAGCTCCGGGGATGGTAGGGAATATGTCAGCTTTTTATTTTTTATCAAAAAGATTAACTACTTTCTCACCTTTAGTGGAAGGTTTTTTATCTTCATCAAAGACATTAATTGAAATATCTTCTAAGGGTAATTTATTAGCAGAATTTCGATAGCTTAACATTAATAGCCATGTATTAATTCTAGCTAGTCTACGCTCTAGCTTATGAGCATATCTAAAGATATCAACTACTTCATTAACATCCCTAAAGGTATAGCTAGTATACTTAGCAGGTAAATTATTTTTTTCCTTTTCTATCATATTTTTTATTTCAGCTTCCAGGTAAATACAATAGTTTTTAGACATTAAATAATTAGTACCAGTTTGACTAATAGTATCTTCAAAATGATGACCAATCCTTTCAGCAATTTGAGCACTAATTTTAATAGTCCCATCTTCTAACAGATTATAAAAATCCATTGTTGTATTAGAAGGTATACTGCCCGTTTTTAACTCGAGTTCTTCAATAACTGCTAATACACCCATTGCTACTAATCGTTTACCCACTTCTTGATTATCCATTCTTTATCCTATTTAGTTAGGTTTAGTATCATTACAGCTAATAGATAATGTATATACTAAATTATTATCAATAATAATTACTAGCTCTCATGTTACCCATCATATTTCTATTCAGTTTCATCTTATTTAAACTAGCTCTTAGTTTATTAACATGTCGTTTACTGGTTTCAATATCCTTTAAGATATTATCTAAGCTAATGGCCGTATCACCTAACTGCTGAGCCTCTCTTACTTTCCAGGCCAGCATCTTTTCATAACGAGTAGATTCAATAGCACTCGTAGATTGAGATAAACAATCTTTTAATTTATTAATTTCTTTATTAATTTCAACGACTTTTAACTTATTATTCATTTCTTCATCTGTCATAGTAGCACCATCACTAGCTACCATACTCAAACACTCTAGTGGATTAATACCATAGTGCTGTAAATGCTTAGTATGCTTAATAAACCAATGACAGAGTAACCAAGCGATAACCATATCATCGTGTCCATCTTTAGGATGATCTATTCGACCATTTTTAATTTCTAATCCTTTTAATTCAGAGGATAGTCTTTGATCTCTAATTAAATGAGCGGTAGAATTAACAGCTTCATTAAGAACTGTATTGTATAAGAATAATCTACTATTGCCAGTCGTCATAAAACCTAAATACTTTTTCATAATAGCATAGTCATATTCAGATCTAGACATTAATGGTTTACAGATTTCTTTATATTCTTCTTGCATTGTTTCTTTTTGATCGACTATTTTACTATACATTCTAACAAAGGGATCAATACCTTCATTAGTTAGCATAGCAGAGATCATATCTACCATACCCCCTCTAGCTGATGATTTAGCTTCAAATATAAAGGTAACTTTTTTAAACTTAATTAGAAAGTCTGCTATCCATTTAGCATATCTAGAAAGACTCGCCTCATTAATGGATGAAGTAGCAATGACTTCTAACGTTTTAACATCCAGTAATACTAATGCATTTGAATCTCGTCCTACTGCTTCACTACTATCTAGACCTAACAGATAGTGCCCTGTATTCATTCTAGAGAGTATTTCTTCTTCAGGTATGTACCATCGCATCATGTATCTTTCACCCGATACAGAGACAAATAGAGGGTCTAATTCGGACTTATTAACAATCTCTAAAATATGTGTAGGCAAAGCACCTGACGTATTACCAGAAGTCCATCTGTTTAAATAATCTCTTTCTATTTCTTCTCTAGTTAAAGGAACAATAGAGAGTCTTCCTTTTAACCAAGCATCAGTTTTTCCGGCTTGTCTATGACTAAATGTTCCATTAACTAAACACCTTCCACCATTAGAATTAGTAATTATAAATTCTTTAGCATCTGCTTTATTCTTCCTATCATAAAGCGTTTCATTCCAGTAATAACCACTGTTAATGAAGTCATACATGTACTTACCTTCTTTAGTATCTTTTTTACCAGCAGTTGTCGTATAGATGTTTCCATAGAGTGTACCATCTTTTTCAAAGTTTTCTCTAGCAGCACCAGTAGACTGAGCAGCTACAGGCAAAGAAATATGAACATTAGAAATAAAAGGACCTTCTTCAGTTTGCAGGTAAGGGCCTGTAATACCACGACCTACTTTATTAGCCCCAAAGATATCTCTTTGTCCTACTAAGAATGTCATTAAGTTATTTCTCTTTTTACATTCAATGACTTCAGTATTATCTGCATCATTTTTACTTCTAGGTATTAACCAGGCTGGTAATAAGTTTAGAGCTTGTTTAATACGTCTAACTGTTTTAGATCTTAATTCATCATCTTTAGTTAAGATAGTTAACGCAGTATTTTCATAATACAAATAAGTTAACCATATGCCCAGCATATCGCCTGTAATTGATTTACCAATCTGACGAGGCATAATTAATACAAAGTCTATGGTGGAAAAGAAACACCATAGTAGTGCAATGTTAGGTCTATTGGCTGCAAACCTTAATGGATTACTACCACTATCAATAAGACAAACCTCTCTAAAGAAGTACCATGGGTTAAAACGACATTCTAATGCAATTGCTGTTTTTTCATCCAATGTTAAATTGGGAGAATGTGGATCTATTCCCTGCAATGCTGGGTTTAATAAAGCTAAATGAAAACAATAGTTTTTAATACCCATGGATTTAAATACACCTGCTAATCTTACCCAGGACTGATTAGTTGTCCTAACATCAGGTATAGCCGTTGGGTATTTGTCCCAATCTTCTAAATATAAAATCATAATTTTTTATCCAAAAAAAAAACATTAATCCATTTTGTTAGATAGACTACATAGGTAGTCTATCTAACAGAGTCAATTAAAGTGGGATAGCAATGCCTAAAAGGGCCATTGCTAAGATGGTTGCGGTTGTTAGCATAATAACGCCACCCGCAAAGATTCTACAAAGATCCTTTATGGGGATCACCTTGTTCATCAAACCCTCTTTCAAGGGTTCTCTTCTAATAATCATTTTAGCCATTTTTTCTTTCTCCTGTTTTTGTCTAATAAAAATTTGTATGACTTTGCGATATTGCTGCCCCAGAAGCATTGTGATAAATGCCATTTAATAGCATTATTGACTTCACTAACTGGAACTACTGGATCACATGTAAACACCCTAGGCATTTTGATTAAGATTGTCATATCTTCTTGGTTTCAAAAAGATATTCCTTCTTGCCCATCAGAACAGAGCACTTTAGTGTTTGTCCTGAAATCCATTTGTTGTCATTCGGCAAAGGCTTCTATCTGCCGAATGACAACAAATGGATTGACGGGCTGTTCCTTAACCTGCCATGCGTGACTATTCATAGCAGTCATTAACATGACTGCACCTATAATGTTTTGCATTTTCTTTCTCCTAAAGGATAATTAATATCCTATAAATAATATAGGTATGAAAATAATTCGATTAGTTAGATACTCTACTTTCTTTAGTAACTAAATGCTCTATCATTAACTCAATATCTTTAATCAATATAGGCAATTTACCTTTATGTACTTTATGAGTAAAGTTATCTAATTTAATTAATTGCTCTTTAACATCAAATAAAAATTGTTCTGACACAACAATACTATTTTTCATTTTAAGCCTCTTAGTTAGATTCATAAAATGAAAGCAAAAAAAAAAGAATGGGGGGGGGGTCATTTAAGAACCCCCCAACTTATTACCAACCTATTTGATAATAGGTCAGCACCAGCGTATCGCCTATCACATAGTGATAGATTTTGCTTCCCTCCGTGGTTTCTTCAACCACCACTTCTGACAGTGATTCGGTATCACCGTCAACAAACTCCCCTTCATAAACCTCATTTATCTTTTTTAATGTCAACCATCCGGTTGAACGGCCAACCTCTTCCTCATATCTGAAGTCAGAGACCTCTAATTCCCTCCCATAATCTAACCCCGTTCTGAGGTTGGTTACTTTACTGCCAGCGGGCAGTGGGGATTTGGTACGGTTTCTGTATCCCAATCCCCAGATTTCAGCGCCTGGGAAGATGCTGACTACTGGGGTATTAGGGTCTAGGATATAGTTTCCCACCACTATATCTTCCATGTCTTGCTCTTCGATAATCACAGAGCAAAGTAATCCGTTATCGAACGGTGCAACTTTTGTATACATTCTCATTTCATTCTCCTGCCTCTTTAGAGGGCTTAAAGTTGTTATAATAAATTGGATTACTAATGTAATTCCAATTAAATGATATATACATGAAAATAATTTGAATTGACATAAAGCCTGTATAGATTGCCCTAGGGCAATCTATACAGAATAAATTATGATAGAGTATTTCTTAAACAAACGGGTGTTACACCTAAAGTCTTATATACACCTGCATCTGTAGTGGATTGTAGCCACACGATAGATACAGTTGCTCCATTGACCCAAGCCGTACTAAAATCATTAGGCAATAATATATTCCAATAACTTGCTATATCTCTTACAGGTCCAGTAGCACCTGCATAAATCAATTGAAAGTTATCAGGGGTTGGAGGACTTAAACTAACCGTTTGATCATAGATAGGTTGAATTGGATAATACAATAATGTTAGCCATTGTTGTAGACTTAATGCACCTGATTTAATACTGAGCACTTGCTGACCCAATACAGAATATTCTGCATAGGCTAAATTACCGAATACACTTTCATTATTGTTTAAATAGTCAATAATAAAAGGTGTAGTAGTCGGTGTACCATAGGCTATAGTAGCCATCTGTGTAAAGGTATAGTTAGTATACCCAGATACAAAAACACGACTCATAATAATACTCAAGACTAATTCTTGAGGGTTACTAGGACCATAGTTAACAGTACCATTATTAGGTCTAGTTACAGTAATTTGATTATTAGTTAACTTAATTAAAATGCTATGACTTAAATTAGTTAAGTAATAATCATTGGTATAGGTATTCGTTGTCCCATTCCAGTTAGGCACTATAAACACTTTAAAGGAATAGTCACTATTATAGCTAACTGTATTTACAGTATAGATATGGCTAATGGCTTTGTTACTAGGATTACTAGAATTAACAATAGCCTCAGTACTGTCTGGATAATAAGTCAGTACTATCTTACTCTTACTGCCGACAATAGAGGTATTAAAATCATCCATGCCAAATATTTTACATTTGCTAGTACCTACACTAATTAAAGCACTTGTACCATTGTTGTAAATCAATCTAGCTTGGAAATCACCGCCAGTAAAGGGTACATTAGCCGGAATGTTAATAGTATCGGTAATGGTAGGGTCTAATAGGTTACTCGATAATGCTACATCGACTATATAGACTACATTATTTCCTAAACCTTTAATGACATTAGAGTTTTTAATTCTAAACTGATGCTCACCTGTTGGACCACCCGACTGCGTATAGGTCACTAAGGTAACAATCTGACCATCATACATAGCTGTACTGGTATTAAATGTAGGTGGTCTTAATATAGCTGGGTTAGTAGAATCTACTGTAACCATTTCTATATTTTCACTAACAAAGCTGCCGCTGCCATTAAAGGTTTGAGAGATTACAGTCCCTGTATTGCTAATGTCAGTACCTAGAAATAATTTAGCATAATTAATCTCACTGCCATAAGCTCTGTACTTATCATCAATGTCAATAGTAAAGGGAGTCACTGCAGTATTTAAGAATGCTAACTCTAATACATTGGGCTGATAACTAGGTAGGTTAATAGAGTTAGAAGAACCAGCTTGAGCTTGTGCCAATAGAGAAAAATCTACTAATAATAAAGTAGGCACATAAGTCGGTGGATTAGAAGTAGTATCTACTTGAATAACTCTAAATAGTCCATGTTGATAATCTATGACTAAATCATCAATGTTAGGAACTATTGTACCAGAATTACCAATACCATAGATTTCATTAATATTCCATGTTCTAAATCCTCTTAGAGGATCATATTCACGTGTTGTTGGAGAGGTCATTAAATAGTTCCTATTGGATAGTTAGATAAAGATGCAAGCCTTCAACTAGGTTATTTAAAAGGACCATATTGGCTTGTGTTAAAAAGTTATATTGATTTAAATTAACAGTAACTGGCGCAGTACCCCATGTGGGTGTAATCGTTACATAATTAGGATCTAAACCAAAGAAACAGGGATCAGTATTAATAATGCTAATATAAGGATTAACCATTGCAGCAACCTGATCATTAGTATAACTAGATTGAGTAATAACAATTGTATTATTAGATACTAACTCGATCAGTCTGTTCATTAATGTAGAAACTAATACATACTTTTGGGTAATTGTAACCGTACCTGATATTGGTGTTTGTGGATCTATTTGAGATAAGAACTGACTGACTAATTGATCTTGAGCTTGTTCAGCTATTAGTGTGGGTGTAATAACATCCAGTGTTTCAGATCTTACAAAGCTTGGATAATTAATAATAGCAAATGGATTACCATCGTTAAACCCTAAACTAGCAGTTGTATTAACTACATCGGTATAAGCTTCTTTCTCTCTTAATTCAGAATAAGTAAAGGCTCTGCCATCTACAAAGAATTGATTATTTCTGTAGAGCAATAATTCATAGATATTGTTATTAAACAACTTACCATGTTTAACAAACCCAAACTGAGCACTATTAACATGTTGTAGACTAGGATCAGGTAATCCGCAGTAAACAACTGTTATTAATCCACTGCTAGTATAATAGTTATTATTAGAACAAATATAAGCTCTAGAGTTATAAACTACATAATCTAAACCTTCTATTAAATAATGACCATTAAACCAAATGTACAAATTACCCATGCCAATATCATGGGCCATAGCCATGCCATTGTATATGTCAATACCTGCTTCAATATTACTTTGGTTTATATTGCTGGTATAGTTAATATAGTTTAATGATGTTCTAACATATCGCTCATGTTGAATTAAAGTAGGATTCCAGGTAACTGTAGTACCATTAGTTGTTTCTGTTAAAGTATAATCGCTGTTATGATTTGCATAAACTAAGGTATTACCATTTAAATAATAACAGAATATACCAAAGCCGCTAGGCATAGTTACCACAGTAGTGCTATTAGCGGCAATAACCGTATCTAAATTACTATAAGTCACTAAGCTAGGCAAAAAGACTTCATAACCAAATCCATTACTATAAGTAATGTTAGTTAAGTCAATTGCCTGATAGGTTGTTTGGGCATTATACGTACCATCAATGTTATAGGTAATTAAATGACCACCTAAGTTACTAGCTATTGCAGGCAATGACCATGCTGTATTGCCAGGCAGTTGTCTTACTCTTTCTAAATAGGTGATAGCACCATATCTGGAATACACGCCGTAAAAAGGAGCTGAAGCTAAATTACTTTCTTCAACAGCTATCCACTTATTAAATGGACAGACTTCTAGATTATTAGCATTCCATATTGGAAGATTTGCATTAATCCCAGATAAACATTGCTCTTTAATTCCATTAGGTAAATTCATTAAGTCTGGAATATAATTACTATCTAGCAAAGTAGGTTTAAACTGATTATTATCTCTTCTTAATAATAAGACCATGACATTGGTTAATGTTTGGTTAATATCAGAAAAGTTTTCCATCTCACCAATTCTAGTTGTTAATAACTGAGAATTAATAGACCAATCTTTATAAGTTAGCATCCTGACTATAGAAGGTGATAGTCTTGGAAAGTAAGTCCCTACCATAGAACCATCCGATTTTGTACCGACTACAAATATTTCAGTATCGGCCACATAGACTTGATTATCTAAAGCATTAACAGATAAGATTAGTTTATTACAGTTATCATTAGTAGATAAATAGTTATTTAACATCCCTATTGGAAATAAATCTATCATGGTAATAAAAGGATCAACAATATAGTCTATTACATCGCCTGTATGCAATGCAGAAAATAAAGGCAAACCACCTAACATTAATAATCCATTCTTAAATAATAAAGGTGGTATTGGATGTCCATTAGCATCTAATGTTCCATGAATAGCATAGTTTGCAATCAAAGCAGTAAAGGTTAAGTAATCACTGTAGTTATTATTGACTATAAATGATCCAGTCTTTACAGTCTGAGCCGAGGTCGCTGCATTACCTTCATAAAAGATATTAGTATAAAATCTAACATAAATGTCATCATTTAAACTCAATACCTTTTGATTAAACGTATAGTTTAATGCTAAGATAATATTGTTATCTGGCATTATCTTAATATAACTGCCATATAAAGAAAAGAATCTTCCTTGACTAAATATAATAGTTAAAGTTTGAAAGGTACTAATGATGGCATTTAAAGAAACCCATCCATAAATGTTAGAAGTAATCCCAATACTAATAGGCTCTACTTGACCTAATTCAATCAGCATATAGAGCTGATTAGCTATGGGTAAATCTATTTGATTATATGGCAGAGGATAGGTATTAATAGCCCCTAAATTACTGGTAATTTTATTGGACTTAAATACAGCGTTTTTATCTCCCCCAGGATTACTCCATACATCAGCTAATGCCATGTTAAAAAGTAAGTTATTTATATCCATTAGCTAACGTCCGCATACATGGAAATGAATTTAGTAAATCCTTCTACATCATGCTTCTTAAGTAGTCCCATCATTGATTTACCTAAAGCAGTGGTATTTTGCATACTCTTTTGAATGGCACAACTCATCATTGCGATAAAGGTAGGTGGATGCTCTAATCCAATGCTACTAATTTCTGTTGCATTCGCCGCGATAAAAGCACCTCTTACAGTACTGTTATAGACAATACTAGGATCAATGTCATAGGCATTGTTATTGAGTTCAGTTAAAGCATGGGCAAATAAAAATATTTTATTTTTTTGCATTTTGCAATTATGCACTGATCCATTTCTAAATAACTCAATAATTAGTTCCTCATTAACATTAATTAAATCATGAATGTTTTGTGCGGGAATATTAATGATTCTAGGTAATCTTTTTAACAACATAATAATGATATCTTCATCATGAGCATAAGCTTCGTTACTAAATAAGCCCATGTAATAAATAGCTGATATGATTCTAAAGTTAGTAGTAATTAATAAGTTATTATCTAGCTTTCTAGATATACCAGAGCTTACCCAAGTACTAAAGGTATCAGCCACAAAAGCTTCTTGCGCAAAGAAGACTTCTTTATCAGTTAGCCATAGTAAATCCAGCATGGCTCTTCTAACCATTAAAACATATTCGTTATAGAGTCTAATCTTACCTTCTTTATTAACAATGGCTCTTAAGTCAATGTAAGCTTTGCCGTTATGAATAATGGGATGAAAAAAAGATGGAATTGTTTCACCTACATCGCCCACAATGGCAATGACATTATCATTAATGATTTTAAATTCATATCGCTCTTTATCTATCGTTAAAAGACTTTCGATATCTTTAGCTATACCTGTCATTTTGTTATTTAAACCAGAAATAACATTAGCGGAATAAGCTGTATGTGCCGGTATTGAGTTCATAAATAGTTCCTTTCTATGTGTTGAGTCATAGGATAAACCTATAGTTTTACTAATAAAAGTTATTATATTTACAGTAAAAATAGCCCCTACTGTCACTTATATTGTGTAAAGGTAGGCTTCTACTACAGAATAAATTCTTTTTTATTTACAGGAAGAAAAAACATGACAACAGTTAACAATAGTACACCTATGGTGAATCTAAATGGGATTAGAGATGAATCTATTACCCAGTTAGTAGCAGAGCCAGAACAAACCCCCCAGCATTTAGCACTCTATTTTATTAAAGCACCTTATGGTCCAGAAGGTATAGCTGATGCTATTCCAGTATCTTCTGCAAATGATTTAATGCGTATTTTTGGATCTGATGTTGTTAATCCAAGAGCACCTTATTATAATCATCAAACTGAATTGATGACACAAACATTGGCTGCTGGCAACTCAGCTTTTGTTAAACGAATTATCTATACCGGAACTGATGTAAATGGTGCTTTAAATGTAGCGCCTAATAAAGCTAACTTTACTTTAAACTGTCAAGTAACTGCCAATGCTTCTTTACCAACCTATGCTCGTAATCCTGATAACAGTGTTAGCTATGATTCTAATGGAAACATTATTCTAACTACCATTACCGTTGGTGCAACTACTGGTGTTGCTACCTTTGGAACAATTTCAGGCGGAGCAGGCTATAGCGATGGTACTTATACCAATGTTACTTTAACTAGAGTTTCTGGTACAACACCGACTACTCTACCTACTGCTACAGTAATAGTCTCCGGTGGTGCTGTAACTACCGTTACATTAACGACGCCCGGTGTTGGTGTTGATACCACTACAGTATTAACTGCTTTGGTCGGAACTGCTACACCTACTACTGCATGGAGCGTTCCTGTTGCTACTACTGCAACAACCGCACCTTTAACAGTCGGTCAAAAATACATTGTAGCTAGTTTAGGTAATACAACCACTGCTCAATGGGTAACTGCGGGTGTTGTACTAGCTAGTGGTCAAACCACAGTTAATGTTGGTCAATCATTTACTTGTGCGGCTGAAACTGTAGGTACCGGTACAGTATCTCCAGCCACTACTGGTAGTATCTTAAAGTATACTATCACTGCAAGTACTGCCTCTACTCCAGCAACCACAACGTCTACTGTTAGTACAGTTAATGGCTTAACCGTAACGACTTATCCTATTCTTACTTTTACTGCACCTTTCTCAGGCGGCTTAGGCAATCAAACAGGTATTCGTTTATGGACTGCTGGCAATACTACTTCTTTGCCAGGTGATAGAGATGTTATCATTGATCAAAAAGCATTGATCTTTAATGGTCAGGTTATTTTTAAACCCACTAACTCTACACCTCAGTTAGTAGCTGATCTTACTGGCTCTACTAATATGCAATTTTGCTTTAAACCAAATGCATATAACTATAAAACTAACCAAAACTTAAACATTGGTCAGTTTGTAGATAACTGGAGTGATGATGGTGTTATTTCTGGCAATACACCTTCTTATAGCCCAGTCGGTTCAGTTACTTTAATCAATGATGGTACTGGTACACCTTACCTAAACACTGTATTAAATGCATTATTAGCTACTGAAAATGCTGCACACTTAATTGCTCAAGCTGCTGATACTATTTCAGCCACTGCATTAACTGTTGGTAGTAAATACTACATTGCATCGGCAGGCGCTACTGACTTTACTACTATTGGTTCAACTGACAATAATGTCGGCACAATCTTTGTAGCTACTGGTATTGCATCAAGTCCATCTAGCGGTGTAGCAGGTACTGTATATCCAGTTGATGTAGGTCCAATCTCATCTGGCTATATGTTAGACTTTTTAACAGGTATTGATTTTAATGGCAACCCACATATGTCATTCCAGATTGACAAAACTGGCGTGGTAATGGCTGAAGGTGTAACTACTTATTTAGTTAATGGAACAGCAGGTGGTGTAGATAACTTAGGTTATGAACAAGCTATTTGTGATTTCATTACCAGCGTGGGCGCCAATGATTCACATCCATTACTGGATATGGCTGTATATCCCTTTAAAAACGTTTATGACTCAGGTTTTGGTCAATTCCCTGTAGGTCAAATGGCAGGCTATCCATCTATGGCGACAAAACTTGCCTTATTTAAATGGATTGGCTATCGTAAAGACATGAATGCTACTGTTGGAACATACATCGTAGGCACTCCTCAATTGACTGTAGCTCAAGAACTATCAGTCGGTAAGGTATTATCTACCTCTGCATTAATGTATGGTGAGAGCGCATTATGGGGCACACCTACTTGTAGAGCAGTGATTACTATGGGTTCAGGCCTATTGAATAACTCTACCTTTAATGGTCCAGTACCGACTACCTTTGACTTAGCCATTAAACGAGCTGGTTATATGGGTGCAGGTTCAGGCATTATGACCTCGGGTCAAAACTATACCATTAATCCAAAGAACAATGTTACTTCCATGCGCAAGATTACCAACACTATTTTAGGTCAAACAACTAAGATTACTGCATGGAATGAAGGTTTAAATTATGTTCAAATGATGGATCGTCGTACTCCATTCTGGGCTGATTTACAAACCGTCTATAACATTCAAAACTCTGTCTTAGCCAGTGAGTTGTTTATGTCTATTTGCTGCGACATTACACAAATTGCAGCTAAGGTATGGCGCATTATGTCTGGTCGTACTAATTTAACACCTGGTCAATGGGTTGATAAAACAAATGAATTAGTTAATTCATTAACTGCTGGACGTTATGATGGTTTAGTAGTAATTGTTCCTACTACTTATTTTACACCAGCCGATAATGCCCGTGGCTATTCGTGGACTCTAGACATAGCTGTTTATGGTAATGTAGCTAAAACTGTACAAACAGTGAACATTATCACTAAACGATTATTACCAACTACTACAGGACTATAATTATGGCCAGTGTTGCAACTTATAACAATCCAACATTAATACAGATGAGTGGGGATGTTCGTACCCCCTCTATTGACCTGTCACAAGGCGGTCAACAAGGAATGTTGCAAAACCCAATGTTGTGGGGCAATAATGCTAACTACATTAGACAAAAAACAATTCCTGTATTAGTATCAGCACCTCGATTAATGGGCTTATTGTCTAATGCAGGATATCGCATGGCGGCATTAAAATCATTAATGGAATTAATGCCTCAAAAAATTGATGGTTTAAAATCCAGTTTATCAGCAGATTATGATGGTCAAGCAGTCGGCCATGCTGGTGAGAAAATGGAATCAGTTACTCATGTGGCCCGTGAAGTATCAGCTCCAAATTATGAGTGGGTTGATAAATATGGTATGGCCATTACTCGTTACTGGACAGATTACATGCGAATGTTTATCGCTGATCCAGATTTACAAGTACCTGCTATTATTCAAACACCTGAGTATATCAATGCAGGTAGTCCACCTATTACACCAGAATCTCAATCTATGGTTATGCTATTTATTGAGCCTGATGTTACGATGACTAATGTAACCAATGCTTGGCTATGCACTAACATGATGCCAAGAACCGCTGGTGAAATCATTGGTGTTAGAGAAATGGGTGGCAGTAATGAGATACCTACAGTAGGTATTGAGTTTACTGCATTAACCTTTATTGGTAAACCAGTAGAGTTATTAGCAGCTAGTTACTTAGCATCTTTGAAACTAACTGACTTAAGACCATTAGATCTAGCACAAAAGTATAGTCAAAATGGTTCACCAGGCGGTGTTAATAGTGATGTATTGGCCGCTGGTGCTGGTTTTGCACAAGAAATTGTTAATACAGTAGTAAATGGATAAAAAAAAATAAAGTATAGAAAGAGAGTACATAGAGCCTAGGCTCTATGTACTCTACTATACTAGAACAATCTGCGGGTAATAAAGTCCGCCACTTCATTCATGTCATCCACTGACGGGAATGAGGCGTTTTCCCCTATCAAGTTAAATTGTGGAACGCGATACTGCGCTCCGTTTAACTCCACCTTATAGAACCATATCCCAGCTTTGTTCTGGGATGATTCTAACACCTTTGCACCGCTAACCCAAACTCCCTCATATTCTGGGAGTTCATTTAAGAGGATTTTGCACGGCATGCCATCGGGGATGGCATAGTCTTTTTCTTCAATGACTGAAGAAGTTAAAAGAGGTTCTAAGACCTCTAATACTTCGTCAACTAACCAGCTGGTTACTTCTTCAACTTTTGCTGGAGGGCATCCTCCAGCAATGAGTAGGAATTTACCAATTAACTTCTCAACTACTACTCCGGCGTTATTGCCACTAAGCGCATCCTTAGTCTTTAGTTTTTTTCTGACAGAGTTTAACACCCTTTCTGAAAGGGTGTAACTTGTCACAAAGATTTCTGCAGTACACTGCAGAAGTCCAAGAAACTTTTCTTTCCCTAAATCTTCAGCGGCGATTGCCACCTGATCTAGGTGGAGCATAAACTCTTCTACTTCATCTGATCCGTATGGGTCAAATGACATTGAAGAGTTTTCAACCAATCTTACCAGACCATCGGCTATTAAGCCTTTGTCAAATTGTATTTTTTCATATCAAATCTCCTGCCTCTTTAGAGGGCTTAAAGTTGTTATAATAAATTGGATTACTAATGTAATTCCAATTAAATGGTATATACATGAAAATAATTTGAATTTACATAGATACTCTAGGATAGCATATAGCTATCCTAGAGACTATGTTTAATTAATTGTTTCCTGACTTAAATCGGCATACTTAAAGGTAATGCCATAACCGCTCGTAAAACCAAAAGACACACAATTTCTAGTAATCGTTAAGTACCCTAATTTTAATCCTAACCATTTCGCTAACCCACCAATTATAAAGGCTGGATAAATCATGATATCGTTATATTCAGTAACATTTCCAGCTAATGGAATATAAGTATCATCATCCAATACCCATGTTCCATTTAACTGACCTAATGGATCTAATGTCAAACACAATGTATTAATGCCAAAATCATTTAAAGTAAAACCTATTGATACTTTACTTAATCTTAAATCTTCAGCTAACATTTTAACAATATCAGATGGCTTGGAATTAACAGATAACTCATCTAGAAATAGTTGACATAAATCATTGACTTGTTCGGTTAACATTACTACTACTTCTTTATTTTCTTCTTTTTTCAAAAAGCCTTGTAGTAATAAACCTATTGGATAAATTAAATCTATTTTATCTGAAGTCTCTCTAGGAGATGCTAGTGCGGTAGCCATATATCATTCCAAAAAAAAACAGTAATAAAGGGTACTAGGAAGTCCTAGTACCCAGATTGTTATTATTCGATATCAAACATAATGATATCATCTGGAATTTCTTCTATTTTAGTTGCTATCAGTATCTGGTGTTACATTGTGTTTAGCAAACAATGTGCCAGAGCGCTCTATAACACTCGTCATGACATCAGAATGCTTATAGTTGATAGCCGATACCGTTTTCATAGAAGGGTCTACAAAGACCTCACCGACCGCTCTACCGCCCATTGGGATATCAGATACAAATACGCCCAAACCACTTCCATCGCCAGGAACATGCTTTTCTGCATAATCCATTGTTTCATTCATGATAGCCGCCAATCGCTGTTCACGGTAATCATCGACCGCCACAAATACTTCAGCGGCTAATGTATCTGGAAGATCTTTAAAGAAACTCTTTTCAGTTACTTTACCGATCATTTTGCTATCATCAAATTTTACTATTTTACTCATCTTTGTTTGCTCCATTTTAAATAAATTATACTTGCTAACAGATAATGTATCTATTAGTTATTTTTAAAAATTTATATTATTAAAGCTAGTGTTTATAAAGAAACCATACTTAAAGGCTTCCAGTGGACCACTACGCTGTTTTATTACTTCTTCTGGTGTTGGATCAAAAGTAATTTTATCGTCGTTACCAAGACAAATATGAGCATAATCATCATACTTACTATTCCTATCTTTCATTATGATTAAATATTCTAGATTACTAATTTTGCAATCGCTTGCTAAAAAATTTAGTAAATTAGGGCCTATTATAATGGCTAGACCTTTTTCACCTAGCCATTTATTTACATTAATTATCCAATCACCTTCTTGCTTACTAAAGGTGGGTACTTCATGTAATTTTAAATTTAATACAGTTGCTAAACAAGCTTCCAAGCTATTATCATCGGTATAAGCATCTTTAGTCCGATGATAAGTTTCGTATACCTTATTCATTAAGTTCCTTTTAATAATGGTTTATTTGATATTCGGTTATATCTGGATGTTTAGCTATTTCTGCAATAGCCGATAATACATGACCTTCAACAGTTCTTGAGTCTAACATATATTCATTTTCACCAATAACCAATGTAATAGATTCCACCAACCCACTATTGATTATTTCCAGCACTAATTTAATTAAATTAAATACTAACCGTTCTTTATTCATACCATCCAGTCGACAGTATGTGTACATCTTTTTAACAATTACAAGATCCTTTATAATGGCTTTAAACTGTGCATCCCAGTTTGCCTTCAATCTTGCTCTTATGCTATCAGTGCCGTCAAAAATTTCATTATCACTCATTTTATTCTTCCTTATTTTGTTGTTTATTAAAAATATACTCTAAGAAACTTTTAATTGTTTCTGTATGACATCTCTAGTTTCCCCAATCTTATCATCTTTTCTAAAAGGATTTCCATAAGGAGATCCTCTGCCGCAATAAACAGTTGGATAAGGAGAAACTATTTTGTGATGTTTATTTACTATGTTTATTTGCATTAACCAATGCTCTTACTGTATCAAAAATATCCATATCTATTGGCGTATACTCTTCAGCTTTTTCATTAACATAAGCTAACATTGTATCCGGATCATTGCTTATTTTATTAACTACGGCTCCAAGCAAAGCAACGCTTAAATTAAATAATTCTTCACTGCTAACATTTGTTAATTCAGTTAACCATTTAATATCTTCTTCTCTTTCTTTATTAATTGAAAATGTTTCTTTCATTAATTTATCCCCTTTAGCACAGATGCTTTAAATCTAATTAGTTTAGCGCCTAAAAAATACATTCCGCCAAAACCAGTTACAAAACTTTGTGGTGGAAATTTAAAAAGTGGATAATTTAATTTATTTCCCTGCCCATAAGTACTTTCATCAACCTGAATAATAGAAATACGTTTAATATTTCTAAAACTGCTAAAAATAAACTTACTTAAATCAGATCCAAAGATCTGATTAGTTACTTCAATAGTAACTTCTTTACTATCAACAAAAACTTCTTCTTCGAGTGTTATTGCCATTTTGTATTTCATTAAATTAGCTCCACGCCTGTATGTTTAAATTGCCGTTTTAAATCTACTATCTCTTCACTTGTATCAGAGTCAAAATAGCAGATAAAATTATTTCTAATGTAATCTTTCTCCTCTAGCATTTTCTTTAGTCTATGTGCACTAACGCCCACTGTCTCCACTATCCGCTGCCTAACTTGAGACGAATAGAGTTTTTTCTTTCTCATGTCATAAGCCATTATACTTTCAGCATACAGCGATTTCTTTCTAGAAGGCAGTTTTACTTTACCTTTTACAGCTCTTACCATTTTTGATTCAATAAAGATAGCTTTAGCCATATCTATCTTATAAACCTGTTTATAAGTCTCTAATCTCTCACCACTACAGTTATTGGTAAAGACAATATAGCCTGAAGAAAAATAATAGTTCCTATATTTAGTAAACTTCAAACTACTATAATCCGCATTAACATGTAATGCTAATTCTTTTAAGCAATAAGAAGAATATAATACTTCATTTTTTAAATCAAATAAATAGATTAAAGGATATAGTCTATTCCATTCTTTTATTTCATTAGACCAATCAGTTTTCTTCTTTTCTAAAGAAATGATATATCCATCTTTAAGGTAGGGTCTGTTATTGGTTAAAGCACTAGTAAGTACATGACGTTTAAGCTTTAATCTGTTTTCCATTCTAATTAAATGCTTTCCAGAGACTACTCGTTTTGTATAAACATTGTAAATATGAATTACACTTTTTCCAGAAATAAATCTCCTTTTTATTTTCTTAGGAAATATATCTATAGTTTTTACATTAACAAAGTCATACTTACTTAAAATGTCTTTTAATGCATTACTCTCATCATGCGCATAGTAGACGATATAGCCATCTTGTTTATAAACATGGTAAGAAAGGCAAGCAGATACTCTAACAGGATCTATATTTAATCCTGGTGTCAGGTATCTAATATTAAGACCTCGATAAATTACATTTGCATTATAATCATAAATGCAAATAACTTTCATCTTCTTGCTATATTCTTTCTTCAGATATTCTATTTCTTCTAAGGATAGACTATCCTTTCTAACGATAAAACCTGTTTGAGAAAAGCCATCATTATTTTTCTCCAATAACTTCATCACCCCACCATAACTGTACTGGATTATTCTTTTTGTATCCGTTAGATTAACAGTCTTATGGACCTCATTAGTCTTATAATCAACTAATGTAATTTTGTAAGCCATAACTTATTCCTTGTCTAAGATATAGACCCTTTTAGTTTTTAAAGAAATAGATTTTTCTATGTTTAAGATACTTTCATCTTCATCGCCTGGATAAAAAATATTAAAGCTAAAAGAGCTATAATGATTATTTAGTAAACATCTACTAATAACAGCATGGGATATCCCAAGTTTTGCAGCTATTAATCTCTGCGATATACCAACGTATAATACATTGCTATAGCAATCATAAACATTGATGACCTTATATCTTTCTAGAAAAGCTTTCTTAGCTCTTTCAAAATCTGCTTCAACATCTTTTGAATTTTTTACAATTAACCAGCCATTAGCCAAGTAACCAAAATTATTGTATCTTAATACTCTAAATAAAGCGACGTAAGACCTTCTTGTTAGCTTTTCTGTTTTTACAAGACTAAGTCCATATCTAGTCTGGCGTGCATCAAAAGCACATTTGATTGCATAAACATCTTTACTCATGTTTCATTTCTCCTAAGTAAATTAATATCAATTAGATAATGTATATGTTAAAAAAGGTAGAAAACATAATAGATACGGAGTGCCTAGGCACTCCGTATCTATACTTTAAAGTTTAATACTATTAAGCCCTTCACCGTATTTATACAATGTTACGCCTTGTTTAATCATTTCACTTACTGGATCTGAAATAAATCTTACACTAACAGGTTTAACAGGTACCTTAGATATAACTTCAAACTTACATAACCTATCATCAGGTTTAAATGTATCTGCGGGCAGTGTATAAAGATAGCCACCGTTTTTATACACCCATTTAAAGGCATTTAAACATCTTTCCTGCATAAAAGGTTTACCATCATGAGTCCATTGTTTAATAGTATCATCATTCCAGTTACCAGTAAAAGTTAGTGCAGTCCATAATTGAGGTGATGCAAATACGGCACTTTCACCATTTAAAACTTTAGATTGTCTAGGCTCAAATAGTTCTATCTTGCCATTTGTTGATCCATGATAAACTATTTTAGACATAGTTTATTTCCAATCAATAGCACGTAGTCCAAAGACTTGTATTTTATGCCAGCCTAATGCATCTTTTACCATAGTAAAACTAGACATATCCGATTCCATTCCAGCTACTGGAATAATTAATTTTCTAGTAGCTTCTAGATCCTCAGGTGTAAATTGAAAGCTATCTATAATAGATTCTAATCCTGCAGTTTGGAACTGATTAGCTTGTTTAATACCACCTTCATTTACAAAGTCCCATGTCCAGATATCTCTTACTATTTTGGTATACATTCCCTTCATCATAGTATCGGTTGTAACACTACGAATAGAGAAAGCTACATTTTCTTCATCATTATTTAAATGATCAGCCAATGTTGGACCATAAGGTCCACAAGGTCTTAACCAGCCTATAGTTAAAACAATCTCTTTACCAAACTCATCTTTCCAAGTTTGTAAATCAACTCTTCTAATATGGTGAGATAATAACTTTTCTTCAGTCTTTAGTAGACGAGCAATTAATTCAGGTAACTTCATATTAGAGATATCTGGATGCCCATATTCTCCTCTACAAAATCCACCATCAATTCTTCGCCTAACAATACCGCCCTCTTCAAACAATTGCTTAACTGCAGGCAGTAGTGGATAAAATGTTCCACTATGATTACAGGTATTAAAGGCACCTAAAATGACTCTATAATAGCCTTTATCATCTGGTCTTAATTTGCTACAGGCGTTTAAGCCTGGTTTTGAAAGTGCCTCATATCTGGCGATTATTGCCATAATTAAATCCTCTAATTATTGTAAGTTTCCTCTATATGATAAGAAATTAAAGGATTTAAAGGCAAAAAAAAAGGAAGGGATAGTATAATAACTATCCCTACAGGGTTATTTTAGTTTAGCAATTACTTCATCAAATCAGGCATAACAATCTGATATTTATTTTCATTAAAATAGATCATTATCACTCACCTCTTTTTTCTAGATTGTCTAACCGTCTTGTAACTATGTCGCAGTGTTCGGTTACTTCCATAGTTGCTCTTTGAGCCTTTTCCAGCTTTGTGAACACCCCTACTATCTCTTTTGATTCTGTTACTACCAGATACACTGGCTTTCCCAATGGACGTTTCATTATTTTTTCCCTCGCAATATAAATAAAGACTCATTATTAAGTCTTTAGCCTCTTTTCGTTTACCTTCATTAATTTTCTTACTTAAATTAACAGCATAGCCATTACATAATGCTGCATTGTAACTAGAGTAAGATACTGTACTGAATATAAATAAACTAATTAATATTAATAGCTTAATCATCTCCACATCCAATCCTTTAAATAATACTTACTTTTAAACAGCCCCTCTCTCCATCTTTCTACTGCGGTAAAGGCATTAAAGTGAGTCAGTAATCTTTTAAAGGCCATTTCTTCACCGCATAAAACACATTCTGCCCTACCTTCAAATACATAGTGAAATTCATGAGGATTGTACTTTGGTGTACGACAATGGATTTTACAATCCCAGCGTTTAATACCGTATCTATCTTCATAACTAGATACTCTGTATTTGTGTAAACCAGCTCTGCACAGTAAATTAAACCATTTAATGTTTCCTGGCTTAATTACCTCGAACTTCCTGTTGGTTGATAAATCTGCCATTGTAGCCCTCCACCTCTTCATGTTCCATGAACATTAATTTACCAATATTCATTCCATCATAAAATCTTAAGTTATGATACTGTGCCGCATTCATTAATTCTAATACTAATTTACCAGACCATCCTGGCTGAATTAAAATAGCCGCACCATGATCACTACCGCAGCGCCCAAGACTACTATCTAGATAAAAGAATCCAGTAATGTTATTTGGAAGACTAATAGTCTCCTTTAATCCACCTAAAGCAAATTGATTTGGTTTTAGAATCAGATTTTCTTTAAACAAATCAAATTCTGTTAACTGTAGTTTATCTTTTCCTGGAATAATAGTTTGATGAAAGATATCAGGTACAGTTTCTAAATAGATTAAACTATCTAATCTAACATCAACATGTACTGATTTTACTGCATTAGTATCTAATGGTAAACCAGTTACTAAACCAGTATCGACTAAGTTCTTTAATTTCTTTCCAACTATTAAACTCACTATTTTTTCTCCGCGTTAACATACTTCATTTTTGTATGTGGTTTTTCACTTTCAAAGTTATACAGAATACTTACCATATCTTCATTGGTAACAATAATGTTAGTCAAATCTTTAGGTATGTAATTGAGTATTTTTAATACTCCATTAATCATATCCAAATCTAATTCCTTTCTGGATACTAATTCATCTAGTAACCTATCTTGATAAGTTAAATAGTTATCAATGTGTTTATAAATATCATAACAATCTATTGCCTTTGGTGATAAATTATTAAAATTAGCCACTAAAGATCTGCCTAGTCGTACTAAATTCCATGTATTATTAGACATTGTCCCATAGGGAATAGCGGTAGTGCTAAAGATAGCCTTTCTAAGGCAATGTAATTGCGCTGGCATCATTTTTCTGATAATGTTACGATACACTATCTCGGCCATTAAAAGCTCTCTAGTAGACACTGGGTAAGCTTCTATGGCATGATCCATTACTATCTTTAATTGAGGATAATAATCTGGCAATGTAAATCCATCTTTACCAATATCTACAGATAAAGATAATATTTCGCCTCGCAATATCCCTAAACGATTAAGTACCTTATTTGCAAATACTTTTCTATCAGGAAAGCATAAATGATACGCTTCAATAATAGCTTCATTAGATACAGTATAACCTTCTTTTAGACTCTTTACAATGCTTTCAGCTTCTTGTGGAATCTCTTTATTCTTTTTAGCAAGAACCCCTACTGCAGCTATTAGTTTCCATCTAGCGACATTTGTTTTAACACTGGTTTTCATTTGTTTCTCCTAACGATAAAAATTGAACTCGGATAACAATCTCTTATCCAAGATAAATAAGTTTCTTTATTAGTTCTAAGGTCAATAATCATTTTAGAACTTTTATTAGTTTTAATAGTAAAGAAAAAACCTTCTTTATGAAGATTATCTACCATTAAATATAGTTTTAGAATAGCTCTCCCTCGTTTTAAAATAGTTTGTCTATCCTTTGGCAAACTATCTATTTGCTTAATTAAAGAAACTTGCTTAATGAGTTCCTTAGCAATTAACCCTGTATTAACAGACATTACTATTAATTTTCCTTTTAAAGATCTCTGCTTCTTTAACTACATCTCCTTTATGTAATTTAATAGACCACCCATTTTCTTGACATCTATAAAGATAAATGGCTATTTTAATACATCGGCTAATAATAGATGCTCTATTAGGATAGGTAGCTTTTGGATCTTGCTTTTGTAGGCTTAGCATAAATCCATCTAAGGTATCTATTAATTTTGGATCTTTAAAACAGACATCTACTCTGTGCCTATTCCTTTCTAATCCTTTATTTTCTATTGCTCTTAGTCCCATTATTATTCTCCTAAATTTTTACAAATAAAAAAGAGATAGCAGGATATCCTGCTATCTCTAGTTATTACTTATTTAAAGTTTTTCTTATTATAATGTTCACCCTCAATGTCTTCAATTACTGATAGTTTAGAAATATCACATTTCTGCGCATACAGCTGAATACTGTCTTCAGTTTCAGTCTTTACTTCAACTGACCCATGATACACAACTTTAAATACCATTGTTTTGCTTTCAGTCATAAATCGGTTTACTACTTTACCGATAGCGCCTAAATGCTTAGTTTCTAGAGATATTACAGTATCTCCAATATCAAATCTAAAGTCCTTGAAGAACTCCTCATGATTAAGACTCTTAATTTTCATTGTTCTCCTCGTAAATTCTATCCATTTTGCCTCTCCTTTATTGGATTAAAGGTGTTAGTTATTAACACCTAATAGATAATATAAATATTAAAAAATATAGAATAATAAAAAAAAATAAAAAATGATGTATGGAAATGAGAGCTATAGCTCTCATTTCCATACGATTGGACTATGCCGTCCAATCGTTATCATCTTCTTTAACCTGATCTTCCTCCTCCACTGGGAAGATCAGGTCCCAGTGGGGTTCTTCAAGTAATACTGGGCGTGGCTTTGTCACGTATTCGCAGTCGCTTAATGCGACTATTCCGGTCCATTGACCGGATTCCCCCCGGTAATCGGGGTCAGTATACTTCCCCATAACAATGGGGTGACGGCCATCGTCATGGTCATTTTTGCACATTGTGACTCCCTTCACAATGAACTTATGCCCCTTGGGGCAATATAACATCTGTCCCTCAAAGGCCGTTAGAGACCATATGGCCTCTATGTCTCTTAATAGATCTAAAATTGGTTGCAACTGCCCTTCTGGGCAGCTGAAAGCAGCGGATATTACTATCCGCTGCATGTTCTCTATATAGAGCAGCATCCATCTGGGGGTGCTCTCTTCCTCATACTCGTGCGAGTATGTGGCAACAAACTCATTAACCATTTGCATCAAAATTTCAAAAATGTTCATATCAAATCTCCTGCCTCTATGAGGACTTTAAAAGTTATAGTAAGTTGGATTACTTATATAAGTTAATCCATTAAAATAATATATACATGAAATTTTTTTTTGAATCCATTTTTAGATAAAAAAAAAGAAATAATATACAGGGATGAGGATTATAATCCTCATCCCTGTATAATTAATTAAATTATTATTTTACATCAGCACTATTATCTGCAGGTACGGTAGTATCAGTTACTGCAGGAGTGGGTTCTGTCGATTCTTTAATTTTCAGGCCAGCACCGACTGCAGTTAAGAATGCGCCTGCTGCGCCTAAAAAGTTCCATACGTCAAAATGTTGACTAGTATAAACATTGTAGCCTTCATAAATGATCGCTGCAAAGGAAAACAATAAAGCCAACCACTTTACTAGGTCATGTGTTTCATTATCTTTGCCAGTTAATATATGGCTAATTGGATGATTTTTATCCATAATTAATTCCTATTGTCTTAAGATGTCTTCAATAGATTCATTTCTTTCACTCTTATTAACTAAGGCTGATGTTAAACCTTCATTAAAATGAGCACCTAGTAACTTAGCAGTGGTATTACTACTTTGATAAGCTACGGATTTTAATGGTACAAAGATAGGTTTAATTTTGCTATGAGGATCATTAAGTCTTGGATCGTGTCTAAAGAATTTAGCCCTATCTTCTTTTTGTCTGCACATAGCCACAGTTAATAATTCTAGTAGTGCAGCATCAGCACCTAATTTAGCATTACCATGACTTAATGCAGTTTCAAATAAAACTGCATGATCTTCCATAGTAATGTACCAAGGCACTTTACCTTTAGAAATAATCTCATTATAAATACGATATACTAAGGTACCAATTCTAATGAGATTAAGATTCTTAATAATGGTATCGCCTGCAATAAAACCAAACTCTAAATATTTCTCACCATGGATATCCACTGTATTGGTAGTACTTGGTTTAATTTCCATTAAGGTACAAGCATTACTAGTTGCATAATACTTGTCATCAACCGTCATACCGAAGATACCTACAATTCTAATAACATCATCAATGGTACATAGACTAGCACTTGTATAATGTTCAGGAATATATATCTTACAAGGATGAACAGCTACTAATGAATCACCTACTTCTTTACAAGCAGCATGAACTTTAGCAGCATCTCGAATTAAGTGATTAACATTCATCGTTTATACCGACATACTTACAATCTGTGATTTTAACCATCTAGCAATTAATCTAATGCACGCAATGTATAAGGCATAATCTAGATCAGGCTCTTTCATTTCATGTAAGATATTATCAATTTCTAATAAAATATCTTTTACATCAGATCCTTCAGTTAATGTTCTAGAAACTACTTTAATAACATATTGTACTAGATATTTAGCACCATGATATTCATGCTCTAATGCAGCAGTTAATCTTAATTGCATGGCAGCTTTATCAACACCTTCCATACCCATAATTAGTGTAGCCATGTAATCTCTGGTTACACGTCTTACTAGAGTAATATCTTCCAGTGTTTCTTTAGCCTTTAATTGATTAATTTTCATGGTATAGATATCTGAATACTTTTCTGGATTATTTCTTAAATCCAGATCTCTATCTATAGCTGATGTATTGCCATGGGTAGATAAGAAACCTAAAGCAGCTTCAGGACTACCGCCTTTGTTTTGAATCCATTCTCTGTAGTTTGGACCATAAACCATTAGGCAATTGCGAGCTAAGTAATCAGTATCGTTAAAACTTACTTTAGCTAAGATTTCACCATTAGAAATAGATCTATCATAAGCTAGTGTATCTCTATAGATCTTACCGGCAATAGCAGCTCGCAGTTTAGCGACCAATGCTCTTAAAGCAGTATCTTCCATTAAAGCTGAACACTTATCAGTTTTTTCATTTTGTATTCCAGTTAATAATAGGAAATACAAAATAGATCTAGGCAGGCTTAACTGCGCCGTATCAATAGCATCTGGAATCGTTCTAGCTTCAGAGATAATATCTTTAAGATACTCAGTCGCCTTAGCGTCCAGTAAGTTAGAGCCTGTTTTAATTAGATCTTCAATTTCAGCTGAGGTAAAATCTTCAGCTAATCTTTTTGATAATTCATAACATTCAGACGATACAAAAGGAATAGTATCTTTATAAGGATCTAATAACTGAGTAAATAATTCATCAGTTAAAATACTAGGCATTTCAATTAACTTAATATTGCCCAGTAACCCTACGCTAGCTAAAGCACTTTCTTTTCTAACCTCTTCAACTTCTTTAACAATTGCTCTGCAATGGGGGTTGACTACATTCTTTGCTGTATCAATAATGTTTCCCATCACAATAGCAATCTTTTTAACACAGGCGGTTTCATAACCTGAATGTGTACCAAATGTATTATTGCCTTCAATTGATAAATCCATAATCCTTTCATCAGTCCCTGTATCATTAATACAAGTTAATGTTTTAAAGATAAGATCTAATGCTGAGGCTTGTACCGGCATCAGTGCTTTACCACTATAAGTAGCTGCACTGACAATATGACTTGTTTCATTTAAAACCTTTCTGGTAATCATTAGTATACTCCTTTTAAACAGCTAGTTCAGATAATAAAGCAGCGGCTACTAATTCTTCAGTTTCACTTTCTGCTAAAGGAGATTTACCTATTTTATCACCAATCATTTCTTTTAAAATAGCAGTCCCTAATGAGACTGCACAAGCGATTGTTTTCTTAGTAATGATTTGTTTTTCTGGTAACTTTTCTTCTACTACTAAATTTAGATCATCCATCATTTATCCTCTTTTATATTTTAAACCCATTTGTTTAGAAAGCTCTTTTAGTACGGTATTCATAACACCCATAATTTCTGGAGAAACTACGATACGTGCAGCAACGGCATAAAATCCAAATAAAGCATCGACTTTAATGCCATTTCTAGCAATAATGGGTGAGGTAGAAACTCGGCTAATAGTAGATTTTAACTGATTAGCAAACACGACTTTCCTTTTTGTTCCATTAATTCGTTAGATTAATGCGGTGTGCAAAGACACCCGCCCTTACTTTCATAAGGGAGCAGATCATATCATCCACCTATTTGTAGGTGGTTTCCCATTTCTTCCCACTTGGGGTCTACAGGGTGGTAAGCCCTTGATCGTTGAACGTTCTCCATGTATTCTAATGAATATTTAGGAGCTTCGCTGCTGATTGCCCAATCTTTATTATTTTTAAACATTCATATTTCTTTTCAAAAATACAGTAGTTAATAAAGCTCTAAGGGATTTCCAGCAATTAAGGAAAAACGAATATAATATTACTATTATACCGGACTAATTATTTAATTAAACAACTCTTCAATGATCCAGCCATTATATGGCATTTTATAATGTAATCTATTTTTAAGGGTCTTTTTATCTAAACCTAAATATTTACGTAATGTTGCCGAGCTATTGAATTTTAAAATTTCATTATCTTTTATGTTAGTTATAATAAAATTTCTGGGAACAGAATGTTTAACTGTATAAAAGTTATCTAACCATTCTTTATCACTTTTAGATCTAAAAATAAAATTACCAATAGCAGTTTGCCGTTCAGAATAAACAGCTTTACGTACCATTGAAATATCAGTATTTGTTATTTTAGCCAGAGTGGTTGCATGTTCTGCATGTATTATTTCACCAGTTTCAATATTTTTAGCTTCATATCCGTTTGTATTCTCAATTATTTGATTTCGTTTTTCTGGTGTAGTGTAATACCATTCTGTAGTGTCATTGATATCTTTAATTTCAAATCTTTTACAGAATAGTCTAGGTATTAAAATGCCATTAATTAATTTCTTAAATGGTCTGTTATGGAATTTTAATCCAATACTTTTAAACCCAGCAGTGTGAGAATGGTACTCAGTTATAGTATTATTTAAATAATCTCGTATAACACAGCGCTTATTATCAGTTCTTAAATTGCTAATAAAGGCATGATTATTATTTTCTCTTGGCGTAACCCATTCCAAATTAATTATACGGTTATCTAATTTATTACCATTTTTATGATTAACATAAATTTTGTTACTTATATCGCTATTATATATAAATGCTTTAGCCATCAGCAAATGTGTACATACGGGACGCCATCTATTTTTATCAGGATCCCTAATATTAACACATGGATATCCATAAGGATTTAGTCTTATACTCATTTCTAAATCTTTATTTTTATATAACGAAATAACTTTACCATTCTTATTTATAGCAAAATTAGTAAAACCAGGAATTATTCTAAACCCATTCTTATAAAGAATAGGGTTAGTAAAATACATTACCATACCACATCTAACCTTTAATACCCTGCTAGTTATTGGCATAAATTTTATTTTAACTAATTCATTAAGGGGTAACTTTACATCATAATGGCATAATAAACTAACCCATGTTTTATCCAATTGCACTATTTCACCAGAAATTTCTATATCAATAAATTGATCGTTTAAAACTATATCTTTTCCCTTAAATCTATAATTTCCATTAATATCAAATGAATGGTCTTCATTAAGATAAAATTTTTTATACATGTTATTTAACCTATAAATGATTGAATGTGTGTATAAATAATATATATCTTAAAGAAATTTGTGTTTATTAAAAGGAATAATCACCGCAATTCATTGGCAGCTCACCATCTATATAGATTTTAATAGCCAATTGATTTTCTACCACTTTCTTACCTGCTATTCGTACCGTCTCATCTATTCGTCCAGTCTTAGCTTCATCTAATTGATATCGCTTTACACGCTTAGCTCTATTGGAGTCATAATACTCTGCAATCTTTTGCAAACTAAAATGCATATCATCTATTTTTCCATAGTAAACCACTTCAATATCAGTTACTTTACCATAGACTTTAGCTTTCGGATTATTAGCGTTAATAGCTGTTAAAGCCTTAATAGCTGCGGCATCTTTAGCATCCACATTCTCGCCAATAGCCTGCTCTAAAGTACATAATATTGTTTCAGGGTCCACTACATCACCTATTTTTACTAGGTTATGAATGATGGTATCAAAGTCTACTATTACCCCGTGCAGAGTCGTTGTAGGCGTTACTAATTTACTAGCCAGTTCACTAGTAATAACTGATCCATCTTCAGTAACATCCATATTTTCTACTAAAGCTACTTTACAAATTAAGCTGCCTTTATAGACAACATTTCTAGGATTTATTTCTGATCTTTGAAAGAATCCAGAGTTAAAGACTAATGCATCACCTTTTTTAAACTGATGTCCTTTCTTTAAATCACTGATTCTAGTATGAGGTATAGTAACACCCGATACAGTACCATGATAAATACCTAATTCATAATTAACCAGTCTATCTTTACCATACTTAACAGTTAAAACATCTTTTTTATTATCTTCTACAATACCATCTTCTTCTGCAGTAACAACAAAGATATCATCTGCTTTAGCACCAATGACTTCTTCATAACCTGTTCTATAATGACTAGGATGATATCCATTGCAGGCAACTGTATGACTATCCTGAATGCCTTTATAATTTACGCGTTTACTATCATCGTGACTTAATGAAACACCAGCTAGGGTGGTACTACTTAATGCATTAGTGGCCCCATCTTTCTCATGATTAAATTCTCTAGTAACTCCTCTTAAATTGACAAAGTTAGGATTAGCTGTAAAGTATGCTCTAATACCTACCTTAGCACTATCTGGAGTAGACTCCGATATAACACCTAAATCCTTTTCATTATAAGCTCTAGTCTCCTTTACCATTGTTTCAGCAGATCTACCACCTGCGCCGCCATGAGTAAAAGATTCATGCTCCTTTAGATTGTGCAGTGGATTACTTTCTTCTACTAATGATACTGACTGATCTTGAATGATATCTAGCCAAACCGATTTAGGATTAATAGTCACACCCACATTACTCATACTACCACCTGCCCTGTGAGTACGCATAGCAGTAATCAATTGATGGTATAACAAGCCCGATAGTCTTTCATAACCTTTATACCTAACTGCATTTAAATCATGTACAAAGTCATCCACTAATAAGCTATTAGCTCTTAATAATAAATGATAAAAATCAGTAGGCTCTCCCATCTCCTTTAATAGATTAAGAGTAATGGGTTCCATCCACATATCAAACATTAGTTTTAGTTCTCTTAAGTGATAATTAGTGACACCTAATCCACTCATTAAACTACTGTAAATATTAGGTCTATTAAAGTCACTTCCTTTATATTTAGAGATATCATTTTTAATAGCCAGTAATCCACCGACTATTAATTTATCTGCAGGTTTAGTTACTGTAATAACGTAGACGATATCTTTAAACTTTAGTTTAACTTCATCTGGATGATAAGCTAATCTTACATTAGTTGCTGAGAGTGTAAAAGGTATTTGTAATTTCTTTAACATCTCATCTAAACCAAAGAGATAAGAAAAAGCTAGGCCTAATGGAATACGTCTATTAAAGACTGACATTTCAGAATATTCAATAGGTCCATTACCTAATGATGGATCTATTAAATAAGGTATAGTGCCTAATTCCTCAATTGAATCAGCTTTGGTGGATCTAATACCACTACCCCAGAATGTATAAACAGTCCCCTCATTATCCATTCCTAATAAACCTAATCCGCCAATTAACTCCCCAACTACCACGCAGTCTTCATCCTTAATTTTTTCATATAAAGAATGATCGTATTCATGTAATTTCTTTTCTATAGCAAAGTCTAAATGATATTGGAATCTAATAATTCCATCTACTAAAAATCTTCCACAGTCAAAACTGGTAATTGCTTCACAAATAGCCGTATAAGCTCTAGGTAATTGCAGATTCTTTATTTTATTAATACCATAGAGTAGATTACCAATAGTTCCATCATTTTTAGTAAATCTATTTATAATCTCTTTTAAAATCCATTTACTGTAGTTACTTGCTACACTTTCATTTCTAGTAACAAATATCTTTCCATAATAACTAGTCAAAGAAACAGTATTAGATTTTACCTTAAAAATTGGAAGTTCTCCGCGCTGACTAGTTAAAGAATAGCGTATTCCACCAGCTACGAAAGTACCATCAGCATTAACTACTGGTATAGTAAAATGAATAGTACTCGCCTCCCCATTAATAGGTTGCAGTGATACACTGTAGGTATCAGATTTAGTAACTGCATTATTCTTTCTTTTTACTTTAATATCCTTTACTATTACCCCACCTTTGTGTAAATTTAACACTGTGGCTATAATATCTTTAGGCAATACTTCAGTAACGTATTTACTCGTAAATTCTTTCATGGTAGAGTGTAGCATACTCTCATCATGAATAGTAATACTTTCATCTAATAATTTAGTATCAGTAATAGTTAAATCATTATCGGTAATTGCCATTTCCTCTAGTGTCTTGCCAGAGCCATGAGGGTCTAATATTGTCTTATACTTTTGACTGAGTTTTAATAATCCTTTTTGTTCAGCTTCAGATAGAGCACCCATTTCTCCAGCTTCTTTAATCTTCCTTACAATGACTTCGTTAGATACTAAATCATTTTCCCCTAAGTCCTTATCATTAATATCTACAATGTCTGGATTGTTAGGTGTTCTTAAAGCTACTATACCATCCAGAAAGTGATATAAGCTATTCATGCAGACTTCAGGATCTTCATGTGACCAATCTAATAGATCCTTTAATCTAATGATAATAGTATTATTTAACTCTACAAAGACTAGATTAACATGTTCGATCGCTTCATCAGATACTTTAGTAATAACTGATTCAATACTAGGGTTAATGATTCTCCATAATTCTAATAAGTCAAAACTCTCATTAGTGTGAAAATCTGCTAGTCCATTACTCGTAAAGTTCTTAGTATATTTACTTAAGTCAGATCGAGTAGGCAATATCTCTGGCAGTAGATATCTAATAAAGTGCTCTCTCCTACCACCAATCTGATTAATCATATCCCACATAGTCAGTCGAATGTTATACCATTCTTGATAGACGACTAAGGTATTATTAGTATACTTATTTAATCTAGGCAATAGAGCATAGTTAATAACAATAGGGGCACTATTGTTACTTAATGACCTATCTAGATTAGTCAATGGTTTAATATTTAGATGTGTTTTTTGATATCGTCTGATAACATTATTAATAGGTATATTGGTGCTACTTACATTGCCAATACCTACCTTTAAATGTAGCATGTGATAAATATAGATTGGGCTACTATTTCCATTTCTAATTAAACAATAGGAGTTGTCTATCCCTACTGTTTGATCAGTTTCCCCAATATAGTGAATAACACTATTACTGGGTAGAAAAAACTGACTCGATGGATTATGTTTACCACCATTGACTATCTTACCAATGGGATAAGTCAAAAACTTTTTATCCCATTCTTTTATTGGTAAATACATTACTTACTCCTATTCATATATTTTAGTAAAGCTATTGAGCACGAGTGGACTAACTTTATCAATAACTCCGTATAATAATCCGCCACTAGGATTCATAAATGATTTTTTATTATTCATAAACTTTTTAGCTTCCTCTACCGCTTCTTTTGAGATTACAAAATTTAGAGAGACTTTCGATTTGTTCAGATGAAGTCGTTAATTTCACCTCGCAGCATTACCTGCAGCTATAACTCTCGTTATAGACCAGACTATATCTTCTACCTATTAATATATTCATTAATATACCAATAGGCAGCTTCCCATTTCTTCCCACTTGGGCTTTACACCGTGGTTAGCGGTTAGTCGTTGAACGTTCTCCATGTATTCTATAGAATATTTAGGAGCTTCGCTGCTGATTTTCTCTACCTAATAGTTTTCAAACATTGGTATTACTTTTCAATAATACAGTAGTCTATTAGTCTAACAAGATGTTCCAGCAATTAAAGAAGAATCTATCCCAGTATTACTACTGAGTAGGACACTGATACTTAAACTATTTTATACTTAAAATGCCAATCTGAATTAATGGGTATTCCATTTAGATTCCTAATAATAGCTTTTCGGTTTACTCGAGTAACACCTTCAGCTATTTATAAGTATTACGATAAAAAGTATTCAGAAAAATAAGTACAACTAGAATAAGCTAGAATCACCATCGAAATCTGCTTGTAATCCTTCGGGTTTAGAACTGTGTACCGATACTGAATCTATAAAAGGTTGTCCTTTAATAGGCATGTTTATAGCCTTAGATTCATTTTCTACAGGACACCAATTATCATCCAATCTTTGCAGAATTTCTGTTTTTACTGTTGTTTGCAGGTAAACCATACTGCAGTAAATACTGCCTGTACCTACAATGGGATATCTTGTTATATAGGTAGCTACTTCTTTACTTTGTAGATAAACGGAAATATAAAACATTTCAGTCCAAGTAATAGGTGCTACATTCTTTCTATCTAAACGTTTAGGTAAATCAGTAATGTCATAAAAGACCCTAAAGTATTTATCATCCCTATAAAGCAATGCTGCATAATGACCATCTATTATAATAGGCTTATGCCTTGCATCTAATTTAGCATAACCAGTTAATAGTTTTTCAATACCTTTTTCACTGCCCCAATTATCTTTAACAAAAGTAGAAGGTGTAATCATTCTTTCTTCTAATGTCTTGCTATCGACTACCCAGATATCATTAGGTAAGTTATTGACTATTCTATTCATTGGACCTGCTTTAATTCCATAGATAGATAGCTCAGTAGTACCCTTTAAATACTGGTGTAAACCACAGGTTGTATCATTAACAGTAACTGCATCTATATCGCCTAATTTCTTAGGAGCAGGATCAATTGCAGTGATTACATTTCGTGTTCCGCCATGAATACTGCGGCTTGCCCATTTGGATAAGAAGAATCCTCTTTTACCCTCAAGGATAGATTCTATGTAATCATAGATGTTATTAAATCCTAATTGGAGAGACCATCTAACAGTATCTAAGATGGGATCATTTTTAGCGGTAGAGAAAGTAGAAATAGTATTAGCAGATCGCATGACTTTTCTATAAAGCGCGTTAATGTCATCTTCAACAGTTCTTTTATTTTCATCTATTTCAATGTCTCTAAGACCTGCTGGAATAACGACTAAATACCGATACATACATTTTTCATGAGACTTATCTAGAAACTTAATTCTTAAATCTCTAATCGGTGAATTATTTTCAGCATGTAAGATATCATGAAAGTGTTCCATAAAGAAGGCATAACCTGTTCTGCCATCTATGATATTAGATTTTACAAAGTCTTTTAGATTATTATCCCAAGTAGCATAAGCTGCTCCAGACATAATAAGTTTATATAAACCTTTTAATCTAGTGAGTTCTAAAAAGACTTTAGGATGCATGACTTCAGTACGCATGTCTATATAAGACAGTCTTCTTTGTCTAGTAGGTGATCCAAGATCACCAAAGATAATAGATGAATATAAACCTTGTGGATTAAATGATCCATCAATGGTATAAATATCCATTGACTGAGTAGGCAGTAAGCCTGCTAATCGACTCTTATCAGGAGAGAGTAGATATAAATTAAATGGTAATCGCTTGAGTGCCATAGTGTTTCCTTTTATAAATTTAAATAGAGCTAGGTGGTATCATGGCTAAGAATAAAGAATTTGATTTAGAAAAAATGGGTGAAATGGATGACGATAAATTACTCAATGCATTAGAGGCTGCCTTTGGTGATGACGATGATTTATTTGATACAGAAATTAAAGATAATAGAAAACCGACTACAGTTATTAAAGATACCATAGTCGATGCTTTCTCTGGTACGGATAATATCTTAAAGGTAACTAAGTCTCTTATTAAAAGAGCATTGCCAGATAGCTATGGTGATACCATGGATACACTTGAGAATGTATCCAGGGATGTTAAAGATACTTATGACGATACTGTTTATAAGTTAGAGCCTGCTATTAATAATGTTAAATTAGGCATTAAAGGTGCTCTTCCTACTATAGAAAAGATACTGCCTGCGGGAATGGCTAGAAAGATTAAAAAGTTTGCAGAAACTGCAAATGAACAACCTTATTCTGACTATAGTAAAAAGGATTATCAGGGTGAAGAAATTAGTAATACGATTCAAACTATCTTTGGTGCTGAAGTAGCAGAAAGAGAAGTTAGGGAACGTAAGGCTAATATACATAGGAATATTGACAGGACTATAAATAAAAAACAGTTTAAAGTCAGTGCTACTCTGCAAACCCATATGGCTAACAATATAGGTCGTATTGTTAGTTATCAAGATGAAGTATTAGATAAGTACTATAGAAAATCTTTAGATCTTCAATACCGTTCATACTTTGCTTTAAGATCATTATTAGATCTAAAGAAAGATGAAGTAGTTTCTAATAAGATTCGATTTGATAATATCATTAAAAATACTGGTTTACCAGATATTGTAAAAAGTAGATTAAATGAAGATTTTAAAACAGAGTTAAGAAATAGATTAATTGGTAGAGTACATGATGATTTAGCTACTCGATTAAGAAACTTACCAACTAGAACGCGTGATAGATTAAAAGAAACTATTCGTGGGATAGTAGAAGGTTTTTCAGGTGCTGCAGAAAGTAGTGTTTCATTAAATGAACAATTCTCTGGCTTGCCATTAGGTGAAATGGCTAAGATGGAGGGTGGGGATTTTGCCAGACATCATCTAGGTGCACAAATTGGTAAAAAGTTTAGAGATACTATACCTAAATATTTAAATAAAGTAAATCCAAACATTTGGGGATCTATTGAAAACTTTGGTAATACTCTAAAAAGATACCATTCTGAATGGCCAGGTTATTTAAATAGAAAGTTTGGTGAAGGTAAAGGAATACTAGGTCAAATAGGTACTCTAACAGGTACTGAGTTTGGCGATACAAACACTATTAATAATAGCTTAGTAGCTGATGCTACTACTGCTACACCTTGGGATACATTATCTAGAAGAACTCTAGTAGAAATTATTCCAGGTTATTTGTCAAGAACTTTAAATGAAATATCTGGCATACATGCTTTATTAGCCGGTAAAGAAACGCCCAATGAAGTAGTTTATAGCCATGAGTTTGAAGACTTTGTTACTAAAAAGAAAGCATTAAAACAAATAAGAAAAAGATTTAGAGGCACAATAGGCAGTGGATTGAAAGATAAGATTAATGCTATTATTGATATAGTAGATCCAGATGGCACTAAATTATCTGAAAGTGAAAGAGTAGAATTAGGTGGTATCATTGTAAAGGAATTAAGAAAAGGTAATAACTTTGATCCTAGAGATTTTGCTGATCCTTATAATTTAGACACACCTAAAGCAGAAAAATATGCTCAGTTATTTAGGGATACTTTTAATATAACTGAAGAGATGGTAGAAGAAGATGGCTTTTTAACATCTAAACTACAAGTAGGTGGTGCGGGGGAAGCTAATCTTAAACATAAAAATGCTGCTTTACTATATGGTGAGGCTAGAGGTAGTTTAGGGAACTACAATGCTTTATTAAATGAATATTTTAAAACAGGCAATAAATCATTACTGCGTGAGTTAGGTATTTTAAAAGAAGAAACTGGAACACTCCATGTTAATAATGACTATAAAAATAGAGATATTAGAGAATGGTTAAAATTAGGTAATAAAGGTAATTATACTGCTGAGGCAAAAGCCTATTATGAAGGTACTGATACTACCATGGGTCCACCAAAGCCATCACAAACATTTGCAGGATTCCAATTAGGTGGATTAGGTGAAAAAATAGATAAAATAACGCATGAAGAAACTTTAAGTAAGTTATACAAATTAACAGAAACTAATGATGATAAGAAATTAGCATTATTAGAATCTATTAATGATAGATTACTAAATTTTGGTTATTTTACCCCACCCCATGAGTCATCTGAAAATATTAATGCTTCCCACGGTTCAGTAACTGTACGAACTAGTAGAAGAAAAAATAATCAAAGAACAACCATTCCTGTTAATCAGCCTACACCTGCACCAGCTACACCATTTTCTATTTATGAAATGATGCAAATGGTAAAAGATTATGGTGGTAAAATGTCATTGCATGATGCTACTGGTTTAATGAATAAGATAGCAAATGCCGGTGGTTATTTAAATACCTCTAGTACAACTATTCGCAATTTATTAAAAAGAGTTACTAAATCCACTGCTAAAGAAATGAAAAAGGCAGATGCATTTAATGCCACTGGTCATCCTGCTATGGGAAAAACATGGGCTACTCCGGTACAACATCAATTTAATTATGACTTTACTACAGGCACTAAAGAGTCTACTAGTAAAGGTAATGATAGAGAAATGCCTAAGGTTTATAAAATTCCTAATGGGAAATATCTATACCTTCATGATAAATTAACGGGTGAGTGGAAAGTTAGGGATTCTGAAACCGATGAACCTTGGATGGATATCGAAAAGCCTGATGCAGAGCTAGTTAAAAAGTTTGTTCCCGCAGACAAAGAAAAACCTAAATCCTCTAGTACCAAGGCTAAAGGTGGTACTAAAGAAGAAAATGTAAAAAAACTTCGTAAAGGATTAGCAGGTTTATTTATAGGTACAGGTAGATTAGTAAGAAAAGGAGTTAGAGGTTATTTTAAAGCTTTAATGCCTGCTAAAAAATATATCAATAAAAAAATTGATAATGCAGCAATTAAAGTATTTAAAAAGGTATTAGATCCAACAGGCATGTTTACCAGTATGTTTTCTTCTATATCGGCTACAATAGGTGAAATAATTGAAAGAAGAGATGATCGAATAGATTTTACACTGCACTCTATTTTAGATTATTTAAAACAAGCTATACCTGGAAAAGATTCTGAAGAAAAAGAAGCTATGCGTGAAGGTGGCTGGAAAAGTATACAAGAACATCGCAAGCAAAAGATGGAAGAAAATAAGAAAAAGAAAGCTGAAGAAAAAGCAGAATCAGATTCTAAATGGAAAGGTGCTCCAAAAAACGATACTGTTGGTAAAGTAGGCGGTTTTATGGATAACATCCTTAGTAAAGGATTAGACTTTATTAGTAGTTTAGGAATACCAGAATTACTAGGTGGTGTAGGCGCATTTCTTGGTGCTACTAATATAGGTAGAACTGTAGTGGGTGCTACAGAAGCTTTAGGTGGTTTAGTTGCAATGGCTACAGAAGGTGCTATTGCAGCAATGGCTACGTTAGCTATGCCTGAAGTAGCTATGATAGCGGGTACAGTAGCTGCTGTGGGTGCAACAGCTTATGCGGCCTATAAAGGATATGAAGCATTAAATAGAAGGCGATCTTTAGATAGATTAGAGAAAATACGCTTTATGCAATATGGTATTCCATTAGATAATGGAAGAGCTATTGGTAAAGTTAGATTCTTAGAAGAAACTATTGATGACGTTTATACCTTTGGATCAAATGGAGCCGCTAAATTAAAGTTAAAGCTACAAGAAATTTGGGAAAAATATTATTCAGATTTTGATTGGAGAGCTGAAGATGAACGTGGGGCTAAAGCTTTTATGGATTGGTATATTAGACGATTTGTACCAGTTTATGTTAAGCATAGAACTGTAGCTAGTATCTTAAAAATTACTTTAGATGAATTAGATTCAACACTTAAAGATGAAGATCTATCTGCTTATGTTAAAGCTATTCAGTTTGGACCTAAAGATAAAGAAGGTAAATTAGATCCTTATAACATTACTATTTCTCCTTTTAGATATTATTCTTTGGAAAATAGACTCGAAACATTAAGTCTCTATTGCCAGCAGTTAATTATTGAGGGCGATAAAGCTAATGAGGGAAAAGATGATGCCTCTAAAAATAACTTAGATCCAAAAGAATTATCTAAAGCAGTTACTAGTACACCTGGTAAAAGAAAAGAAAACGAAGATAAAAAAGTAGCTGATGAAAACTTAAAGAAGGTTAATGCGGTTAATGAATCCGAACAAAAAGAAGCTAAGAAAGAGCAAGAGAAATCTACTCTAGAAAAGATATCAGATTTTGTTAAAGATAAATTTGGTGTTGATGTTCCTGCGGCGGCTAATAATGTTAAAAACTTTGTTGGTAGAGTGGGTGAAGATTTAGCTGTGGGCGCTAAAAAGTTACCAGGTGCAATTGGTGGATTTGTTAATACCAAGATAGTACAGCCTGTTAAAAATTCATTAGCTGGATTAATATCTGGACATGAATCGGGTGGTAATTATGATATTGCTAATCGTGGTAATATTAATGGTCATAACTTAGGTATATCAACTGCTAAAGTAAGTACCATGACTATTGGCGATATCTTAGCCGCTAATAAGAAATCGGCTAGTGACCCATCTAGAATTTTGGCTGCTGGTAAATATCAGTTAATTACACCTACATTAGCTGATGCTGCTAAACAATTAAATTTACCAATGACCACTGTATTTGACAAAAAGACTCAAGAGTATATTTTTGCTAAATACTTATTAGGCATTAAAGGAAATACTAAGCTCCTTAATGCTTATATAAAAGGTAGCGATGTAGATAAAATGAAGATGATGAAAAATCTAGCCAGAGAATGGACTAGTATTGCTGATCCTTATACGGGTAAAACAGCTGGCGGTGCTGGCAATAAAGCATTTGTTACCGCAGATCAAGCATTAGCAACTATTGATAAAGCTAGGGCTATGTATGCTTCATTTAAAGAAATGGGTTTATCAGATGATGAAGCTTTCCAGCAAGCAGTAGCATCTGATGGAACTAATGTTCCCTTAACTAATTTGGCAGGCTCTGCAGCTAAACCTGATGCTGGTAATGGTGAAATGGTTCAAGCTACTCCTCCAAAAATAGCTGCACCAACACTAGCCAATGGCGCTAATAATTCTGTGGCTAGTAATGTTATTCCACCACCCGCTGCTGCTCCTAATGTAGATAAATCTAAGACGTTAGAAGCTGCATCGGCAGACAATGCCAAATCTACTAATACGGTGGCCGTTAATAATTCTAGTCCTGCACCTTCCGCTGGTCCTAGAGCTAATAACTATCCAGATCTTACACATGTTAGTAAAGCTATTAATAGTACATCTGCCGATGCCAATAAACAGCGTGATGCTCAAATAGCAGAACAGCAAAAAACTAATATGTTGTTAGCTCAACTCACTGATAGTTTAACAGCTAGTTTAAATGATAAGAATATACCCACTACATTGATGAAACCGTCAGAAAGTCCTGTAGTAAAACAAAAAGTAAATCCTGTTATTAATTTAGCAAGAAATATTTAATAATTAATATAGGGTTAATTGGATATCCAATTAACCCTATACTTTAAAGGAGTTTTTAATGACAATGAATACTAATACCGCTTTACTTAATGAATTAACAAATAATTCATGGGTAAGACAAGCTTTATTTTTACCCATTAGAGGGGATGGTTCTGGAAACCCTGGTGGATTATTTGTAAATGCTCGAGCTAAAAAAATACAAATAGCAGGAACCTATAGTTTAGAATCTTTAAATTTTGAAGATACGTCATTGGGTGGAAATAGATCTATTAATCCTAAATATCAATTTACCAGTTATGCAGATCAAAATTTACCTTCTCTTTTATATAATACCACTTCTAATGGTAAACCCAATAGAAATCAATCTATGGGTATGGGAAGGTATTATGCTGAGGCCATTAATAGTAATGCCCAAAGAATAACCCTACAATATGGTGTACCAGCCTTTAACTCAGTCTCCAACTACATGAATACCTTTTATGATTCTAATATTGCAAAAACTGCAACAACAGGTGAAGTAGGTATTGGATGGATGAGTACCGTAATAGAATGGGCTGCTAGAATTACCGTATACTACATGGTACCAGTATTAGCCCTATCTTCTTTTATAGTAGGTACGGCTGGTGCAGTGATTAATAATATTAATAAAAGGCCAACAAGTAAATTTTATTACATGACACCTACCATGCCATTATACTGGAGTAGCGTGCAGACCATTGCCAATGCATTGGCAGTTAATATGAAACTAGTTCAGGGTTTATCTAACGATGTTTTAACTCAGCCTGTGGGTCAAGAACAAACAGGAATTAATTGGGAAAAGTTAGGATTTACCACCAGTGAAGGGGCTACCGGAACTAATAATGCACTAGCCTCTACTTATGAAAAATATTTACCAGATATTCTATTGCCCAATGGATCTGGAATAGATTTTAAACAAGTGGCTACTAGATATCAAAGACTTGCCGATGCCCATACCAGAATATTAACTGATATCAGAAATAGAGCGACTGATGATGATCATGCTTTTGCTTTAATTCAAGAATATATTTCAGGAAATAAAAGTGAATTAAAAGTAGAAACAGGTATGGGATTAAATGACCTATTAAAGGCCTACGCCACTGTGTCTGAAAATGCATCAAAGAGTTTAATGGATCAATTAGTATATCCTGATCCGCCTTCACAATCAGATGGCGTGGATAATAAATCGCCTGATAATTTAAGTTCAGCTGCTCGGGCAGCAGCCACTGCATCGGTGGCCAATACCTTTGGTGGAGTAGGCTCTATATGGACTGGGATTGCAGAACATTTTCTTGCTAAAAAAGATTTTCTATTAGCTGAGCTGCGAGATGGTTCTTCTTTTATTCAGTATAGTGTGGAATTTGATCAACATGTTAGTGAATCATTTACTAATAGTGCTAGAGTATCAGATATTGCTAGTACAATGAATTCTTTTAGTAAGTCAAATAGAGATAAACTATTTAATATAGCTAACGGGCATTTCGTTGATGGTCCTATAGGCGATGTATTAGATGCGGTCGTTAGTGCCGGCAGCGCAGTTCTTACAGGAGTGGCTAAAGCAACAGGCTTTAGTGGTCTTGCAGCATTAGGTGGTAGAGGCTTTGCTGACATACCAGAATTTTGGGATGAATCTTATACCAACTTACCTAGTGCCAACTATGAGATTCAATTAAGAACACCTTATGGTAATCCAGCTGCTATTTATACTGATCTTCTACTGCCATTAGCAACCTTAATCGCAGGTGCTGCACCTAGAGCTACAGGTAGAAATTCATGGACGGGTCCTTATCTTTGCAAGTTATGGCAAAAGGGTAGGGTGCAGTATAGTCTAGGTATGATTACTCAAATGAATATCCAAAGAGGTACTGGAAATGTGGGATGGAACATACATGGTCAGCCTTTGGGCATTGATATAAGTTGTACTATTACAAATTTATCTAAGATGCTGTATATGCCTATTAGTGCAGATATTACAGTATCTGATATATTAGGTACCTCAATTTTTGATGAAGATAATAATTTTACAGACTATATGGCTACATTAGCCGCATTAGGTTATGTAGATCAATACTATGCTTTAAGTAGATGGAAGTTAAAATTAGCTAATATACAATCTAATTTTGATTCTTTTGGCAGCATAGATAACTTTTTATTCTTCCAATTAGACCCAACCTCAAATGTGGGTAGTTTATTATCATTAGCTGCTAGACATAATCTTGGTTTATAAAAAAAAACATATTGGAGTATAGGATAGCCTAGGCTATCCTATACTCTATTTTAAATGTCTAAATCTTTCATTAAATCATAAATAAAATCATCAGGACTCACCTCACCATAAACATTATGGTTTATATTAAAGTCATCACAAAATTTATGCACTATAAATAAACTCGTAAATAATTCTAACACAGTTTTAGGTACTTTAGTAACTGCATTATTACAATACAGTATATCACCTATACATTCATCTAAAGAGGCTATCTTAGCCTGTATAGCTAATAAACCTAATATAGCTTGTTTAACTATGTTGCTGGATGTTTTCCCTAAGTTGTATAATTCTTTTCCATTTTCTGTTAAGTTTGGATAAATGTTTTCAAACTGATCTGGACACATAAACAACATCTTTAAATGGAATCTATCATTAGCTATCTGCAGTGGTCTAGCTAATGTTTTACTTGCATTTGAATTAGATACAATTAATTTGTTTACACTCATGTCTGTTAAAGACAATGCTCGATCGACTAATTCTGTATTAGCTTTGCGTCTTTTAAACCTAAGCTTAGGTTTAAGTGCATAATAACCAATACATAAAGCATATAACCAGCCAATACTCTGATGTGACCAATCTATTAAAACTGCCATTTTACTAGCCCTATGAAGAAGTTATTAAGAATGTACTTACATAAAATTAAACATGGACTAAAGTATATTTATTATCTAATTCTAACTGGCAAGCAATAGCTGTTAAGGGATAATAAACTAGAGTATTTAGACTATCCATAGAGGCCGTAATAAAAGGAGATTGATTAAAAATACTCTCTCCGTTTCTAATAACCATATCAAAGCTTGGGCAAATTTGATAAAGTGCACCGCCAAAGAATCTAGAAACGGTTTGTCTACCCATCGCTGCATCATCTTCATTATTAGAATAATTACTCAATAAAGTAACTACAATGTAATAAAGATAATCAGTAGATATTGTGCCCGCATAATTATTAATTAAGTCTAATACGATTCTATAGTTACCTGCTTTAGCACCTACTTCCATTGCCTTTTTGGTAGCATAGATTAAATAATCGCCTGATAAACCAGCACTCGTTAATATACTTGTAGGCTCATTATTACTATTTATCTGTGTAGATAATGTTGTTAATTGAGTACTATTTAAATTAGATAAGATAGGTAATGCTGAAATAACGGCTGTTGAATCTAATCCATTTAAATTATTAGTAAGTACAGTAGCATTAGCTGCATTCAATGCATTAATAGTATCAGATACTGATATTACATTATTAGATCCCATTAAGGTGACTTGAGCCAATGCAGTATTTAAATTAGAAGTAGTTTCTAAACCAATTAGACCCATATCAGTACTGATAGTATTTGCACCATGGGTAGTTGCAAGCGTTAATAAGGTATTAGCATTAGTTATAGTCAAGGTATTAATACCATTAATTAAACTAATACAGTATGTTATACCAATAGTATCTAATAATGTATTTAAATTAGCAATTAAAGTAATTCCATGATTTTGAATGTCAGTGAGTACTGTACCATTATTAGTACTGCCATGAGCCGTTATATAGGCTGCTATGTTAGTAGCTTCTACTTCAGTAATAATGCCTAGCATGATAGTAGGCTGTATACCAGCAATATCATTAAATAATTGAGTCAGTACAGTTAAGCCTAACGTTTGTAATTGAGCTACGAGATTAGTAACAGTACTAATACCATACGTGTTGATGCCATTGGCTACTGTAGCTGCGGCTGTAGGATTACTATTAATAACACCAATTAAAGTAGTCGCATCAGTTTTTCCTAATTGAGTGACTATATTGGCTACATTTTTATAAATGTTAGGTGAAGTACTCGTACCAATAGCAGTAATTAAATTAGAGGTATTGGTATAGCCCGAACTATTAATTGTATTAACTAAGTTAGATACTGTCGTTATACTCGATGCTTGAGTAGCTGTTGCAATGATACTCACCTGAGTACTAGTAGAATTATTAAGCAATGGCAATGCATTAGTAGCATTGGTAATACCTAAATTTCTTAATGTATTAGAAATAGAGGTAGGTGTAGTAGTCGATAAACTAACAGTCGCTAAAGCTACACCTGCTTTAGCAATAGGATTGCCACTATAAGTATACCCGCCACCATGATTAGCTGGATATCCTCTAGCCGCATTAAAATCCAATGAGCCTTTAATTTGATTAGTAATAGAGCTAATGTCAAAGAAATGACTCATTTGCCCCATAAAACTCAATCCATTGGTAGTAAAGACTGCTGGTAAGTTTTCTACAGTAATTCCAATTTGACGAGCTTGGTAAAGAAATGTTTCTAAATGATTAACAGTATTTAAAACCCCAGACATTCTTAGTATATTAACTAAGCTTAAATTCCTAGGTATTCTGTTTTGTAAGTTTAAAAGAAACTGTTCTAAATTCTGTCCTTTTAGCAATAGCTGCTGAGCTAGTCCTGGTAAACCTTTAATACCATCTATTAGTTCAGGAGGTAAAACACTTTCTACGTAATCTACTACACTATCAATAGCTAACTCTGCTTGATTTAAAATACCTAATTCTACTGTAGAATAAGGATCAACGGTTACTTTTTCTAAAAAAGGGGATAGTTCAAAATCAGTAGGGAGTATATCTTTGATGGGTGATGGTGCCGGCACTGGTGTAGTGACAGGTTGAGTATTTATACCCAGTGAAGATAAATCTATTTTTGAAAGATCTAAACCATGTGAATTAATAACAGGCATCTTAAAGCTCCATTTTAAACAAAAAAAAATAAGATTAGGTAGATAGCCTAGGCTATCTACCCACATAAAATTTAGCTAAGTTATTTATTGTAAACGAAGAGCACTTCATAAATGGCATAACATGCTATCAGCACTATTAACAATGGCCAGAATGCCATGTATAAAACGAAGGCAATACAGTTATGTTCCTTTAACCACTTATAAGTATTGTATCTAAACTCAATACTCTTTACATTTTTTGGACCTAATAAAGTCATTGTTAATTCCAGCGCTGTGTTACTAAGCGCTCTATGAAAGGCTAATGCTATAAACTTAGCCATATAAACTGATATAATAAAATACCCACCAACTAACCAAATCATTTGAATCTCCTCTTGATGTGAAATATAGGCCATGTAATAGCTATTAGTAATAGCATTTTCCAACTCTTTTCTTTTCTTAAAACAACTGCAGAATCTTTAGTTTCTTTCATAAATGAAATAGTTAATAGACCTGCATAAAGGTAAAGATAGAGTGGCAGTGCAATGGCTGATAAAAGATCTTTATCCATTAAAAGTCCCAATAAGTTCTTAATAACTCTGCATATCCACCTAACGAATAATGAATATTGTTACGTGCCCAATACTTTCTTTTAAAAATGATATTAATAAGTTGACCAAGGAAAGTCAATCTAGCTAGTTCAATGTCTACTCTATAAGTAGAATGCTCAGTAACCGTTAATTTAATCATAATGCATTTTTTAATGTTATCATATTCAACATTTTCCAAATGCACGTCAGCACAAAGTAATTTTTCTAAATGCTTAGCTGATGATAATTTAAGACTATCAATATTAATATCACAAAGATTAATGCCTTTGTTTAATTTTTTGATATCCCAAAGATATTTAGAATACCATTTGTCTATGCGTGTACAAGCAAGAATTAATCTAGCTGATGACTCTGTTAAGTTATAGTTTAACTCTAAAATCATTCTTCTTCCCCATCATCCTCATTGCTAATATCTCTTAGATTATCAACTGATATCTCTAAGGTTTGTGGTTTGTTTTTACGCCATAGCGTTACCTTGATATCCATCTTATCATATTCGAGAATTATTAATCCTCTCATAAACATGCCCCAGGATATCTTAGATTTCGCTAACATTCTAGTGGCATTACCTCTATCAGTAGCTGCTGCCTTTTCAGTCATTTCACCCTTACGATGAAACTTTGCTTTACTGATAAGTGTGTGCCATTGATGAGCCTTTAGATTATTATCGTAGAGTAAAATCCTCCATAATCTAGCCAAGACATTAGTTGTCTCGTAGATACCCATCATTCCCTCTTCAATAACCTTTACCATTGGATTATTAGAAGGAACTTTCTTCTCAGCCATAGCTTACCTCCAGTAATAGTTTTGTTAAAGCCATGTAAGTATTTAATGGCTTAAATGACCTTCTTTGAACATAACCTTTATCATCCTTTGGCGTTAGTTCATATAACCTATTAATGAGTTCAGTAGCTCTTACCCACCCATCAAATAAATCCATTCCATAAAACTTTGAGTCAGGTTTAATATCACTCCATTGATCTAACCTATAAATAGAAGGCTTTCCAATATCCTTATCTTGAGTAATTCTACCCCCTGGTCTTTTCCATTCTTCTAGAATTCTTTCCAACTCAGCTAACATCGTATGTAGACTATAGCTGGCCGCTTCAATTTGATAATGATATAAAACTCTTGGTTCTACGTTAAAAGTTTTCTTTTTAAAGAACTCTTTAAATAGAACACAGCTATCAAATAGCATCAGTTGTTCTTTCTTTATTTTGTATAAAGTTAATTTCCACTTTATAAACAAAATAAAGTATCTAACTTTATTTAACATTTTTTTCTCCTAAGAAATGATATTATCTAATAGATAATATATACATCTTACTAATTTGAAATACTGGAATTTATTTATGGAAACAAACACTAAAGAAGTTATTAGTTTAGAACCTGATAAGGTCATTGAGTTTGCACAGCAAACTCGTATTGAAATGATTACCGATGTAAGCACAGAGGAGCAAAATAAAGTCACTCTGCTTAGAGATTTATCAGCGACTGCATTGACTATTAAACGCCTTAGCACTGATGATAGAAATGCTGCAGCCGATAGAGATATTGCTGCGGCTATGGTTACAGCCATTTCTAATTTATCAGCTAATCCTTTTCTATCGCAAAAAGTTATTAGAAGAGATCTAGAAATGCCTGAATTACCTCCTGTAGAGCTCGTACCGGATGAAACTTCTACTACCCTGGCTGATCTAACATTTGAGGATATTTAAGCTTTAAATCGCGCTGTAGTGAGATTATTTGAATATGACCAATTTCCATTAATAACAGTATAATGGCCCATGGATAATTAAGTAAATCATCTACAATTAGATCAGCCACTTTAGGATTAATAATACCATCATCAATATCATGGTGTACTCTATTAAAGGATATGTAAAGATATTTAGCTAAGTCTTTCCATTCTTCTGATGATAGCCCACTCTGTACGCTAAAATCAGTTGTTAGTTTTATTAACATGTCTATAGCAAGAAACTTATGTTCACTGTTTTTATCTTTTCCATTAGGTAAAGTATAGCCAGTTTCTTCTAGCACTAACATCAGATCATGTATTCCACCTTTACTGATTTGGACATACTGGCTACTGCCTCTAGCTAAAACCTTTTTAAAATGTTGGTAAAAGAAATAATAGCTTTCGTCGTGTAAAATGATGTTAGCTAAAATATTTAAAAGCATGTTAATTTGATAATGTTTCATAGATTCCTCCAAAAAAGGGTATTAATATAGGATAGCATACTAATGTATGCTATCCTATTATTTCTAAAGTTTGTTAATAAATTTAAGAAAATCTTGCTTAGTCGCTACACCTATTTTAGTATCTTGTACCAAACCATCTTTAAAAGCTAAAGTAGTTGGTAGACTCCTAACACTATAGCTATTAGCAAAGGTAGCATTCTCATCAATATCCATTTTATAAATAGTTAATTTTCCTTCCTTTTCTTCTGCTATCTCATTTAATGTTTGAGAAAAACTCTTACAGGCACTACACCACGGTGCTGTAAAGAAGACTAAAATTAAACCATCACTTCCTAATACTTTTCTATCAGTTTCACCATCATTGATATACTCAATAGACACAGGGTACACTCCTTCTTATTGTTCCTTTAAAGTTATCATCATTAATCATTTTAGGTTTAAAGTTATGCACATAAATAGGTAAACCTTTACGCTTAGCTATGTTAATCATACTCTCTGAGCCTTTAGATCGTCCATCCCAGATCACAATCACCTGATCAGCAAAGTTAGCCATTCTATCGTTTCTTATATAGCCAGCTCTTTTACCATGTTTTTCCCAGTCTGCAGGAAATCTTTGAATAGGTATCCAGTTTAATGTAGCCCATTGCTCACCTAATTTATCAGCCCCATTAGCTGTACCAGAAATGACCTCAGTCACATTAAACCCTGAATTTCTAATAGCATTTTCAATATGTTTAATATCATCACAACTTCTACTACCGGCAATAATGGTCTTCATGCAACACTCCATTCTATTAAGTATAATTTAGTATTTTCTTTTACATTAAAAAAGTAAACAACATTGCCAAATACCTTACTTTCTTTAAACCATTGTTTAGTATTATAATCAAAGGTTAAAAAGTGTTTTGATCCATCACTTAAAATAACATTATACTCACCTGATTGCTGTGGTAATTTAAACCCATGTCTTTCTACATAGCTAGATTTCTTACTAGCGACTTGTATTTCAAACCATCGCCTATCTCTTATTAAAGTATTAAAGTCTTTATCAGAAAGTCTATTAACAAAATAAGATAATATCTTAAGTAGGGTTATTTGCATCAGTCGTTTCCTGTTTAATAGGTAATTTAAATGACATATCTCCCAGTGGCATTATTTCTAAATCAAACATAATGTTAAAAGCTCTTTTTATTAACTTAATACTTTCATTATCATACCTTTTATCTACATGTTCTTTAACTGTTTTATAAGGTATAATACAGCCAACGTTAGGCATTCTAAAATGCTTAAATAACTCTTGATGGTATTGAAACCATTCATCAAAGTCATAAAGCATAAACTTATCAAAAGTCTTTTTAATAAACTCTGGCTTTAAGTCTTTAGAGTGTAAATGAACATGATATAATGTTTTAATATCCCAAATGTATTTTAAACCACTAAATAGCTCTAATAGATCTTCTTTAGGCAAAACATAGGGATAGGTATTAATAGTGATAACAAAATCAATGGCTTCAGGATGAGTAGGATTAGCTTTAGACATGGCAACCCTATCTCGGATAATATCAACAATGTTTGTTTTTTTACTCGACTTTAAAATAGATAGATCCCTAGACTCATATCTTTCTTTAACTTTATCATCATCTATTGCTGGATGTAGTAAAGATAAATAATTATGATTTCTTTCTAAGTAATCAGCTTTAGCCAGTGGTATAGCCCAATCTGGATTAATATCTATAACTGTAGAAAAGTAAGTGTCAAATAAACAATCAATATTAATCAATAGTTTACATTCTTCCATAAGGTTACTTCATTAAACAATGATAAACTTTATTAAAGTTAGCAATTCTCATGTCAACATTATTTTCACCCCCATTAGTGATCTTAGTAACTTCTTTAATAACGGCAATAGTGCTGCCTTTATCACAGACCTTCCATAAGTCTTCTTTATCAAAAAAGAAACCAGCCGCTTCTAACGGATACTTAGTGGCTACTAAGTCAGGATTAGCTACTAAGTTTACACCTAGTTTTTTACCTAATAATTCATACCAATGTTTAAAGGTTAATTGAATGTCGCCCCTACCACGGTATTTATAACCATCACCGCTGGATACGTCGCCATTACCATACTTGTTAGCATAAACTAAATTAGCGATGGCTTGTGGCTTATGAGCATATTTGTTAGCTACTTCTAATGTATGAAAATAATGAGGAAAGATCTTCATTAATCCTTCAGCACTGTAATTAAGATTCTCCACACAACAAGAAAAGTTTCCAGTTTCTTCCATACATTGAGATAAGAAATGACTGACTCTAATATTAGTCATTACATTATCTTTAAAGATATTAGGTAAAGCTTCTAATACTCTATCAGGTACTACACCTTTTAATTTAGTTAAATCTACTTTATCATTACCCACTTTATTTTCCTCTGATATTAATTTAAGCCATTGTTCATTGCTAACAATGCCATCTTGTTTATAGCCATTTTCTTTTTGCCACTGTATTACTAAACGTTGTGTTACACCACCAAAATAACCAGAAGGTGCAATACCTAATAGTTTTTGCAGTCTAACAATATCTGCCCCATTATTGCCTTTCTTTAATTCCATTTTATTCTCCTAAACGTTAGAGTCTAAATGCATTCCTAATAATAAAGCTTTTAAAGTTTCTGTACTCGTTGGTCTAGAATTTAATTCTTCTAAATTCTTTAAACTGACTTCACCCGTATCTAGAGTTGATCGTTTATATTCTCTAAAGGCTAATTCATTGCCACCTCGAATATTAATCAATTCTTGAATACCTCGTTTTAATCCCATAGACTCTAAGTTCATAATTTCAGGTAGTGATAGGCGACTGGATTTACTAGCACCTGCTGGCTGTCCCGTTAATGCATCTACAAAGGCACTACTTTCTACCACAGACTTACCCTTACTAACATGTTGAGATTGTCTTCTACAGGGTAAATCTAATATTAGATACTTTTCAGGCGTTAAATACTTTACACCTGTTACTGGGTCAATCATCCATAATTGTTGAAATAAATCTAATCCTAATTCATCCGCTACCTTTAATGCATTGTTAACAGGTACATCTTTAGCTGATATATTGGCAGAGTAATATGGCAATACAATTTCTTCATCAGCTAATTTATCCATTAACTCACCAAAGGCTTCATCAGACAGTGAGTTAAAATGTGTTTTATACATTTGAGTATTTTTATTGCCTGGGAGTAGTTTTTCTATTAAACCTAAAAACCACTCAGTCAGTTCTTTTCGATTACTCATGATAACATTCCTGTATCCGCTAGTAAATAAATCCAATTACTTTCAAAGGCTTGAATATAGGCTTCAATACTTTCAGCCTCACATAACCAGCATCTAATTTCGGTTGTATTTTCAATATGAATTAAATGCTTTCGCCAAAAGTTATTAATGTATTTAATTTGCTCTCTTGCCGTTAATCCATCCATGGTGACTTCTCTGCCACCTGCATCACGGTCTAGCAATGCATTAAAATTAACAGCAGCTTCCAGCCCCATTACCTTATTAATAACAAGGTAACTCTCTTCAACAATGTCATTCATAAAATACCTAGCTATTAAGTTTATGTTTAAATTCTTTTTTATAAGTTACTTTATCATCATTTAACCAATAGGGATGATATAAACCTTTTCTCATTCTAAGAAGATCTAAAGTCGTTAATTGAGGTAATTCAAATTGTTCATACTCTTTAAACGTCCACCATGACCGAGTATTTAAAAGTATGGACCAATCATAGCCTAATGATTTTAGATCAGTGTAGAGCTCTTGAGGCGTACACATGAGGTCATCTGGAAGAGTAGCCCACAATTCTTTAATTTGTAACATCTCAGAAGTAATCTCTAATGCTCTTTGCAAGAATGCATTACTATCAATAATGTTTCTAACAGTTGTTCTTTGTATTTTTACATCAGGTAATAAAGATAATGAATAACTAGTGTTATTACCTTCAAATCCAAAACGACCACTTTCTTTAATATAATGGAACATAGAAAGATGAGGCAGTACACCTTCTCTTTGCGATAGAATTAAATCAACTACAGCACCTGATGGACCACCTTTATTACGTGTTAGTTTTAGGGTAACAATCGTTAAATCAGTACAATCAGGTAGTCTATCGGATTCAATAGCAGGATAGAGTACGCCTGTGCCATAATCTTTATTGTTAAGCATATTGGCATTAAAGATTTCATACAATGCATTATTAATAAATTCAAAGGCTTTAGTAGTACCCGTTACTTTACTACCTTTTTTAGCAAACATGAGTTTATGCTTTTTGGGAGCCATCATGCCCATTTCAAATTCATCGCCTACATGGGCTGTCATCAAAAAATGCATGGATGCATTAGCGGCCATATTAGGCAACTGAGTAATCAATTGCTTTTTAGCTCCGCCTTGTCTCATCCATAAAATGTTCATGCCACTGTCACCAATACTGTTTTTATCAACAATACTTTCTTCATTATTGGTTACTTTTAATTCTGATAATGAATCAATAACGGATATAGTCGGTGGAATGACTAAGATAGGTTTATGTTCTGGTGTGAAAAAAGGTGTAGTTAATTTAGTTATTTTTTTATCTTTTTTAGCTTCAGCAATTTCTAATATCTTATCAAAGTATACGTCACCTAACTCTTCAGCACTGCTCGTTATTTTTACTTTAATGTTTTCTATATCACTGTATTGGTCAGAGTGATCTATTTTAGATAAATTAGGTAATCGTTTACAGAAAGTATTAACCCTATCATAATTAGAAGATACTTCACTATCATAGATGCTCGTACCCATGGGGGTAATTCTATCAGTAGCCACCAATGCAATGTGGTAGATAATACTGGTTTTACCTGCATTACCAGGACCTACTACCGATAAAATATGAGGCATACCGCCTGATAAAATAGATTGTCCATACTCACCAAAGTGATAAGTTCCTGTGGGTATATCTAGCATACTACCGCAGTTATAAGCAGGTCTAAAGGGTGGTATTGAAGATAAAGAAGATAAAAAGTTCATAACAAAAATGCTCCAAAGTGTTATACTGTGTAAGGTAGTTCTTCGTATAAAATAAAGGCTACCAATAATTTTTAAACTCTATGGGCACAAGCTATGTTATTAAGTGATTTAATGGAAAATCAAGAGCATCAAGTAATCCCAGGCAATGAAGCTATTTTAGACTTAAAAGCTTTTAATAACTTCTTTGGTGGTTTTATAGATAGCTTAACTAAAGTATTTGATGCAAAAAGATTGATCCCTTTAATGCAAGGGAAAACCGACGTATATGATGCGGTAAAGAATATTGAAAAATGTACAGTATTTGATTTAGAGCACTTTATTGTACCTACACCGGAATATGTTGTTGGTTTAATAGTACCTTATTTAACTGTATTAGAAGAAGTAACTACAGAATTACTGACAATTGATGATAGACTATTAACCCATTTAGAACAATGGGCTGGTAACATGATTACTGATAAAGAGTATGTTAATAAGGTATGGATTAACATGCCTGAGAAATCTAACATTGTTGAAGTTAATAGTGATAAATTGCATAAGTACTTTAGTGATGCAGCAGGTGATGGCTTAAACGGTCAATTATTTATTAATGTCTATAAAGATGCTAAAGGCTTAAAAGAAGCCGATGTCATGTTGGAAAAGTTAGTAGCCTTATCGTGCAGAGCATTAAATGGAAAGTTAATTGAAAGGGCCAACTCAGTGGCTAAAATGATCCATAGACTCTCTAATGATAATAGAGTAGATTCAGCACTATCTCAAGTCACTGCTGATAAATTAAAACCTATTACTGAATTGACTATTCAAGCGGCTAGAGAATTAGAACTATTAGCTATTTGTTTATTTCAAATCAGAACAGTAAGTTACGCATATAACGAAACATTGACTAAAATTAATGTGCAAATGAAATAAAAAAAAAAGAAAAGATTGATACATAGAGTAGTCAGAGCATATGCTCTGACTACTCTATTTGTTAAATGCTATCCCCCCCCCCATAGCATTTAAATTGATTTGTAAGGGTTAATATATCCATTCTATTAAATTTTCCTCACTGACCTCAAAACCTACTTCCCGATCTCCTTCTTTCCAGAGGTTGGTTAAGACCTCCTTACCGCCATTTGGATGCTCAAGTGTTAATTCCGTTACTTGACGTTTTCCGTCATCAATGAAAATATTACTTACAACCTTTAAAATGTTGTAGGTAATTCCAGCATTAACACTATCCCGAAGATCCATTATTAGATCCCCAGGTTTAAAGTTACTTTCGTTCATTACATTGTCGTAATCAACGAATGAATTCTGGAACTGATCCTCCCCCCCCGTATTTGTAATGAAAAGAGTTTTTGTTAAAATCTTTTCATTGTTCCCCTCGCCCGTGAACATATGGATACAGCCAATGACCGCGTTATCGGATCCAGCATAGTACCCCTTCTCAGAAAAAGGAAATAATTCTGTTTTGATTTTTATATATTTCATATCAAATCTCCTGCCTCTATGAGGACTTTAAAAGTTATAGTAAGTTGGATTACTTATATAAGTTAATCCATTAAAATAATATATACATGAAATTTTTTTTGAATTGACATAAATACTCTAGGATAGCTAATATAGCTATCCTAGAGACTATGTTTAATTAATAGAGTACTTGCTCTATGGTAAAGTTAGTTAATTTACCAATAACCATATATACATTTAGCGATCTATATTCTCCGTCTATATAGTCATTATCATAGAGTTCACCAACAACTTCAGTAACGCCATCTCGATCAAGATAACCCAATAGCTTAAAAGCATAGTAATCAGTTTTGTAAAGAACTAATGGTGTATCGCGAAACATTAATGTCAGTTTTAAATTTTCTGTTTGCACACTTCCATGATTAATCTCGATATAAAAAATTATGATAATGTTTATTAATAGTCTTAATGCTGTCTAAAGATATTTTACCATCTATTCTTTTTAGCATATTATTTAAATCTGGAAATGCTATTAATAATAAGTTATATAACTTCCCATAACTAAACTTAATTTTCTTATGGCTAAAGAAAGGTCTCACTGAGCTATTTGCAAATGAAGGTGCATGTAGTTTAGCAGCTAGAATTAATTTATTTCTTTCAAACTCAGCAACATTTGCTAAGTCATCTTCATTTAACTCTCCGATTTTAAAATCATAATCCTTTATTGATTTTAAATAATCTTCGGTCACAGTATTTTCAGGTCGATGATTAAGGCCATAGTCACTAAGATAATTTAATCGAAGAAATTCAGCCAATAAATAAACCACTTCATTGGTTGAAGTTGGCACAATGGCGAAATTTGTTTTCCAATTATTTCCAGCAATTGCACGGTCTAAAGTGCCAACGTCTGGCTTATCCATTAAAAACTCATATTCATCGCCATACTTTGCAATTAATTTTAATTTAATATTAGCAATTACATCAACCATAGCTACTACTTGATATAAGCTATCAAAATAACTAACGCCTGAGCAAAGTTTAGGATCTTCAAAAATAGTAGTAACTTCTTTCGTTGCAGTTATGAGTTGGTCATTATATTCTTTACTTTCCAAACCTCTTTCAGCTACATTTCTGTAGTTTATTATCTGCTGTTTATTTTTAATACACCAGCTAAAAGGTAAAAAGGAAATTAATGTTTCTAATTTCCAGATCATTACCTTTACTTGTCTTTTATTCATCATCATTTTTAAATCTCCTAAACTATAAATATTGAGCATAGAGAGCATGCTCTCTATGCTCAGATTAATTAAACTGAAACTTCTGCTTTAATAGAAGGCCATGCTGTGTAGCCATGTAAATGTACTTTATCTGGATCTTTCCATTTTAACAGATTATCAATATTATCCACAGTTACTGTAGGTAACTCATAAGGCGTTCTTGATAACTGTTCATTTACTTGTTCAATGTGATTTTTGTAAATGTGTGCATCGCCAATAGTCCAAATAAATTCACCAGGTTCATAACCCGTTACTTTAGCTAGTAAAACAGTAAATAAAGCATATGAAGCAATATTCCATGGACCGCCTAAAAAGACATCACAAGAACGTTGGTATAGCTGCAACGATAATTTGTCATTTCTAATATAGACTTGAAATAGCGTGCAACATGGAGCTAAAGCCATTTTATTTGAAAGAACATTTTCTACCGGAGAAATAGATTCAAGGGGTAGATCACCTAGATTCCAAGAACTGACAATATGTCTTCTAGAGTATGGTTTTTTTGCAATGTTGATAATCAACTCATGCAATTGATCCATTTTCTCTGGACAATAACTTTCTAACATATTTGCATCCCGCCATTGCTCACCATAGATTGGACCAAGATCACCATATTTATCTGCCCAACTAGACCATATTTTAACACCATGATCTTCTAGATACTTAATATTGGTATCACCCGATATCATCCAAATTAATTCATGAATGATCCCTTTAAACCACATTTTCTTTGTAGTAATTAAAGGAAATGATTTACTTAAATCAAATCGTTCCTGATGGCCAAAAATAGATAATGTTCCAGTTCCTGTTCGGTCATCAGATGGAATACCTCCATTTAATATTTTTTCTAACAGATTTAAATATTGTTTCATTCTTTGACACCATTTATTGAAAATAACATTTTAATCGTATTTTCCTTTACTTCATCAGATATTCCATCAATATCTACTTCTTTTAGTGGTTCAGACATCTTAGCACCAAATACATTGATATAGGGAATGTAACAATAATTCCCTGAGTGAGTTTCTGCAATATAAGGATAGCCAGTACAATGGCCTAAGTCATGACCACGGTTACTAATGGTTTTACCAAGAATATCTTTAATGTCAATAATATCAATATCCTCATTAAAGTCTTCATCGGCTAATTCATCTACTATTTCTATAACAACATCTAGTTTTTCTAGACTCTCGTTTACAGATTTAGTTGGAACTTCTTCTGTAGGTTTTTGCACAAATTTACTTTCTGGTAATAGAGCCAAAGCTCTAGCTATTAAACGACCTGTTATATATTCTTTAAATTCAGGAAAATGTTTATACATTGGCACCCCAAATTCTTCTACAATCCTACCACGTGATTTTAATGGCACCTTTTCAAGATTGAATTGCTGTTCTAATATACCATCATGATGTGTTAAATAATAAGTGCCACCCAATGGTATTGATGTGACTGATTTTTCAAACTGCGTATATGCATCACCTGCATCATTATACATACCTGCAATATATCCGTAAATCATAGAACAATAAAAATCTTCATGACTTTTATACTCGAAAATAGCAGTGCGAATATAAAAGTCATTTAGAAATTTATCATATTCAACTTGATCTTTATCACGATTAATAATTAAAAATCCAGTTTTAGTCATGAAGACATATTTTTCTACATTGCTTGCAGTTTGTTTAGCAATAAGAATACCCGGTGAATCTTGCAATATAGTCTCATAAGTAGCTTTATCTAATGCCATTTTAATTTCTCCTAATCTTTAAAAAATGCTGTGATTTTAAACAATCCATTAATTGGATGAATTGTGTTTACTTTTACTTCTATTGCCCCACTAGCCTTAAAGGTTTCCACGATTTCATGGATCTTTGGCTCTGGAACATTATCAATGATTTCTGTTCTCATTTTAAACTCCTCTGTTTATATAACTGTTTTAAAAATTACCATGGTTTGAGTCTATCTCTTTAATTTCCTCTGCTGTCATCTTTATTCTCCTACTTAATATTTAAATCACCAATTGCTTTACTTCTTAACTTTTCAAAATTATCACCCTGAGCATTAATAAAGCTTGCAGAGTGCATATCTACTTTATTAGATACCAACCAAGCATCTAATGTCCTTATATTGTTTAAAACAATATTTCTATTCTTATCAAAAATATACTGCTCCAATACTTTACTGGTTGATGTTTCCACATAAGTCGTTTCAACTACTTGATTCAATTGATTAGTTGCTTCTAAACTCTTATTACTAGCTGCTTCAGATAACGCGATATAAGCATTTAGTAAAGTACCTGCTTGGTAATAATGCTCTAAATCAATTCTAGCTAATGTTAAAGGATAATCAGTAATATTTTTCTTCATCCCTTTAAGTAACTTAATCTTAGCTAGATTTCTATTAGCATTCATTTGAGCTTGAATACCTTGAGCTGATTTATCAAATAAAAGATTAGAATCAAAAGCTGATTTAGATCCAGTAATAAAACCAGATATACCAGAGAGTGCACTCGTGCCATAAAGCGTACCTACAGCATTTAATCCCATAGAAGTTATAGAAGACATAAAAGATAAATGCCTATCCTCGTTAAATAAACTCTGCTGGAACTCATTAAAGGCTAAATCAATACCATAGATGCTATTATAGGCAATATCATTTCTACAATCAACTGATGGATTATTTGAGCATAGTTTAATGTTTTCAGGAGATAACTTAATGGTTATCTCCTGAATAACTTCTTTATTACTAGTGAGTTTATCTGGATACCCAATTAATGAAGGTGTACATCCAGATAATAAAATGATTAAAATTAATGGTATAACCATTCTACTGCCGCTGTGCGATAAGATCTGGTAAAGTCAGAATCTAGTAACTTAGTAATCATTATAACTGAAAAAACAAATATTCCAAAAATTAATACGGCTTGAATGCCACCAACTAAAAATGGATCTACTTTTTTATAAATTAATTTGTCTATTAACTTAAAAGAATAATTTATTAAGAATATTTCGGCAATACAAATAGCCATTGTCAGGAGTAATAGTAAAATAAATTCTAACATTTTAACCTAGCCAGACAACAAATTCATTTAATATGTTAACAATAAAGGGTAAGTGAGAACCTTTATAGAAAACTGCTATCCAAAAACCAGCATCTACAGATATCAAAGAAGCTGCCGTTGTCCACATTAAGATCACATTATTTTGAAATTTCAAAGACAATTCTAGGATGCAAAAGATAGACCCAAAAAGTAACGCAGCTAAACTAAATATTAAAAAAAGAACTTCAATAAAACTAAGCATTTAATTTACTCCGACTAAGTGTTTGGATAGACTGATAAGTGGGTTCATGATTTCTGGTAAAGTAAAGATTCTTACTATGGTAGCAAGCCCACCTAGTTGACTAAATAAATAAAGAATGACTATAATTGGTTTTATATTCTTAGATTCTTTCTTAACTAATTTTAAGTATTCAGTATAAATTTTATTAACCGTTGTACGCCACCAAGTTAAAGCCAATATACCTGGTATTTCTGCAATTATAGTAACAAGAACCATTAAGCTGTTCCTCCTTCATCTATTGAATTAAATTTACCGCCATCAGCAGTTACTTTACCAGCGATGGTAAGATCACTGGTTGTATTTACTATACCATCTAAGGTAATATTAGGTGCTTTAATATTAGCACTTTCAGATGCTGTTATATTAAATGATTTAACATTGCCAAACAATCTACCGTCTTTTAAGGCAATAGTCTCACCAGTGCTTTGAGTCATGGTAATTTGATTATTAGCAGAGTCAATCTGAATAGTATTTCCAGCATTATCTGCTAATGTCGCTGCACCATTTTTCCCATGGAGCTGAAAGGTATAAGCAGCTATTTCACCGTTAGCCATAGTTGTCCTAGCGGTCATATGACCACTTTTACCATCCACGGAAACGGTGTATTGATTTTTAGCAGTCGGCGCTTCATCAGTTTCTTGATTGGTATCCGATGCATTAAACCCATAAGTAGCTCTATCACCTCGCCTAAGATGAGTAGATCTACCTGTTGCTTTCCAAAAGTATTGACCGGTTTCACCCAGCTCATAGACCTCAACAGTTTCACCTTTTCTAACTGGAGGTGAATCTATTCTATTCCCCTCACCATACCATTCAGCCTTTATAGCCATCCCTCTAAATAGTTTTACATTAGACTGATTGCCATCTGCATCTGTTACATTTCTTTCCACCATAATGTGCTGGTCTGTAACATCACCTTCCGTAAAGGGTAAATGTTCCCTTAAGTACACTGAGATAAATTTACTACCATCATTCTTATCAGCAGCAACAGTGCCCAGACTAGTTAACTTAAATTCAGAATGTGCCTTAAACATTGAGTGCCTCTTTAAGTTTTGGCAGTATATCTAAAAATATAAAAGCAATACAGCCTTCCACTAGTATTGTGATTACGATAACAGGTACTAAATTGCAAATTGTAGCCATTAAAGATTTATGACTATGAATAAAGGAAAGTAATGCATCTTTTAACCAGATAAGGGTTACCACCTCTGTAGTTAATAAAACTACTATAAACATAACTGCTTGTATTTGTGACATTGTTTTCTCCTAAGTAAATTAATATCAATTAGATAATGTATTTATTAACTGGTTTTGAAAAGGATATCAATAACGTCAATTGCCAATGATGCCAAAACTAATATAATAAGTACGTAAAATAAATTTAAAAATCTTATTATTAATAAATAATACCAAGTCTCACCTAACCAACCATATAAGAAATTTTCTTGCCAACTACTTATATTCCCAAACACTAAGCAAATAGATAGAAAACCAATAATAGTCATTATAGTAGTAAAGTATTCCATTATTTTAACCCCATTAAAACTCTAACTAAACTGCCAGAAAAGATGTCTATAGCTGCCAGTAATATAATGACTGACCAGACTATAAATAAAGCATAGAGTAAATAAACTACATTTTTAATATACTTATTTTTAATCCATGAAATATTAACATGTTGCAGAATATTTCTTTCCATGTTTACAAAAGGTATTACTGCAAAGACAGCAATAATAAAGGTAATGATAGCATGAGTTACAGGCATTGTCTATACTCCAATGTGTGAATTAATATAAGTAAAGGAAGGTATAAATACAAAGTAATGTAATATATAAGGGACTACCATCATAAACACTAAGGCTGTTGCTAAACAGATTAGTGCAACAATGGCTTTAATGGAGGTAAAAATATTATTCATTCATTATTCCTATAAATAAGTAATGGTAGTTTTTTCATTATAGACATCAGGGACTATTACATTTCTATTATCAATCACTACAATATCATGGTTACTTAATCCTGTAATGATATCATTATAGTGATTAACCATAAAGACTTGTGAACATAACTTCATGTCTATAAAGGTTTTAATATAGCTATATAGACTTGTTCTGTGATTGTAATCAAAAGTAGCCCCTGTTTCATCTAGATAGACTGGATAATCATGTAAGTTTAAATACTCTCGCATAACTATCATAAAAGATAGATTAATAATTTCTTGCTGAGACTGACTGCCTAAAGCGATATCTTTAATAGTATTAACAGTTGATTTAAAAGGAAAAGTATAGCTTAATGCACCATTATCCATATTACAAGCTTCTACTTTAAGCGTATAAGCCCAAACTTGTTTAATAATTAAGTTTATACTATCAACATAGCTAGTAATAAAACCTAGCATTTCATCAGCTATTATCCCGGTTTTGGGTGATAAGTTTTCCTCTACTACTAACCAGCCTTTTTGTTTAAATAAAACTTTTTTATATTCATCTTCTAATTCTTTAATGGTATTGGTTAAATGATTTCGTTTATTTAACAATCCTTTAATGGTGGCTAGATCATTGTACAATTGTTCACACTGCTTTTTTGCGTCTTCTTGTATCAAACTATCAGTTGCTAATTTAAATTGCTCAGATAGTCGTTTAAGGATGTTATTGCCCTGTTCTTGTAGTCTACTATAGTTAGTTACATTCTTTAGAATTAACTTACAAGTATTAATTTGCTCATTGAGTAATTTCTTTTCATTTAAATAATGATTAATACTATTTTCAATAGTAATGACCCTTTCATTAACCTGACCGTTATATTTATCATAAGTAGTTAAACAAGTCTCTAGATACTTTAATCGTTTAGTGCATTCTAGTCTTTTAGAATGCATATCTATATTTTGTTCCCATTTACAGATATGATTTAAAAAGAGACTAGGATTTTTTAATATCTCTAGATTAGAATTAAACTTATCCCAAAAACTAAAAGGTAAATTAATTTCCTTTTTCATTCGACCAATTTTAGTTAATAGTCGATATAACTCATTAACTTCTTCAGCTTGTGGTCTAAGTATCTCTAACTCAGCCATTAAATCTGCTTTAATTTTAGATACATTAATAATAGACTGCTCTATTTCTTTAATAGTATCTTCTATACTAATTCCCTTTAGATTAAACTCATGTGTGCATTTAGGACATGTTATTGTTTCTAGATCTTTATTATAATGCTCTAATTTATCGGTTAGATTACTAATGGATTGAATAGTTCGTGTTAACCTAGCTTCAATGTAATTATATCCGTCTAAAATATCTTTGCATTCTTCCGACGTTCTAATCGGTGTATTAAATAGAAATAGATTAGAAATTTCATTAGCTAAAAAATGTAAGTTAGGAATATATTCTAAGCAATCATCATTGCCTAATTCAATAACAGGAATACTATTTAATGATCCTTTTATTTCTTTTATTTCATTTTGTAGGTGACTAGCATTAGGTACTGTACCATCAAATGAATGGGTTAAATCAGATAGCTCACTGGCTTCTTTAGTTAAGTCATTGATTAGAGTTTGTATTGCAGATAACTTTCCTATACACGTTCCTATATACTCATTTAATTCATCTACACTATTAATACCCTCTGTAGGCACTCTAGTATCATCAAACTTTAATAGCTGATTTTTAATTTGATTCATTTCAGCATATAGACTTTCTATAACTAAGAAAGTAGCATTACTGCTAGGTAGCTTTTGAGTAGTAAAAGGAATTAAAGAATTTAATTGTTGTTCTAATTCTTGTTGCTTGCTATCAGTATCTTCTGGAATATCTAATTGTTTTAATTTAGTTTGAGCATCTGTACTTTTATTAACTAAATGCTTTAATACAGCATGACTATCTCTTAATGACTCTTTTGCCTTATTGTGCAGAGTAATAGCGTATTGTAACTCTAAAGGAGATATTTCAGTGAGTATGTTTCTTCTTTCACTAACTGACATGTCAGTAAACTTTAATTCCCCTATTAATAACTTATGAACTAATGGCGTATAATTAAACTCTTTAACTACCATGTCCATATGGACACTGGCATTAGCATTACTATGAACATCTATGCCATCTTTAATAAAAGTGTGTTTACCATTTTTACTCAGTATAGATATCAATTCGTATAGATGTCCATTATGCTCTATTTTAATTCTTTTTTCACCTTCTTCTAAGTAATTAGAAGGCTGGGCTGGAAAAGGAGTAGCCTCTCTTAATAGACTCGATTTACCACATCCATTAGTACCAATAATCAATGTAGTCATTTTATCAATTGATAATTCAATTGAATCTATTTTGGCTAATAATAGTGGTCTAAATCCTTTTAAGTAAATAGAAATAATTTTCATGTATTTTTCCAATGGGCGAAAAAAAAAAGATAATGTGAACTCAATCACATTATCTTTGATTTAGGTACTTAATTATTATAAATGAGCATTTTGAATGATGGTATTTGCCGCTATTAAAGCAGCTTCTAAATTAGCTATTTTCTCTCTAGCAGCCTGTAATTGAGTATCAGCCGCAATCATAGCCGTATAGAAAGTAGGCTGTTTATTAATAGCTGCTATTCTAACAGCTTCTTTATTTAGATACTGACTATAGCTTACGTCCCCTATTAGAGGAATTTGATGTAATCTCATCGTAGCTGTTTGACCTACCCAGTCAGTGGCTAAGTTTTGCAACTCAGGCAGTAGTGCATCCACATTAACCATTTCTGGTAGATTGCCTAAGTCAATAGAAATAACCATTCGATTATATTGAACGGCTACCTCAATGGGTGCATTATTTAAGTAGCTGCTAGGAATGCTAACAGTGGGCGATTCAGTTGAAGTTAGAGTAACAATGACTTCACCATTGTTATAATCAGTTTCATAGTTAGTATTAGTTAATCCATTGGGCGTATAATAGGTGTTAAATATATTAACACCTTCTTTAACTAATGAATCAAATGTTTGTAACTGTGATACTTTATAATTTACTGTCTGTAGAGTAAAAGGTGCTAAGGCTGTAAATAATCCATAGGTATTAAGTTGGGGTATCATAAAAAGCCATTAGGTTAAATTTAAAGCTGAATGTCTAGTTAATACTGATAGAGTAGCACCCGTTACATTAACATTAACATAGGTTTGATTATTTCTAGTCTCTAGTACATAACCTGCAGGTAATACTGTACTGGTTGTCCAGGTTTCTGCAAACCTTACAACTTGATCTAAAGCAACTGCCATCTGTACAGTAACCTGAGACATTTGCTCTAAGTTAATATCAGATACTGATACTAAAAAGTAATCAGGGAATTTTGCCTTAAAGGTTAATGGACCATCTAAGTTAGTAAAATCTGGCAATACAAATAAACCAATGGATTTATACATCATTACTGTATAGTCTAGGAAACCAACAATATGAGAAGATGCATAGTCTGGGAAATAAGTACTGGCAAAACTTGTAGTATCAGTAACTGTAATAGTAGGGCTAATAATGGGCGTAGCTAAAGCAGAATTGCTAATAGCTGCATTGCCCCAATTAGGTACAAAGTAAAACTTACTTAATGGTAATAACGCAGGAATAATGTTTAACCATTGATTAAGTGTTTGTGCACCACTGGCTAATAAATCTGATTTTAATTTCAGAATATAATTAGCCATATTACAAAATACAGGACCACCATTGTAGGCTACTGCAATGGGCATGCTAAAAAACTGAGTAGTATCAGCAGCATTATATACATTAACAGTAAAGGTAGTAATACCTGTTACCACACCGGTAACTTGAGTTGCTACATCAGTAATTAAACTCGTTGGGTTTAAGCTATTAATAGCAAAAGCCGATGCAGTATAGTTGGTAAATAATAGTTGTAAATTATTAATAGGATAAACTAACTGAATTTGCCCCAATGGATATTGGGATAAGAAAGAAGCATTGACTAACCAGACTTTAAACGATACTGTATTACCCGATGCGGTTACATTAAACTGTATCCATTCAGGATACAATAAGTTATCAATAGGGTTTAATACACCATTGCCTATAGATACATTACTCGTGCCATTGCCTAAGGCTGCCAGCATATTGTTAATCAATGTACCAGAGCTAGTATTATAGCCTGGAACACCATTCAGTGCAGTGACTGCTACAGCAGCCAGTGATGATATGCTGCCTGATAGACCACCTACATCAAAGACGTTCAGTGTACCATTACTACCTGTAAAATATTGAATGCTTTTAGCATAAGTAGTACCAATCTCAGAGAGTTCACCCACCGGGTTAATAGCCCCTGGGGTATTATTAATAAAGCTATTTATCGTATAAAAACCTTGAATCATTTTTATTATCCTCTAAAGGGGTGAAAGAATTCTGTAATTAGCATCAATGCCATAATAAATACACTTATGGTTACTGTGCTCTATGATGGTTGCTATTCTATAGCTATGCATTGTAATTTCAAAAATCATTAAAGTGACTTTAATAGGCTCTTTGCTAACCTTTAATAAATTACTAAAGTTATTTCTAAGGGGTATATCAATCCCTACATTAATCTTAACATTAGTATTAATGTCATTAATTTTAACACTCTTAATAATTAAGGTTTTATCAGGTATTGTAAATTCTGGTACAATAGACTGAATACCTTTGCTATTAGTGACAATGATATTGTTAGTAATATCAACAAACTGATATCTATTGGATTGGGTTTCATAGGCATTTAATAGAGTAAAGCCATAATTATGGATATCTGTTAATTTGTAAACGAGTTTAGGTGGTGAGAGTACTGTACCTAATGGACTCGTATTAGAGGCTATCACTAAGTTTCCCTTCATTAAAATAGCATCAGATTGTTTTTCGTTTATCTCTTCCCACTGACTACTTTTAGTTACTGCTGCTAAATCTATTTCAATGGGCAGCATTAATCCATTATAATGCTGATTTAATTTATCTCTAAATAGCTCTAATTCTTTTATAGGCTCTTTAGTCACTAAAATAGAGTAATGAGTATCTGAATTTCTTTTGCCTACATTCCTGTATTTAGTTTTCTTATCATCAATATAAGTAGATGTGGGGTAAAAGAATCGGCCATCTTCTAATTGAAAAGATTGATTAGTATTAAAGAACCATCTTTTGCCTGATATCAAGGGCAGTAGTGGTTCAACCTTTACTTTCTTTTTCTTTTCTTTAACTTTAGTAACAATCTCAGTAGTTACTATATCTAATGGATTATAAGGCTCTAGTAATACTACATGGCCTAACTCACCTTTCTCTAAAGCCTTTCTTCCCGTATCAGCTAATCTATCAGCCTTTTCATTACCTGAATTTCCATTATGTCCTTTGACCCATTTAAAGGTAACCAGCCCATTCTTCTCTTTAAAGGTATTGATAGCCTTTTTTAATTCCTTTAAGTATTGGACATTCTTAACGACTTTCCCTATCTTAGTCATCCATTTATTTTTCTCCCATTCATCCATGCTACTAATGCATTTTAATACATACTCACTATCTGCATTAATAGTAACCTCTAATTCATTATTAATACTATTACAATAATTTAAGCAATTAGTAATAGCCATAATTTCAGCAACATTATTAGTCTCTTTAATACCTACTGGACCATAGCCACTAATCTCTGTATTATTTTCATCTATTCCATAAAACCCATAGGCTGCAAAACCTGGATTAGGAATAGCTGAGCCATCAGTATAAAAGGTTAATTTTTTACCTAAAGTAATTGTTTGCTCGATTGCCATGTTATTCCCTAGACTATTATTAGTATATACCATTGCTGTTTTATATACTTTTAAATAGTATAAAGAGTGATTAAATTAGCTGATGTATAATCAGAAGGGTGGTATACATTAGAGGTATCAACCGTTCCTTGTAAAGGGGTAGTATCCTTTAACATATTTAAAGCTTTAGGTAATTGCGTAGATACTTCTAAACCATATTGAGTCACTGAAGTCACTGCGTAATCTGATAAAGATCCATCGGATAAATAAACTAATCCATGGGGAGTATGTGATAGGCTATATTGTCCTGCAAATCCAGAACGTAATAATGGCTCTACATGAATACTCAACTGATCTGTATTAACAAAAATGATTGCACAGTAGGTACTACTAATATAAGTAATGGGATTAATACTGCTTACCACTAATCCAGTACCATTAGTACTCGCTGGTGCTACCCAATTTAAATTATTAATGGGCATACCCACTGTTTCTTCTATCATCTTGCTATAGTCTAATTTAATAGTTAGTGTATTATTATCAATAAAACTATAAGTATTATCCAATAACCTTAATCTGCCATTTAACATGACTAAAGGTGTTTTACCCTTTTGTTTAGGAACATTAACATGGAGCACTGCACAGGTATTATCACTGTGGAATACACTAACATTACTTGCATTAATAGGTGCTAAGTTAAAACCACCTACTAAGGTAAAGTCAATAACATTAATTGCTTGGAAATTAAAATAATCTAAATAGATTCCACCATTTTTAATATAGACTTTATTACTGTCAATAATGTAGGGGAAAATAACACCATTTAATACAAAGAGCAAATCATTAGTTTGAGCACCGAATAGATTAGTAGATCCTTCAGACTGAGTAATAATAATGTCTGGTAAAAAGTTTGGATTAACTAACGTATTCCTATCATTATACTGACATCTATTAGCATCAAAGCCATAATGCCAAACACTCATCATCTCTACATAGTTTGGACTATTAAACTGCTTCATTGGATTAATAGGTGTTGGCATTACACCATTATAATTGGTAAAGTAATCGCTAATTAATACAGTAGTGCTTACTAATCTAATTTTATAAAAATCATTTAAACGATATTGTTTTAAAACACCATTACTGTCGGTTAATTTAACATACGTCAAATCATAGTTATTTAAACAATTTTGGACTGTAATAAATGTTGTCACTAAGCTCCAATCTCTGTTTTTGCGTACTAAAATTTCATTTAAAGTGTACATATTTTTGCTCCATAATAGGGAGAGGCTAGACACATATCATATGAGTTTAGCCTAATTAATAAGAGAGGAAACATGACAACGACCTATGTATTTGACCCTACTGGGTTACTGGGTGCTAATAAAATAGTAAATGAACCGCACAGCGTAACACAAGCTAATGGTATTAATGCATACTTGATTGCACCTGTTGCTGGTCCTTTCTATCGAAATGGTTTTAGCATAGTTAATGCATCTGGAATGACATTAACAGAAAATGTCGATTATTATCTAACCCATCATTGGCAACAAGCCAGTGATTATACTGGTCTAGATGTATACGGCAGTATTACTCTACTGACCGGATATTCAGTTGGTTTATACCGAATTAATTATCAAACCATTGGTGGTGCTTATGTAACCGCACCTGCTACTGTTATTGCAGATGGTATTGCAGCAGCTAATGGCAGTTTCTTAACAATAGATTGGTCTACTGCCCCTGTATCATTTCCAGCCATTCCGCATAACCATTCACTAGATAGTTTAGCTGGGATGACCCAGATCTATCAAGCAATGAATAATATTGCAGTAGCAATTACCTCACCCCAAGCAGGTATTCACTATGACGATATCGTCGACATTGAAGCGGTTAATGTAAAATCTAATGTAGAGCCTATTTTAGACATGATTAGTTCTAATCATTCTAATGTAGAAGGATTAAGTAGTTTAGTGCTTTCTTTAAAAGATCAGCTATCTATGTTTAATACATCTATTCCTGGTAATTTACAAAACTATACCTTTCCTCTACCTTTTGGTTTTAAACTAAAAATAGGACAATTATATTTTACACCAGGCAATGAGCCTTCCACTCTATATTTTCAGTTACCTAATTTTACCAATGATCCATTGTTTATAATGGGTAATTTAAATATAGGCACAGATGGTGCTACGCCATTAAATGATCAAGTATTGTTTGGTAAACCAACGACTTCAAATGTTACTATGCTGGCTAACTACGATCAAACTGATTTACTTAGTATGCGATTACTGAGTTATATTGTTATTGGCAAATAACTATAAATGACCTTAACTATCATTAGTAATCAGGGATTTAGGTATCCCTGATTACTAATATTTTTTAAAGGATAAAATACATGAATTTCATTACGCTTAATTTTGATCCGACCTCTATAGCCAATAGTAACTTAATTACTGGTGAGGTTTGGAATTTATCGGTTGCTACTGTAAGAACTATTGTTGTTAATAATGGACTCTTTTATACCAATTCATTAGTTATTAAATTAGTATCTACTAATGCTACTTTAGTCAAAGGAACTGATTATACGCTAGAAGGTTTTGATGCCGTTGTTACAGCAGCTACTGGATTTGAAACAGCTTCTGCTATTAACTTTAATAATACTAACTTAACTGAAAGTGTTAGTATTCAGTATCAAGCTGTCGGTGGATTAGAGGGACAAAATAATGCTCTAGTTACTCAGCTTAGAGATACTCTAAATGTACTCTCACTAGAGAGTCCTACATGGACACAGGTTTTAAATAAACCAGATTTTTATCCGCCGGCTACTCATGTTCATAGTCCATTAACCGATCTAATAGGGCTCAATGCAGTATCTAATGCGTTAAATAAAATATTTGATAGTCTTAATAATAATAGAGTCCCTGCATTAGGTGGGGAATCATTAAATAATAAGATTGAAAGAATCTTAGGCGTTATTACCGCACAACGAGCTGACATTAATAAATTAGGTAATATACTCGCTAATATTCCTGATTTATCTACAGTAGGCTTTACCTCTATTGTATCATTTGGCTGTAGAACTGGTGGGTTATTTGATAATACACTTTATCTGCAACAAGCTGTTAATTCTGGCTTAGATATTTATGTTCCTGAAGGTATCTGGTATATCTCTGGATCTATTTTACTTAATGGAAATGGCTCTAAGATTATTGCATCACCTAAAGCTATTATTAGGAAATTAAATACATGCATTGGATTTCAAATATTTGGACAGAAATGGCAATTACTGGGCGTATCAGTTGATTCAAATGGTTATGCAGGTGCTGGTATATTTGTATTCGGCTCATACAACTTAATAGATGGTTGTGAGATCTATGGCAGTGCTTATCAGCTTAACGATGGTACTTGGGTAGTACCAGGCGGTGCTCATGGTGTTGCATTGGATGGTCAAAATACTACCTGTAAAGGCAATAGAGTTGTTAACTCTTATATCCATCAAGTAGGTGGAGGTGGATTAACCAGTAATGCTGCTGGGGCTAATATTAAAGCTAACAATGTCATTATTCAGTGTGGCAATGAATGTATTACCAGTGACTTACCTTCCAATGATGCGATTGTTAATAGTAACTATTGCGAACAAGGTTGTTTATCAGGCGGTGTGGGTAATATTGGTATTGATAGAGCGCTAGGTGGTACAGTATCAAGTAATGTATCTTTTAACTGTGCTAATGGCTATCCTGGTTTAACCTTCCAAAATAATGTAGGGGATACAACAGGTGTTACCATCAATGGCAATGTACTGGATGGTAATAATGGTGGACTATGGCTCAAATTTAATATGGTTCAGTTTACTGGCTATATTACACCTATTCCAAATACCAATACCAGTCTTTTAACGGTTACTAATGTACCCAATGGACAATCTATTTCTATTGCTAGTCCTAGATATTTAGTATCTGATGGAACAACCATTTTGGACAGAACAAAGATTTTAACTGATACCACTTATGTAGATGGTAGTGGTCATACTCAATCCATTACAGGTACTGGTGGTGTAGGCACTTACGTAGTCAGCAATTCTCAAGCTGTTTCTTCACAATTAATGACTGCCGGAGGCAGCACTAAGAACTGTGTGGTGGCAGCTAATGTATTTAGAAATAATACTAACTATGATATCAAAGTTGATGCAGGGTGTACGGGCAATTCCTTATCAGGAAATAGTACTGATGCTGTTATACTCGATTATAACATCGGTGGTGTTAATCCTAAGTCTGGTATTAATAGTTCCTTTAGGGTGTATCTATCTAATCCTCAAGGTAATATGACGGGCGATGGTACAACTCAGCAAATTATGTTTGATACTGCTAGTTTTAATACTACCAGTGTTTATAGTTTAGTTAATGGATTTTTTACTTCTAAAGTAACAGCTATTTATAGTTTCTCTATTTCTATTTTAACCACAGGACTAGCCAGTGCTACTTCAGCCACTTTAAAGCTAGTACAATCTGGCTCTAATAGTCAAACTATTCAAACAACTGCAGATATTGATAGTGGTGCTACGTCAATTAATCTAACCTTATCTGATAGCTTCTCTTTGCAGAGAGGCGATATTGTTACAGCTTATCTAACGGTATCAGGTACTAGTAAAAACTGGGGTATTCCAGCTAATCAATTATATACATGGTTTAGTGGTAATCTTATTAGCTAAAAGAAATAATATGACCATGGATGACGCTATTATAGACACGTTTTCTTTCTCTCTACTATAGGAATTTAATAATGACAGTTCCATATGATCCAACGGGTTCAGCTTCTACTAATTTAATTAGTGCAGAAGTCCACACACCGATTACTGAACCAGATATATTTCCCAACCAGGGACCCTTTTATAGTAATGGGTTTTCCATTACTGGTATTTTAAAAGCTTTAACAAATACAGTCAATACATTAGGCACTATTGTAGGTGGTTCAGGCTATACCACACAAACTACAACTACTTATTATAATGTTCAGTTAACATTATTCAGCGGTACAATGGCTACCAGTTATCCAACAGCTAATATTACTGTCAGCGGTGGTGTAGTCACAACAGTTGCTTTAACATCTAATGGCTATGGTTTTACTGACACAACCACTGTATTAACTTGTCCAGCTAACTCAATAGGTGGTGGATCACCAACGGCTACTTGGCTTGTACCTATTGCCACACTGCACACTAACGTAGCCGTACCCGTTAGTTTAAATCTATTTGTTGATTATAACTGGGGTCCTTTATTTGCACAAAGATCAGGTGATACCGGTAAAGAAGTTTATAGCTTCTTCTTATTAACTGACTATACTAAATGGACATCAGTTACTATTACCTATCAAGCTACTGGTGGTGATCCAGATACTGTTCTATTAAATCAAATTACTAACATGGGTAGTTTTGATAGAACTGATATTAATAACTGGTTATCTATCCAAGGCGATATTACTAATTTAGCTTTAGCTGGTGTTGATTACAATTTAAAGAATGTATCTGTTGCATATCTTTTTGCTTCTAAATTAGACGCTATTGCGGTAGCAATGAGAACACCTTCTACTTATTTGTCATTTATTAATAATGACTTCGCTAACATGCAAACTGCAGTAACGACTATTCAGGGGCAATTAAGTTCTTGGACTACTACTTTTAATAACATTGGTTTATTAACAGGTGGTGTAGCCACCAATGCTGCAGTTACAACAGCTATTAGTAATGCACTGGCTAACCAGACTAACATTAATGCATTAGCACAGGCTATTGATACCAACAGTTATTTCTATACTCATCCAACCCACACTTGGCTACAGAGAGTAGTTAATGGTACAGGCGGTGGAAGTTATGGTACTAATCCTAGTTCTAGTACACCAACCTGGTACAACAATGTACGATTAGGCTATTCATCAGGCAGACCCGTTACTGACAATATTAACGGCGCAGGTACTTATCCGGTTGTTAATTTAAAAGTTGTTAGTGGCGTTATTACTGATATTAGTTTGGTATCAGGTGGAACAGGATTTTGGGATACCAATACTCGCTTTACTATTGATGTTACTGATTCTGGTACTATCTCTTCCGGTATTCTAGGAACTGCAGGTGCTGGCTTTTTATGCTGCGCAGATGCGGTTACTACTGGCGCCACTAAAAACAATCCAGGTGCAATCACTAGTTTCTTACCCTTTGACGGTTTAGTCGATAATAATACATTAGCCACTGCTATTTCACCGACTGCTTTAAATACAGCCGTTAATAGCGTAGCACAGCTTTATAAATATGCTTCTCAAGTTTGGGTACAAAGGCTATTATTAGGTGCACCAGGTACAGGTTATCCCGATGGTTATTATGCTGCTGTTCCATTGCAATATCTATGGGGTACAGGTAATGGATCGACTACTAATGGAAACTATCCTTCTATTAACTTAACAGTTATTAATGGCAGTGTAGTTAATGTAGTATTAAATAGTGGCGGTTCAGGCTTTACTGACGCCAATACACATTTCCAAATTAATACTAGCTTATTGATTGGTAGTAATGTAGGCTTAGCTACTTTTACTACTCCTCTGATATTAGGCGCGTCTGGTTACAATTCATCTACTGGTGCTATTACTGGTTTTATGAACTTTGATGGTTTTGTTGATAACAATGCATTAAAGGCGGCTACTCGTATTAAATTAACTAGCAGTATTACCATTTATGTCAATGGTTCAACAGGCAGCGATAGCGGTAATTTATATGGTGGTCTATCAGCTAGCTATCCTTATAGAACATTAACTGCTGCATTTAATGCGGCTAATAATAACTATGATACAGGTACATCAACTGGTGGTTATTCAATCATTATTCAGGTGGCAGATGGCACCTATACAGATGATTGTAACTTACATGGCTCTACTGTAAATAATAACATCATTGTACAGGGTAATAGTGCATCACCTACTAACGTAGTAATTACCTCTGCAGCAGGCTCATCCGCCTTTATTAACAATGCTATTGTAACTTTTAAGAATGTTTTATTTACTGCACCCAATGCTTTATCAGGCAGTCAATCACATTGTTTAGTTGCAATGTTAGGCGCTTATGTAACGATTGCAGATGGCGTAACCTTTGGCACTGCTTTAAATAACCATATTCATTGTGATGGTGTATCTACTATTCAGGTAGCAGCAACTTCAAGCGGCTATAATGTACAAGGCAGTGCAGGTGGTTCACATCAATACTGTTTAGGTTCTGGTGTTATCAATAACATCATTAGTAATATCTGTAATATTACTGCTGCCATTACTGTGGGTCAATGGATTTGGGCACATGGTGGTACCGTATATATTGCTTCTAATACCTTTACTAATAAATCAAATGTTACTGGTAAGTACTACGCCGTGGATAACCATGGTATTATTATCACCAATGGTGCAAGTGGAACTTATTTACCTGGTAATAGTGCAGGTACTGCAGATACTGCAACAACTTATGTGGGAGGAAACTATGTTTAATAAACTCATTATTCCATTTCAGATGGATAATCATTACTGGGCAGTAGAAGACTCTACTGACCCTGTTAATACAGTGTATTCATCGGCTAAAGCTGACTATGTATCAGTTACTGATCCTACTTATTTAGCCTGGGCAGATAGTGGTCATTATACGACTACTATTGAAACTGAAGCAGAGTTGTTTTCAAAGTTTACTGGCGTATTTGTTAAATGCTTACCTTTAAACAACCCAGCCAGACAAGCTGCCTTTATTGAAGACTATATTAATATTTATATTAATGACCCAAAGTTTGATTATGATAGTTATCATGAATTATCTCTTTGGTTAAATAATAGTCGTTTTGCTAAAGAAGCTACTGAAGTATTAGAGTGGGTTCAAGAATGTTTATCTATTCAGTTTGACGTTAAAAGAGGTCATGTAACCTATCCAGATTTACAAGCTCTTGAAGCTGCATTACCTGTTTTTAATATCCAACCTGCATAAATCTTAACATATAGACATTCAGGGATTTATACCCTGAATGTCTATTATTTACAGGACAAAAATACATGAACTTAATAACGTTTCAATTTGATCCTTCAGCGAGTAATTCAAATAACTTAGTTACAAATGAATCCCATGCTTTAACCGATAGCACTGCAGGTATATTATTAGCCAATGCTGGTTTGTTTTATGTTAAAACTTTAATTGTTTCAGTGCCTTCTACTAATAGAATACTAGTAAGAGATACTGATTATACTATCACAGGCTTTGATAGTGAGGCAACTGCATTAACAGGTTATGAATGTGCATCAGCTATTTCATTAAGTCCTAGCATTATTTCGGGTACTATCAGTTTGCAATACCAAGCTGTCGGTGGTATGCAAGGGCAAAACAGTGCATTAGTAAAACAGCTTAGAGATACTGTTAATTTGTTAGCAGAACAAAATCCTACCTGGGCTGAGGTTATTAATAAACCTAACTTCTATCCAGCACTACCTCATGTTCATAATCCAGTTACTGATTTAGTCGGATTAAATGCTTTAAATAATGTTTTAACTAAAATATTTGAAAGCTTACACAATAACAGAATTCCTGCTTTAGGTGGTGAAAGTTTAAATAATAAGATTGATAGAGTATTAACAGTTATTGCCTCTATGAGACATGATATTAATATCCTAGGTAATGTCATTAATTTAAATCCTATTCAATTACCCACCTATGCCTCTAAAGAATCGGCTAGTAATAAAACACAAGTCATTAATAGTAATAATATTTCCAGTACTGTACAATATCCTAGTGTTAATGCAGTTGTTAATTACATTGTTAATGAAATGTCCAGTGTTTTAACCAGTGATCAATTAACGGCAGCTTTAGCTAATTATGCAACAACTGCTTATGTGAACAATGAATTTAATAATCAGTTGTTTAACTATGCTCAAAACGGCGCTAATGGCTTTCTAAGAGCTTTAAATGATATCATCGCAGAAGAGTTCAATGTAAAAAACTTTGGCGCTACAGGCCTTGGAGAGGCTGTAGATGATAGTGCTGCTTTTTTATTGACCTTTAATAAAGCATTGCAATATGAATGTGCTTTAATTAAAATACCTGCGGGAAAATTTAGATTAGATCAAGGTATTGTAGGATTATTAACCTGTTATGCGACACAAGGCATAAGACAATTATCTACTGTTACAATGGGATCAGGTTATACGCCAGGTACTTATAGTAACATTAGATTAAATTACATTAGTGGAACTACTTCTAATACACTACCTAGAGTAAATATTACAGTTAATTCAAGCGGTCAAGTAAGTCAAGTAACGATGGTTACCTTTGGCTCTGGCTATGTAGATACAAGTATGGTAATGGGGTTACCCACTACTGGATTAACAGGTGCGCTAGCAGGATTAGCTGCAGGTTCTGGTTTTACCACAGGTATCTTAAGTTTAACAGGTCAAGGGCAGAGAATAAAAGTAATTGGTGCAGGTCCTGGACAAACTACTTTAATGGTAAATGCGACTAATGGTGGTTTGCAATTAGGATTTTCTTCTTGGTTAGATCCAGAGACTAATACTAGGCATAATCAAAAAGTTGATAGATACTCTACTGTTAATTATGAAGGTATGGCAATAGTCCCTATGGTAGATGGCGCTGGTACAGGACTGGGTTATAGCTTCCAGCCTAACTCTGATGTACCCGCGTTAAATGCTAATAATGCAGGGGGATCTCCTTATGGTCAGCTTAGAATTTATGATGTAGTAGTGGGTCCTTTAACAACTTTTACCAATACTAGTTTTAATATTGGCGTTGATATTAGAGGTACTTGTAACCCTATTCTTTGGAGAGTGGTTGTTAACCAAGGACATCAAGCGACTACATGGATGACGGCAGGACTTGAGGCATCTAGTTCTTATGGTTACTATATAGATCATTGTAACTTTGGTGCAGTACAAGGATACTTTGGTATAAAGGATATTAACGTATCGGTTACTGAGTCTGGCTATATTCATAACACAGATAATGCAGGTTACAATGTAGCTATGATTAGCACTCGTGTGCCTGCAGGTCGTAATGACCAGTTCTATATTGCAGATAGCCACATGAATGGATGTTTTATGGGTGCCTTATTTCAGGGCCAATCTGAATTAAAATTTGATAGTGTACTCTTTTTAGCTGAAGTATCATCTACTAACAATTATGATACGTATAAAGATATTGTAATTGGCACTAGAAATGGCCGTGGCACAACGAATACTCAGTTATTAAACTGTCAGTATGGTGGTGGAATGAACGTGCCTAGAAGGCGTCATGTATCGTTAATGAATGCTAAAGCCGCGGATACCGCTACCGTTAATAAGAAGGTTAAAGTGGTTGATTACTGCTTAGGTGCTAGAACCTGTATACCTGCTTATTATGTTGATAAAAATAGTCACGAGATTACCATTGAATTGCCAGAAACTATTATCAATGATGCCTTTCCTTCTTATCCGCTCCAGACTACTTTAAATCCAGGTTATGTAGGTCAAACATTTGTTGCGACAGGCTGTACTGCTCAATCATTTTCTATCGTATCTGGAAATGCATCAGTCACTATTAATAACAATCCGGCCTCTGGTGTAACCCCTAATAATGGTTTTGTGTTAACGCTGCCTGTGGGATCATTTACAGGTACTATTGTAGCTGGAATGACTATTACCGGCACTGGCAACGTCTATGGGACAACTACACCACAAGCTATTAAAGCTGTCATTATGCCCTTTGGTAGTAATCAGACAACCGGTACGGGTGCAGCTGGAACTTATGCGTTAAGTAACTACTTTAATCTAACCAATGTTAATATCAGCTCTAACACTCTATTAACAGTAGGTACTGTAGTAGGTGGTATGGTTATGGTAGGGCAGATGATCTTTAGTAATACAACCAGCAGTGGTGTTACTATTACATCTGCAGGCAATGCCTCAAATAAATGGTTTTTAAGCAGCAATGAAACGGTATCCGATACAGTGACCGGTATACTACCTACCTTTACAACAACGGCTGGTAGAATCAATAACTTGTCAGCAGGTAATATCTTTACCATTGGTAATAATGAATCGGGTACTACACCCTTAGTTAATCAGTTACTGGCTAATAATGCGATTACTGTAGGTACTTATATTAATTCAGTTATTAATAGCACAGAGTGGTATGTTAATTTCATGCAGCCACAATCTGTTATGGTTAATCAAGTACAATCATCTGTTTATACTACTTTCAGTGGCTCTATTACAGGTAATGTATTAACCGCTACTAAAGTAGTTGGTGCTATGAAGGCTGGTCAATTAGTAGTGGGTAGTGGTGTCGTTAATGTAACTTATATTATTTCTAAAGGCACTGTAGCTAATACCTGGGTACTTAATAATAGTTATACAAATACTATTACTGGTAACATGACTTCTTATGTCATGAATACGCCTGTACAATGTATATTTGATACACCCTTTACCATTACCGGTTATATTACACAAGACTCTATTGGTGGTGTTCTAAATGTTGTAACAGGTAATACACCCTCAGTTTGGATTAACATGGTAGGTACTATGATTAATTCTACCAGTACTAATCCAGGTACTGCCGTTACCGAGCAGTTAACGGGTATTGGTGATGGTGTTGGAACGTACAGAATTAATAGTAACATTACGGCAGGCTCTAGTGGATCACCTATTACCTTTACCTGTTATCCATACCCAATCTTAGGGTATATTGCTAATACCATTGTTACAGGTACTATAGTTAGTAACTTAATGACATTGGATAATAACTCTGGTGTTAGTGCAGGTCAGTTAGTATTAACTGCTAATTTACCATTGGGTACAGTAATTACACAGGCTAATGGTAACTCATGGCAGATTAGTAATCCACCTAGAAACTCTACGACTACTTTAGTAACAGGCACTATTATTAATTTAGTAACGCCAAACGTAGTTATTAATGCTAGTATTAGCAATGGTAGTATAGGTACTGTGGGCAGAACGATTACTATCTCTGGTAGCTATACTGGAACAATAGCCAATGGCATGTTGGTCTTTGGTGTAGGTATAGCTTATGGTACTTATATAGTAGGGACTGATAGCTCAGGTAACTGGATAGTTAATCAAAAATACAAATTTAGTGGTACCCTATATTTGGTTAATAGTACGTTTATTACTAGCAATGCATCTATTAACAATGCAGTGACCGGCAATACATTAACCTTTACCGATAGTACAGCACCTATCTATGGCGAGCTATTAGTGGGTCCAAATGTAATTCCAGGGACTACTGTTTGCTATGGAACTAGTGGTACTTATGCGACAACAGTTGCTCATCAGTTAAACACTGCTCAGTTATTAATGGGATTTAAACCAACTACCTTCTTATCAGATTCTATTATTAATGATAACTTATTAATAGTGGGCACTGATGTATCGGGTCCATTAACAACAGGAATGGCTTTATTTGGTATTGGTGTAACACTGGGTACAATGATTAATGATTGGTCTAGTGATGGTTTGATTTATCAGCTTAATACGGGGGGTATTTCTTATCGTGGTAGGATTTATGCCTCTATACCTAATGCATGGTTTAACGGCACAATCGTTGCTAATACCGATGGTACAGGTACTTTAACGACTACACCTATATTAATTCCTGTCGGTCAATTAGTAGTAGGTAATACTTACACCATTAGTACCAGCGGTAATACTAACTGGTTATTGTTAGGGTCTACTTCTAATAATGCGGGTACTACTTTTACTGCAACGGGAAATGGTAATCTAGGTGAAACAGGTGTGGTGAGTGTAGCCTATACAGTAACTATTAATCAAATCCTAATAGGCTTTGGCGTTACCTTTGGCACTTATATTACCACTCAGTTAACAACCAATACCTTTAAAGTTAATATTGCACAGACTGTAAGTACTGCGGTTAGTATGATGACTTTTAATAGAGATTGGATTAGCTCACAAGCTACTATTGGTAATCCTAATCCCTTATTGTCACAGGGCAATTATTTAAAGATTAGTAACATCATTGGCACTGCAGGTATTAACCAAATGATCTTTGGCAAAAATATACCTAGAGGCACTGTTATCATTAATGATGGATTAGATAATAGTAATCAAACCTGGATGGTTGATAGCATTGCTAATATTTACCAAGAAAATATGGTAGGTATCTATCCAATGTTTAAAGCAGTGAACTGTAATATTAGTTCACTGAATGCATCAGGCTGTTCTGTTTACTATTTTAATGGTGCAGGCTGTAGTATTAATAATGGATTTAGCACACCTTCCGCGGGTTATACGCTAACTGTTCCATCAGGTGGATTTACTGGTCGGTTAATGATTGGTACGAGTTATAATGCATTAGATGGGAATGGGGATATTGTAGGTACAGGCACTATTACTGGATTTATCTCAGACATTACTAATGGTACTTATATTGGTACGGCTAATGGTGGCGGGTATAACTTGAGTCAAAATGCTACTGCTAATGCGATTGATCCAGTAGGGACTATTGCCACCACAGCAGTAGCTACAAATTGTGTATTAAATACTAATAGTACAGATGTTAATTTACTCTATATTAATGGGTCAATTCCTTATGGTACTATAGCTACAGGTAATCTAGTATTTGGTGGACCTAATATTCCATATGGAACATTTATTACTAATCAGGTATCGGGTACACCAGGCAGTGCAGGCGTTTACACCATGAGCTCACCTTCAGGCAATATTATATCCCATGCAACTACTGCTTTTACTGCATGTTTTATATCACCTGCTGTTAATAGTATTTCAGGCTGTAATATTACTGGAACTACATTAACTCTACCGACTGGTTCTTTAACAACAGGTATTGCTGTAGGAATGACTTTAATTAGCAATAAGCTTAATTTAGGTATTACGATTACAGGCAGTACTAGCAATCCATTGGTGTGGACTATTAGTAGCCCATTATTATTTTCTAATATTAGCATTGCCTTTACTAACTTAAATATGTTGGGTACAGGCATTGTAGGTAGTGGTACGGGCAGTACTATTACTATTAGCAATATTACCTATGGGTCTGTTGTTCAATACAGTATGTTAATTAGCACTAAGTTAAGTGGTGGAGCAGGCAAATATACTCTATCAACCAGTAACTTTCTGCCTAATGTAACTGTACAATCGACTGTTCCTTTATTAACAGTTGGTACAGTGTCAACTGGTACGGTAGCTGTTGGTGAAGTGTTAACAGGTTCTAACTTAATCGCTAATACTCAAGTTATTGGAACTAATGGTTTAGCATGGGTGTTAGATACGCCTCAGGATACGGTTAGTACAACGATAGTGAGTCCGGGTACTCTTAGTATAGGGTATATTGAATTTGGTGTTGTAATGGGCAATGAATTGCTCTATGGTATTAACTTATTAGATGGTACTTACATTGTTAGCAACAGTGCTGATAATGATCCTAATACCTTTACCATTAACAATGTTCAGAATGTATCCAATATTACAGTTTGGGGATTTACTATGTCCAGAATGTATGATGTTAAAGCAGGTAGTAGCAATGTTAAAATTACGATGGGTGATAAAACGCTCTATAGTGATACATTGCCTGGTCGATATCAAAATTATGGACCACCTAATTCTAATCAAGTCGGTGCTATTGGTTCAGAATATGTTAACCTAAGTGGTGGTATAGGAAACACTAAATGGGTTAAAACAACAGGTACTGGTAATACTGGTTGGACTAATGTAACGTAATAAAAAACTATAGTGTTGCTATTTTATGATAGCAACACTATCTTAACTTCAATTACTAAGATCAAGGAAAATATTATGTCGGAAAACAATACTCTTACTCCAGAACAAATTGCACGTCAATATTCAGCTACTATGGACTCGGTGACTGTGGTTAACAGATTGAAAGATGTTAAACCATTAAACCAAGATAACATTGATGAGATTGATCGCAATGTTGAGCATTTAAAAATTATGATTGCAAAAGACTTCTGGACAGTTGAAGATCTAACCCCATTTAATACAGCAATCGCTAAAGGTACTGCTGCTATTGAAGCGGCTAAAAACCCTGAAGCGGCTGCCTAATTAAAACAGGTATCTAAACATTAGAGTAGACTAGCGGAATATTCCGCTAGTCTACTCATTATGCCTAAATTTTTGGTAAACTAAAGGAAACACAATATGTCTTATGATGAAGATAATGTTAATGGTAGTTTTGATAGATTACTGGCTTTAATACAAGCACAAAATAGTACCTTTGGTGCAGCCATTGCTGGTTTGCAACAAGTAGTTAATACTTGGCCAGTAGGCTCATTTCAAACCTTCCAAAATAATGTAATTAGTGCTATTTCAGTAAAAGAAAACTCAATTAATAAAACAGATGATATTGCTGATAATACAACCAGTAGTACATTATATCCATCAACTAAAGGTGTTGCTAATTACATTAGTAATCAACTAAGTACATTTGTCAATACTACTCTATTAAATAATACATTAGCAAGCACACTGGCTAACTATCCTACCTTAACTTATTTTAATAGCAAGATAGCAGGTGTATTGACATACTGTGGTACCATGGATGCTAGTATTGGATCATATCCTGCAACCGGTGGTAATGGTACGGCAGGTAGCATTGTTACGGGTAATGCCTTTGTGGTTAATGTAGCAGGCGCTATTGGCTCAGCTAATTTAATACAAGGCGATTTAGTCATAGCTGCTGTTAATAATCCCGGACAAACTACAGCTAACTGGGATATCATTGAAGGTAATTTAAATTATACGCCAGAAAATGCAGCTAATAAAAATGCTAATAATGGCTATGTTGGTTTAAGTGGCTATAACATTAAGTTTTTAAATACCACTAATACCTTTGCCTCTGTATTAACTAATAGTGCTACTGCTAGCAGAACTTATACATTCCAAGATAAAAACTATACCATAGCTGGGATGGATGATGTAGCTTTAATGCTGCCTTTAACGGGTGGTACTATTACCAGTACTTGGAACAGTAGTTCAAATACTTTTACTGCTCTGACTGTAAATGCTATTGATAACGGTAGCAGCGCAGAGTCTATGCTGCAAAATTGGTCAGTCGGTGGAGTCACTAAAGTATCTATTAATAAATCAGGTGATATGTTGATTAATGGCATATCAGTAGGTATTGGTTCTAGTAGTTATAATACTGTCTTTGGGCATAATGCATTAGCTGGCAACACCACTGGTTTTTATAATCAGGCTTTTGGATATGGTAGCTTAAGTAGTGTTACATCAGGGTATGGTAACGTAGCATCAGGCTTTAATACAGGTACTATGCTGACCACAGGTAGCTTAAATGTGGTTATTGGCTATAATGCTAATACTGCTGCTAGCGGTGATACGAATACAGTCGTATTAGGTCCTAATGCAGTGGGTATGGGCAACAATACTGTAGTGATTGGTAATAGCAGTATTACCGATAATTACTATTTTGGTTTAATGCATATTCCAAAATATACTACTAGTGGTGCACCTAGTTTTGTAAATGCTGGTTTGTATTTTGATAGCACTTTAAATAAGTTAGTCATTGGCGGAGTAAGTGCTAAGGAAACAATAGCTACTTATTTAGATTTGGCTAATTATTTAACCATATCTAGTTTTAATAGTACAATAGCTGGCTATGTAACTTCCAGTAGTTTAACGACTACTTTATCTAACTATCTAACAATTACTAGTTTTAATACGAGTATTGCTGGGTATGCTACGACTACTTCTTTAAATTCAGAAATTAGCACTCGTGGTTCTGCAGATACTGCTTTGGGTAATAGAATAGCAGTGTTTGAAACAGGTGGTAATAGTGCCGTTGGTTTACTAAGTGCATTAACTGGATCTATTTCTAGCTCTACCAGTATTGTATCTGCTTTAAATAGCCTATCTAGTATTACCGGAGCATTAGCGACTACTTATGAAAGCATAAGTAATTTTAATACCTCTATTGCAAGTTATGTTACGTCTTCTACATTGAGTACTACTTTAGCTAGTTATTTACCATTAACCGGTGGTACATTAACTGGTAATTTAACATTAACAGGAACTAATCCAACAATTGCCACTACAAGGACAAATGGTATCTTATTTCCATCAGTGGCCACATTAACTCTAGGTGGAAGTAGTTTAACTAGTTTAACAATAGGGTCTGCTGTTAGTAATAGCAGCAATACTGCTTTTGGTATCAGTGCATTATTAAATGTTAGTACAGGAACTAACAATGTAGCCTTTGGTTATATGGCGGGACAACTTACCACTACTTCTAATGATTCTACTTATATTGGAAATTTAGCAGGAGCAAAAAGCACCACTGATGGTAACACTGCAGTTGGTATGAGTGCTTTAACAAATCAAACATCTGGTTATTGGAACACTGCCTTATCTGCATATGCACTAAATTCTTTAACCACAGGCATTAGTAATATAGCAATAGGTTATAAATGCGGATATTCAATAACTACCACTAGCAATAATGTTTTAATAGGTATTCAAGCCGGTTATAATACCACTGCAGCTAACTTAACGGGTGTAGGTTATCAAAGTCTGTATAGTAATACGACTGGTAGTGGTAATACTGCTATAGGTTATAATGCGCTTTATTCAAACACAACCGGTAGCTGGAATGTCGCATGTGGAAACTCATCACTTCAGTATAATACCACTGCTAGTAACAATACAGCTTATGGTAATCGATCTTTACAAAACAATACTACGGGATCTAGTAATACAGCCATTGGATATAACGCTGGCGCTGCACAGGTTAGTGCAGTTAATAATACTTATTTAGGTTATAATGCCGGATTAGTAAATTTATCTGGGTATATTACTGCAGTGGGCGCTTATAGTTTAACAGCCAATACGACCGGGCAGTATAACACTGCATGTGGAAACTTATCACTTCAGTATAATACGACTGCTAGTAACAATACAGCTTATGGTAATCAATCTTTACAAAACAATACTACAGGTAACTATAATACTGCCATCGGCGTAAATGCATTAA